GCTATTTTCAGCCCCTTGATTCGAGGATAAGAATTAATTGTCAATATTTACATGGTTTCCAAATCAATTTTATTCTTAAGTTCTATCTAAAGTGGTCAATTGACAAAAACAAAAAAACAAACACCAATATTGGAGTAAACAAATGGCAAAGTATGTAAAAAGTATAAAGTTTAGCACCAGTGGAGAAACCTACACAATTCGTGATGCTGAACAAAAAGCAAGGTTGGATACTTTGGAACCAAAAGTTACAAGTGTTGAAACCGCTTTGGGTGGAAAACAAGATACTTTGGTTTCTGGTACCAATATCAAAACAATAAATGGTAAAACCATTTTAGGTAGCGGTAATTTAGTTATCGAAGGTGGTTCTGGTGGAACTTCTGATTATGAACAATTAGAAAACAAACCACAGATTGACGGCAAAGAGTTGAATAAAAACTCAACTGCTGAAAGTTTGGGACTAGCAACAACATCATCCTTGGAAGGTAAACAAGATGTTATCGACAGTACACATAAGTTGGATGTTAATTTGGTGGATGGTGCTGCAACTACAACAGCTTTAGAAACAAAAGCGGATGCAAGTGCTTTGACAGCACACACTGAAAATAGTGACATTCACGTTACAGCATCTAAAAAAACAGAATGGGATGCAAAACAAGACAAACTAACATCTGCAAATGCAGGAGATAATATTACAATAACCGAAGTTGGTGGTGTTGTAAAAATCAATTCTACAGGTGGTACAGGTGGTTCAACAAGTTTTGCAAATTTAACTGGAAATCCTGAAGATAATGATGCATTAAAAGACGCACTTGATGCAAAGGCTAATGAGGCTACAACCCTTGCTGGATATGGGATTACGGATGCTTACACTAAGACAGAAGCAGACAGCGAGTTCTTATCCTCGAATTTAGGCTCTGAAAATGCCGGAAAAGTCCTAGGCATTGATACAAATGGTGAGGTAGTTACAGTAGAAAATTCAGGTGCTCCAACTATTGAAGGGTATATAAAGATACAAGGTAAAAATCTATTCAATCCAAACACATGTACTTATAACGGTTATGCTATAGCCAGTGCATCTGCTGGTAAAATATCAATATATCCAGATTCTACTACTAGTTGGTCTATAATCATACCCATCGAACCAGGCAAAACTTATACAATAAGTCGTAGTAGCGAATCAACAAACAACAGATTTAGATTTGCAGCATTGAAAAAAGATCCATCGGATTGTACGCATAATGAAGCTTGTTTATATAATATAAACAATTGGACATTGGGTAGTATACCAATGACTACAGATGAAGTATTAACAAAAACATTTACCGTACCTGTTGATAGCGATTTTTGTTATATATTTATCAATATCAGCAACGAAGCTATAGATTATACACAACTAGTTAATTTCCAATTAGAAGAAGGTAATATTGCAACATCTTATGAACCGTACGGTGTATTTGATTCAGCAACACTTAGAGACAATGTGATTTTTACAAGCTCAGATGATATATTGAACTTGAACATTACAGAACCAAATAATCCTTCTGTTGCATTTGGCAGTACAGTAAATTTTAGTAGTGGAAATATTGCAACTACATTTGTATCGCCTAATATTATCTATAGGGGTGATAATACTGCAAATGGTATATTTACTCCTGTTTCCAATAAACGATATACTGTATTTTATTTTTATAATGGAATAAATGTTTGTGGTTCAGTACAAGGAGTATAGGTATGAATTTAAACTATTTAAAACCTGCTTTTGAAGAAAAAAGCCGAAAAACAAAAATATCAGGCGAAACACCATTCTTAATAGATGGTGTTTCACCAAACAAAGATATAACCATGTCTGTTTTTGGTAACACATTTACTGATATTGAATTACCAGATGGAGCACAATTAGTTGAATATTTAGAAAGTGATGGTACACAATCTGCATATATAACTGATGTTCCATATAGTTCTGTAGAAACAGTTGTTACCATTATAGCTGAATCAAATGATGTTGATAGAAACAGACAATGCTGTGGTTTTGGTAATAGTACAGGCAACTGGATTGGTGGATCAGATGTTTGGACTATCGGCGGAAATATTGATTCAGAAATAGAAACAAGTCAAAAAACTACACTTGTAATTCGTTGGAATGCAAACAAACAATATTTTGTAACTGCAAACGACATTCCTGTATCAACCGCATCGCGTTCAGTAACTTCAAGTTCTACAAGTTATGAGACTAAAGGATATTTTAAATTATTTGGTTGCACCAACAGAAATAATGCTAATGTATTTAATGGAAAAATTTATTTTTGTAATATTGTAAGAAATAATACTTTGATAAAAAATTATTTACCGTGTAAATATGATAATACAGTTGGTTTGTATGATTTAGTAGAAAAACAATTTCATGAGGTTGCTGGAGTAACTGCTGGTCCAAATATAAACGTAGAAGATTTAGATACAATAGCTAGACCAATTTGGAACTCTTTAACAAATCCGTGTCCTATAACTACAAACAAAAATTTTCAAATCTTAATAAACAATGATGTTTATAATGTTCCTTATTCTTTAGCTGGTATTGATGAAACTTATTATGATGAATTTAATACACTTTCTGGTGCTATAACCCGGCGTGTTGGAATAAAAATACTTGATGGTACAGAAACCATAAATAAAGTTGAAAATTCAAGTTATCCTCTTGGATATGGTTTTACAGTTGATTGCGATGATGTCACACATAAACCAAGTTCAACGGGTATTGTGGACATTTCAAACACGTAGCAGATGGCAAATATGCAAGTATGCTAGATGGCACATTTTATTGTCCCAGTACAAAAAATCGCTTTTTGTTTAATACTTCGTCTTACACAACAGTTGAAGAATTTACTACATTTTTAGTTGAGCAATATCAAGCAGGAACACCAGTTACTATATTTTATCCGCTCGATTCTGAAACAATAGAACAGGAAGATCCTTTGGATATTGCTTTTGCATATGGAGATAACAATGTTGATAGTTTTCCAACAGGCATTGAAATGGATCTTATATATTATGATAATAATCCAAAAGATTTCGGTGTTAATTTTTATCAAGGGTATGTAAAAAGCAATGGTAAACTGAGTACTCCAGCAGACGGAGCATCTCACTACCAATATGTAACAACTGATTTTATATATGGTGGCAAGGCTTTTATATTTATCCCAAGAGATGATTATTTAGTAGAATATGTTGCTTTATATGATACTGACGGAAATATTATAAGTTATAGATATGGTCAACCAAGTGGATCGAGTATATTTAGAAGTGGAAAATATTATTCTGAAATATTTACACAAAAACAAGTAATTAGAATAACAGTAAGGGCATATAACAAAGGGAAACCAATAAGTCCAGATGAAAAGATTGGAAAAATATTTGATTATATAACCCCTGACAAATATATACGCGCTTCAATATCAAATCCTATTTATAGAAGAGCAAGAAAGCGTGTATTTCAAGTGTGTGGAGTAGAAAACCCGGTTAAGGGTAGTACTGCGTATGGTTCAATTAGTGGAGCACATTTGTATGGTACAAGATATGCTAATGGCAACTACACAAATGGATTTGTTGGAATTGATGTTAGTAAAAGAACTTACGCAACCGCTGTGAATAACAAACATTCTGTTTATTATACTGAATGCCCAATACAAAACATTAGTGGATACGGATATGAATATTATACAAATGGAATGAAAAACACAGCCCGATATTATTATGGCAATGTATGTAGTTCAATTCCTTCGGTTTTTTGCAATGCTGGTAGATTAATAAATGAAGTTACATGGCGCGCAAGAATGACAGAAACTGCAGTATTAAATAGTGTCGAAGATATGATCAATGTTGAGCCACTAGATATTGTTTATACATCAGGACATGTTTATATTATTATAGATAAAATTACTGATTTAGATGGTAATTTGAAATTTTTTGAATATGCTGAATCGACAAGTGCATGGGTATATACACATATTTGTATTGTATCTCCGGAACATTTGTATGAGCGTATAGCTGGTGCTGGCGCAGCTGTTATACATAATGCTGTTGGTGATCAAGGTATTATCGATTATGGTAATTTTGAAAAAGACGAACCAACAAACTTTATAGAAGAGGATTATGGTTGTTATTATGTGGATTATACATATAATGATGATATTTGTACTTTTAAGGGGGATTATACAACATTTTTGATCGGAACAAAAGTGTGGTTGAACATAAAAGGGGAAAACTGGGATAAAGTTAAATTATATAAAGACACTTATAATGATGAAAATGAGTGTATCGAACACTCTCTGGAACATGTTTTTGATATAACTCCTACCCCGGATACTAATGATAAAAATAATTATTGGGCAGATTTAGAAATAACATCATATTTTACAAATAAAAATCAATCTGGATTTTATACAGCTACTGCATATAATTCAAACAATGATGTAGAATCTGAATCATGTCATTTTGAAATGTTATATGCTAATGTTGGTCATTTAAATCGTACCTATCCATTGTTAGGTAATGATTATGCAGAAACACGCGGTATGTATTATGATTTTGATGTTAGTGATAATATAACAAGAGGTAAAGCGTATTGGAAGCGTCCTAATGGTCAATATGGCGAGACAGTATCTTATGTTGATTATCTAACTTCTGATAATTTATCTGAAGGTACAGGATTTGTTAGAGCTCAAAACTCAGATGAACTACCTTCTGGTATGACTGAAGATAATGCAGCAGTAGGAGATTTGCGTTATTATACAATTCAAAACAACGTAAATGTTTTATTTACTGGTGATTATCATAATTATGCACCAATATTGCTTCCAACAACACTTAAGACAAACTTATTGGTTGCAGATATTGCAAATAGGACAACCAATACTACTATTGATATAGCTGGTATAGAAACTGAAGCAATTGGATTTAGTGTTACATCACATATTGAAGTACAACCAGATACAACATATGTGTATTATTTTACTAAAACCAATAGTAATAATAAAGCTTTAGTTGTAAATGAATATGAAACAAGTGATTCTTCTGCTCAAGTTATAAAAACAACAACTTTGATCACAGAAATACAAATGATCAATACAATAGATGGGCTTTATAAAAAAGCAGTTTTCACAACAGATTCAAACACACATTATATCAAAATAAACATGTGTGATTCTGATGATGGTAAAATGTTATGTGAATATTAATCGTAAGTATTGTGTTTTGTTTTAAATAAAACCCCCTTCTGAAAAATGAAGGGGATTTTATGTTATATTACAACTTTAATTAGCAATAAGTAAATAAAAACCTCCCATTTTTTACGTGGGAGGTTTTTTGGTTACGATATTCTTTTTATTGAGATATTTGAATTACCTTTCAATGCACCAATTCTCAATATTCTGCAACCAGATGGAACGGTTAGTTCCCAAGATGGATTGCTACCCGTTGCTGGTATAGTGCCTGATGATGTTGAATAGAATATTCCAGCTGTAACAGGTCCACCAGATACACCTGGATTAACGGTATCTTCTACAAAAGTACTGTTTTTATCATAGAATGCATATGTTTCGTAATTATATGCAGAACTTAAATCACGATGATATGTATATCTATAAACTTCACCTGGATTGACGATTATAGTTACAAGATTTCTATATGAAGAATCTCTTATAACACCAACCGAAGATACATCTTTTCCACTCTGCCAATATTCAGGTCCATAATAATTGAAACCAATACTGCGATCTATCCATTTCTTTATAGATATAGCACTGTTACCTTTTAAAGCACCAAGTTTAAATATTGCTGCATTTTGTGGAGCAGTCAATACCCATAATGGTACAGAACCTAAAGCAGGAACATTTGTTGTAGGATACAAATAACTTGCATTGTCACCTATTAGTGTTACATTTTCATCATAGAAAGCATATCTTTCATAATTATATGCATCACCTAATTGTCGTGTATATGTATAAATGAAAACATCACCTTCTTCTATATCTTCATCAATTCTTACAAGATTTCTGTAACTATTATCAGTTTCAACGCCAGCTGATGTAATATCTCGATTCTCTGTATAATATTCTGGATCATAATAGTTAGGTTGTGGTAGCTCATTCAAGTTGTAAAGAACCATTGAAGTATCTGCCTTGATAACCCCCATCTTAAGTTTTACTGCACCTTGTGGCACTGTTAATTCCCAATGATAGTACTTATTTACTTCTGGAATACTACTTGAGTCATAAAGAGATTGAACTTCACCTACTAATTCATCATTTACATCGTAGTATGCGTATCTTTCATATGTATATGAAGCTGAACCCTTTCTATAGCAGAAAAATCTATAAGTGTCTCCAGGGGTTAAATTCTCTACAACTACGAGGTCTCTATAGCTATTAGATGTCTCACTACCATCAGAAAGCAAATCTGTATTCGTTTTATAATAGTTTCCATCACAGTAATTTGTTGGTTCGCTATAATTTGTCTCATATTTACCATAACCATATTCACCCTTACATCTTACACAAACATAAGGATATGCTGAATTAGGCATAGAATCACTACCCCACCAACAGAAATGATCTGCTAAATTTGTAACAGTTGGTTTCTTGAATCTTTTACTGTCAATTAAGCCAGCATTAGTAAATCCAGCACCTGATTCTGCAGTAATATACAAAGGTAAACCGTTTATTTGATCGATTGTATATTGATTCATACCACCAACATTATAACATTTCAATCTTACAGCTAAAACTTCAAAATATGTAGGATCTGATTCTACAGTTTCATTTGAATCTTCACGTAAAACCAATGTGTGTTTTACTGTATCGTAAATTGAAACTGTTGCACTTACTTGAACAAACAAGTATGTTGCGTTTGCTCCAGTTGTTACAGTTACAGCAAATTGATCTGCACTTATTTCTGATTTATTTGTAATTGAGTAAACTGTTGCACTTGATGCTGTATTAACAAAATCTAGATTAGCCATAGTACCATAAGCTATTCTCAATAAACTATTAGTACTATTTGTTCTGTCTTGTGTCACAGTATAAGTTGTATTTGGTTTACATGGAATTGCCCAAGTGCGAGAACCATCACTTGAAGCTACAATTTTACCTTGATCTACTGATAAATAATAACCAGTTTTACCAGTAGAAGTTGGAGGTAATAATGTATCTGTATGAGCGAAATCAAACAAGTTTTTGCAAGATGTTGTACAATATGCACGATATTTTCCATATTCATTACCATCATAAGGAAAATATGAAGAAATGTTGATATCACACCAATCAGTATCTAAATAAGCTGTTCCTGTTGTATAATCATTGGAGGTTCTCAAGTATTTCATAGGATAAACAGAACCTTTTGTAATATCAATGGTTTGAAAAGATTCATATTGTTGGTTTATTTCATTCCATTTTTCAATTACAAGATTTTCCCAACCGTTGTAACGATGAACATTTAGATAGATTATTCCACCCCACATAAACTCGGCTTTATCACCTATAAATGTGCAAATGTCATCATTGTAAGCTATTGGTGTAAAATCATCTGTTAGATCATTTCCAATATAATCCAATAATGGTTCTTGTATCGTATTAATGTCATTTGGTAATCTTGTAACCTGATAACCAAGTTCACCTTCATTCTGTATTCTACTTAACCAACTTTCAACACTATAGATAACTGAAGTATAATAAGTGTTTCCACCACCAGATTCACCACATCTTATAAATCTCGGAATACCTGAAGCATCTTTCCAAATTTCAGCTACAATCCAGACGTGCGTAGGTTTTACAAGATTGTCTAAAGGTTTTACATTAGTACAATGTTCATCTGGAACAACTTCTGTAGCATTTAAAATCATATTACCGTATTCTGATGTTGCAGAATAGTTTCTAGCGAAGTGTAATGCCTTATCATACCCACGAACAAAATCAACAGAGTTTGAACAGTTTTGACCAAACCATCCATTCGATGATCCATTTGTATCATGATATTTCCAACCATATTGACTTCTATGATTTTGTACATTTTCTGTCCAATAAACTGATCTAGGATTATGAACAGCTGTACAATAAGTATATGGTGAAACTTCATAACCAACTCTTCCTGGTGTTTCGTTTTGATCTGAATACTTAACACCTAAACTAACCAATTGATTTTTATAGTTAGTTGGAGCTACAAAAGCTATATGATTCAATCTACGAAGTGCTTGTTCATATGAAGGATCTTCTGATTGAACAATATCAAAATAACTTCTATCAACGTAAAAGAAATCTTCAAATATATCTTCAGTTGGTGAAATATCTCTATCTGGAACAGCTTGTTCACTCACAGTATTCCATCCAACCTCTATTGTTCCATTATGAACGATCCCCAATCTCATTCTTAAACTTTTATGAAGATGATGGGAATATTCAGTACATTCTTTATAACAACGTGGCCTAGATGAAATAACTGTTTCTTTCAATAGATTGAAATTTTCATCATAAACAGATACCTTATTGATAAAAAATCCTTCTTTTAAATGACAAATAAAGTCTCTTCCACCAATAATAAAATCGGTAGTTACCCATTTAGAGTGGTCTGTGTCTCCCGAAGTTGACACAGAACCATCCTCTTTTATATAACCCTGTTGAAGACCGATATTACAGATTTCTACACCTTTACCAATCAAATCTCTAAACATGGCTATACCTCTTATGCTATTGTTCCAATTACTACGATACCATTTACAACACTCATCACATAAGATGTTTCAGGCCTCATGATTGGTTGTAATGGACTATATTTTGCTGTGGCAGGTAGACTCATAGTAAATGTCGTATCTGTTGTAAAATATAGTGTTGCTTCTAAATCAGTATCTGTTGACCCAAAGGCCGTAATTGTCAATGAATCAATAGGATTAGAGCACGTGTAAACCGTATTATAATCTAATGTGGCTAATGTCACAGAAGTATCGGTAATTGTTTGATGAGACTTCGAGGATAAGAACTTAATGTGTGTTTTTAGTCTGTTATTTCAATTATTACACGTCCATTTTTTATAGCTGGATCTAATATTTTCATAAATTTATCAAAACACTTTCTGGAATTATATACCCAACTTTTTGTTTGGCTTATTTTAGGACTATCACCAAGGATTAAACATCCAAAAGTATCATCTTTATGGTTTCCAGTGTGTATTCTAATTCCTTCATATAATGGTACGTTTAATATTTCAGGAAGTTTTTTCTTAAATGCATTTGAGTAAGAAATAATAACACGATAAGTTCCATAAGGTATAGCTGTTTCTCCATATATTTTTTTGAAATTTTCTTTTTTTGTGCCTTTTGGATTTCTTACTTTATCTTCTAATGTATTACAAACAAATTCTAAAACATCTGGAGATTCTGGATAGCTTACATATAAATCACCAATTGTATCACTCTCGTTGAATATTTTTCTTTTTACTGTTATTTTTAGTGCCCAATCTACATTTTCTTTTTTTTCTTCAACCACTTTATTCTCCTTAGATGTTTCTTTATTTTCTTTATTATCAGCAACAATATTAGGGACATTATTATCTTTCTTTTTTTGAAACAATGAGGTTATGAATGTTAATACAGTTTTCCACATTTTGTTTTTCCTTTTTCGTGTACACTATTTAGAACTTCTTTTTGTCATGTTCAGAGTTCTATATAGTATCATGAAGAACAGTATATTAGCCTATTCAATTCAAAAAAACATTGTATCAGTTTATTACAAAGATATAATAGATAACCCACTGACAGATGGTAAAACAGTTGGGGATATTATTGCGTTGGTAGAAGAAAAAAACCTCCCAGATGTAGTATCAATAAAAAATATAAAAACTGATGTAACAAAAGTAGGAAATAAATACAGACTAATAACAAATCTTACATATATATCTGATGGCGAATCTGAATCTTCTTCTATTGTTTTTGATGGTGAAGAAGAATATATACAAGATGAACAAAAAGTTATAATTCTAAACACCAGATATGAAGTTATAAGCGATGAAAGTGGTGATATTGTTTTAGATTATATAACAGAGTAATAAAAATCAAAAGGAATAAAGATGGCATTAACAGCAATAGATACATATACGGTTACAAAAAACGGTGAATATGATAAAACAACAAAAAATACAGAAAAAACAAAAATAAACAATGATCAAATAGTTTTTGCAAAAGAATTAGAATTAAAGTTTGACCCAAAAGACACAGAATCAGTACAAGTGGCAAAAATGTATCTAAGCAATGGTATGTCTATAATAGTAGCAAAAACAAGCATATAAAAACTTTGTATAGCAATTTAAAATAGCCTCCAAATGTTGTTTTTTGGAGGTTATTTTTTTATAATAAGTTCTTATCCTCGAATCAAGGGGCTGAAAATAGCGGTAAAGTCTTAGTTACAAAAAATGATGGTGAAGTTGTTTTAGCAGAGCCTGATGATACAATTACTGTGTATTCTGGTATGCGTCATGGTAAAAACTTCATAAATCCAGATGATCCCGATTGGAGTGAAACATCGTTTATAAACGCATCTGGTCAAAGAATTGCAACTCAAGGTGAAGATCCATCATCGTCATATCAAGATAATTTTGGTCATACCGGTTTGTGCCCTGTAAAAGAAGGCTATACTTACACATATTCGTCAGATTGTACTGGAACTGGTAATATTAGAATTCACGCTTATGATGCTAATGGTAATTGGCTTCAACAAATTTGGTATACTTCAGGTCCAAATTGGACTGGCTCAAAAAGCTTTACTACACCAGCTGGGTGTAAATTTGTTTTATGCAACTTTTTCAAAGAAAATCGTACATTTATTCAATTAGAAGAAGGCAATACAGCAACCGAATATGAACCATATTATGAAGAAAGCGTATCAACTATCGGCGCTAATATTGATATGGAAGCGGTTACAGAAACAATAGAAGAAAAAGTTGAAGAAGTTGTTTCTGAAATGGATTTAACTCCTGTCGGAAAAATGCATAATCCACCTTTAAGAATGGATAAAAGTACATTCAGAGTTTTAGATATCGGTAATTCATTTACAAAAGACTGTATTTCATATATATCAAGTCTTATTACTCATTTAGGTGTTGATGCTTCCAATATGTCATTTACTTCTGCTTATAGAGGTGGTGCATCATATAAAAACTGGTTTGATATATTCCACGATAAAGATACTTCAAGTTATACAATCGAAAAAGTATTTGGTGGATTGACAGAAACTTATCCAGGTAGTCATGGCGCAGGTCAAGGTGAATGCTTCCGTAATTGTTTGAAAGACCACCATTATGATTTGATTATTATTCACCAAGTTTCTACATATTCTGGTGCTTATCAAGGTTGGGAAGGCAGTGGTGCTGATGGTTATCTAAAAGAATTTATTAGACTGTTAAGATTTTATCAACCACAAGCTCATATTGGTTTCTTGATGGTACATGCTTCACCTAGACAACAACAATCTGGAGAAGCTAACACTAGACCACAATGGGGAAGAATAGCTGAAAGTACAAAATGGTTGGTTCAAAACTATGATATAGACTTCATAATTCCAGCAGCAACAGCAGTAGAAAATCTTCGTATATCTACAGATGCTAAAAATGCTGCCCATCAACTAACTAGAGATAATCATCATATGGCTTATGGATTGTGTCGTTATACTGGAAATTGCACATATTACGAAACAGTCTTCGCCCCATACTTTGGAAAATCTATGTATAACTCTGGATGGATGCCAACAACAGAAGCAGCACCTTCAGGTTATGAATCAGATTGTATTTCTTTGACTAATGTAAATATTCAAGTTGGTCAAATGTGTGCCATGTTGGCTATAAATGATAAATGGACACTAACAAATCCTGATGGTTTATATATTGGTCCAGAAGAAGATGTTCCAGTTCCACCAACTCCAGTAGATCCAACTGAAGGTATGGTTCAATTGAATTTACAAGCCCCAGGTAACATGGAACAAGGATGGTGGGCATGGAGTGATAGTGCAACACCAACAGCATACGATGTTACTGCTGGAGTTTTACTAGATGACGGTGCTGTAAATGGTGATTGCGATAGCAATCCAACTGGGACGCTTACCGATTTGATAAACAACAACAGTGCAACTCAAGTGTTTTTCAGACCAACTGAATCAACGTTAGTTCCAGTAGGTTCTAAAATCAAATTGCCAACAGGATATAGTGCAAGATGCAACTGGTATGGTGAAAATTATGGTTGGTGGAGAAGTGCTAATACTCTAAATGGTGATGGTACAACGTATTTTGAGTTAGAACCAATTTCATTAGATGGTGTTCCATCAGACCATCAATTCACAAGAGTATATTTGAGTATCTATAGAGTAGCTGATCAAGGAAGTGGTTCAGGTAAAGGTAGATCAATACTTAACGATACTTACATCAACGCTAGAATCGCAGATGGTATTGAAATCTGGGTACCTGAAGGACCTTATCCCGAATATGAAGAAATGATTTTAAATACTACTAACGTTCTTCCAGGTTGGTGGAGATGTGCTGCAGGTTCAACAGGGACAACGGTTAATACTATAATGAGTATACCTTCAGGATACCCAATGTTAGTAACAAATCATACCACTACACCCTATATTGGTTTGCCCGAAGTTGATATGGGAAGTAAATTAGTCATTCCAGCTGGTTATTCAATGAGACCACAATATATCAACTCCACAACACAACAGGCTATAAGAGATGGTGCAGAAGTTGAAGGTCCAGTAACATTCAACACAGCAACTGATTATAACTGCCCAGCTGCAACAATGGAAACTTTGAATCCAGATAAAGTAAGAATGCATTACTATAAAGTTGCAGATGTAGGTCAAGGTGGTGCAAGTGTTGATACTGCATACATTGAAGCTAATTTACCAGGTTTTGTTATGTATATACCTGAAAATGAATAACTAACAGTATTTGAGTCTAAAAACTAACCCTCCCACTTTTATTGATGGGAGGGTGTTTTGTTAAGTTTTTATGCTGGTACATTATAACTATCAGCACTTTTCAATATTTTATCTGCAACATATCTACAAAGACCAAGAACATTAGGGCCATTTGATAAGATCAAATCAAGATACATTCCATCATCGTTACGTAATATGTCACCTGTTTGTTCATTGAAATCTGTTCCACTATCTGGAATACAATCTTTTTCACTCAAAGAATGATATTCCAATAGATTTATTCCAGAATCCATAAAAATAATTGCTGACATAATTTTTGTTGTGGAAGCTGGATTGAACTGAGTATCAGCACTTTGCTCGAACAAATATGTTGGTGTAAAATTGGTCCATGTTTGTGGAAATGCTGGAACCGGTAAATATGCAGCACAACCATATTCAGCATGTGTTATACTAGATGGTACAGGTTCTGGAGTTTCACCTGGATTAAGACGTGAATTTCTGATTTCTGCAGCACAAATATCGAGAATTTCACAAACAGCCATAGCTCTATGTTCTCTTCCTGTATGTCCATCTTCTGTTCCACTTATACGTGAAATGACTGCTGTTACGTATTCGTTTTCAACTAAAGCGTTTACAATATAACAATAGCATCTTTGTGTTGTTGGTGTTGTCCAACCACCACCTTTAGAAGCAAGCACTTTATAAGGAAACACTATTGTACTATCATTGTGAAGAGTTTTATAAGCATTTGCAAAGCTTTCTTGAGCATTAGATGTAAGAGTATAAGTTCTTGCATGATCACCATAGACAGGTATTTGTCTTGTACCAGCAAATGAACAGTATTGTATGATTTGTGGATATCCACACATGAAAATACCCAACTTCAACAAATCTCTTGCAGTACTCACATTATAATCGGAATACATTGAACCACCATATGGATTATTGAATGTAGTATTTGTCATTCCAATTAGTTGTGCTTTTTTGTTCATCAAAGATACAATTACCGCATATTTTTCTTCATCAGTATGTTGTATATCTGTATTTTGTGAAATAATTGACTGCCATTGATTATTTTCATCTTTATATTTCAAAACTGACATGACATATTCCTTTTGTTTTATATTAAGCCGTTTGCTACATCTGGTCCCTTAGTAACAAATGGGTTGCCAAAAGATGTCCAAAATGGTGTATTAGTTTGTGGGCAAATGTTTCCTTCCATGTCGTAAAAACCTATTACATTATCAGATAATCTATAGCATGGGACGAAATGGAAACTCTTATTTGAGTCTGTCAAAATTATATCATAAACATTCGCATAAATCCAACGTGCATAACTATCTGCAGAATGATTACATAACACAGAAAGAGTTTGATTTACAGTAAACGTTTGTGTTGATGGGGTGTCAACAAACTAGACCCATAATAGAACGAACCGTCATGTAAAGAATAAACTCTTCTATCTGTTATTGCACCACCTGAAGGAAGATTGCCACTTATTTCAGTCAATGTTCCCCATAATATTGCATATTTAGTACCACTTACTCTATAAGCAAAGCGTGGTGTGTCTGTGGTTTCATAAGCACCAGCAAAGCATACTTGTGTACTAGGTGTTTGTGTTATTTTGGCATCAATATAAAAGCTTAAATTATTAGTTGGATTGAAACCTAAATCAAGATATTGACTACCTTCTGCTACTACATATTCAACTCTTTGATATTCAGGCGCAGTAGATGTATCTAACCAAAATTGATAAAATGAATCTGTTGGTGCAGTATTTCCAATATAGATAACTTGATTCGTTGTACTACCGCTTGCAGCAACAACTTTACCTTGTGAATCTACTGCTAAAAACTTACCTTCATTTTCAGAACCTTGGTTCGAGGATAAGAACTTGATTGATGAAATTATACATAAAATACGACCATACCTTTGACTTTTTTACCTATAATTTTAGATACCGCTTCTTTAAGTGTTTTGTCTGATATTCCTGTTTGAATCATTACATTGTTTGCTCTTTTTTGCTTGTCTTTTATCCATTTCTTACCCAATAAGAGCGCTATATAAGGGTATGTAATTTGATTTATTGCATCCATCATTGCCAATGGAGATGTCTCCATTGATATTTTTGTATATGTTTTAGCCGCTATAGAATTGTTGCTTGATTTGTTTCCGGCAATAGCTTCAAGCATTTCCAATGGAATTCCTACTTTTACATTTGCAGAATAAAAACACTTTTTAAAAGAGTGAAAGTCTTTTATATATTTAGATTCTTTTTCTGGTTTGATTTCCAAAGCTTCCATTAATGCATTTATATTTGAGTTTATGACCGATGGATTGTATGTGTTGTTTTTTGTCAACATAACTTCTTCAAAAATAAATGAGTCTTTTCCATATTCTTTTTCATGGTTTACTAAATAGCTTTTAAAATTTAATCCAGTAAATAATAATTCAGAAATTGGCAAAACTCGAGATGATTCTTCCGTTTTTAAATGTTTATATGATTCTCTTTCATCTCCAATATTTATCAAAGCTTTGTCGCAATGTATATTTATTAGTTGTTGTTTTATGTCAATATCTCTATGTCTAATTGTACAAGAGGCGTTTGCACGAGATCCTGTAAATAAAGAAATTAAAATAGAATAATAATGTTGCTCTGGGAATTTTTTTATCATTTCCAGTTTTTTCTTCAATTTTTTATGTTTTTTTATTAATATATCAAGATCTGCAAAATTACCCTTTTTTATTTTTGCCATCATACCAAATAATTTTTTATAATCCAAATCATTTAGTGGTATTCTGTCTTTTTTAGGGTTTAATTCTTTTACTTGACTACAATTCAATAATGATAATTTTCTAAAAATTTTGTCAGTATTTTTTAGTTTTGAATTTTCATCAGCAACTCTAATTATTTGTCTAAAAAGTCTAAAAAATTCTTTAATTGTCTTATGTGAATACTTCTTACCCTTGTTTTTTCCACTTGGTTGAACGTATGAAAATAGTTTTTGTTTCATATCATCAATTATACCAGGATTTTGATCGATTTCTCTTATGTCCTCTACACCACATAATTTAATTAATAACTCAACACGGGCATCCGCAGTTACCCTATCTTTTTTACCAAAATTATGCTCTACACTCTTATACCATATTTTTCTTATGTTATATTTTGTAATGTAGTTTTTGTTTTCATTTTGTACCATTTTGTCACCTCAAAATTATATTGTACTAAAAATATTTTAGTCAATTTTTGTCAAGAAGTCAAATTAAAAATTAATCAGAATTTTTAGTTCTATTATATTAGTAAGTACAGTATGTTATTTGCGCCGTAGCATACTTTATCTTACAAGATCTCAAATCAACAAGGCGCTTATAAATTAAAGAGGTCAAAAAATGGCAGCAGTAATCAAATCTCATGTATATGAAAACAAAGTAATGATTGATGGTGCAGAAAAAACTGTAAAATATGTACACGCAGTCTATAATGATGTAGAAGATGCAGCACGTACAGAAGCTCTTACACTAGATGCTATCAAAAGTGGTGTAACTGATGCTCCAGCAGTAACTGAATTGCGCACCTTACGTACAACTTGCAGCAAACTACCTGGCCAAGAAAAATGGGCAGTTCGCGGCGTTTTACGTTATATCAATGTTGCATAATTTTGTATTACATTAAATCAAACAAAACCCTTCTAGATTTGTTTTTTTAGAGGGGTTTTATATTTTTCATAGTTCTAATATTATATAAAAGGCCAAATAATGAAACAAACAGACCAACAACAATATGAACAAGAAGTAAGAACAGAACTAAAAAGAACACCAGGAATACCTTTGAATGGTTGTTTTTATCTTATTATTCTTGGTGCTTTGGCTTGTATATCGGTTAAGGGTTGTAAAATGGTGAATATGAAATATGAAGAACAAAAAGCTAAACATGAATTATATATGGACAGCCTAAACAAAATAAATCCCAATATAGTAAATTATAAGAGCAAACAAAAATGAGAATAGATAAGTCAACATACAAACTTTTTACTGATCATGTTGTTTATGAGCCTGTTGCTGGTGTTGAAATTAGAAGAGCTTTACAGGATGGAATAGAAATATTTGAGTTTGAAAAGATGCCTGTGGAAGTAAAAATGAATGATGTTGTAATAATTGTAAATAAAAATGCAAAACTTGATAAACTCGTCAATGAATATTTTGTAAAGCTTGAAAGAAAAAGTAGACAGCCTTATAATGCAGCTTATCATAGAGGTATAGTTAGATAGGAGACTACAATGGGAAAGAAGGTTTTGATTTATGAAGGCGCTTCTGGTCATGGAGAATGTTTATCTTCATATTATGCGTTTTTTAAAAAATTAGGGTATGATGTTGACTTTGTAATAAGAGATGTTGTTGAAAACGAAAAACCGTTATGGATGATAGAGGAAAATGTTACAACATATATAATAAAAAATCCATCTTCTTGCTATTCTGCACAAATAAAAAAACATATGGATGAAATAAAATCAAAAGTCCCAAATTTATTTTCTTATGATTTTTATTTTATATCAACATTAAATCAACCAGAATATTTTTTTGTGTGTTTATTGTGCAAGAACGGTGTTGATAAACAAAGAATATTACATCAAAATCATTTAGATTATATGAAATTTTTAAAAGATACGCACAACGATATTACACTTGCCCAAAATGGTTTTACTTTAGGTACTGTTAATGGGTTTTTCCCTCAATTATCTCCTAGTGTAAATATTTCAAAAATAAATCATCAAAAAAGAAAAATTGACAAAAACGAAATGACAATTTTTATATCTGGGCTTGCTCGTATACATTTTAAAAATTTTGAATTGTTGGTTGATTCTGTGGAAAAACTAAACAGCGAAGGAATGAATATAAGCATAAACATAACTGGTGTGCGAGAACAACGTGGTTATGAATTACCAAAATCAAAATATATAAATTATCTTGGTAGAATTGATTTTAAAAACATGGCAAAACATTATTGTGAAGATGATTTTTTACTTGTTTTATTTGATGAAAACGCTTTGGTTATGCAAAAAGAGCATGATACTTTTCTTAATGGTCGAGTATCTGGAAGTAGAAATATGTCAATTATGTATAAAATACCTCTTGTTGTACAAAAACCATTTCAATTATCGTGGGGGCTGGATGATAACAATTCTATAAGTTTTTTAGGTCATGATTATGAAAAAGTATTATTAAAATTATTTTCAATAAAAAAAGAACAATATAATAACATAATAGAATCATTAGAAAAAAAAGAAAAAGAAGAATTTGACTTTTGTGTTGAAAATTTGAAAACAAAAATAGCGTCACTTGATAAAAATAAATACAATAATTATGTAAAAATTGTTTATAAAGATCCACCAAAACCAAGAACAGATTTTATACATTATGGACCAAGGAAAACACCATGGATTTAGTATATATTGTAAAAGAAGATGAAAACAATGAAGAACTTAGATACTCTCTTCGTTCTATTGAAAAATTTGTAAAATGCGACAAGATATGGATAGTTGGTTATAAGCCTTCTTGGGTGCAAAACGTAGAATATATACATACAGAACAAAATCAAGGTAAATGGAAAAATTCAGTAAACAATATAATAGCCGCATGCAATAATAAAGATATATCAGATAATTTTGTGCTTATGAATGATGACTTTTTCGCCATGAGACAAATAAATGACCTTGAAAAGTCTTGTAATGTTGCATTGGGTACTTTAGATCAGGCAATATCAAAATATATAAATCACAGGGCAGGATGGTTTGATGCATTTAAAGAAGGATATGAACTATTAGAGCAACTTGGGACAGAAAAACCTTATTATAATTATGAATCACACTCTCCTATAATAATAAATAAAAAAGATTTCATGGATTTTATCAATCTACCACAAGTACAAGAATTCATAAAAACAGATAAGGTATTACACAAAAGATCTATCTATAAAAACATCTATAAAATAACACCTAGAATATTACCTGAAGATGTTAAAATAGAAAAAGACAATGATATAAAAACAAAAACAAAAATATTAGAGTGGATCTCCGTGTACGACAAACAAATACATAATCTAGAGTTTCCACAACTAAATTATGTACTAAAACAACTATTCCCAATACAATGTAAATATGAAGCTTTTGTAACTCCAATAAATCCTTTCGGAAATCCACCCAGAAAAAAGAAAGATTTTATACATTATTAGGATTTTTCCAAACATAAGTTGCTTGCCCACAATCATAAACAACAACATATCCATTTTCTAACATAAGCTCATCATTGTTTTCTCCTTTTTGATGCTCTGTGTATTGATTATCATTATGAAGTTGGCTAAACCCCCTTTGTCTTAATAAATTATCTGTTATATGTCTTTTGGTTTTCATATTATACCAATGTCTGGATGGTTTTTGATATGATATAGCTTTAAATTCAAGATCAATATAAGTTTTTCCACTAAATTTTGATTTGTCGCAGTATGATATAATTGATTTTGGATTATAAGTTTTTATAAAGTAATCAAACATTTTCTTTGTTCCACCCATAACAGTATATTTATCACAATAACACAACCTTAATAATTCCCATTCTATATTTTTATTATATCTAGGTAAACCAAAAACCATCAACCCTATTAACTCATTATTATAAAACAGTCCTATTGATTTTTTTATTCCTCTACATGTATTTTGTATATGATATGTATTCAAAAAATTGTTTACTATATTTATATCATCAATTTCTTTTATTTGACATAATCTTCCACCAATACCTGTTTTAGGACTCAACATTTTTTTTATTTTTTCTTCTTCATCCCAATCCCAAATATGAAAACACTCAAAACCATGCTTATTTGCAACACATGTTTTTTTTATATGATATGTTGGATCTTTGGGGTCTTTACCAAATATACTATATGTAGAGTTATGTGTTTCTGTTGGGTTTATTTCTATCAATGTTTGTCCAATTTTCAAATCAAAAGAAAAACCATCAATAGCAAATTCTAAATCTTCTTCTGGTACGTTTAGTAGGTTTTGCCAATATCTATTCTTTTTTGAAATTGTTATGTGATTATTTGCTTCTGGCCTTAAACAATTCCAATCAACGCCATATTTATCTCTACATGATTGTCTTATTTTTTCTAGTATATCTGGATTTTTCATTGCGTTTTTTGTTGCAACAGATATATGTTCCCGATTTTCTTTGGTCATCATTTTTTTCATTATTTCAGAGTGTTTTTGTAATAATTCTGGATTAGACCAAGCCTTTTTTTGTATTTGAGATTGTTTTTCTTTTTTTTCATCTGTCCATGCATTTTTTACAGCCATAATCATTTTTTCTTTTTCTTCTGTGGACATTTTGCGCCCTTTGTTCCAGGCCGGTGTTCCTTTTCTACTTGCACTTATTTTTGCTTTTTGTTCTTCACTTTTTTTCATAATACCATGTTCTTTGTTGTATTTGGTTGAACAATCTCTACAGCAAAATTTAGATGTTTTTCTTTCTGGGTGAAATAATTTACCACAATTTAAGCATTCAATATTTTCTTTTTTTTTCATAATTATAGCTCCAATACTACTCTGTTATTATAGTAGTAGAACTACTAAAATCAATATTAAAATATAAAATTAATAATAAAAAAGAGGCTCCGAAGAGCCTCTAGATTTCCAATCGTTACAATTATGCAACGTTGAAGTTTGTGATAGCACCCTTGACCAAGTATTTTGGTTGGTTGATGAACAAATCATAGAATGACAAGCATCCTTTATGATTTTTCAAGTTTGGTGCTTGGAATGTTGGAGTGAAGTATAATGGAACCCATTCTGCTACGATCACACCAGCATCACCGATTTGATAACCCTTGAACCCGAAGATAACTTCGTCTTCTGCTAATGGGTTGTTAGCGCCAGCTGTATAAGGAACTGCGATAACGGAGATTGTACCGTCACGTAATGTACCTGCCAAATATGGACCAACTGGTTTCTTTGCTTCTGGAGCTGCTTTGAAGCCTTCGATTTGTTCGACAACTGTCAAACCTGTAGTTGCTGAAACGATCATATAGTCGACAGCACCACGGCCCATAGCTTTTTGGATTAAACCACGAGCTGTTGAAACCATAACGTCATAAGAACCATAACGTTGTTTCAAAGTCAAGTTTGTACCATTTGCTGAGCAGTCGAATGTCAATTCTGGTTGTGCAGCTGCTGCTGTGGAAACTTTCTTGATCAATGCCAAGTCACGTTCCCAACGGATTGTGCCAGCCAATTCATTGGAGATCAATTCGTCAACATCCAATGCCATGTGAGCGTTAGCAACCAATGCTGAAGCTACTGAGTATGAGCTCATCAATGGGTGTTCTTCTGCACGGACTGGTTGTTCCAAGATATCGAATTCAACTGTACGGATTGTGTCATCGTTGATTTCTGTATCACGAGCTGCTTGAGCTGTAACTGTTGCACCTGCTGCGATAGCATCTGCAAAATATGTTGCATCCAAGTTCAATGTGATAGCACCTGTTGCATAATCTACAACTGATGTATTCAAAACGCCCTTACCAGCAATTTGGCCTGTGCCAAAGTCACGAGCAATTTCTTTACCACCAATGAATACACGGATGGAACCTGCACGTACTGCGTAGTTTGCAGTTGGAATTGAGGAACCAGATTCTTCGAATGGAAGACCGCCGTCTTTATTCAATGTTAAATTAACAGAAGCTGCTGCTGTAGCTGGATTATAAACATACCATTCAGAAGCATAAGAACCATCTGTTGCTTTTTCGAAGATAATATCGCCTGCTGCAACACCTGCTGCTGACATACCATAGCGAGATTTGATAACGAAAATTTCGCCTGTTTGACGATCCAAAGCTTGGATGTCTGCGATGTGATGAGCAACCATTTGAGGATAGAAGATGTTAACGATATCAACAACGCGTGGAGTCAAAGAAGCGACACCTGGCATCAAAGATGCTGTAGCTGATGTGACATCTTCTGTCAACAAGCCTTTATAACCTGCGGATTCATACAAAGCTGCAGTGTTATTCAAGACGTTTGTTAAGACAGCTGCTTGATATTTATCTGCTTTGTTTTGAGATTCGAACATAGCAGCCATTTTTGGGCAGCGTTTTGCCAAGCCAGATTCTGTAAACAATTTAGCTGCTTTAGCAATGCGGCCTTCTTTTTTTGCAGAAGCTTCAACCATAGATGCTGCTTCTGTCATTACTTTTTTTACTAATGCCATTTTAAATTTTCCTTTAATAAAAACTCTTCCCTAATTATTTATTTTTTTATTGTTGTGGGAGAGCTAAAGGTACTTGAATATATGGGATTACTTATTATTCTTATTGGGACTAGCATTGTGATAAGAGGCTAGATCGCTAAGGGTATTCATCTCATATATAGTCCAGAATAGAAATTTATATATAATGAATAGAACTATAAAAAAATAAAAAGTGTGTGTAAAAAATAATTAATGTGAAAAATTTTTGGTGGCTATAAGATTTTTAATTAGCTTTGATATGAATTTATGGTATTATTTTGTATATAGAATATGGATATGGACATGGAAGACATAAGATTTTTGAAAGATTATGATAGTTTTACGGTTGGTGTGGGTGTAAGTGGTGTAGAAAAAGAAGTTATTAAAAATATTGGAGAAGATTATGGGTTGACGGAGTATTTAGGTTTGATGTTGGTTGACAAGAATATATATAGATGGGAGGGTAAAGATAAGTATATTCAGTTTTGTTTTAGATGTAATGAGTGTTGGGATTTTGTTATAGACATGTTAGAAGATGGGAGTTCAGCCAACAGATTTTATAGATTTTGTTGTGAAGGTGATGAGACGCATAGGTTGGTTAGTAGAGATAGAACTAGTACTGATATATTTTTTTATAGTAGAATATTTAGTATAGACAGTTGGGAAAAAGAGATGAGAGAAATATTAGACATGGTGATATAGAAAAATGAACATGGGTGATTGGATTTTGAATAATATATCTGGAACCTACTCTATTATAAAAAAGGAGTGGGATTGGTTAGATATTGGTAGAAAATGTAATGTAAATTGTTATATGGCTTGTAATTTTATTGACGGGTGGATATTTGATGAGATTTTAGAGATAGAGATAACAGATTGTGGTGTTAAAGGGTTATTGATTACTTTAGATTATGATGGATATAGTAAAAGGAGAGAAAGTTGTGAAATGGTAAAACAGACAAAGATAGAAGTTTTGAAAAGCATTATGGTGAATTGTTTTGGTTTTGTAAGAGTAATGGAAAACAAAAATGAAAGATACTTTTTGGAAGGGTATAATATTTGGAAGTTTTTTAAGGAATGGAAAAAAAGAGTAAAAGGTAGAAATTTCATAAAGGACGGCAAGACTGATTATAAAATATTTGTAGATGGTAAGTTGAGTTATTTTTGGTTGAATTCGAAATATTTTATGAATTTAGGTTTTGAAAATAATATATGCTACTGTGGTGTTTATGATATGATTGAGAACAAGGTAAAGTTTTCATTATGGTCTGATGGTGGAATTTTTGGCGGGGTAGTTTCGGATAAGTATATAAATTTGTTTGATGGCAAGGATGTTTGGGGTAAAGGAGTATATATGTGTGAGTTCAATGGATCATTAGAAGAATTTGATATAACGTGTGGTTTTTTGTGTAATTAGTACTTGAAAACGTAATTAAATGTGATAGAATGATTGGTGTAATAAAGGAGAAAAAGTTGGTAGAAACAAAGAAAAAACTATTTGAAAAGAAAAAAGTAGAGGATTGGGAACAGACTTATGGAATAGAACATAAACATGAATATAATCCGGCATATGTGGTCTGTCCTTTTTGTGGGTGTAAACAAGAAATAAGAAATATAGACTTATGGAATGGTGTTAATTGTTCTTGTGGAGCTATAATACTAAAAGAAGGTAAAGAAGTGTACGCAACAAAAGAAAAAGAGGATTGATAAATGACAGGTATACAGATTTTTGCGCTTTGTGCTTTGTGTTTTTTGTTAGGAATTGGCTTTGTGTTTGGTCTAATTAGACTGTGTGGATGTGAACACGAATACGAAATGACACAAAGAGATATGAGACATTTATTTTCTGATGGAACAACACACTATACAGAATTGATTATTATTCAGAGATGCAAGAAATGTGGAAAAATAAAAGTAAAACAAATAACGCCAAAAGGAATAATGTAAATGGTTGAATTTTTGAAGATTTTTGCTTATACTATATTGGGATTGATCGCTTTTGCTGTTATAGCTTTATTTGGAGTATGGATGTTGATTTTATTATGGCCAATTGTAATTATAGCTTTACCGCTTGCATTAATCATATATTTATCTTTGGTGGTATATAAATTGGTAAAAGAAGAAAATAAAAAGAAATAGAATAATGTCGACAATTGAACAAGGGGTTATAAATATGAAAGAAGATAGTTTGAAACATACAGTTGGCCAAGTAAGTGGTGATAAAGCCAATATTTGTTTTATTACTGCATATAGGCCAAATCAAACAACAGAGGAAAATGAAGCTGCGAATAAAGATTTGGAGCGTGATATTCGTAGATTGGGATGTGGTTTTACTAAAACGATAGGCGGTTTTCAATACAGTACTGGTGGGGTTGGTGAAGAACCTGGATTCAAAGTTGGTGTAAAAGAAAAAGACCCTCAAAGATTTATAGATGAAATGTTGGCACTTGGACAAAAATATGGTCAAGAATCTGTACTTATTAAAGTTCCAGGTAAGAAAGCCGCATATTATAACACATCTGATAATTTTGGTAATATAGATATTGAATTTGATAAAGTAAGCAATGCAAATCCACAAGACTTATCTACTTGGTCTGTTGGTTATACACAAATGAAAAAAGATAAAAATAAAAATCCAACAAAAGCGTTTAAATTGGAGGATATAGAAAAATTGACAACACTTACAGAAGAAGAAGAAAATAATCTACCAGAAGAAAACAATAGATTTGGTGGGCGTAATTTCAGTTCATCTTCTGGATGGATTGTATATAGATTGTTTAGAGAAGGTTTAGGATTAGAACCATAAACAAATAAAACAAAAAAAGGAGTAAAAAATGAAAAAACTTTTAGTAACGTCTGTTATTGCTTTATCTACTATGGCTTGTTTTGCATCAGATTATATTCCACAAGAGGTAACATCTGAAGTTTATACAACAGAACAAGTAACGACCACTAATGAAAGTTATCAATACACAAACCACAGAAACTTTAATTCAACTTATTGCCAGTATAAAGATGATCGTGGTTATTGTAATCGTAATGTAGTCCCTCGTTCTTATAAATTACAACCGGTAGCAGTTTATACAGGGAAGACAGTAACCGTTCAAAAACACTATGATGTTTACCAACCAAAAGTAGTCTATGAAAAAGTGAATTCCTATACAACAACACAAACTTGTGAATATTGTAAATAATCAAGTAAAAAAAGGACTTGAAATGACTAAATATGAAATTTGGCAAGATCTTAGAAAACAAGTAAAAGTAGCAAGAGCAGAAAGGGATACTCAACAAGCCGCCATTACAAAATGTGAATGGAATGATCCAGAAAAATCTTGTATTACAGTCTTTCAAGTCCAATCTGTCGGTGTTCCGAATGAAAATTTATCAGATTGCAATTTTTCATTGAGGTATTGTGATGAATTTGGTAAACCATGTGAAAATAAAGCCTGCCCAATGCATCCAGCAAATCGTGAATATGAAGAAGCAGAAATTGTATTACAGGGATTGAAAAGAGCAAGAAATAAAGCATTTTGGAATATGTTTGTAAGAGGCAAGTAAGATGAGTAAAATAAAAATAACAGATGTAAATAACCAGCATAAGTTTATTTGCTTTAGATTAGAAGGTTTAAAAGATGGAATTATTGTTGGACTTACCCATCCTGAATTAGATATAGAAGACCCAGAACAAGGAATTTCTATTGGTTATCAAGGAGAAAGTGTTGTTGTGCCATTTAAAGTTGGTTTATCTAAATTTGGAAAACAAAGAATTGAAAGATATGGATCGGATTTAGATGAGGCAATAGAAGAAACTGGTATATTTAAATCTGGCAGTTTAGAAAATATGATAGCTGACATTGAAAAAGGAGAGGTGGATATGAAGCAAGTTGAGGCAATGAAAAAAGCGTTCAAGGGCATAGAAAACGTAGAAGTAGAAATAGTAGATGGGACATTAAAATAAAAGCAAAGAGGGAGTAATATGGTAGAATTTTCGAGAATTGTTATTATTTCGTTAACTGTTATAGGTGGATTTTTTTTCATATTTGCATTTTGTGGTTTGTTAATAGGTAAGAGTGCTTGTAAAGTTTTGGGACACGATTGGGAGCATATAAGTAGAGACACTATAGATAAAAAAGATGGAAGTATAGAGATTTGGACAAAAGATAAATGTCGAAACTGTGGAATAACACGAAAAGCTCATTATATATATCAACCAGAAGAAGAGGATTAATATATGACAAGTATAATGAATATGTATTGGTTAGGAGATGACAACAGAGATATGCTGGCTTGTGCTCGATATATTTTGTTTAGATGTTGTAAAAAAGTAAAAAAATATAAATTAGGACAAGATATAGAAGATTGGGAAAAATCTATAATGACCGAATATTTACCAATGAATTATATGGATTTTAAGTGGGTAGTAGACAGGTGTAATTTTGAGTTAGCTAAAAGTTTCGGGACTGATTTATTACCCAACAGTTTTTTAAGTTGGCATCAAGACAGTCATTTGGTTCCGGAATATTTTGATACAGATTTTACTTGTGACTATAAAAAACTAAAGAATGGAAAATGGAAAAAAATAGAATCTAACAGTGAAGAAGGTGATTTTATTTCTGCTGCTGAAGTTTGGGCTATGAACAAAGTGATAAAAAGATGGAAAATATATGGGAAATGGCTTGTAAAATTAGATAGTTGGTGGTATAATTTAAAAAACAAAATCATAAAACAAAAACAATAAAAGGCAGTTCTATATAGGGAGTAATAGTGTATCATGAAGAAGATTTACGAGTTTCTACTTTGGAATAATTGTGGTAATAACTGTAGTTTCTGTCATCAAAGAATGCATGAAAGAAAAATTGATGATAAAATACTAACCCCAAAGGAACAAGTTGAGTCTTTAAAGTTATGTAAAAAGTTTTTGGACACAGAGTTTGAAAACGGAAATCATATACTGTTAGTTGGCGGTGAAATATTTGATGTAAGGGATGAAGAAGTAAAGAAATCGTTGAAGTGGTTATTGTTGCGAGTTGTGGAAAAAATGACACTGAACGAAATTGAACTTTTATATCTAAACACCAACTTATTATATGAAGATACTGGTTTATTGCATTGGTTTTTAGATGTTATAGAAGCCAATAGACTGTTTGATAGATTACACTTTACGACCTCTTATGATATAGTTGGTCGTTTTTGCGTAAAATCAGAGTCTTTGTTTTATAAAAATCTAAAAACTCTAACAGACAAATATAAAGACATACACATAATCGTAAACACCATATTAACAAAAGAAGCGTGTAAAAGAATATGTGAAGATCGTTTTGGTGCTGATTTTTTACTTGATTATCTAAAAAAACAAGGAAAAGAAAATCACACACTAAAAGAATGGGCAGATTATTTTAGAGTTCAGATCAATACAATACCATATATAATGCTGAACTATGATAAGGCACCAGAAGCACCAACACGTAATGAGGTTTTTGATACATTAATACACTTAGATACAATTATTCCTGGGTACCTAAAACAATATGCAGAAAACATAGCTCTAACTCAGGAAAAATTACTTTACGAATACCACAAGAAAGATGGAGGATATGTTTTTTGTTCTTCAAATATGTCTGATTGTGGTCATTCTGTAAATTTCAAATTATCTTTTGCGGATAGTGACAAATGCTTTCCGTGCGAGATAAAAAAGTTGCTAAAATATAATAAATAAAAAGGATGAAAAATATGGAACCTATTGAATTGACTTTTGATAATAATACTGTTATTGAAGATTTATTTAAAGATCTTGAAAATGGAAAACAGCGCATTATTAATGTGCAAGAAAATACTAGCTTAGAAAAAATAAAAGAATTATTGAAAAGTGTTTCTGGGTTGCCAAATTCTGCTTTTAAGTTTTTCGATATTAGGTTAAAAGCACTATCATCCGAAGATAAAGCGGAAATCTTGAAATTCGTAATCAAAGAAGAATTGTGTATTACAAATCTTATTGAAACCATTGTATTATTAATCAACTCAAGCAACAATTATAATCAAGAATTTTTCAACAATCCAGTTGTGTTTTTCTCTTCTGTTGTTGATTATCTTGATGTTTGTGATGCATTAGAAACAGAAATAAACACAGTTAGAGAAAAAGTTGCATTTTACTTTTTAGCAACAATGAAATCTTATGTGAATCACCCAAGATTTGTTTTGAACGAATCTGGTAATTTTGAAACAATGCCAATGATGTATGAATGCATTTTGATGTTGTTGGACTTCTTCAATATTTCATTTATATTAAATACTCCAAACATCAATATTCCAAGTTTTTCAGAAATTCCAAACAATATGAAATCAGAAATCAAATTATTAGATTTGTGGACTGATAAACAAAAATTTGTAGTATCAACATTGTCAGAATTATCAAAAACAATCAATGAAAAATTAGCAGCCGAAGTAGAGGACAAATAATGACAGATAAAGAAAAACAGCAATTTTTCAATGGTCTTGTTGAAAAAATGGGGACAACACCTCATTGGACTGCAACTGGGTTTATTTTGCCTGACGGCACAATGTTGAATTTTTCTAACACAAACATATATCCAGATCCAGCTGTTGCTGTATATACCCACGAGGATCTTGAAAAATTCTTTGGTTATAAACAAGAAGATGTTTTAAAATATGGTGGAATAAGGGTCGGATACTGTGATGCAAATGACAAACCATTTATTCAAATATTGTTCAAAGATTGTGAACCAACGGATTTTCAGTGGACAAAAATAGACGAATTATTGCATACCGACACTGGAGAATTAGATGTTGAAGCAAATACAATTTTAAATAATGACTCTACAGCTTTTTACAAAAAGTATGTAGCATCAACAAACACCATAGATGACATAAAAGATGATTTAGATGCCTATTTAGATGGTGATACAACTAATTTGGGTACATATAGTGAAAAATTAGGAATAAAAGATTCAAACTAAGAAGGAATGTTATGGCAAATTATACGATAACATATGGAACACTAAAACAGCAAGTGATCAATTTGATAAAAGCAAATGTGCAAAATATTGATCAACTAAATGTTCCAAATACATTAAAAACACCATATGCATATACAATTGCGGGTGGTGGAACCCAAAACGGTTGTCAACTGGTTGCTACAGGACTTGATTTACCAATACAATATTCTACGGAACAATTAGAAACTGATTTTAATAATTTTTGTACAACATATGGTATAAACAGTAAATCATCAGATGTCGTAACCACAAATGGACTGTTGAATTTTTATAATATAGTGGCAAATTTTGTTGCTTCTCGTGTTGTAGAATATACAGGTCTTCATGCCGCAGGAGGAGAACAAAGAGTTATGATTTATACACAAACAAGAGGCGCTGGACAATATCCAACTCCACACACACTTGTTTCTGCGGATGATACTGAATTGGCTATTGCAAATTCTACTGGCGATGTCGTAAATACATTAACAACAATTATGAAGAAAAATGTATCAGTAAACAATCCTGCACACTACGAAATTAGCATTTGGAGTTGTTCATGTTCTTCATCTTCATCTAGTAGTTCATCATCAAGTTCATCATCATCAAGTTCTAGCTCAAGTATATTTATAGCATATCAAAATATCGAGGTATAATTATGGCAATTGCAACAAATAATATTATTACATATGGCGACCTAAAAGATTTGGTTTTATCAAAAATAAATTCGCTTGTGAAAAATGTTGGTGGTTATGCCAGTGGTGTTCCAAACGAAATGAAACCTGGTTTTACACAAACAATAACAAGAGATAGGTCATCTGTTGTTATAAATGTTGATGCAAACACAATTATTTCAACAGTTACATCTGCAGAAATTGCAAATCAATTTAATGATTATTTGGTACAAAAAGGTGTTTCTGCTGCTGCAAATACGGTAATGACTGCAACCAGTTTATTGAATTTCTATAATGTTGCTGCTGCATTTATTACGACAAAAGTTGTTATGGTTACATCATATTTATCTTCAACAACGGTGCCAATGTATAATAAAAACTCAACGAATTGGCCAACAGTTCCAGTTATTTCGGCAATTGATCCGGATGCAATACCTACCACTATAGATAATCAAAATGTTCAAAACGCCATGCAATTTTTGGAAATGTTTGATAGATCCAGATTGAGTGCTCATATTATGGCTTACACATATAATTATACTTGTTCTAGTTCATCATCCTCATCTTCTAGTTCAAGTTCTTCGTCAAGTTCTTCAAGTTCATCATCAAGCTCATTTATTGCTTATATGACCCTTGAATAAAAAACAAAAAAGAAAGGAGATGTTTATGGGTAAGATGGTACAATATGGTTTGTGGCCAGATTGCAGTAATAATTGTGATTTTTGTCTTTTAGAGCATCATGGTAGAAAAACATCGAAAGAAGACAAAATATTACAGCTTGATGATACTATTGCAAATATCAAAACAATAGATTGGATTAATGAATTTTCAGATGGTATTTCGCTTTTGGGTGGCGAGATTTATTTTATGCGTGATCCAGATCTTCAAGCAAAATTTTTAGAAGTCATTGATACGATTATAGAGTATGTGTTGTTACCAAATAAGAATAATGGAAATATGAAATGTCGTTATTCTACTGTAACAAACGGAATTTATGATCGTACTTTTTTATTTCAAGTATTAGATAAAATAGTTGAAGCTGTTGGTATTCATTTTGTAGATATAAATTTCTCTTATGATTTGAAATATCGTTTTCATACAGAAGCCGCTCGTCAATTGTGTATAGATAATATTAATGCCGTGATTCAAAAATATAATTATGAATTAGGTGTGCAGATGATATTAACACAAAATTTGATAGATTCTGTGAAAAGTGGTGAGTTTGATATAGACAAATTTGAGAATGAAACATGCCCAGGAAGTAAGTTGTGCTTATTATATCCTCATCCTGTTCATGGTGGTAAAGTTCTTCCAGGATTTCAATTTGCAAGACAACCATTTTTGAGTTTTTTATTAGAAGAGTATCCAAAGCACAATAGGTTGATTAGAGATTTTATTTTTTCACTTTATCATTCTGGTATTTATAAATATTCTGGCATGTATTGGAAACGACATATTGGGGATGATGGATATTTTTATGAGAAAGGTGAAACATCGCAACCACCAATTTTATCAGATGGAAAAGAAGTATTGATGGATTGTGGGCATAGTGTGTTGTATAAATGTTATTCTGATTCTGACAAGTGCTGTTTATGTGATGTAAAGAATATATTTAAGCAAGAAATATTGGAGTTGAATAATGAGTAGAGTTCAATATGGTATTTGGCCTAATTGTTGTAATGCTTGTGATTTTTGTTTGAATCTACGAGAGGCTTTTTATGGTGTAGAAGAACAGATAAACATGATTAAGAACGTTAGACATAATATCAGACTTCTTGATTGGAAAAACACTTATTATCATGGTATTTCTTTGTTGGGTGGCGAATTATATTTTGTAAAAGATAAAGGTATACAAGAAGAATTTTTAGGTCTTATAGATGACATTATAGAATTAGTTGTTTGTAAAGAAAATGGTCCACTATGTAAATATTCAACCGTTACTAATGGACTTTATGATCCAGAGTTTTTATTCAAAGTATTAGATAAATTTGAAGAAAAAGGGTTGATGAGTGCTGTTGATTTGAATTTCAGTTATGATTTGAAGTATAGATTTAAAACAGAAGAAAGAAAAAAATTGTGTGAAGATAATATAGTAAAGACGGTTGAAAGGTATCCAGATCTAAAAGTGAATGTACAAATGATTTTAACACAGCACCTTATCAATGAATACAATAAAAATAACAACATATTGAAAGAATTAGAAGAAAAACTGCATATTGAATCTATAAATCTTCTTTTCCCACACAAACACAACACTGGAAAGACTCTTGTTGATTTTTATTTGAAGAGAAGTGATTTTTTGAAGTTTTTATATGAGCTAAATAATACAGATCATAAAAAAGTAAGACAGTTTGTGGATAGTATTGTAAATGTGGATGATAATGCTTTAATTGGACTTTATAGAAGAGATAAAATTGAAAAAAATGAAATAAACATAGACCAATTACCAATGAAGGAAGATAATAAAACCGTAATAAATCCAAAATGCGGACACTCAACATTATATCAGTGCTATGAAGACTCTGATAAGTGTATGTTTTGTGATATAAGAAAGTTTCAGTGCTAATCATCTAAAAGGAGGAGGAAATGATACCACTATTTAAAGTTTTTATGGCAGATTCAGTAGATAAGCCATTATTAGAAACACTTCATTCTGGTTTTATTGGTGAAGGTCCAAAAGTACTAGAATTTGAAGAAACACTTAAAAAACATCTTAAAACAGAAAATGTATTAACTACTAATTCTGGTACTTCTGCATTATATCTTATTTATCATATGATAAAACATCCAAAAACTTCACATGTGTTGCGAAAAACAATTATAACAACACCCATAACTTGTACGGCAACAAATAATCCAATTGTTCTAAATGATATAGACATTGCTTGGGCTGATGTTGATCCAATTACGGGAAACATTACTCCAGAATCGTTACTGGAAGCGCTGATGATAGAGCCAAATGGATATGCTTACAACACCCAGGGTGTATCTATAGTTCATTGGGGTGGAAATCCTTGTGATATAGAGGATATAGCTAAAATATCACATTCTTATGGTCTAAAACTTATAGAAGATGGTGCGCATTCATTTGGTATGGAATATAATGGAAAACCTTTTGGATATTATTCAGATTTTGCTATGCACTCATTTCAAGCAATAAAGCATATAACTGCGGGGGATGGTGGTTGTTTAATATGTAAAAATAAGGATGATTATGAAAGAGCCAAGCTATTAAGATGGTATGGTATAGATAGAGAAATAAAAGAAGGCATAGATCTAAGATGCGAATTAGACATTGCTGAAGCTGGATATAAATTTCACATGAATGATTTAGCGGCAACAATTGGTAATGAAAATTTTAAATATCTACCACAAATATTACAAAAGCATAGAGATAATGCAAAATTTTATGACAAAGCATTTGAGGGAAAAGTAAAATATGCACCAGAAAATCCAAATGGTAAATCAGCTTATTGGTTATATACTATTCATGCCGAAAATAGAGATGAATTGATGCAAAAACTAAAAGAAAAAGGTATTATGGCATCAAAGGTACACTCAAGAAATGACACTCATAGTATGTTTAAGAGTTTTCAAAGACCATTGCCAGGAGTAGAAGAATTCAATCGTACCCATCTTTGTATTCCTGTTGGTTGGTGGGTTACAGAAGAAGATCGTGAATATATTGCAGAACAGGTGATAAAATATGCAAGATAAACCAAAACTTTCAATTGTAGCCGGTATTTATTTTCCTCTAGAGATTTGTTTTAGAAGGTTTTTGGATGCGTGTCTTAGTCAAACAATAAAAGATGTTGAATTTATATTTCTATTAGATTCGCCTGAAGATAAACAATCAAGAAATATATTAGAAGAGTATAAAGACCTATTGGATAACCGCTTTATAATTGTAGAAAATGAAAAAAATTTAGGGGTTGTTGATACATATTTGAAAGGTTGTGAGTTATCTAAAAGTGATTGTGTTATGATAGTTGACTCAGATGATTTTTTTGATAATGACCTAATTGAAAAGATGTATAATTATTTTATTGAGCATGGTTTAGATTTTTTAGGCCCTAGAATATTGATGAGTTATCTTGGTGAATTAGATGTTTTTTATGCCTTAAACAATAACGATGATCCAACAGATACAGGAATAATGTTTAGAAAGAAGATTTTGGGTGAATATGAGGAATTTAGAAAATATATCAATTACACACTTATAAATACAATAAAAAAGACCAATTACAAAGTTGATGTTTTACCGTTAGATTTTGAAAGTTTTTATTATTATACAGTCACCAATAGAAGTGCAACAAGTAGTTTTATATTACAAGACAACGGTGAAGTTCCCAAAAGCAAAGACTATCAATATTATAAAGATGGTGTGATTAGATTTATAGAGACATTTTTGAGCAATACAACAAATAAAAAGATCAAATTTGAAGATTATACATTAGATGAATTGAAAGATATGGCAAAAAAGTATCTTGATTTAGACAATTTATTAGAAAACGACCTAACCTGTGAAGAGCTAAAAAAAATCTGATGAATGAATATTATAATATCTTAAAAGAAAATCATAAAAACATAAAATACCATCCTGGTTTTGATATGCTAGTTATTAAGTGTACAAATATAAAAGAACAATTGACAGGCCTAAAAAAGATTGTAAAAACGCTCATATTTGGTATTCAATCTAAAAAAATAAACAAAAATTCGATTATAATAGAGATTAATGGTGAAGATTTTATTAAAGATGATATTATAATACTACTAAACATTATGAAACTCACTAAAACGTCTCATTATTTCAATATAGTGGTCAAAAACGGATTAGATAGTAGGATAGAGTTTATAAGATGCAAATATAGAGGAGTAAAAATAAATGAAGGGATATAAAGTAATAGATTTTGAAGTGCACCCAGATGAGAGAGGAAAATTGACTGCTGTATCTGAAATGAAAGAGATACCGTTTGAGATAAAAAGAATATACTACACATGGGATATGCCAAAAGAAGCAATTAGGGGAGGACATGCACACAAGGTTTTAGATGAAGTAATGATTTGTTTGCGTGGTTCTTGTGATTTTGTGTTAGATGATGGAAAAGAAAAAATTACAATCACACTAGACAGACCAAACAAGGGATTATATGTGTCAGCTCATTTATGGAGACATTTTACTAATTTTTCTCCAGACTGCGTTGTTATGTTGATTGCCTCAGACTATTTTCACCCAGAAGATCATGTAAAAGATTATAATGAGTTTTTAAAGCTAAGAGCAGAAGATGAAGAATAATATAAAAATTTCTGTTATTACTGGAGTTTATCATCCGAATGAGTCTTTATTTCGGAAGTTTTTATATTCCTGCTTAAATCAAACTCTAGATGGAATACAATTTATTATGGTTTTTGATGATCCAGAAGATAAAAATTCTAGAAGCATAATAAAAGAACACCAAGAACAAATAGATAATAACAAAAATACTTTTACGATACTAGAAAATAATAAAAACTTGGGAATATATGAAACACAAATGAAAGGATTGAAAAACGCATTGGGTGAATATATTGTGTTTTTTGATGATGATGATTTTTTTGATTTTGAATATTTAGAGATAATGTACAAATATGCTAAAGAGTTTGATGCAAATGTCATAAAAGGCTGGGCATTGACTCATTATTTTGGAGATATAGATTTGAATTTTACTTTTATATGTCAACACGAAAATATATTCAATGAAGACGATTGGTTATATATGTACAAAAAAGATTTCTTCGTTAATTATTTCTATTATTCTAAAATGTACACTTCTGATACGGCAATAACAAACAGATCAAAAGAAAAAGAAATAATATTACAAATTCCATTTTATGAGGGTGTATTTTATCATTATGTTAGGCACTGTGATAATACATCTTTTGTTCCAATTACAGAAGAAAATTTTAGCATCAGCAACAGTGAGGGTGTGGAAGATCAAAGAAGAATATATGAAAGGTTTATGAAGGATGTAAAAGAAGAGTTTGATATAGAAAAAACAAACAAGCAAAAACTAACGACTATTTTACAAAATCATTTAAGACTAGATAATACATCAAACGACTATAATTTTGAAAGACTGAAAGGATTATAAATGAACATAGGTATAGATATTTATAAAAACAGTCTTCATTTATCTAATCAACAGGCTATAAGTATAATAAAAAGAGCTCGTTATATGTTATCTGGACTGCAAACACAAAAAGAAGATATTATTGGATTTAATTTTGGTGGCATATTTACAAAAGAAGAAAAAGTATTGTTAGAGCTAAAAAAACTAATCAATATGACACTATACATGATACAAACAAAAAAATTAGATGGGATAGTATTATATATAGATGAATTGATTGATAAAGAAGAATTTAGAAATATAATAGATCTTGCTAAATTTTCTGGTATAACAAACAGATTAAAAATAAAAACTAAAAGCATTAAAGATAAAGATTTTTTAATGTATTATCCTGAATTAAAAGTTGAAATTATTGAAAAAGATGATACAATATTCAGTAAAAGATATGTATTAGATCAAAAGGAAGAGTTTATTTGCAAATTATATGAAAATGGAGAAAAATAATGCAGTTAGATAGTAGGTTTTTGCAATTAGTTTTATGGGTAGATTGTAATAGTCATTGTGCTTTTTGTTTGAATCGAAGAGGATTAATGAATAAAGACTTTCACGAAGATAAGATAGAAAATATACATAAAGCCTTAGAAATAGTAAAAAACATAAAACAGGGACAGTATGATTTTGTTGGTATTATCGGTGGCGAATTTTTTCAAGGACAAATAACGGAAGAAGTTGCACCACATTATCAAGAACTAGTAGATGAAATAAAAAGCAAAATTGATAAAGGATATATAAAAAAATTGTTTGTGGCCAGTTCTTTGATGGGTCCGGATAATTATAATGAGTTTCAGAAATATTTTAGTGCATTTGATAGGTCTGAAATATTAATCTGTACATCATATAATACTTGGGGACAGTTTGGTTTTTTCCCTGAATCTAATTGGCAAGAAAACTACAAAAAATTTACAGATAATGGGTACCAACTGCACATTGAAATTATAGCATCAGAAGCAAATCTAAATGCAATACTTGAAGGAAAATTGAATTTACTTCCTTGGGTTAGAAACAATATTAGAATAGACTTCCTTAGACCAATTGATTTCCTAAATGAACCAAAACAAAAATTTCCATGCTTCTTTCCAAAACGAGAAACATTCATAAAATTCATGATGTTCTTAGAAGTCAATTTCCCGCAAATGATGGATGACTTCATGAGTCTAAAACAAAGAGCTTCGTTGCTACATAACTTTACATTTGATCAAACAGTAGAAAGAAAAGAAGAGTTTAACGAAGGTGAAGGTTATATAATGGATTGTGGACACTCTAGTTTATTTAAGGCATATATAGATTCAGATCATTGTATGGCTTGTGATATTTTGGCTTTTTATAAACGAAACAAATATAGAACAGTTGACAAAGATTTACCACAGGAGAAGAAAGATGGCAATGAATAAAAGAATAATACAATATGAAGTTTGGAAGGAGTGCCATAATCACTGTAAATTTTGTTTTTTGAAAGATGATATACTTCACACTCCTGATCATGTAAAATTGGGTGGTATAAAAAACGCCATAAATCAAATCACAGATGATATAAACAATAAAAGAATAGATGGTGTAGGTATTATTGGTGGAGATTTTTGGCAAGGTGAAATTACAACAGAAGAAATAAGAACAGAATTTTTCAAACTTATAGATTTATGTTTCAATTATCTAAAAAACGGAGACATAAGTGAAGTTTGGTTATCTGCAACATTAACATTAGGAGCTCAAGAAGATTTATATAGGGCTCTTGATATGTATAATGAAATGATTCCAGATGAAGAAAAAGAAGATAAAAGACTTTGGATCTGCACTTCTTATGATACAATTGGAAGGTTTCATATACCAGCAATGTTAGAAAACTGGGAATATCACATGAAGAATATTGGCGAAAAGTATCCAAAAGTCTTTAAAAACACATCATTTATTATAACCAACGATCTAGTAAAGAAAACATTATCTGGCGAATTTGATTTTATAAAGTTTGAAGAAGAATTTGGAACCAATGTATATATGAAAACCCCATCACACATTTACGAAGATTGGGAAGAAGGTAAGAAGAAATTTCAAGAGACGGTGGGTGATTTCTTTTTAGAGCGCAAACCAACTATTGAATTCTTACAAAAGCTAAACGAGGTGTCTCCAGAGTTGTTGAACAAAATAATGAACAATGACTTAAGGGCTAATGTTTTGGTTGGACACAGTAATGATGGGAATTTTGATGTAATGATAAGAGACCAAGAAGACCATCATAAAAATATTAGTGTGGCAACTGGCGGAGAAAACACTGAAAAAGCTCAAATAATGGCCTGTGGACACGAAAAACAGTATAAGTGCTATATAGACTCAGACAAGTGTTTTATGTGCGATCTACAACGATTATTCAAGGTATTATAGGGGGGAAAATGAAAAAATATACTCTATTAGTTGAAGAAGATACAATACATGACAGTGATGTTGTATTGTTAGATGATAAAAAGATATTATGTATACTAGAAAATGAACGTGTAACAAAACATAAGCACGCAGTATATGAAAAATGTGATGCTATTATAGACTATGTATTGAAACGTTATAATATTGGCAAAGATGAAGTTAATATTGTCAAAGGAATAAATACACAACATAACAGCCATCACGAATTACATGCTTTGGCCACATACCTTTCTTCTGGTTATGATAAAGCAAGTATTTTAGTTATAGATGGATATGGAGACCAAGATGATTCTGTGACTTTGTTTGCAGGGAGAGGTCAAAATATTTACGAATTAAAGAAGTATCACGTAATGTATTCTTTGGGTAATCTTTATAATTGTGCTTCTAGGTTACTCTATGATAATGCTGGATATAGTGAAGGTAAGATGATGGGGTTGTCTTGTTGTTCTGAACCTGAATATAGTATACCAAGTCCAATACAATATCATGAAGATGGAACTGTAGAGTGTATTGCTAAAATAGATGAAAATTGTCCGATAGAAGAAAATATTATGAACTATATAAAGGAACAGTTTTCATATTTGATTGGTAATGATGGCAATGTAATGGGTGTTGATATATATAAAGCTAAAATTGCTGCAACTGTTCAATGGTGGTTTACAGAGCAAGTTGTTAATCTGGTCAAATATATCAAAAAGCTAAATCCTAACACTGAAAATCTTTGTGTTTGTGGTGGATGTTTTCTAAATTGCGAGACCAATGGAATTATAGACAGACTTGAATTATTCAAAAATATATATTGTATTCCAGCTCCTGCAGATAATTCAATAGTTTTAGGTAGAGCTCAACAATTTTTGGTAGAAATAGGATCAAAACCACAAACAATAAAAAGTCCATATTGGGGCCCTGACTCTGATAAAACTTTTGAAGATTTATTGGAAGAATTTAAAATAAAAGAAGTAGATGGTAAATTTAGATCACAAATAACAAATGCTCATGATATAAGTAAGTATTCAGAAGATTGGGTTATTGAAAGACTAAAGGCAGATAGGGTTATTTTATGGTTTGATGGTGGTTCTGAATTTGGGCCTCGTGCATTAGGACATAGATCGTTTTTAGCCAATCCTGCAACAAATGAAATGTTTTGGAGACTCAGTGTAAAAATCAAAAGTAGAGAAAACTATAGACCACTTGCGCCAATTACAACAGATGAGCTATATCCAATGATTTTTGAAGATCCCAATCCAGAAAATCTTACACAATTTATGCTAAAAACAGTAAAAGTAAAAGATGAGTGGAGATCTAAACTAAAAGCTGTTACACACATAAATCAAACAGCTCGTCCCCAACGTTTAACTGAAGATGTAAATCCAGTTCTATATTCATTAATAAGCAAATGGTATAAAGAATCTGGACTGCCTTGTCTTATAAATACATCTCTAAATCTAAAAGGACAACCATTATTGGAAACATATGACGATTTAAAATCAATTCTTATAAATCCTAACATTTTATTGAACAAGTGTAGTGTAGTAATTGATCATAAGTTGTGTTTTGATATTTACGAAGGAGCAGCATAAATGACATTTAAAGAGAAGATGGTAGAATTTTTACAGAACACAGATAAAGATAAAGTTCGTACAAATCTAAACGAAAACAGTATGAGCATATCTATTGGCTGCGACATAAACCATATAGAAGCTGAAAAAATTCGTACAATGATCAAAAATGCAAATGAGAACTATAAGGTTTGTATTATTCATACTTGTACTGCATATGGACAATTTATAGACTTGACGAAAGATGTAATCAATTTTGTATCTAAAAATCTTCCAAAGTCATATAGTTTATTTTTGGCTGGTTGTGGGGTAGATACATTTGCAGAAGAATTTCCAAAACTAACAATAATATCTGGAAATGCAAAATTTGATGTAGAAAGTTATAATATTCCAAAAGTTGATGATGGCAAATCTGCAGATGCTCCAATGGGAATAATACAAATTCAAACAGGATGCAATAATCAATGTTCATACTGCCAATTTCCAATGTTAAAAGGTCACAAATCAATATCTACACCTAAAAAAGAAATATTAGATCTGGTAAAATATAATATAAATAATGGAGTAAGAGACATAACATTGACAGGAGTAAACATCTGCCAGTATAAAGATCCAAATGATGAAACAGATCTAATTGGACTACTAAAATATATAGTCAAAAATAGTATAGGGCTAAATAAACTTTCAATGTATTCGATAGATCCAGCTTATGAAGATATATTTAAATTGATTGATTATATAGAAGAAGAACCATTGATGAGTAAAGATTTGTATTTGGCAACTCAATCTGGTTCCGATAAGGTGTTGAAAAAAATGAATAGAAGACACAACACTTTTCGCATGAACTCTATAATAAACTATGTAAAAAATGTAAAACTAAGACATGATTTTATAATTGGGCACCCAGGCGAAGAAGATGAGGATTTTCAACAATCTTTACAATTATTAAGAATGACTCAAGAAAACGAAATTGTTGGTGGTATAGCCGAGTTTTATGCGCACGAAGGAACAGCATCTTATTATATGGAAGACAAAGTAGATTCAAAAATAGCCCATGAAAGATATGAACTCATGACAAATACGCTAAATAAAATAACTAATCTAATAAAACAAGAAGTTAGATGTATTCAATTTGAACTTTGGCATAATTGTACTAATGAATGCAAATTTTGTTATTTAAATGGTTGTAGAAAGTGCTTTACCGAGGAACAAAAACAAAAATCAATACAAAAAGTTTTAGATATATTAGAAACAGATAAAATAAATGGTTTCAATGCTGTTGGGCTTATAGGCGGGGAATTATTTATGGGGCAACAAGGAGATGAAAGAACACAAAACAAATTTCAAACACTGATACGCAAAATAAAAACATTCCTAGATAAAGATGAAATAAAGGAAGTCTGGTTAACATCCAATCTAATGACGGAAAACATTGGACCACTTACGGAGACTTTAGATATATTGATGGAAAAATTGCCTAAATATCAAAGAATCATGTTGTGCACTTCTTATGATACAAAAGGAAGATTCCATACAGAGGCTGCTTATAAACAATGGTATGATAATTTATTGAGGCTTCGTGAAATTTATCCAAGACTCTGTATTCATATTCAATCTATTTGTACACAAGAATTAGTAAATGAGTGGTTGACTAACAAAGAAAAGTTTGTAGATTTTATAGATAGAGGCTTCTTAATTGATTTTAAACCACCTGCTACCAATGCTGTAGATTTTATATATAACAACACAGGACATGATTCATACAGGGAAAATCTAGAAAAATTTGCAAAAACACAAGACTATAGATACTTAATTGATTCAAGAGAAAAGTTTATGAAATTCTGGGAGGTTGTATATAATACTTTTCCAGATGGGTTACAAAAACTAAAAGACTTTAATAGTAATCATGTTAAATCTGAGTGTTGTTATTCTGTCCCTTGGAATGAATGGTTTGAAAATAGATGGGATAATAATATAGAAAACGCACCTTGTGGACACTGTTGGGATGGTTATTGTTATAAAGATCACCCGGATAGATGTGCCAAATGCGATGTAGAAAAACTAATAAAAATGTTGGAGAAAAAATAATGAAAGTTTTGCAAATATCTCCTTGGTCTAATTGTAAAAACCACTGTGCCTTTTGTTCTCAGCGTGGGGATAGACCTTTTACGATTGAAGAAAGAAAACAGCATTTAGAAGATATATATTCTGAATTTATGGATGGTAGTATTTTTCAGAAGTATGATTTTGAAGGTTTTGGTATTATAGGTGGAGAGTTTTTTGCCGGACAGATAGATGGAATAGAGGATGTTTGGTATAAGCTGGTTGAACATTTTGCAGAACTATTGAAAACACACAAGCTAAAACAAATATGGATCAATAGTAATCTTATACAGGTCAATATGGAACAAATAGAAAAAACCTTTGAAAAATTTGACTGGGATAGTTTGGGTGAAGATCAGAAAGTTTTATTACCAACCTCTTATGACACCAAAGGAAGATTTCATACAGAAGAAGATAAGACTCAATGGTATAAAAATGTGGAATATATAGCTAAAAAATTTCCAAAACTAGAAGTATATGGAACAGCTATTACCACCCAAGCATTTATTGAAGAATTGCTTGAAGATCGTTTTGTTTATCCAACTGGTCTTAGAGCTTTAAATTTATTGGTGCCAAGACTAACAGATGCAGATTATTTTAGCCCACAAACACACACAAAAGCGTATCGTGAAATTTTATTATCTAAATTGAATGAATATCCTGAGTGGTTTTTCCCAAAGTCTAGAAAACAGTTTGTGCAATTTTTATATAAAGTAAGGGAAGTATTGGGAGATGGTGTGCTAAGAAACTTTTATGAGGTTGAAAGGCATTCTTCTGATGTGTTTACTTATTTTCCAGCTAAAAACACTTACTTTGTAGATCGTCATACTAAATGTAACTGTAAAGAAAACATGCCTTGTGGACACCCTTATACGTCTTGTTGTTATTTAGATTCTGATAAATGTTGCCACTGTGATGCTCAAAATATTGTAAAGTTTGATTAGTATAACCTAACAAAAAGCACAACCCATTGGATAATTCTGATGGGTTTTTTGTTTGATTTTTATATTAAATATGTTATAATAAAATCAAAAGGAGTAAATAATGTATTTGGTAAAATGCACAGCTGAAGATGGAACATTTGTACTAATCAACCCTAAAGATATACGATGGATAAAACAAAACGAAAAAGATGCTCGAATTGAATTTATGAATGGTGAGCAGGTTACTGTGTTATGTGATGATTTTGATGATTTAGAACAAAAAATATTGGATGCAAGTATGCCAGAAATAGATTTAAAGTCTTTCGATGGTATAAAAGTAATCATTGAAAAAGAGGATAAATAATGAAAGTAATTGGATTATTGCTTTGTGCTATTTTTATTTTTACCATTTTGTATCAAGAAATCAAAGGAATAAAAGGAGACAAATAATGGGAGAGTTGTTGAGTTGTTGTGATGAGTATTTAGAAAAGATTGATCCAGTTGATAGAGATACTGTTCATAAAGAAGGAATCTGGCATAAAACTTCTCACGTCTGGTTGTATGATGAAGAAGGTTATGTATATTTTCAAGTAAGGGCTGATGCAGATAAACTTTATACTTCAGCTTCTGGTCATGTAAGAGCAGGAGAAGATCCGAGATATACAGGCTTAAGAGAAACAGCTGAAGAATTAGGATTTAGAATTGATGGTGAAGATAAGTTGGAATTGATAGAAATAGATGCGTGGAAATTAGATAACGAAGTAAAACACGACCATGCATTTGCTTATATCTATATCTGTAAAATACCTGCAAACTATTCTTCTTTTAGTGTTGATCCAAATGAAGTATCTGATGTGGTAAAAGTAAAAGCAAAAGAACTACTTGGATATTTACTTGGTTTACCTTGCGCATGTGAACAATTTGATGTGCATGGAAATAAACTAAAGAAGAATAAAGACCTACTACTGATGAACGGTGAAGTTAGTATTTTGAAGTATGGAAGAATTTTAAAAGCAATTGTAGAAAGGATAAACAATGAATAATATATTGTGGAAGCTTAGAAAATTGTTTTGTTGGCATAGTTGGGAGTTTTTTACCGAGTATGATGAATATAATGGTAAAAAAGACTATCATTATACTGTTTATCAATGCAAAAAATGTAATCAAGTGAAAATAGAAAGAAGAATAAAGGATTAATAATGAATAATGTTTGGGGTTATGTATTTTGTTTTTTGGTTGGATATATAATGGGTGCAATAAATGATTACTATCAAAATAAAGAGGGTAAATAATGAATAAAATAATGTTAGATATCGAAACCACTGGAAATATTGTAAACACAGCCATTATTCAACTCTCAATGGTTAGATTTGATGAAGAGGGGGGTGTTGGAGACTTTATACGTATTAATATTGATGCAGAAGAACAATATAAGTTAGGGGCTCAATATACTCAAAATACTTTAGACTGGTGGCAGGAAACAAACAAAGAGCTCTTTGAGTCTATTACAACTAAAAACGTTCTATCGGTAAATACAGCATTGGACATTATAGATGCTTTTGTTACTATGGATGATCAAATTTGGTGTCATGCTACTTTTGATATGCCAATACTAGATAATCTTTACCATTTAGCAGGCAGAGATAAAAGACCGTGGAAATATACAAAAATAAGAGATATTAGAACAATTGTGGAACTCTCTGGTATTGACCTTTCAACATATAATTGGGGAAAAGAAAAAACACACGACTCTTTGGATGATTGCAGATTCCAAATAAAATATACAACAGATGCCATGAAAATGTTGAAAATCAGTAAAAATGGTGTTGAAAATTTGGAGCGTATGATAAAAGGACTCTGTGAAATGGAAAATTATATTGTAGGACTCAAATCACCATCTAAAGACACAATAGAATTAGGTAATAAAATATTCAATCTACGTGTCGAACAAATGAAGGCTATGGATCTAATTAATCAAAATAATGAATATTCTTACTCTAATTGGATAGAAGGCGCCGATGATTAGTTCTATAAAATATCAACAATACAAACAAAAGGATAAATTATGACACAACTACTTATCGGGATTGCTTGTTGTTTGGGTATGGCAGGAAGTCTTTGGGGATATTTAAAATGGACTAAAAATAAATATTATGGCGGGAAAGATCAATCAAGTCTATCAAATACATTTTACCATACTGGCTGGAAATTTAGGGCTTTATTGATTGTTATGGCTTTATTTTTGATTTATCCAGTATTATTGGCCAATGGAGTTTATACATCTTACGGTTGGGAATTATCTGCACCATATACGTTGTTATCTTGGAGTAAATTTGCTTTTGCATTGGCTGTTGGTGGAATTATTGGTGTTGCTCTTGATAGTGATTTTATGAAAAAAGAAAACACAGCTCATGTAGTATCTGCTGTTGGAGTTGCTGGTGGTGGTGCCTTGGCTGGTTGTTTGTTGCGCAATGAATGGTATATTGGGTTAGGTATTTGGCTTGCTTGGTTAGTATATTTCCTTATCAAAAACTACAAAAATAATAAAAAAGGGAACCCAAACGCATTAGATTTATATTTAGAATTGATGGCCTTCTATGCCACACCAACCTGCTTAATTGTTTACATGATAATGACGTATTTATTCTAAAAAAACAAAAGGTTTTATGATGGCAATATTAGATTTACAAAAATCGAATGTGAGATTCATAAAAGAAGCATCAATTAGATGTGAAGATGTTTTTAGAGATGATGATGAACTAAAAATATCAAAAGCTATATATAATAGAATAAAAGATTCTATTTATGCGTCAATGAGTCGCAGTAGCAGAAGTAAATATTATAGAATAACATATAATACCTATAATAATCAAAACATAAAACTAACCTTAAATAAACAAAAAACAACACAAAATGGGTATTTGGGGTTTTTATATAGTGTTGCCACTTATATGTTTGGAAAGTTGTATAAACTAAATGTGTTTCTGCATATAAACACTCAAAATGATTCTAATATAGAAGAATTTGCGGCATATGATACACAAACAAACACATTGTTTTTACCGTTATTAAATGATGACTTGACACTAAATTCAAGATTGTTTTTAGCTTTTGAAGGTTCATCTTGGATAATTACACATGAAATGACTCACAAACTTGATTTTGATAATATGATTTTTACAGAAGATGATTTTATAGATGCACAGAATAGTGTAAAAAACGAACAAGAATATTACAATAACGAACCTGAATTTAGTGCACATTCAAAAGAGTTGATGCATTTTGTTTTGGATTGTTTTATGTCTTATTTGGTTGGTCAAAAAAGTGAACTAGATAATTTTTCTAATCCAGAATATGTAAAAGAGGCTTTTGATTATATTTTCAATAACAAATACACAGTGATGGATAGATTTCAAAAGATTGCAGATATAAAAAAAGATCCATATACAAAAAAAGAGTCATACAGTTTATCTGTTTTTTACAATGCATTAACTGACAAAAACAAAACAAGATTAGCAAATGATTTTGCGAGAAGAGTTGATAAAATAATAAAACCAAAATATGAAGATAAAAATGGCTACAAAGAGGTAATATTACAAATTTTGGATGGGTTATATGATGAATAATAAAACAAAAGCTATTTACTGTGATATAGATGGCGTGGTGACTCATAAGTTTGCTGTGCCTAACTATGATCATTTTGGAGAACCTAATGAAAAAATGTTGCCAATACTAAAATGTTTAGGCCAAGAGTTTACAATTGTATTTATAACCGGTAGATGGGCAATGGGACAAGAAAAAGTAGAAAAACTATTGAATGAGTTGTTGCCAAATATAAAGAAAAAAGTCTACTGTAAACCACATGATTATCCTGGAACAACTGCAGAATATAAACTTGCTAAAATAAAAGAATTAGAGGAAGAAGGATTTGATTTTCACTTGGGGCTAGATGACCATGGCGCGGTGGTTGGTTTAATGCATAATCACGGTATGTTCATGGCTCAAGTGTGGTCAGAAAAGTAGAACCGAAACATAAGGAGGTAAAAATGGTTCAAAACAAAAGAGTGGCCGATGCAAAAAATGACAACTGGGAATTGTTCTTGTTGGGACATGTAAATGAAAAACAACGTAAGGCTTTGATTCTAAATATTCTAACAAAAGAAGAGTTAGATGCAAAAGTTTCAATTTATGAAGACAAAGCAAAAACTACATATATTGTTACTGAAGCTGTGGATCCAAAGAAAAATATGTTTGTAGATTTTGCCAAGTCTTTTGTTGTAAATCATCGCTAATTTTCCACCCACTTAATATAATTACTTCTTGTTGTTATGTTTTGTGGGTGTTTTTTATGTTCTATTTTTTATCAAGAAGAGGTGGCGTAATGCAAATAGATCTAACCACAATGAAAGCAATAATGGAAAATGATGTTTTTGCTTTATATATTATAAAAGAGTTAAAAAAAGACCAATATGAAGGTGTTAGGCTAGATAAAAGAACAAACAAGCAAGTTGGAGTATATATACAAAAAACAAACCTTCCAAAACCACCTTATAGAGTAATTGGTTTTTGCAGATAATTAAGAGTAAAGCATAATTAGATTTTCTAGTGCACTCATATCTAATTCTAAGACTTTATATTTACAGTTGAGTTGATTGGTTTTTATTTCAAGTCCTTCAGTCATCTTGGCCAAGGGATTTATTATTGATAACGCACCTAATCTTCCAACATCTAAAAAAAGAGTATAATTATTTTTATTCTGGCTAAATACGGTTAATATACAGTCCTGCCACTTATATGTTTCGTTTATTGCGCCTGTTTCTGACATGTTGAATTTGTTCACAAACATGTTAGCAAGATACAATAAGAAATTTTTACGGTCTTTGAAGAAATTTAAACTTTGATTACAGAATGTTTCTATTTTTTCTTCTGCAGTATCATCTTTCATTGATTGTCCATTTAAACTATTGAAGAATATATGATTAAGAGTTGATTCTACTATTTGAGTTGGTTTATTATCTACCATATAAAAAAAAGATAACCTATATACTTTCCATTGTTTATCATAGCCGAAAAAGCAATTGCAAGATGTACCGAAGTTTTTTCTTATCATTCGGTTTATTTTTCTGGTTGTTTTGTTATAATTAAAATCTGTGGTCATAAGTTTGTATATCTCTTATCTTTTTTCCAAATATTGGTTAGTTCTTCTTCAATATCATATAAAGATCCTTCTAATGTCATTTTTTTGGTCACAGACACGTATTTCTTTATTGATTCAGGAAAGTAGTCTGATTTGTGTTTTATTGTTATTTTCCAACCATTTTTGACTCTTTCTATTGAATCTACCCAGTTAAAGTTTTTGGGTGTTTGTTCTTCTACTTGTTCAATGATATACCCCAATAGTCCAATAGCCAATTTTGTTTCATTGAATTTAGGACATGGTTTTTCTGTCATAATATATTCTCCTTTTTGAAGTATAATAGCATAATTAATTCTTACTTCAAGGCATTTTCACAAACTTTTTTTATATAACCTATTGCTTTACTGTCTATATGCGTTACAAAATCTTTCGAATATGAAGTAACGTCTGATTGGATAACTTCATCAACACCCAAAGAGCTGAACAATGGAAAACTTCTAACCGTAAAGACTGGATATTGATTAACTTGGCTAGTAATATAATCATGAAACATATTACAGCTCACATGATCTTCAAACAATGTGGGATGTTTATGTTTTATAAGATTTATATTTTCTTTATTCATTGATTATTTCCACAATTGCCTTTATTTCTTCTAGTGTCATCCAATTATCAACCAGCGTTTCAACTTTGCTATTATATTTATAGCCTGCTGTTTTTGAAAGTCTATATTCAACTTTGTCATCTTCTTTTTTTATATCTATATTTATTCCTATTCCATAATCATCCATATTTAAATTCAATTTTTCAAACAGCATATCTACTAAAATAAATTTATATATCATTTTTTGAATCTGTTTTTCTGTTTCTTCTAATACTCTTTCTGGTGTTATGTCTGGTAGATTCATTTTTTCCGTAACCAAATTGAAATTATTTTTACTAATATATTTTCTATTCCAATCATACCCTGTTATTTTTAATTTATCTATTTGAACATAAAAATAAAACCTTGGACTTAATGAATTCCTATCTGTATCAAACTTTACATGCACATTATAATCATAACTTTCTTTTTTACCTAGATCAACAATTTGAAGTTTTTGTATTATGGATTGCTTTATCGAATGTTCCAACACACGAAAAAAGTCAGCGGCATGACTATTGTCATACACTATTGATGGATTTATACATAACTGGTGCGGCAATTGGGCTGGCATAATCAATCCTTTATGATAATATAAGTGTTCCAATGTAATAAATCCATGCCAGTGATGCGATTATTGCTCCGGCTCCAACTAAATACCCCCCGAAATCAAAAAACACATCTTGGGTTGATAATTTTTTTGCAACCAATGAACCAGTAATTCCAAACATAAAACCCAATAATATCATAATAATTCCAATAAACATACACTCTAAAGCTGTCATTTTATATCCTTTTGTTCTAGTGCCGTTATTTCATTTATTGTTTCCTGTGCTACTACAGAATCATAATTATCGTCATACCAATGAAGAGTGTCTTTTGCGATATCCAATGCCTTACGAGCATATATAAGTTCTTGCCAGAGCATTTCAGTTCCAAGATTGCGGCATTTAGGACAGCCACGCAATATACCATCAACGCCGCCAATTTCTAACTCATGCTGACAGAATGGACATTTCATATTACTCATTTTACATCCTTTTTTAAGTTTATATCTTATGGCAGTCTTTCCACATAATAAAACCTATTATTTCCAAAAATGTTTCTATACACGCAAAAGTCATACAAATATGAATAAAAGTTTCATTAGGTGTATAATTCCACAACCATACCAAGAATTTCATAAGTAGTGTTATTATCATTATTTATCCTTTTGTTTTACCATATTATATAAAAGAGTGTTGCATTTAATGGTATGGCAATTATAATAAAAACTATAAATAACCATATTCCAAATCTAACAGCGTCTTTTCCTAAATAATCAAACGCATCATATATAAAAGCACACAATCCGAATACATAATAAATCGTAATCAATGCAATAAAAATAGATGATACTTTTAGAAATAATTCTAATAAAAACAATAACACTTCAATCATATAAACCTCCTATTATAAGAACTCCCATATTGTTTTGTTTTCAGACAATTTTTCAACATCTAAATCGTAGAACCAAATTGTGCTAAGATTTACCGCTTGTGATTTTTGTTTTTCATAACCTAATAATTCTAAAAATTTTATAAGTTTTCCAAGGTCAGAACATATACTTTCTCCGTATGGATTTATTGATATTGTTAATTTATCGGCAGTATCTAAATAAAAATTATCCATATATCTAAAACAGCAACAATCAAAATCTATATAATCCAAAAAATTATAAATTTCTTTTAATGCTTTTAGTTTTTGTTCAAACTCTAATAATTCATTTTTTCTATTTGTTCCTTGCCAATCTCCAGAACCAAAAGAGAAGAAATAAGCACATGCCGATACTTGTCGTATTGCCCTTTCTATTGCCTTCATTGCTTTGAGAATATATTCTTCATTTATTCTTGGACCCCAAAAATTACTACCTTTATCTATGTATAATTTTGCGGCCTTTGTGTTCAAAAACTCTTTTACATTATTTGCACTAATTGATACGCGTATATTTTGTCCTTTACCTTTGTTGCAAGCCTTTATAAAATGCTTACATAAAACAAATCTTGGATCATTTAAATCTACTATATCCATTTTCATTTTAATATCTCCTCTAATACACACTTAGCAAAAAGATCTACATAATTTTCTGCCGCAACATAGTTTTTTATATACCAAATTCCACCAGATAAGCTCAGAAAAAACCTTGAATCGTGTAATAAAATTTTATCCTTTTTCTTTTTTGGTTTTATTGTGTAATTTGAATATAACCCATCTGCAGTTATAAGACCTATTTGCCTAAAATAACAATGACCATCTTCAGAATATTTATCGGTCCCATCATCTATTATTTTGATGTATCCTCCATATCTTTTTTTTACCAAAGATCTAAATTCTTCTATTTTCATTTGGTGGCATTTAGTTTTTCTTCTGTATAATAATATACTACCCCATAAGTGCTTGATTCTATTTTTACTAGATTTATTTTTATGCCGTGGCGGGCGTTTGCGTCTACAAAGTCTTGAAAATATATATCAGCAAGACCAACAGTAACACAATGTGGGTGAAATTTTTTTACTTTTTCAGCATTATTCCACTTTTCTGGTAAGCCCAGTACGCACGCAATTATGATCAAAATAAAACATATGACACAAGCAACAATCATTTATTATCTCCTTTTGTTTTATTTTATCATGTTTAATTATTATTTCAACAATTCTTCTATAATTTTTTTCTTACCAATCAGCGTTATGTGTTTTCTGTTTCCAATGTCCCAGTTGCCTATGGCATACACAGATATCGGCCTTATCTTAATTGTTTCGTCTATATTTTGTGCCAATTCAAAGCTAAAAAAAGCCCACTGTAATTCTTTTTTAGCAGAAAAAGAATTATAATATCTAACATAGTCTTTTTTATACCACCCACCTTCTGATTCTGAAAAAAATCTAGCCCCTTGTGTATGTTTTCCCCAACAGGCTTTTGTAAAATGAAAAAGATGTGTTTGATTATTCATGATAATAATTTTTCCAATATTCCCTTGTCGGTTATTATGATGTTTTCAATAATATGTGTAACACTTTCTTTTATTTTTTCTAATTCCAGAAACACACATTGTTTGCTTGGATTGAATATTTCATTGTTACCAATATCATAAAACGAAAACATTCTACCGCTAAAATCAAAATTTCGAAATTCCAATGTTAAATATAAATCGAGAACTTCACCATTGCGCAACACAACTCTTGGATGGGCACCTTCTTTATTTGGATCCATTGGATATGATATTCCTGCAATATTGTTTCTTTCTATAATAATCCCTTTTATCACAATAAAAACTCCATTATTTTATTTATATTAGAAACAAAACCAACAATCCTATTATCTTCCAACAACACAATAAACTTTTTTGGTTGTTCAAATTTTACATAGTCATAATCATCTTTTGCTATACTATTAAAACACGATCCACTTTTATTTGTTATATACCAAGTTGTCGTTTTTTCGTTTACTTTCCATGTATCGCTTCTATTATAAAATTTTGTAAAAGCAGCCATTACTCCATTACTATTAGAAAACCAAAACCATTTATCCATACTTAGTCCAGATTCCCAAGTGCAAAGCTTGCAACAAAAAACCCCCTCAATAGGTACAACCAAACAAGAAGTCCATCTATTTTTCCCATCTGTCATATTCCATATCCAATCGTATTTATCCATTTCTCACTCCAATAACATTTCTAATATTGTAACATGTGAATCTTTTGCTAATTTTGCATCGTACATATATAAAAAGTCTTCAAGAGCATTATTATAACTCATTGTTTTTCCACAAGTTTTCCAATCTGAACTTATATTTTCACCAGCATAAGTTGTATAATACATTACTTTTCTATTTTGGTTCATTGTTTTTATTGTTGGCCAAACTTTTCTTATGTGTGATTGTGGTAAATGTTCATAATTGTTGCTTCTTATAAAATCACCCTCCCACTTGTTACCATTAATATCAACCATAAACCTATTACCCATCTCGTCTTTCTCCCAATGGTCTATTTTTACATAATGCTTCCAAGATGTTAGTTTTGTCACCATTTTTCCTTTTTAACCTATTCTATCATGTTTAATTCTTAACTCAACAACATTTCTAAAACTTCATCTACCCCTTTCCAATCATTATGAGGGTTTCTTGTCAAAATAGCTATTGTCATCTCACACAAACAGTCTCTAAGTAACCATTCTAATACAAAGCGTTTATCACCCAACTCCCTTCCTTGAGCTGCATACCAAACCATTTGTGTTATATCTTCTCCTGTTGTTGTTATTCTTCTAACCATTTTTCTATATCTTCTTTTTTTACTCTTTCTACCCAAACCTCCCAGCAACAAGGAACATTGGTACTATCTTCTGTTTTTACCCAATACCCCGCTTTTTCAATATATCTTACATGTAGTCTTTCTTTCAATTCTTCTGTGAGCTCGACAAAAACATAATACCAATAACCATCGTATCTTGAATTAACTTTATATTTAGCTTTCTTTAAAATCATTTTAGTAACTCTTCTAATATTTTTTCTATACCAACGCAAGTCTCTTTACAGTCTATTATGCTTATTATTCCTTCTGCTCTTTTTTTATCTACCAATGCCCAATTCTTCTTTTTTATTAGTGACAATGTGGTTTTTAGGTTTGGATTTGAATGATACAATGATGTTCTATATTGTATGCGATCAAGAGGAAAATTACTTATATACCATTCGCGAGTAGCTTTTCTTCCTGTTCCTTCTAAATATGTCTCACAATAAAGAAGCTCAATCAATTCCATCTATTTTTCCCTTATATAATGCCTTTCTTATTATTTTAGTAGCTCCCTCAATATTAGATTTACTTTTATTATAGGACAACCTTCTCTATATTCATCATCAATTATACTTAAGGCTTCTGCATCTTCTTCTGGTATTAAAGCCCAACCATTATACTCTCCATATTCCGCCAGTCGTCTTGTGTTAAATCGTAAAAAGCCATTTAAATTTCTATTTATAATATATACACCTTTCCCAGTATAATATTCTATCACCGGCCTTGCTTCTATCCAGTTAGTTGTTTTCGTATAATAATAAAGCTTTACCAGTATCATTTTTATTCCAACCATTTATTTATTTGTCTATCTGTTACTTTATGTGTCAAATGCTCAAAACAATATCTCTCAAGGTTGTCTGGATTGGGCGCTTTCTCATCTACCCAAACCCAATAATCATCTAATTTTACAGCTTTTTTTACGCTCAACCAAGATTTTATATCATCATCCAAATCCACAAATACAAGATAAGTATAACAATCATATTCAGACCAAACCTTGTATTTTGCTTGTCTTATTGCCATCTGTTTTTACCATTTATTTTAGCTAATTCTGCTCTTGTTATTACTTTCAAATTACTTAACTCATTGTTCATAGGGTCTCCGTCTATATGATAAATGACTTCTAACCTATCTAACTTTCTACCCAATTCTTTTTCCATCAGCCATTTAGCATAACTTACTCGCTTTTGATGCATATAGACTTTACCATTACGACTTCTAATTGGTGTCTTTTCTTCACTAACACACACTAATTGATCTTTTCCTTGCATAACTTTACCAATATGTCTCTTAGATTCTGCATCTTCTTTAGTAAAACTTGTGCAATTGGCTCCCATATACCCAAACAGGCCTTTATTCCAAGTCTTATGCCCTTTTATAAATTGTCCACTATTAGTTTTCATGTTTTTTCTTCCAGTTTAAGTACATTTTCATATTATCTGATTTTTCTTTTGATTTTTCTTCGGCTCTTTCAACACTGGTAGCCACAATGCCCAAACCACCTTTTTTATTCCAAACAAATTTATCATAGGAAAAACAAAATTCCATACCTTTATTCATTACTAAGTTATAAAAGTAATCAAAGTCAGCCTGTTTATTGATCATACGGCTAACCCATTCAAAAGCAACAATAATATCTGTACCATACTTTGCAATAATCTTTTCCATACCTTTAGGCCCCAATGAATATGAACCTTTGCCTAGTACATATATTTCTTTTTCCAAACCAGGCCCATAAACACTATCTACATATTCACCCAATTGAGATGCCCATTCTTCTGCTGTTACTGCACTGGTTTCTTTTACTACTAATATTACTTTTTTATTCATATTGGCTCCTTTTGATACTACTATTATACCAAATTTAATTATTATGTCAAAACAACAGGCGCTCTAATAATTTTGACCTTTCTATTATTTTTCCTTCATAAACTCTACGATATAAAAAAGAATTTAGATCATTACTCTTTTTGTAAACTATCATTAAGTCTTCTTGTTTTATTTCAGCTCCAACTTTATATTCCATTCCATCTTTTAGTTTCAGTCCATTATTTGCATAGGTTGGTTCAGATTCTGTATGTTTACTACCTATACATTCCCATGATGATGTGTTTTCCCTTTCCCATACCAAATTATCTTCATCCACATAGGCTTTCATACGATCTATATACCTAACTATGTTCTTAATTCTGTATCCACTCATTTCAACCACCAATCCAATACCAATTTTTCTAATTCTTCACTCAACCTTCCCATCTTCTTTGCATATATGATTGATCCAATATCCAAACTACCAAGAAAATGAGCCCATATATCTTCTGTATTCATTTTTATTTCCTTTTGGATATCCTTATATCTAAATTCAAAAAATCTCTCTGTACGGTCAAATTTACTACTATAACGTTCATTTTATTCTAACAACCTATCTATAATCTGTTCTGGCCCAAAATAAAAGTTCCAACCCCAATGACCGATACTTATTGTTCCATAGTAATCAAAACTCAAAATACCATGTTGTACCGTATGATCTACTCCAACACCTACTAACAACCAAAAATCTGCAGGTGTCCAATCATATTTATCAAGATCATATTTTTCACATACACCATTACCAATAACTTTTATTTCAGAGGCCGTCTCAAATACATCTCTATCAGACTTAACATATTTAAGCTCTGCAATATCTTTCTTTCTTATAATGGCTTTGACTTTTACTAATTTTATCATTTCAACAGCTCTTCTAGTATAAAACCTGTATTGACGACCATTAAACTACCTGAGCTCTTCTCTTTGTTTTCCATACATATTACCCAGAAACCAGGCTCCGTTGTTGCTCTTATACTTGTTATTGTATTCATTCTAACAAACTCCCAATTTCTTTTATTTGATCCAACCCATACCCCATCAAAACCCTTCCAGGTACCTCTAATTCATTTCCATATTTTTTCAATTCTATTATAACATGCTCTTTACATTCTTCAAAATTAAAATCGCTACGTTGAAAACCAGTGGTCCCAAAAAATATCCACCAACGACCCCTAAATTTTATCATATGTGAGTTGTCTTCATCTAAAACATAGGCGGCTAATTTTTTATCTTTCTTCCAATATATCTTCCAAAATACTTTATAAACACGATTCATCTTAGCCACCTATTGATTATTACACCCTTATCTTTTTCAGTTAGTTCATCATTTTCACTCATAAAATCCATATAATTACCATCCTCAAAATCAAAATACTCTAGGCAGTCTTCTAAACATCCCCTAAACAATTCTTTTCCACCAACTCTATAAACAACCCACCTATCCTCTTCGATTTTATGTTTATATGTACTACTCCAACGCTCTATTTCTTTGTATATTCCATTTTTCCATTTTTGAATTTTATTAGGTCCACCCAGTTCATTAGATAAAACACACCAGCCATCACCCAATTCTTTCCAAATCCTTAACATCAAAATCATCTAACAACCTCCTTAATATTTCTTTTTTTATTTTTTCTAGTCCAATTTGTTCAATATATACACTACTTATTTCTTTGTTATAATAATTCGCCAATACACCAACCCAAAAAGACACATCAAAACTCATTTCAACAACTCTTCTATCATTTCTTCAACATTAATCCATAAAGACTTTATTTCTCCTAATTTTTCTAACCAATCTCCAGTCTTTTCAATCGTAAACTCACAATAAATCAATGCATATTTGTTTGATACTGGTTTATATTTTCCTTCCCAAAACTTATTTCCAAGACCAACATTCCATCCTATATCATCTGTTTTTGGACTTACCCAAGATGTACCATCAACAGACCAATCCCATATCCATCTATTGTCTTCGGTCACAAAACCCTCCATTCCGTTTCTATTATCAAACACTCCAATACATTTTACAAGTAGATACATAGTTCAAGTCTTTTCTTTTATTAATTTTCTTTTTAATTTAAATTTTAATATTAATTTAATTAAATATATTAATTAAACAAATTATCCTTTCTTTACGAGTTTCACCATGTTATCTAATTCCTCATAAGTTCCTTCAACGATTAAGCTTCCATACTCATTAGGTTTACCGCATATCGCCTCTATCCACTTCAATTCTTTATCCTCTTCTCCATGAAACAATTCCCAGTAATTAAATTCGACACGATATATTTCATTACCTAAATCTACCACTTGACAACAATTTCTGCCCAGTTTTTCTATACCTTCATCTCCTTCTTGTAAAAATAATTTGGCAACTTTTACTTCTTTACTTGTTGATTCTATTTTATTTGTTATTTCTTTTATGGTTGATTCACTTACTATTCCATCATAATCTGTTTCAATTTCATAATCATCCATCCAATTAAAGTTTATCAATCTGTAAGGAATACCATCTCTGCGATTCATTATAAGCTTTTCTTTTCCAATTTCTCCATCCAAAACTATATCAACACTTAAATTTGCCATCTCGTCATCTGAATCAACAAGAAGATCAATTTCAAATCCAACATGATATATTTCACTTCTTTTGTTATATAATCTTCTCAAATACTTGCATACATCTTCTTCTTCAATAAAAACACCAATGTCACCTAAAAAACTGTCCACCCACTTGTTTATAAATCCATCATCATAGTCTTTATTGTATGTTTTTTTCCCTCTTTTCAAATACTTACCCTCAAATCTGCCAAAAATTTTTAAATTCCATTCCAACACTTCCCTTAATGTAACATATATAAAACAATTATCTTGACCTTTAGTGTCCAGATCTACCCCAAAGAAATCTCCACAATCAAACTCTTTATCTCCAAAAACCTTCTTCTTCAAAATATCTATAACTTTTTCATACATATAACAACTCATTTTAATACCTCTTCTAAATACCCTTCCAATGTTCTTGTTGCAATTACATAATCTTCACCAAACCGATTATAATACGTTACATACTTTGCCGGACCAGTTACCCACACAATTATATTTTTTCCGTTTCCCAATCCAGCTAAAAACTCTCCAACATATCCGTTCATCTACCACCTGCCATCATTAATAAACTTAGACAAATCATCCCCCATCCAAATATAAACAAGCCAAATCCCTCACTAATATACCCCCACTGCTTCTTTTCTATATACATACCAATAAATAACCCTACAAAAAATAATATCACAATCCCAATCGCTAACAACATAATAACTACCCCCTTACTAAATTTACCATTGTTTCTAATTCTTCAAAATCATCAAACTCTATTATTTTCCTACCATCTTTTTCTATTGCCAGTGTTTCTAATCTGTCCCCATTCCATTCATCGCCCACTAATTCTAAATAATTCTCGTGTAACTTATATTTCTTAATCTTTTTATAATACGAAACATCAATAAATAAATCCCATATAAATTTCCACCTCTTATAATACTCTAATGTTCCCTTCTCACATAATCTATCTAATGCATCTAAACATTCTTCATTAAACGCATAAATACCATTCCCATAATCAGATCCTACGCCTAAAAACTCCCCTATCCTTATCGCATCATCACTACTGTTTATCATCAAGCATATCCTATTCCCATCATGCCTCGCCCATATGTTTACCATACCGTAGTTCTTCAATATCTCTTCGTTCAATTCCACTCTCTTCTTAACCCAATCACCCATCTCTATCAATCTTTCATTTTTCTCCAAGATATCTATAGCGTCTGTGTTTCTTCCACTTATTATATCTTCTACCATGCCACTTATACTATCATACTCCCCACAAAATTTCCCACATACATATAAATACCTACCATCCCCTACAACAACCTCATTACAAAAACCAAATACCTCCTCCCCAAAATAATAAGTCCCATTACAATAAACTATCCCACTCTGTGACTCTAACCATTTTCTTCCTAACTCTAAATGCTCTTCTATCGTCATAATTTTATCCTTTTTAATAACATTCCTTTGTATTTTTATGATTTACTATTTGGACTGTTGGGATATAACTCATCTAAAAAATTGCTTTTCATATATCCACGTTTCACTCCCTTAAACATAGTACTTAAATAAAACATCCCAGACCTTTCTTCTGTCTCACTATTACTATAACACTTCAACTCCTTTACAAAAAATAAACATATCCCTTCTTTATCATACACATATCTCACATCTATTGAATCATGCTCTAAATCAAATTCATCAATAAGCCACCGTACACCTTCACACACCTTCCGTACTAATCCTACCTCGTCTTCATTATTGTATCTCGGTATTAGTAAGTGTAAATGCCAAAAACTACTCTCACCACGATCCATACACCCAATAAAATGTAACGGATGCCTTCTCCAATTTTTCCCATATAAATGACACTCAAAACTACCTACCAATTTTTTATATCTCTCAAATGCTTCTTCACACTTCCTCGTCTTTTCTATCCCCTGTATATTTTTTGTTGGTAATGTCATAGTAATAAGAAGCGTGTAATCTAACCCTATCAATTTGTTATACCATCCGCTTTGATAATTGTTTATATTCACTCTATGTTCACGATATGCTTCCCCAAATACACTCTTATTATATAAACAATATTCTTCTCTTATTATCTTGTCTATTAATTCTGCATTGTCTTCCATATCTTTATTTGCCCTTTTGTTTTGTTCTTTTTTGAGAAGGGTTAGGTTTAGCTTATAGATGCGATCCCCTAACTCACCCGAAAGTCCATAATTAATCTCTTTATTCCTTCTCAAAACTCTTTCTACTTATTTCATTAATACTTCTAACCACTCTTTCTTTGCTTTACTATCTACAAAATATATCCCCACACCTTTCTTTATATACTTCACTAAATCCCATACCGTTATATCTTTTACCCTCTTCAATATCGCATCCCCATATCTGCGTCCACCACCTTTTTCACATATACACCCCTTACCGTCAGCCCCAATAAATATATATAATCCACCAGCCTTTACTTTATAATCATCACCATACCAAGGATCTTTATAATAAACATACATATCACGCCCAAAACCAAATCCCTCTAGCTCTATTATATCATCATCTACTAATCTTACTTCCTTATAACTCATCTATCCACCCCCTTCTTACTTAATCAAGCTTCATAATAATCAGTCGGTTTATAAAATTCAATGTCCTCCGCCCCGTCATATTCACTAATCCTAAATACCTTACCCTTCTCAACCCATATAACCGTCAAACCATCTACCCCACCATAATACCCGTCTGCACCAAATAATTCCTCCGCCTTTTGTATTATCTCTTCTTCCCCTGCACCCCTTTCTACTAATTCTATAATCTCAGGACTAAATACCATCTCTTCAACTTTATCAGGAACCCCACACCAAGTACTCCAACCAGCCCCATACCCACATGAAATCAATACCCCAATCTTTCCATCACGTTCTACTTTCTTTACCATACCTAATCACCCCTTTTCGTTATATGTGCTTCGTTCCCTATAAGACCCATTTCATTCCCTAAACAGTCTCAAAACCCCATCAGTAAAGTGTCATCTCCCTATATCAATAAAAAGACTCTATATACACTAGACTAAACTACCCCTCATGCTGTTTTAGACTCTTTTTTCTTATACTTTACCATATTTAATTCCGCTAACAACATTAATTATCCCATACCCCATTTAATACCATACACTACCATATCATACCATCTTCACCCATAACTATACATAACAATACATAAAAAACCAAAGAAAAGCACCGAATAACAGGACTCTAAGGCTCAAAATAAGGACTCCAAAAGACTATAAAAAGGGACTCCAAAAGACTGAAAAAAGACTCCAAGGACTAATTAACAACTGTTTTCAAAGCCTAAGTCCATTTTGAGTCTCATAGCACGCATTTAATTCTAGTCCTTTCAAAGTCTTATTCAGTCCGGCCCAAAGACTATTATAAGACTTATTTTTATGGACTATGAGATGGGATAAAAGTCTTGAATGTATAGTTGTGGCCCAAGATAATAAAAGTCTCTGTACGGTCAAAAAAAGTAGGTTTATGGAGACTTTGTATTTTTAGATTTTAGATGGGTGAGATTTTTTTATTATGAGTTGATAGTGGGGTGAGACTAATATATAGAGATGATGCGGTAATAAAAGAGACTATATTAGGACTGGAGAGGACTATTAAAAGACTAAAAAGGGGAGTTTTGTATTGACAGATGTATATACAAAGGCAAGGAAATTCTTAAGAGGAAAAGGAAGGGGTAAAAAATAAAAAATGTAGTAAATTCAATAGATTAGAAAAAATAAGGCTAAAAAGTTTGTATAGACATTTGTATAGACATTATGAAGATTTGGGTATAAAAAAGAAAAGTCCCGATCTAGGAGTAGTAAGATTGGGACTAAAAAGGAGTTATGGAATATGTCTTAGGCCTAGAGGAGAGAGAATGTAGGAGGGAGACTAGGACCTAAGACTTGTGTGTGTATATGAATGACTAAGAGGTACTATAAGTAAAACAAACCAGTCAAAACAAGAACACGCGGTAGATTATAGGATGGTTTAGGATGGGTGTCAAGATTAATGTTTTATGGGAGGATGATAAGAAAAAGAAAAACCCTCCTAGTCTATGCTCTAAGAGGGTTACGCAACATGTTTATAATCTACATCGTCTACTTTTGTCCTTGAGACTGGAGGATTTCTATAAGACTGAACAGATATCAATAAAAAGATCTTATAGATAAACCAGACAAGGGGGTACATCAAGCAAACGGATCTATGGTAGAGGAGAGAGAATGTAGGAAAGGGAATCTACCATAGGCCTGTTTACTCTAGCTGAGGGGATAAGATGAAAGGAAGGAAAGGAGAAATTTGGACTACTGGAGAAAAAGAAATAATAACGTTCAACGAGTCCAAAAAGATCTTATCCCCCTTGCTGAGTACGAATACATTATAAGCCTATTTAATTATATTATCAAGCTTTATTTTTCTTATTTTGATTAATTTTATTAGGTTTACATGTATTATTTGGTGTTTTGAATGTTTTAGTTATTGGTTTTGTTCCTAGGGCCTGAGAGAATGCTTGACCAACTTGAGAGAATGAGGTGTTAGTATTTAGGCATTTGATCAGGTTTTTCATAAGGTTATCTTGGATTTGTTTATTTGTTTTAGTCATTTATATCTCCTTCATCTTCGTTATAGTCTTCACCCCATTTTTCTGCTTCTTCTTTCCATTTAGACTTTTTATATTCTTCCTGGGCGATTTTGAGGTTACGGTCTATCATGATTTGTTCTATTTTCTGGCGTGCTTCTTCTGCTAATTTTTGGGTAGAGAATAGGCAGCGGTAAGGTAAGACATCATATACAGGTCCTCTACGTTCTTTAATATCCACACCAAATTCCCAATACTGTTTAGCCACCTTCATAAATTCTTCTACAGTCTTTGGTTTAGTCCCATCTGGTGCATGTTTGGTTGATACGATTCTGGTAGAGACTTTATAGATGTGTTGTTTTTGTGTGATTTTAGGTGTGTTATTGATGAGTGTTGTTGTTTGTTTTATTGCCATTTATCCCTCCTTTGGTTTGTTTAGGCGTTGATCATTACAGTCATTTTGAAGTTATTATCCATCAAAAAGAGTTCATCATATCTAACAGTATCCCAGTCTATATTTAGGTTAGGATAGTTTTCTTTTACGTATTGGGTTAGTTTTTCTTCCAGCTGCGCATATAATTGATCCAGGACTTTTTGTTGTTTATACATTTCTTTATCTGGTACATCTGGGAAGAAGGTAGATTTCCATATTTCTGTATTCTCTCCCATGCCTGCTTCCATTGTCAATTCATCACCTTCTTCATTTGTATATACGCTGATGGATAATGGGATGGATTTGTTATTATAGGTTAGTTTGATTTCGTTCATTTGTTATATCTCCTTAGTATTGTAAAAAAAGAAACCCCATCAAAAGGACTGTAGCATATGATGGGGATAAGTCAAAATTAAATCATATCTTTTTGTTAACATTTAGGGGGCTGATTACTAGACGGTTCGAACTTGATCTTATACCCATCTTTCCACGTAGCCCCCAATCTAACATTCCGATATTTTCCAGACCCGATTATTACACCATAGTAGTTTCCCATAGAGTAAGTTCTGCCGGCCCAAGGTTTTCCGTTAGATTTTAGTACAGGATTTCCACTAGAGTCTACAACAGAATAGGTTCCAGTCACACCAGTATAGTTCTTTCTATTGAATTTTGTTATAAAGATATCTGACATAATTCCTCTCCTTTTCTTTGAGTTGTTGTTTAATAGATTGCCAAAAGTTTATAAAATCCTTTGTTCATCTTGCTTACAACCATATCATTAAAAAACATTAAGGTACAGCTGTTTTTTTATATCTCCCAAACATTAATTTCTTGCTTTTATCTCCTTTATCATTTATACTTATTTCGGACTTATTTGCGGTTATTGATTCTACTACCATTTTTTGTTTATGATATTGTTTTGAATCACGATTAGTTCAGAGTCTTTCATCCCAATTTCTTTCAAAACCTTCTTTATTTCTTCTTCTGCTTTTTTACGTATTCTCTTGGCCTCATTCTCTTTACCCAATCTCATAAGTGTCGCGTATTGTTCTACCTTTTTCATGACTCCGCGTTCTTCCAGCATTTTATTTGCTTTGTTATATTTACGTTTGATTCTATATTCTTTGAAAAACATATCCGGTCTCCTTTTATTTATTACATTGCCACTGTAGAATCTGTTATTAGTGTTTTGTTGTTATCTAAAGCCTCAATTTTATATCCATCATCTGTCAAATAAATCAAGACTGTCAGTTCATCATTTACCTTCACCTCTATTGCATCTTTATTTTTACGTAAGTTTGGGTGAAGGTGTGTCTGTATCATATCGAAGTCGCTCATTTTAGTCCTCCTTTATATTAGTTGTAGGTTGATTAATTGTGCTTGTGCTTCTTGGATTACGTTTTCTTCTACCATATCAACATAATTATTATTCACCACGATACTATCTCCAGCATATCCATATTTATCCAGCAGCAGATATATGGCGTAGATGTTGATATTATGTTTTTGAATCAGAGGTGAACAACGAACAGACCCAAGACAATCATGCTTTATACTAAGAACATTATGAGTCTCTAAGAAGCCAAAGACAGTATCAGCTCCAAGATCCAGTTTTATATCACCATTTTCTTTTACTGTTAGTGTCATCGTCAAGCCTATTTTTTCATAATCTTCCTCGATAAAATCCCCATAAACTTTCAAATCATCTATAAATTTCTGGGAGAGTTTATTCATTTTACGCCACTTATTTGACAGATGTATGTTGGTTATCTTCATTTGTTATCCTCCTTCATTGACAATATTATACTCCAGGCTGTTTCCCAAAGTTCTTTATTCTCTCCATCTTCTTCGATCCCGTTTACATTTACAGCCTTTATATATCCTTCTCTTTCTAAGACTATTATAACACACATCAGGGCAATAGGAACAGCTTTATCTTGCCACATTTTAGTTACAAGCTGTTCTCTCCATGGTGTGTTCTCTTCATAAGGCTTGATTACATATTGGTCTCTTATTCCTCCCGATGTTCCTGCCGTTACTTTATCACCACAAATCATAAGGTTAGCAGTTCCAAGTCCCCATTCTCTCAAAGCCAAATCAACTTCACCCAACTTCTTCAATATTGGCAGCGGGAATGTTTTGTTATTATTGACTATTTCATAAGAGATGTGGCAGGAATGTTTGGTTGTTCTGTTTTGATCCCACATCTTATACTCCTTTAGATTAATTCCATTTCTATCATTAGGTTCTGCGCGTTGACGTATTCTGGATCTTTCTCATCACCATCGAAGCACCAACCACATTTATCTCCATCACCACCCAAATGATTTCCGGCATCGTTTTCTAACAAATCATACTTATCAGCTAACATCAAGATACATTTCACCGCTAAGTCATATGGTTCTCTGGCGGTTTTACAACAATTCCATTCACCATCAAAGACCAGCGCAAATGTTTCACAGCCTCGATCTAAGAATCCGTTGAAACATAACCCAGGTGCTCTATTCTCTTCCGGTTCCCAATAATTTATAATCTTATCTAAATCTAAGACTTCTGTTCCATCTGGGCTTGCTAATATAATACCTTTAGAAATGATCTTATCTAATACTTTTTCACAATCATCCCAGAACTGTGCAGGTATTTGTTCTTCTGTTAGTTTCTTAGGTGTCCAATAAACGCTATATCCCATAATTCTACTCCTTTATTTATTTAGTTGTTATAAAAAGAAGGGGATCTAAGTCTATAACCTAAATCCCCGCGTTCTCTGTTAGTCTTCTTTATTGTTCTACAAAGACTGCCTTAAAGTTTCTTGGCAATTTAGAGTATGTTCCAGTGCTACGCTTAGATAAAGACTTCAACGTATTATACAGCGGATACACATTGTCAGTAATAAATTCTTTCAATGTTTTACCGTTATACATTACATACAATTTACCAGCTTTACCTCTATATTGAGCCATATTCTCTTTAGTAATTACAATTTGTTCATTTACTTTTTTCATTTCTTCACCTTTATTTTTCTTGTTTATTTACTTTTCTTTCCTGTCTTTCATTATTTCTTACGCTTCTGAGTGATTGGTGTTGGTTTTGTTTTTATAGGTGTCAGTCTATTTTTTGCCATGATTATACCTCCTTTATGACTTTAGAATTGTTCGATGATTGGTTGTAATGCTGTTGCTGTACTGTAATACTTTCTTTGACAATCTACAGCATCGTTATGGCTTGAGAAAACACCCAGAACCATACCGCTATTAGGGATAACTACACGATACATTTTACACTCCTTTTTGTTTGTTCGTATCTATTTTACATTAATTTTTAGGTTTTGTCAATTAATTTTCTTTAATCTTTATCGCAACTACTGTATAAGAGTGGCCGCCATATTCATCTTCAGTAAGAACACTGCCCAAGTCTATATCCTCTAAGACCTTATTCTCTGCCTGGTTTTGGATAAATGTTATAAGCACAGAAGCAGTATTATATGAATCACCCAACTGAGTATCATCATCAAAAGCCTCTACCTCATAACCCGGCATATTTTCTTTCACCGCGCTTTCAATACCCGCAGCAGATATATTCAAGTCTAATTCATTCAAAATGTCTTGCACTGTCATGTTTCACTCCTTTATTCAAATACTACTTCTTCTGGTTTCATTCCCATGTGTTTTGCGACTCTTTGTCTGATGGTATCGATAATGTCTTCTTCGCTATCATACAACAAGAATCTTTCATCCAGGAACACCCACCCATTTATCAAAACTCTGTAATCATATTTACCAAGTTTCTGCAGCGTGATTATATCTCTGTCCATATTATCCTCCTTTATTTTTATAAGCAGTCTGTTCCGTTCAGTTTCAAAGTATCAATGTCGTAGTAATGATAATCGCCACAACAATCATCTTCACCTACTTCACAATTTACATACTTTTCGCCTTTATACCATTTAACACCATACGAATACTCTTTGTTCAGTTGTTTCATTACCTTCACAGCAGTATCGTAATCAGTATAAACCCCACAAGGACAACCCATATAATTTTCATCAGGCTGCCATTGTCTTACTACATATACCTTCTCAACCGGAAAGCACATACCATCTGATTCTCTCTGTTCTACAATGTGTGTTTTTACTTGTTTTGTCATTTTATACTCCTTTTGTTTTTTATTTTGTTTCTACTTTTTCCAGATATTTATAACCACCATTTTGACACTTATCCCATTCTTCATGTTCTTCAGTTGTCCAATCATAATCACTTCTGCAGGTATCTACAACATGGGTCTTTTCATCATTCTCTAATAAATCCGCTACTTGTTCCACACTCATATTCTCAATGTCTTTATCAGATTCAATGATTAATGTTTGACTCACATATACAGATACCAATTCTCCGATTTCAATTTTGTGTTTTGCCATCTTTACCTCCTTTATTTTGTTTTGTTGCAAATGATCTACATGTTTCGATTATCTTATCTAAAGCCATTATAGTCATTATCGAATCGCCACCCGTTTTTTCTATAGTTTCTTCATAGATAGAAATAAGTAAGTTTGCCAATTCTTCCGCTGTCATTTTGCTCATTATTTACCTCCTTTGTTGTTTTTGTTTTCTACATCCTTATTATCACCCAAGTTTAGAAAACTAATCCTGAAAAACTCTCTTAATCGTTATTTCATATTCTTCAACATCTGCACCAATCAAAATCGCAATTGTCTTTTTGTTTGTGTATTTGTCTTTATTCAATGCAATTGAAAGCCTATCTTCTTCCAAAAAATTGCCCTCATTTGTAGCTTCTTCAATAACATCATACACTCTTTCAGTGATTTTGTTTTCTTTGCCAAGACGTTCATTTGCGTATGCCATAGCTTCATCAAATTGCTCTTTCAAACTTTTGCTCATAATGACCTCCTTTATTTATTTGGTTATATTCATAGAGACAACTTCAAAGTAATGTAAATCATTTGTATAGCATTCATCATAATCTACTGATTCAAAGTCTCCTTCTTCACTAAAGATACAACTTTTACCATACATTTTATTCAACCCTCTGGCTTCTTCAAGTGCTCGTTCTCTATCGGCAAATACATAGATAGTTTCGTTTTTCATCATATTATCTTCTTCGCCAATGATTTGTTTAGTTTCATTCACCAGATATATTTTGATTTGATCTATCCCGCGCGCCAAGTTATCATCTCCATCACCTTCATAAGTTTCCAGCAATTCAGAATCATATCCGGCTTTATCTAATAAGTTTTCAAGTGGTTCATATTCATTTGCTTCTACACGAATATTATATACATTTTTTGCCATAGTTCACTCCTTTAGTTTTTATAAGTTTGGAAAGATAATCAATACGTTCTGGTTCTTGTTCTCTGCCTTTACTGCCGGGTCTTTATCGTATCCCCTGTAGTAATCATCCGCTGCCATATCTTTAGCGTTATCAACTTCAAACATTAACACATCACCATACGAATTACCTTCTTCATCTTGACTCATAATCACCGCAGCATCTCCACCTAATCGTTTCTTTGCTGCTTCTAATTCTTTTATCAAGTCATCTATTGTTTTTATTGTGCATACGTTTTTCATAGTTTACTCCTTTATTTTGTTTGTAATTTCTTTGCCAGTTGTTTTGCCAAGAGTTCAATGTTCCAGGATGGTTCTCTCATTTCAGATTCGCCATAGTGTTTTCCAACCCAACAGCGGATAAAGTCTTCAATCTGGTCTGATAATGGCGCGTCTGATATGTTTGCTTCTACCATTACTACCTTGCCAAAACAAAACACATCACCATCATATAAGGCCAAATATTTTTCTGCTTCTGCTTTGGATTTAAATTTCTTGGCTTTATTTCTATCATATGTAGGTTCTGTATCTGGTTCTTCTGTCAAATATCCCAAATACATATCATCTTCATAAACTTTTGCTAACTTCATGCTTCTACCTCCATGTTATAATATTCCCCAACCTCAAATTCAGTATCAGGGTGTTCTCTTTTTAGTTTTATCATTACCTTCGCAGCAGATTCAAAGTTGGGATAATACAAAGCCATATCTACTGTTCTGGCAAGGTGATAATAATAGTCATCGGTATCATCTATATAAGTATAATCACCGTAATCTTTATCAAACACTTTTATTACGTAGCGCTTTTCCATATTATCCTCCTTTAGTTTTTATTCATTAGGCTATTCAAGTTTTCAATGTATTTGTTTGCTTCTTGGATTGTCTCAAATTTATAAGGCTTACCATCAGCATCACAAACCGTATCTTGCTTGAGTTGTTTTACCGTATATGTTCCATCCTGATTATAGGTGGGTTCATATTCCGGCAATTCATACCAGTCCCACACATAACCATCCGCGTCAAAGATGTCTAAGATTGTGCTGATGTCTGTTTTGGAAAGGTCAAGGCTATCAACATCAAATGTATCAAAGTCTATCCCCATTACATCACAATAAGTTTCAGGCGTTATAGTATCGTCTTTAATATATTGTTCGCACAGTTCTCTTAGTTGTGCCACAGTATAGATATTGGTTTCACTCAATGTATCTTTCCAAGTCTCGTCTTCACAGTCTTCATTTGGATAATACAATTTATATACTCGCATCTTATACTCCTTTATTTTTCATATAAGTCCATTACAGTATCCAAAGTATCAACAAACTCTCCAGGCAACGGTTTAATATTAGTGGTATCAAAACTAGCAAATGGTCTTACATGGTCTGGACAAAGTTTCTCAAAGCCCCTGAAGGAACAGTCAAACACACTCCAACTACCCCAACAACCAGAACCTTTATATCCTTGTCCCCACGTTCTAATATATAAAATATTGTTAGAGTCTATTGCAAACTGGACACCATTACGCTGATACAATTTTTTACAATACAGTTTAGGTTTCTTATTCATTTCGGCCTCCTTTAGTTTTTGTTCATTAGATTTAACATATTGTCTATAAACCTATTTGCTTCTTCAAAGGTTTCAAAAGTATCTATAACCTTATTTCCATCTTCTATGTCTACCACATCATATTTGTTATTGTTATATGTTGCTCGGTATTTGACAAAGTTCCAGGTTATAAAGTTGATACTAAACCCATATTCTTCAGTCAAAACATTCATCAAAACTTCTTCTACATGTCCATCATCCATTTCACTTGTAGGTGTGTTCTCTTTATAGTCTTCCAAGGTTAGTTTAAAAGAGTGTAGTATAGTAGGTAATTCTTCGTCAAACTCCGGATAATCTTCTAAGTCTTCCAAATCCCAATCTATACTATCCACATCTACTAATACTGTTCTGCTCATTTTATTCATCCTCATCTTCATCATCTCTAGGTGGGTCAACATCATAGCAAGAAAAAGTCTCACCATCTGAATAACCTTCCATATAGATTTCGTTTCCACCTTCTTCACAATCCCAATCAAACTGAACACCTAACTCAGCCATTTTATGTAAGACTGGTTCAGGTGGCGCCCAAGCAGTATCAAATTGTAAATAAAAGGGTTCGTTGTTTTTTATTGCCTCATCTAAATTGTCCAAATTGCAATCGTCATGAGCCAAATCCCACTTAGTTCCCCAGTTATCACAATCCCATTCATACCAATTACTAGGCTTTACCCCTGTTCTCTCAGCCTCTTTGTTCATCCATTCTTTAGCATATAAAAAGTCTATCACCCCATCACGAAAGAAATCATTATCCGGTTCTTTCCCCAATCTTTCTTTAGTTATTCCGGCTTCTTCCATTAGGTTTTCATCACTTTCGCTCATATTCAAGTCGTTATAGAGTTTCATATGTTCAGGCTGAGGTATAATGTTATCAAAGCAAAAGTTCCCATTCTTTACACATTTCTCTTTGAACACTTCTGGATTTGAGATTGTCATATGATTTTCACACCAGTTTGGCATATTATCCTCCTTTGTTTATATTATCGTTGTTCATTAGTTAAGAGTCCTAACAATACTTCCCCATTCTCTTCAACCAATCTCGCAGCCGTCAATAAATCATCTGTCCCCCAAAAATCTATATGTAAGTCTTGTAAGTTTCTGGAAGCCACACAAGTAAAGAAGGCTACATCTGGATTATTGTTTATTTTCTGCGCTACTTTGAATAACTTATATCTATCTTCTTTATCCAACTTAGCATCAAAACCAATAAACTCTGGATACATCTCCCTTGCTACTTTTGCTCCTTCACCCGTTAGCATTTTATCAAGTTTAGGATTATCAACTATACAACAAGGGATTTGAAAGTGTTCGTCTATATTGTAGTTCTTCAACAGTTCTTCTTTATTTGGTTTCATTTTCTACTCCTTTTGTTATAAAACCTTTGACTAATTTACGACCCCACAACTTAAATTCTACTCGCAAGTCTGTATCAACCTCTCGTAAAACTTTTTGTATCTTAGGTGTCATAGCATATTTTACAAGTTTCTCTAAGTCTGCTTCTATCTCTTCTTGTCTTCCAGCCATTGCACCATAAAGACTAAATTCAAATGAGATAGTTATGACCTTTTTTCTTGTGTTTAAGTCTATCCCGCGCTGAATCAAAACTTCATTACTTCTGTTTTGTTTGTCGCGCTTAGTTAGATTATTTCCATACCAGCAAAAAGGCTCTAATACACCACGCAACTTATCACGAATCAAAGTATAATCACTCAAAGTCTTGTCGGTATCCATCATTTTCATATCACTAACCTTGACCCTGAATATCTTATACTGACCACCCATATGACCTTTTCTACAAGCATCAATTAAAATACTCTGCGCTTCACTATAATCACAAGTTGCAGAACGATAATCCCACAATCTAAAACCTACATTATATACATTATCAAATCTGCCAACTAAATATATATAGTCAATATTATCCATCTTATTCTCCTATTGTTTTTACATAATTATTGAAACCACCACACAACGAAATCATATTCTTAAACTCTTCATCACCATACACACTTATCATTCCGCTTGATGTATTGTAATGAATTAGTTGTATATGTTCGTTCTTTTTCACCCAGTCCAATAACTTAGACCATACATTACAGCTCGGCATATCAAACTCTTCTTTATGCCAATCTATAACACCCTCACCAATTACGGCTTCAAGTATCTGTATTCCTCCCCACGCCAAATACTTTCCGCCCGCCGCATCGCAAAACACAGCACTAACTGGCACATCTTTTTCTTTCAATATGTTTATAATTTCTTCTCTGGTCATAATTCAACCTCCTTTATTTGTTATTTACCACTTCTAAAAACTTATGCACATCACCTATCATTTCATAAGTCATAGCAGTTTCACCCCACATAAAGACATTATAGGTTTCCATATCACTATTTACACACCACACAATACAATGGTCTAATCCTTCAAATTCAATCATTGGAATATTGTCGTGGTAAAACCGGATAGTCAAAACCGTTAGTCCATCGGTAGGCAAAAGGTTTATAATGTTTCTATGGTTTTCCTTTGGTCTCCCCATATACTTATCCAATAACAACTTCGCAGCAATCCCAAAGTCCTCATTCTCTTTATCCCCCGCAACAATCTCAAATAATTCTTTTAAGGTCATTGTCGGTTTGCAGACTTCTTTGATTTCCACATCGTCATTTCTCAAAAACCTAGCAGCCATCAAAGCATCTATAAAGTCTAATTCTGGATAGTCTTTCAAATATAATTCACACCCAGTCAAAGCAGTTGTAAGTCTAAACGCTTCTCTTGCTGCCGCCTCACAGAGTTCCACCTTGGTTTTTACTTCTTTCGGGTCAAACATTTTTACTGTATCAAACCCTAAATATGTTCTTTGCCGTTTGTCATTTTCAAGACCTTCGCCAGATGGTAAAAAGTTTATTGCTCTTCCTTCCATATAGTCAGTCCAAATATCCTTAGCACAACACAACAAACCAAACAGATTGAATACATTATCTACATTCAACCCACTAGTCGCTTGTTTAAATGTTTTGTCTATGATTTCTTTTTCGTGTGGTAATAAGTCTCTGGGTGTTCCTAATTTACAATGTGTCCCATACCAACTCAGCGCTCCACGAATTTTTGAATCCATAAGTGCAAAATCATTCATATTCTTATTTACATTTACTACATCATTTACAAAGTATTCACCATCAGCAATAGATTCAAACCTACTACTTTCTTTACCGCTTTGATAATTCTTGCCTACAACACATACCTTGATATTACCTTTTGCAAATGCTTCTTGAAACGCTATAATGCTTTCTTTGCAGAAACAATACCAAGCACCACCCAACAACAACTGGGTCATCAATTCTTTCAAGTCTGTATAAAAATATGCTTTGCCCTGATAGGTGCCATGATTTTCTTTAAACCACAACAGAGCCATTTTTTGTTCTTTCTTTGCCATAATTCTACTCCTTTTAGTTCTAGTTGATAAAGCCCCAAGGTTTGTATTCTCTCAGGGCTTTTGTTTTCTTATTTCATTGCTTCTAAGATACAGTAGATAAACGATACAATATGCTTACACCCATACCCCATATTCTCTGCGTTCTTTTCAGGTCTATCTGTTTTCTTTTTATAGTTAGTCAGCACCTTATCGGTATATAAAGCACAACCACTATGCAGATTACCTTTCAAAGCACCGCCCAAAGTATAGTCAGTGCAATCACAATCTACCTTTATCTCTTTATCTAACAGGTCTTTTGGTCTTGGAAACTTACCCGCAACCAAATCGTCAGTAGTTAAACTCCCAGGCTCAACACCATAGAAAGCAACCTCAACCTTATACAGTTTATTGTTGCTCCCTTTTGCCAATGCCTTGAACGATAACTTCTTTTGTGATAAATCGTATCTGGGGTTCTCAAACTTATCAAACTCTATATCACTATTATCACGACCCATTGCTTTACTGTTATCTAAAAATTCTTTCGTTGTCATACTTCACTCCTTTATTCTACTATAAATTCTATTTGGTTTCCATTCACTTTATCAAACACATCATATTCTGCTTGATTATAAAGGTCTTGGAATTCTTTTAGTGTGTATGTTTTTGCTCCGCCCATACCACTTGCCCACCATACTCTTACCTTTATCATTTTATACTCCTTTTAGTTTTCGTTAGATGGTCGATATTTCTTGAACAGTTTTCCATTTATATTTACCTTTACAGGAACAAATATATCTACACCTTTCATTTTCTTGTCCAATATAATACCAAAGACTTTATTATATGCTTCCTCTGCCACATAATGACGATTTGCTTTGCTGTTATGTATCAATGAGCAATTAGTATTTCCATAGTGATTTGTTTTTGCTTCATCAACATCATCCACTGTAAAACTTATCGTCACTCCACCTTTTTGATTTGTGACAGCCCTTGAATTTGCACGAACAAATAAAGCACGAATAACTTTTTTAGTGATTTCATTGATTTGCTCATCTTGCATAGACTTTACTTGATATTCTGGTAAAGCATCTAAATCTACACATTTGATATGAGGAACACAATAATCACCACAGTTTCTTGCTATTGTTCTAAACCGTTGTAATGCCATTTTTTCATCAACACCAAACCAATCCATATCTTGTTTAGAAAAGGTTTGTGTGCGATATTGACTTTCATGTCCTGGTTTGATTTGACGATATACTAAATAAAATTTCATGGTTATACCTCCTTTATTATTAATCTCTGTCAAACAACAATTTACATTTTACTTCGTTGTTTTCCTCTATAAAGTCCAAAGCTGCAGCACATTGGTCAAACACCCAAATATCTATGGACTCTTTTGTTGTATCACTACCCCAAGAATGATTGTAGTTTCCATAGTGCACTCCCTCACCATAACCATCTCTACCACCTGAAATACAATCACTTATAAGATAGCAACCATCACCAACAATACTTTCTAACTTTTTTGTTATCTTGTTGATTATTGGCATTAGGACTTTCTTTCGTTCAATGTCATATCCATCTTTACTTAAATCTCCCCGCACATCAGCCTCAATATAACAATGATACCCTAACACATCTAAGGTATCCGCAACTCTACCGCTTGTTGATGTCGCCTCTCGTAATAATTGATAAGCTTCTAATGTTAATTTTTTCCCATCAAACAACAACTCATCTGTAATCTGTTCATTGTTGTCAAAATATTTCATAAGCACTTCTTTTATTGCTTGTTTAGTTGTCAATTTATCCATGACTTACTCCTTTGGTTTTTTATTGTTGATTCTGTCTTTTTTCCACAACTCGCAAAGACAGAAAGAAGCGAGCCAACAGCAGGACTCTAAGTTAGGAGTAGAATAGAAAACCTGCCTGTGGAAACCACTAAGCCTTGTTCTCTGCCACACCTAAACGATTCCTGATATATTGTTCCAAGAGTTCTTTATTGTTATCAACCAAGGACGCATAGTTTATTAGTTCTTGGTCATTTACTCTTGATAATCCATAGTCTTTATTCCAGTCTGTATTTGCTTTGATTCTATACAAGACACTTAACAAACCACTCTTATCATTCATATTCAAGATGTTTGGTGTTAGTTCGTGTTTGTCCAGCATAGTAATCAGCAAATCAACAGGATAACAATCGACTTCAACTTTACGATTCATTTCATACCCACCATTCTCTGTATAGTATTTCCATAACAGTTCATATGATGGTTTGTTCATAAGTTCAACCAAGCGTATATTCTTATTTGCATACTTGGCGAAGTCTTTTTGATTGAAATCTGACCGAAAGTATTTGATTGTTTTGACTGAGTATTTTTCCAACAATTCTTTTTTTGCTGTTGGGGACAATTCAAATCTACCTCTCCACAGTTCATAAATATTACAGACATCGTTTTCTACTAATCTTACGAACCAATCTAAATCTTTCATACCAACTTTTAGTTTTGATTCATACTTGATACTTGGGTCATAACAAAAGTCTATAATTCGTTGTAAGATTTTGTGAGATGTTTGTTTATTATATGCTCTGATTACATTCAATTTATATTTACCCATTATTTCCATTATTTGTTCGGGTTTCAATTTGTCTATCTGCTTTATATTAAACAATTCCAACAGATGTCCGGTTTTTGTGCTTATGATTGTTGTATATAATTTATTTGCATCAAACTTAGACACAAACAAATCTTTCAACATTGCTACTTCACTAAAACTATTAAACATATTTTACTCCTATTAGTTATAAAGTCCTGAAAGGTGTTGATTCTCTCAGGACTTTGTTGGTTTATTTAGAACTCCAACCGCATGGTCTTTGCTCTTTTTACACCGACAGGATTTTGAAAGTTATCGTTGCCAGTGATTCCCCATATTACAGGACAATAATCAAATTTCAAATTATCTATACAGTCATATCCATCAGTCATACAAATAAACACATCATATTTCTTTTTGTTTTCTTTTATCCAATCGAAACTAGATGCGATAGTTGTTCCACCAAAGGATGCCAACTTATAGTCTTTGATTTTATCCTGCGTTGGTTTTGTATAATTCACAAGGGTATCCTCATGAACTTGTGTTGAAAAGCACCAGATGTCAATGTCAAATGATTTAAAACTGTGCATAATCTTTGCTATATGCGCCAAGAATTCATGCACTTGTTCATCACCAACCGACCCTGATGTATCAATCGCAATACCTAACTTGATATGCGTATCTGTGCTAGTTCCTGGAAGTATATTACCCATACCCCAACTTCTACGAGATGGACGCTTCCAAGAAAAGTCAGATTTGATAAACGCTTTCAGATAGTTAGATAAGAAACCACGCCAATCAAATGGAGGTTCCTGAAACAAGAAGTCAAATGCTCGTTCTAAGAAACTATCAACCTTACCTGCATCTTGACCACCCATTTGTTTTTGGACTGCTTGGACTTGGGCTTTGATTCTGCCTGTGTCTGTTTCATCCATACTATCTTGCCCGCCATGGTCATCAAACTGTTTTTGTCCTTTCGCTTGTTTTTCTAACCACTTACCAACAGCACCCATCATTTCTTGTTCTACTTGTTCAGGTGTTTTGCCATCGTGGTCTTTCTTGAAGTCCTCTAACAGTTTTTCATATATCTGCTCACAAGTCATATTTCTATACTTTTCATCATATAAACCAAATTGCCCTTTCGGATTTTCTGGTTTGATTAACTTGTCGCTATGATACATTTCACCAATCGGTTTAGGCTTACCATATCTATCACTGTTATTTACAAGGTCTGAATTGATAGAGTAGTCAGTAGCATAATTCCATAACTGAGGATTCCTGCTACCCCGTCTTTCCATAGTCAGATTCAACAAATGCCCTACTTCATGACAGATTATAAACAAGATATTATCAACTGACATTTCGTGCATATCCTCGTGTTCTACCATATACTTCCAGTTGAAATAAATACCTTTACCATCTGTCCAGGCTATTGAATCGTGGTCAGACTCTACAAATTCAACCCCGACCCTTGCAGATATTGCCGCTAAGAAACTATGCTTTATCCACAGTTTTGTATTTACGGCTTCTTGCATTTCGTCTTTATTTACTGTTATCATACTTACCTCCTTTTAGTTTAGGATTACACAAATGACGGCTGCGAGTATCAACAAAATAATCAACATACACAGCATCATACCATTTACACTATCTTTTACACTATCAGTTATTGGATGCATATTTACCCCCTTTATTATTCTTTATAAAATACATGCATCCAAGATTTTTTATAATCACTGCTACATGTAAAGTGTGTATCATCTCTACTACAATGTTCCCTGGCTTCCTCTAAGGTCAAGCCAGTCATTATAGTTGTTTTTCTTTTATTCGGGTCACCCCATACTTTTACAATTTTATAAGTAGCCATATTTACCTCCTTTATCATTCTTGTTCATTATCATCTACACCAACACTTATCATACCATTACCCAAGTCTTTTACATTCAACTTTTCAGATAATTCCTCAGCCTCCTGTTCTCTCATTTGTTTTTCCATTTCTTTTTCGTGGTATTCTTTCAACAAGTCCGCCACATTTTCATCAAACCATTTAGATTCGTGCAGGTGATATTCATAGTTGTCCTCATTGTTTAGTAAGGATTCCATTTTATCACCAACCTCAACTTTACACAATAAATCATTAGCCATATTTAAACCTATCTGTTCGTGGTCATCATTCTCTTGCCACACCACCATCAAGGCTTTCATAATTGCTTTGATTTCTTTATCTGTAAATAGTCTTGCCATAACTTACTCCTTTATAAATTGTTGGGCAGTTTTATATCTTACCCAGGATAGTTATGTTATTAGAAGTTAGTTTTAGATGTGCAGAATTTTGCGACTGCTTGAATATCTTTATGACTTACATACGACAACAGTTTATTATTCTGTGTGATATGTTTAGTCAAAATCGCTTGCCAATCCGCTCGTTTCAACTTCTGGCAGGCTTCAAACAGATTATGCACAGCCTCAACCAATGCCTTACCCTCTTTTGATTCTTTATTTGGGCGACCATTTTCATCTTTTTCTGGTTCGTCCATCTGATTCAAAGTGGCAATACAACCTGTCAATGTTCCGAAAAATCCGTTTATATCACCATCATCACGAAAACCTTTACCTTTGAATAAGATTTCCGCTGGGTCTTGATATTTTTCAGAGTTTTTCAGATATTCCAACAACATATTTGATACTGCTCCACCAAAATACATACTTGCAAAATGGAACACTTCATCATAACTTGCATCCGTATTCATACTATATAACTTGATGAATCGTGACCAAGAACGAGGTGTGCCAAATGTATATGAATTGTTGTTGTAGTTATCAGTATCAAACAACTTATCAGGATTACGCTTTACAAACGCAGCCACCATTTGTTTAATCTTTTCTGGTGTGATTCCTGCGATAAAAGGTTTTTCCTGTGCTGGTGTTGTATCCAAGCCTAAGACATAATCAAACCACACATCCGCATTGGTTTTTACGAATATATGCCCGAATCTATCTTTGACTGGCGCTTGGATTTCAGTTGAGTAAGCATTGACCCCTGACTGATTACCTGCCGCAATGATACGATAACCATCTGGCAAGAAGTAATCACCAATTCGTCTTTCTTGAACCAACTGTTGAACAGCATTTTGCATAGCCGCAGGTGCATTATTCATTTCATCAAAGTATAACAACCCACGACCATTTGGATTTGTTGGTAAGCATTTAGGAATCGCCCAAGTTGTCTTAGTCATTTCCTTACCATACTCATTTACTTTTTCAGGCATAGGAATACCAATCAAGTCAGCAGGTTCCATAGATGATAAAGGATAGTAGAAGTATTCAAACTCTTTATCCTCTTGTTTCATCTTGCTTACAAACTGTTCTACCGATTGAGTTTTGCCAATACCAGGGTCACCCCAAACAAACAAGTTCAAGTTAGCCCGATACATACAATCAATCAATCTTGGTAATTTGTTTAAGACTATCCCCGAATCCATCAGTTCTTTGATTTCACGAGATACATTTACTTCATTGTTTTGATTTTTAGCCATATTCTACTCCTTTTTTTAGTTTTTTGGTGTTGATTTTGTTAGGTTTTATTTATTGACTACCCTAACTTTTAGTCATCGGCTCTGAAACAGTAATCGTGACTTGCCAATCCTGCTTCATAAGCCCATCTTGTTGAGGTATTACTGTAAATTGCTCCACATATATACCCCCCTAACTTTATATTGGTGACGGTTGAATAGGTTTTTACTCCCTCAACTTCAACCCCATCAATATTCAGTTTTACATATTTAGGACAACTTGGACTATACCGCATCCATTTTCCACCCAAGTCCTCAACACTTACATCATCATAACCACTCACCATTTTGTTATAGATGTAGTTTTGAACCTCTTGGAATGTCCGTCCTAAATATTTTTCACAAACCAAATCAGCCCATCCGTCTTTGCGACTTTCTATTTCAATTTCTGCTCCCCAATGGTCTTTTATATTAAACTTTGTCTTGCATCCACTAATAGTAAAGTCACCAGTATCAGGATTATAACTTTCAATGGTTCGTTTCAAGTAGTTTCGTTTGTTCTTGATGTCATATACCCTAGTCAAAGGTAAATGCTTGTCAAAATAATACTCAACCACTTCTTTTATTGTGATGTCGTTCATTTTACACCTCCTTTATTTCTTTTGTTGCTAAGAATAAACAAACACTAGCAATAATACAGTGTCCGATATTTGCATTGTTAGGTATTGATACAAACAAAAACGCAGTCATTACAATTAGCAAGAATAACAACCACACATTTGATACCATCTTTTTAGTGTCTTTCATACTTACCTCCTTTATTAGTATCTATTGTTATCTTTATAGTCCTCAACACCATACTTTTCTTTCATTTGCTCTTTCCACTCGTTTATTTCTTTTTGTGTTGATAGACTAGTGATTTCATCAACAGGTTCATCATTGTAGTTATCATAGACATACAGGCGTTCAATACTTCCGTTCCAAGCGTCACTCAAATTACTTGCATATCTACTCAAATCTACTTTCAATTCCTTGCTGATACCTACAAAACCACAAGTGCCGCTATCCCATCTACATCTTGTATCGTCACTCTTATTGAAAGCAAACGACACCATACCATGCACATAAGCACCTAAGGCATACGCTTCATATTTGTCTTTTCCATAGGTTTCGTCAAGGTATTTTTGAAATGATTCTATGTCTTGTTCCACATTTCCAGTTTCAGGCTCCCAACTTTCATCAGTAGCCAACCTTTCAAACCCCTCACGATTTTTACCTATCCAGGCTTTGTTGTTCGCTTTAAAGTCCTCAACCACAAATTCAGGTTCGCTTTCATCATACTCACAATAGCCTACATATCTATCTTGCTCGGTTGTTTCTATTACTTCAACCTTGCCACTTTCTAACAGTTTCTTTTCTACCGTCATATCTTTACTCCTTTATTTTTAGATGTTCTTGTTCAATTTCGTGTCTCATTTGTCTAAGGTTTTCTAAATATGCCCTAAACGATTCTACCTTATTCACGATTTTCCACATTAGCGCCGCTCCTACCTTATTTACAGTTCATAATTCCAACGGTTCTTGTCTATTGCTTTTTCTAAGTCTAACATCGCACAAAAACCGCTCACATCTGCCAAAACGCCGTTCAATATTCGTTCTTGTTGTCTAATCGTTATTCCACTATCTACACAATATTCATCAAACGCCGCTAGTATGCACAAATTCTGCTCATACATCGCTCGTCTATAAACCTTATCATACTGATTCGCGTTCCGTCTTGCTATACTTTTTACTAATTTATTCAAGTTTGTCATTTTTCTACTCCTTTATGTTTTTTGTTGTTCCACTAGCGCCGCTCATAGCCCTAGTCTTTTAGTATATACTTGGACTAGCACCGCTTATAGCACCAACCATAGTATATACTACCCACTCGCACCGCTAATAGACCATAATAACCCTACTAGCGCCGCAAATAGACCTACATACCAAATATTAACCCCATAGACCACTTTACACATACCGCAATAAGACAACTACAACCTAACACATTGAAAAAATAATCTAGTGCCTTGTTGATTGTGTCTATTGGATTTTTCTTGTAGTTTAATCTATCCAAAAATTTGTTATACATTTTATTCTACTCCTTTCTAAACCAACCCATACTATCTTTCTATCAACGAAAAATAGCAGGCAATAACTAACCGATACAATATAACCTATACCAATTCGTTATTATCTGCTATCTACTTGAATCTATATTGGTCTTGGAATCACTCGCCCCTTGACATAACACAATATAACACAATCAAAAACAAAAGCAAGAAAAATTAAGTATATACTTTTGACTTGCCTTGACTGGAATATAAAAACTTGACAAAAACAAAAACAAGTCAAGCCCCCGCCCCCCTGTCAAGTCGCAACCGATAAAATAAAACGAATCACCCGCCCGCTTTACATAGTCAATTAAAACACAAAACAAAAAAAACGCAAGAAAAATTAAGTATATACTTTTTAATCGCCTTTATATTATACTATTAAAGAAAAATTTTAAACTATAATAAACGCAATTTAAACGGGCTTTTAAAGGGCTTGTTTTTTTATAACTTTACACTATACCAAAAACAAAAAACACGCTTTTAAACGCAAAAAAACACCTATTAAAATAGTATATACTAAAAAAACGCCTTTAAGGGCTTATACTGGAAACCCCCACCAGTTAACAGTGCAAAAGATGTAGTTAGTCCTTTTGAGTCTCTGAAGTCCTTTTGAGTTCATGCAGTCTTTTGTGGTCTCTGGGGCTGGATCCTTTGAGTCTTTATTTGGCCAATTATAGGATTTTTGATTGGTAAGTTGTGGGATTATGTTTTATTGATTTTACTGATTAATTATAGATTTTTCTTTAAGTGGGTGTTATAATTAATGTTTGAGTTTAGAATTAAAAGCGATATAGTATAACAAACGAGGAGTATAGTCATTATGAGTAGAAGAAAAGAATTTTTATTATGGGGTGTAAAAAAGTCTAGGAATGGTATATATTGGAGTGATGGGTTAGGATTATCTTTTATTGATGGTGGTTTGATGACGGAATATGATGGTAAGTATGATGGATCAGGGAAAGACATTGGTTGTTGCTTAGTAGAGATGGGGTATTGGTTAGGTGGTAGGACAAAGGTTGATATAAATGTAGCTGGTAAAAAGGAGTTATTGTTTTATTTATTGAAGAAAGCAAAGGTATAGTATATGAGAAGGGTATTAGTAAGATATTATGGTTGTGTTTTAGAGGGTGGTAAGAAGAAGTATTTTATTTATAGTAATGACGAGAGTAAGACTGGGAGGATTTACATATATGTTGGTGGTTATATTGGAATGGGAGACAATGGGATAAGGTTTGGCAGTGGTTATAGTTATGTATTAGGGGGAGTGGAGAAAAAAGATGGGTGGTTATATGTTGTTTTATTTGGGAGTGGTAAGGGTGGTAAGTATAGTATAGCCAACATAATAGAGAGTGATAAGTATAAATTGACTGCTTTGTTAGGGTAATAAGATGAGGGATTATGACACTTTGAATCTTTTTTGGGAATATGATGCGATACAGGACTGGGGTAAAGGCGGTTGTTGGTATCATTTAATCAAGGGAACAAAGAAGCAAGGTATATGGTATGAATGTGATAGTTGGATATTATGGAAAGACGGGAGAGGATATATAGGTTATTGTTTTAGAAATGAACATAAAAGGGCCAGCAAAACAAATAGAGTAGTATGTGAGATGAAGAGTGGAATAATTGGTGGATACTTAGTTGATAATGGGGACTTTTGTGATGGTGGTTATGGCAAGAAAGAATATATAGATTGGTTGTTGGGGGGATAATGAGATGATGATGAGGTGTTTGATTAGGTATATTGGGTATTTTGATGATCACGACAGGCACAGGCATTATATTTGTAAAAGGATTAATATTTATAGGCATTTATTTGGGTATGGATGTTTAGTTGATAATGATCTTATAAGTTTTGGTGCTAATGGTGAATGGATATATGATGATTTAATAAGTAACAAGGATTTTGAGCGTGGATGTCCGACAGGGAGAAAGAATGAAATAATTAATAAGGTAGATGGATGGGTGTGTGTATGTTATAATATTGAAGATGAGGGCGGCTGCAATGTTTCAACTGGGGAAGTAAGTTATTTTAAGTCTGATATTTTTGACAAAGAAGAGGATATTTTAGAATATTTATTGGCTTGAAGAAGTAATTAAATATGGTAAAATAGTAATATGGTGATAAATGAAGAAAAACATATTGTAAAGCATAATGAAGACTTAGGATGGCTATTTGGTTTACCTGAGGGTGTTTTGTATGTATATTATGGTGGTTTGATATTTTTGAATTACGGTTGGTTTCACGAGATGGATAATTGTGGCAGGCCTGTAATAAACAACATGACGATTAGTGAAGTTGTAAGATTAATAAAAAGTGATACGGGATTAGTAGAGAGGATAGAATGTTTGAGTAAGGGCGTTATAAGAGACTATTATGACGCAAATGAGATGTTATCAAAGCACAAGAAATTATTAAGCAAGTACGGAATAAAAGAATTAGAGCCTGTTGTTGATGGACATTCTTTTGTTATTAAGTTGTGGTTTGAAGATTTTGAAAACGACAGTATGTTTAGGTTTTATTTTAGGACCAGTGGGAGTTATATGGATGGAAGGGTATTATTAAAGCTTTTGGGTAGGATAGTTGACAAAGGTGAAGACGGGGTAAAAGAATACAATAAGTGGTTAGAATTTGCACGGTTATTGAAGAAATTTGATATTGAGATTGGGTGGTTTAATTATTTTAGGTTAGAAGGTGATAATATAGTATTTAAGGGAAAAGACTGGAGATTGGATTGGTGTACTGATTTTGAAAAGAAGCTGATAAGTATATGTGAGAAGGATAAGGGTAATAATTATAGGATGAGGTGTGGTAGTATTGAAGAATTTGATGCATTATTGGAGTTATTAACGTGATATATAAAAACACTGGAGCTGTTGTAGATTTTAGCAGTGGTTATCCTGAGACTGTTGGGAGACATTGGATTTATTGTAACAGGAATGAAAGAAGGATAACTGAATTCAAGAACCTATATAGTTCAAATGGGATAAATTGGTATGCTATTGGTTTTGAGAGTTGTGTTTCTGAGGATGTTGGAGAAAATGATGCAATAGAAAAGTGTAGTTTATGGGAATTATTTAAATGTAAGAAGGTTTTTGATGATGCTGGATTTGTAAGTTTTTGTCATGGTTTTGAGAACATATTTGACATTTTGGATAACATAGAAGATAAAAGTGCGATATTGGAAGGGTTATTGAGATGAATTGGGAAAAAATTGTAAAATATATTGAATCAGGGTATTATAAGAAAGATTTGAAGGCAGCCAAGGAAATTAGCGGATGGCTGGATGTAAGTTATAGGTTTGATTTATGCTCTGGGTGTATTATAGTTGGCGAAAATAATAGAGTTGATATTTTTGATACGATGTTTAGGGTTGAAAATTATAAAATAGAACAAATAGAAAAACTGAAAGAGGTTATAGAAGGTTGGGATGATGTAATAAAAGAAATAAAGATTATAATGGGGAACCAAGAATATCAAAAACTAATTGAGAAAAAAAGAGGGCATATAGAATTTAATAGGTATGCTAGTGATGGGCGAACTTTAGATTATATAGAATTGAAATGGGATAAGTCTTTGGTTGATTATATGTTGGGTTTGGATATTATTGGTAATGATTCTATAATTGAGCAGACGGAGGCTATAAACAATATTGATGATGAATTATATGCAGTTGGGGCGGTTTTTTGTAATCATTTGAAATCAGTGCTCTTTAGTAGATATTTTATATTAAAGAAAGACCCTGGAACTGGCAAATATTGTATAAAGTTTGAGTATAGCGATAAATTAAAATTGGAGAGTGTAGATCAAAAGCTTAGTATGTTGTTTGGTAATAGGAATAAGTTGTATGTAAAAAATGCAGAAGAGTTAGATGTTTTGATGGGGTTGATAGAATAAATGTTAGAGCGTATACCATTTATTTTTAAAATACTAGAAGCCTATAAGGATGAAACCTATGGGAATTATTGGCTAAGGGTAAAATTGACTTTAGACGGATCAGAGCACGTAATGAGTTTGACAGAAGAAGATAAGCGTGTAATATTTTTTCAGAGCACAACCACAGAATCCTCTCAAGAAGTGTTAGAAAAAGCAAGAAAAGACTTTAGAAAATTGGAAAAATTGAGAACCAGAAAGAATGATTTTACAATAGAAAGCACAGGTAAGGCAAAAAAAATCATAAAGGTATTAGAGGAGTTGTTGGTATGATAATTTTTATAAGAGATGTTTTAGATATAGAGTTTGATAGTGAATTAAATGTTGTTTGGTATGTTATAAGAAATATCCATCAAACCCAAGTCACAGAATATATTAAAGTTTCATACAGCAGCAATCATCCTTTATTATATTGTCCACTTTCTATGGATTATAACCCCCCAGCAAAATCGTTATCTAAAAAAGTTATTATTGTATTAGATGGTGAAAATGGATATATTGAAGATTTTTATATGTGGCTGGAAAAAATCTTGTCAAACTAATTAAAAGATGTTATTATAATTTGGAAATGGAGAGTAAATATGGAAATAAAAGATAAAATTTTAGAAATATTGATTTTTATGACTTTTGGAAATGATCCTAAGTATTTGTTTTCTGTTTCAAATATTGAAGATAATGCTAAAAGTTGTTATATTGGTATTTCTAATGTTTTATGGTATAATTCAGATGTTTGGGGTAATGCTAATGGTAAGTTTATAGAAAATGGCAGACTTTCTTATAAAGATGAATATGAACAATTTTGTAAAGACTGGGTAGAAAGTTTTTTGAGCGATATAAGAGTTCGTTTGTTTTATCCTAATTCTGTATATAAATATTCTAGTGTGTATGATTATTTGAGAAAGTTACACAATAAATATGTTGCAAGCATTGATTTAAATGCAAAATTTGAAAGAGAATTTCCAGAATTATATAGCCTTTGTAATTTTGTTTTTGATGTTTGTGGTAATGTTGGAGAAGAAACTGTTGGTGTTTTTAATGTTGGAAGAGAAAGTCCATTGTATTTATTAGATGATTATGAGTGGCTTGAACACGAAAAAATAATCAAAATAGATGAAAATGGTTGTGTTGATCTTGGAAGCTTTTATCAGTTTATACAAAGACTAGAAGATAATAAAGATAAAATTCAATTAGCAAAATTATTTAATGATTATGCAGGAGAAAACGTAACATGTAGTAAAAGAATCGTAAAGCTTGATGGTGGCGTATATGAGTTTTCTTTTTTGAGTTGGGATCTGTGGAAAAATAAAGAAATAGAATGGCTAGAACAGATAGGAGAAATAAAAAAAGAGCCTGGGTATTTTACTTCGTTTACTAATTTGGTTATAACTGGAACATATGAAGAAATTGAAACTATGTTGGAACTTGTAAAAGGTGGAAAATAAAGATGATGTTTATAAATGTTCTCGTTTTTGTTGTAACTTTTGGTGTTTGTTTTTATATTGCAAAAAGAGATAAAAGAAATAGAAACATAAAAGCAACTTCGGCAAAAATCATGGCAGTAATAGTGGACATGGCTTACCACGGAGACGAATTTGCAAGTTGTTTAAGTATAGATGATCTTATTATTGATCTAAAAGTAAAGGCTAGATATGACTTTTTAGATTATTTTGAATGGGATAAAAAATTGACAATTGACAGCGAAGATTCCAGTGCGTTTTGGAAAAAGTATGAAGAAGAAAAAAGAAGGTTCAAATCAGATAGAAGATATAAAATATACAAACTCTTTCTAAAAAATCTAACCCGTCATGGGAAAATTATTGTTTTAGATGATGGTAGTGTTTATTTGGTTGTTTATAAATACTATTATAATCCTGGTGGAGTGGTGTTGAATTATACATCTTGGCCTAATTCAGCTACTTGTATTGCTTTAGGCGGCGGTGGAGGAGGAGGCGGTTTTTATTATTTAAATGCGCCAGATTTGAAAAGGAATGACAAATTGAAATGTGAAGGGTTTGAAAAAATAAGACAAATATGGCACAATACAATAGAAGAAAGAACACACACAATATTTATAATCAAAGAAAACGAGATAGATGATTTTTATAGTATGTGTGAGCTAATATGTGGAGAAGAACTATCATGGTAATAAAAGAGCAAAATAAAAAAAGTAAAGTATGGTTTGTGGTGGCATGTGAAGAAGAATTTTATATGCCAGATGTTAATATTGTTTATACTGGAGTTGGTAAGGTAAGAGCTACAATGGCTACACAACACATTATAGACAAATATCAACCAGAAAAAATTATAAATATTGGGACTGCTGGTTGTATTAGTGAGTCTTTATGCTTCAATGTTTTTCGTATTGGTAAGATTGTTGAAAGAGATTATGATACAAAAGATGGTAAAATCAATGAAATAGTCTTGGATGGCAATGTTGTTTTGGGCACCGGAGATAGCTTTGTGGAAGATTGGACTGGTTTGAATTTTTCTTTAGTAGATATGGAAGGGTATGCTGTTGGTTATGTATGTAAAGAAAATAATATAAAGTTCGAATGTTATAAATATGCAAGTGATACGGGAAATATGGAAAGTTGGGAAAAAAGTTTAGAAGGATGCAATAAAACATTTGTGGATCTAATTAAAAGCAGTAAAATAGGATAAATGAAAAAAGCTATAAATATTTTTGATCTAATAGAAGAAGTAAACAAGGACTTGGGAGAGGACTTGTTGTTTGCTGTTGTACCAGAAAATGATATTAGTGTTTATGTTATGGTTGCAGATAAAAAAATTGGTAAACAACAAAAACTAATAATAAGCTCAAAATATGATATGTTTACCAAAAAAGATGATATACTACGCGCTAAAAAAAGAATTGTAAGTGTTTTGATTCCTTTTGGTTTTATATCTTTAGCAAATCCATATGAACAATTTCTATCAAAGGCAAAACAACAAGTGAGTAAAATTAGAAACTTCTCAAAAACAAAAGATTATTTAGAATCCAGATATGGCATAGAATTTGGTCATTATGCTTGTATGGGAAATTCTTTAGATTGTTTTGTTGTTTTTCCAAAATTAGAGTGTAGAATGAATCCAATGTTTAAGTTTACCATGTATTATAGTCTTTTATTTGATGGTGATAAGATAAGCGAAAAAAGTTTGAAATCTTATTGTAGAAAAATGGATAAAGTAATAACGAGAATGAAATGTTTGTCTGCGGCTTTTGATAATTGTGAGTTGATGTGGAATGGTAAAAACTTTTATAAACACTGTACAATAAAAAGAAGTGGTTTTGGAGATTGGATTATAAAGTTTCCGTATATTGATAAGTATTTTGCTGCTCAAGGCATCAATGATATAAAAAAACTGATAAAAATATATCACTATAAAGACACAGACTATTGTATATGGAGAGGATCAACACCAGAAGAATTTACTACAATGAGGGAATTACTGAAATGAAAACTAAAGAACCTAAATTTGATACAGGTAAAGAGTTGATGGAGTGGAGAAGATCTTATGTCAAAAACTGGCTCAAAGAACACCATCCGGCCCTTACTTGCACCTACAGAAAAACAAAATTCGGTGGTGAAGACCTGTGGATATGTTTAAACTCTTATTTGAGTGATGATGAAATAATGTTTGGAATTCAGTGTCCAGAGTATGCCAAAGACTCAAAAAGCATCATAGGCAATACAATAATTATGGGCGGTGTGAACTCTTTTACAGCTCCAGTTATGTGTGAAAGAATTGAGAAGCGCATAAAAAAATACGGTAATTATAATGCTTTATGTTTTTTGGATTCAGTTGTAAAAAGATCTGGCAAATATTATTAAATGTGGTAGAATATAAATCATGAAAATAAATGTACAGAAATATTTATCAATGCATGACTCGGTGGTAAAAGAAATATTGGATAAAACTGATATTCCTTTTGCCAGGGTTGAGACTACTTGGTTTAGAAAAGGACAACAGCATAGATATAAAGGTAAAATGCTAAAAATCGAATGTGAAGAACCTATTTTGATCTCTAGTTATATTGATCTTGGTGATGGTAGAACTTTGAGAATTAGTAATCATGAAAAAAAACAAGGACTACCACCGGCTATGTTGAATTGTGTTTATGAATGGCAGACTGGAAAAATAGACAATAAAGTGTTGAAAAAAATAATAGGAGACTAAAATGAAAAAAACATTTAGTAATATTTGGTATAGTATACGTTCTTTTTTGTGGAAGATAACACCCAAATATCAAGATAGAAGTATATTTACTAAAGAATATTGGGAAATGTGGAAAGATAGACGTAAACAAGGATTTGATGTTTCGGACACTTGGAGTCTTGATTATACTTTTACTAAATTTATAGCTCCAAGACTTAATGCTTTTGCTTATACTTATGATTTAGGCAGACTGAGTGTTCCAAATGAAATTTTAGATGAAGAACAAAGAGTATCTATCAATAAAGGTTATGAATGGGACGCAATGAAACATCAATTAGTTAATAAAAAAGAAAGACAAAGATGTTGGGATAGAGCAATAAAACGCTGGACAAATATCTTACACGAAATGGCTGACGGTTTTAATGATATGAAATTGGAAGAAGATGATTGGGATGCTTGGAGAAAAAAATGGGAACCTGTAGCAAATAAATGGAATAAAAAAATACAAAAAGCAAAAACCGTTCAGGAAAAACAAGCAATCTGGAATCAAGTAGGAACATGGAGAAAATATGATAATCGTAGTTCCTTTGGTATAAATGTAGATGATGTTGTTTGGGCTATGCGTGAGAGATCTATGGACTTATTCAGAAAATATTATCATTGCTTGTGGTGGTAAAATGTCTTGTCAAAATAATTAAATAATACTACAATATAAGAGTCAAAACAAAGGAGTAAAAAATGGATAATAAAATAAAACTTACATTGTTGTTGGTCTTTTGGGCTCTTATATTTTTTATTGTTGGTATTGGTGTTTCTGCTAGAGCTAATGCAAACAATATGGCTTTTCAATATGGTGTCTTGTATCCTCAATATGTTAGAAATGCAAATTGTGAAATAGAAAAAATCTTAGTAGAAAAATCTCAAAAGAAAATGCACCTAATTGATTGTAATGGTAATGTAGTCAAGTCTTATAATGTGGTAACTGGTAAAAACAAAGGCGCTAAACAATGTGATGGCGATAAAAAAACTCCAGAAGGCACTTACCATATTATAGAAAAACGTGACTCTAAATATTATAAATTCTTGGCTTTAGATTATCCACAAGCTAAGGATATAAAAAAAGCAAAAGAATTAGGATGTAAGCCAGGAGACTCAATCGGTATTCATGGTTGGATTGAAGGACTTCCACTTGATGGTTCTCTTGGGTGTGTGCGGGTTATGACCAAAGAAGAAATATTAGAAATTGAAAAAATGGTAAAAGTAGGAACAGAAGTAGAGATAGTTAAATAATTTTTCTTGACTTTGTAGTTCTATTAGATTATCATAATCATTGGGGTTGTAGCTCAGTTGGTAGAGCACCTGCTTTGCAAGCAGGGGGTCGTCAGTTCGAGTCTGATCAGCTCCACCAGTGGTCCTGTCGTCTAAAGGAAGGACACCACCCTTTCAAGGTGAGAATGCGGTCTCGGGATCCGCCAGGACTACCATTTTTATTCCCGCTTAGCTCAATGAGTAGAGCATCTGACTGTTAATCAGAAGGTTGTTGGGGCGGAGCCAACAGCGGGAGCCACGCCTGTGTAGCACAATTGGTAGTGCATCCGATTTGTAATCGGAAGGTTGGCGGATCATGCCCGTCCACAGGCACCATTTTTATTGGGTCACTATTCCACTAAAGACGTGGGGCGGACTGTAAATCCGTTATCTTTCGATTGGCCTGGAGCGTTACCAGGGTGGCCCACCATCATATTTTACCACATTTATATGTGGTATTTTTTATTAAATATTTCAAACATTAGTATGAAAAATAAGTTCTAATACTTATCCAGCAAAAGGTAAGTATTATGTTTAATTGTAAATATTGTAATGAAAAATTTGAAAATGCCAAAAAAGTTGCAGCACATACAAAATGGTGCAAACAAAATCCAAATCGTGGGGTTGGGGTGTTGAAAATAAAACACAGATATTGTGCTATTTGTGGAAAAGAAATTTTTTGGAACAAAAAACACAGGAGTAAAGTGTGTGATAATGAAAATTGCAAAAAAGAAATAAGAAAACATACTGATGATTATAAAAAATCAATGTCTAAAAAAAGAAAAAAATGGCTAAAAGAACATCCAAATTTGCATCCATGGAAAAATAATAACAAATTTATATCAAAACCATGTGAACATTTAAAAAATATATTACAAAAAAACAATATTTTTTTTGAAAAAGAATTTTCGCCAATAGAAAACAGATTTTTTTCAATAGATATATTTATTCCATCTAAAAATATTGGATTAGAAGTGAACGGAAATCAACATTACACAAAAGATGGTAATTTAAAAAAATATTATCAAAACAGACATGATCTTATTGAAAAACATGGAATAAAATTAATAGAAATACATTATGCAATGGTTTATAATAATAATTTTATTGTTGATCTTTTGGGTTTTATAAATAATTTAAAAGAGATAAATATTGATCAATATAAAAAAGATGTAAAATTATCTAAAAAACAAAAAATTATTGAACAAAAAAAATATAGAGAAAACAAAGCGAAGGAAAAAATACAAAAAAGAATTCAAAAAATACAAAATATGAACATAAATTTTTCAAAATTTGGTTGGAACACCAAAGTGTCAAAAAATCTTCAAATTTCAAACACACAAGTAAGACGTTTTATGGAAAAATATATGCCAGAATTTTATTCAAAATGTTATAAAAGAAAAAGTTGTAAAAAAAATTAAACATGCTATTATATAAATATAGCCCCTGTGGTGTAATAGATAGCATTTATCTCTTCTAAAGATACGATCCTGGCGCACATCCAGGCAGGGGTGCCAGTTTTATCCGTCTGTGGCGGAATTGGTAGACGCTCAGCACTAAGGATGCTGTGGAGAAACCCGTGGGGGTTCAAGTCCCCCCAGACGGACCAAAAACAAAGGAGAAGAATTATGAGTCGTATTGCTGTACCAAATATAAATGGAACCATTGGAGCCATAACTGCTGTAGATAATTCCATAGATGCTTCTGGTTCTTGGGGACAAATTATTGGAGATTGTGGTAGTCCTATTTATACTACTGGTTATCAATCTTCTTCTACTCGTATTGAAAACGTTTATAGTCTACAAGAGCGTCATAAAACATATAAAATCATCAGCGCAACAATATCGGAGTATAAAAAGAACAAAAAGAATTATATATTAGGTGTTGGTAATTATTATTCATATGGCATTGGTAGAGAGTCTGGTTTGAGTTTTAAGATCAACACAACAATCGATATAAATTTATTTAACAAAAGAGAGCAAAGAACCGAGAAGATATGCAATGTAAGTCAATATGCGGCTCCTATATTTGAAAATTGTGTTATGAAGTTTTTGAACGATCATGCGGAAGAATTTTTAGAATTATTAGAGTCCGAAACAAAAAAAGATGTTATAAGTTTTGCCAAGGAAGAGGGGCAAAAGTTGAAAGACCAGTTAGAGTTTATTGAAGAATTAGAAAAGATAGGAGACTAAATATGAAGAAATTTACTGTTATTATGAATTGTATTAGTTTATTATTGATAGGTTTTATTTCCGTTATGCTTTTGACATGGAGTGTAAGTGCTGAAACAATAAGGGGCAAAGCAAGAGTTATAGATGGGGATACGATAGAAATAAACGGAGAAAAGATTAGATTATTGTGTGTTGATACTCCGGAAAGCAATTATCGTGGAAAGACTCAGTATTGCTTAGATAATGAGACTGATTGTGGTGATTTAGCTAAAAAAGCATTAAAACGTTTAATTGGCAATGAACATGAAGTATGGTGTGAATATGAAAAACATGATATGTATGGTAGAATATTAGGTATGTGTCAAGAGTATTCATATTGGAATACATATCCATATTGGGGTACCTATAATTATGAAATGATTTATTATGGATATGCTTGGTTTTATCCTGGTGGCAAAGAATGTGAAGAATTTAAACAAGCTTTTGAAAGTGCTAAAGAAAAAGGTCGTGGTTTATTTAATGAAGAATTAGGTGGATTTAAAGAACCAAAATTATGGAGGAAAAAGAGAAGCAATGACTAAAACAATGCGCAATGTTTGTATTATGTTGGTTGTCATAGCTGTATTTTTGTGGCTTGTAGGTTTAGGTCTTGATTATCTAAAAGAAGCATCAATGACAAATAATGCGAAAACTGGCTGGATTGTTTTTGGTTGGATTGGTGGTTGGGTTGTTATGGGACTTATTGCTAATTGGCTAGAACAAAGAGAGTGAATGAATGGTAAATGATATGTTTGTTTTGAATAAGAAGATTGCTAAATTACGTCATTGTCACACTATCTATAATAATAATTTAGATTTAATGTATGATGCAAACGGAAAACAAACTGAACTAAGAAAAGAAATCAATCGTTTGCTATATAAAATTGCTACTGGGGAGCTTGGAACATCTTATCTTGCCGGTGTAAATTCTGAAATAAAATATGCAAAAGAAAAAATCAAAAAAGAAGAAAAACTAAAACTTGGAATTGGCAAAAGACATAAGAAGAAAAAAGAACCATCAATAGCAGAACAACAGGCGGCATTATTACGAGGGGTGAAAAATCTAGAAAAACAACAAGACAACCATCATCGGCAAGTATGTTTAGCTAAGATTGGAATGCTAAAAACTCAATTACAACAATCTTATAGAAAAGCATTGCCATATTATAAAGCTTGAGTTTGTAATTAAATTTGATACAATGGTAATATAAAAGGAGATAAAGTATGAAACAATATAAATTCAAAAATGGCTTAGTATTATTATATGAAAAGAATAAATACAATAATTTAGACTCTTTTCAAGTAAATGTTGGTACCGGATCATTATTAGAAGGAGAAGGTGAATATGGGATTAATCATCTTATAGAACATCTTATTTTTAAATCCACAAAAAAACGTACAACACAACAGATTTCAACAGAATTAGAAATAACTGGAGCCAATATAAACGCATGGACAAGTTATAGTAATGTTCGTTTTTATTTTGATGTATTACCGAAGCATTTAGAAAAGTGTGCAGAAATTTATGCTGATATGTTGTTCAATAAAGACATAAAATTATCAGAATTCAAAATGGAACGTGATGTGGTATGTCAAGAAATTGCAATGTACGAAGATCATCCGGCGGTAATAAATGAAGAAAATTGGTGGAATAAGTTTTATAACTGGAAACCTGTAGCTGGAACGATTGAAAGCGTGAAAACAATAACTCTTGGAAAAGCAAACAGATATATCGAAAAATATTATAACCCTCAAAATATGGTAATTTCTGTTTGTTCTAGATTGTCATTTCTTACCATAAAAAAGATTGTTGCAAAATATTATGGCTGTATTGAAAATCGTGAAGAAGCAATTACAACCAAAGAAGCCTGGAATTTTATGTCTTATCAAGGACGCAGATCTTTTATTAAGAGCGATGTATTCAAAAAAGAAGTATATAAAAAGAAAAAGAAAACATCACAGGTTCAGATTGCTTATGGATATGATATGAAAGACTTTAATATTGAAGAAATAGAATTTTTGAACAATATTTTGTCTGATGGCCTATCCAGTATCTTATATCGCGAAATTAGAGAAAAATATGGTTTGTGTTATGGATTTCATATTGATACAGATCCATATTATAACAAACAGGTAATGGAAGATCAGTGCCTTGTTTCTATGATAAAAGCAAGCACAGAATCTCAAAATGTGGACAAGTTTTGTAAAATATTTGAAGGCGTAATGTCTGATATAAAATCTGGTGAATTAATATTAGATAGTGATATTGAAAGGGTAAAAAATATTTATGAATCAAAAGAAATAAAAGCAGAAGATGTTGCCTCATATAATCACTATAGATACAATTCAATATGTTGCGATTATCCAAGTCTTGAAAAAATGAAAAAAAGAATTTTGAAACGTAGCAACAGAGAAATAAGAGAATTGATTAATTATATGTTGGAGAATTCGAATTTTAATGTCAGCATGCTTGGAAATATTGATACCAAAAAGATTAAATGATGTTACATTAATTGAGATTAAGGTCTGGTAATTCTGGGCCTTTTTCTTTATAATGTGGGAGTAAGTAAAAGGAGATTGTATGAAAAACCAACTCAAAAAATTTAGTTTTAGTATTGTTTTACACACGCTTAAGGAAATAGAAGATTTGTTTGCTGGTAATTGGAATTCTCTGAAAGTTGAAACAGAAGAAAGACCAATAAGGGCGCAAGATGATGACAACAGCATAGAAGAAAGAATAAAAGATTTTGAACTTATGCAGCTTATTAAATACAAAAAAAATGCATATTTAGAACCATACAAAAAAAGAAATAAAAGTATGGAACATTACTCCCGTTGGTTGCTGAATTTTATGGATATTTCTAATTTTGCGTATTTTTTGGCCTCTAATTGTCATAAGTTAAATATTGAGAGTATTTATAATTTTGAATGTAAAATAAATTCATTAGAGGAAACAAAAGTTTTTCTGAAAGAGTGGAATGATTCTAATGGGAATTTGCCTGCAGAAAGTATAATACAATTTTTCAAAAAAAAGATTGTGCGGGAGATGATTGAAAATTATTATACAAAATTTATCGATTCAATGCAGCAAAAAATTGATAAACTAAATCCAAACAAAAAAGAATATTATACTCAAAATCTTGATATTTATCTTGATTTGTTTGGTGTAAAAGATGAAAAAGAAAAAGATGTAATTAGATTTTTGGTATATAAAAATATCAAATGTTTTTCTTATGGTGCATCTGGTGGCAATACACGTAAAGCTGTCATGTTGCATGTTGGAATTACAGAAAAAGAATATAAAAAAATAATGTCATCGAACTTTTGTAGCATATGGTTTTGCAAGGGTAAAAATGATAAAATTTTATATAACAGTGATATGTTAGAGCCTATTTTCAACATAGAATCTGGAAAAGAATGTTTTTTAAATAGTGTTATCAAAAAAACTGAAAAATCAAAACTTTCATTGGATGATTTTGGACATGTAAAGCAAAAAGACTATATTCTCAGTGTTTTACAAAACGCATTAAGAAAGCAAAAAAAGGGAATTAATATTTTATTATATGGCAAACCTGGAACTGGAAAAACAGAATTGTCCAAAACACTAATTGATGCCTGTGGTGCTGAAGGTTATAATGTTCAAGGTATAGAAGATCCATCATGTCCAATGAGATATTTAGAAGGAAAAGAAGATGTAAAAAGAAGAAAATATATGTATTACATGCTTCAAACGTATTTAAAAAACAACAACAATGCAATAATTTTATATGATGAAGCCGAGGACTTTTTCCGTAAAGAAGAAAAAGATGGTCAATCCAAACAAAAGATTAATGATTATTTGGAAAATAACACAACTCCTGTAATTTGGACATGCAATTCTTTGTGGGATATTGAACAGAGCTTTTTGAGACGTTTTTCATATATTTTAGAATTGGACACTATTGGTTCTAGTGTTTTATCTTCTTTGGTTGAAAAAATGTGTCAAGAAAAAGGAATAAAACTTGACGAAAGAGTAAAACGCCTAATTGAACAAGAACAACCATCAATAGGAATAATAAAACAATGTCTAAACACATATAAATTATCAAACATAAAAAAACAAGATCTATTATATGAAGCATTGAAAAACTCTATATATGCCGAATCTTATAATACAAAAAAACCAAAAGATATAAATAGAAGTCAGATGCATGGATATAATCAAAATCTGGCAAATACTGACATAAAACTTGAATCAATCACCAATGGCATAATCAAGTCTGGTAAAAATGATTGGTCTTTGATTTTATATGGCGTAAGTGGAACAGGGAAAACCGCCTATGCTGAATTTCTTGGTAAAAAGTTGGGGATGCGTGTTATAAAGAAAAAAGTAAGTGATCTTCAAAGTATGTGGGCCGGTGAGTGTGAAAAAAATATTGACAAGGCTTTTGAAGAGGCGAGACAAAACAACGCAATATTGCTATTTGATGAAGGTGATTGTTGGTTGAGAGATAGAAGACTTAATCGAGCATCTTGGGAAACCAGTCAAACAAATCAGTTCTTGCAAAATTTAGAAGCAGCAACCACACCAGTAATAGTAACAACAAATCTTATGGACTCTTTGGATCAAGCCGCATTAAGACGTTTTGTTTTCAAGGTTGGATTCAGATATATGACAAAAGCACAAGTAAAAGAGGCGTTCAAAACTTTTTATAATATTGATGTAACAGAAAATGAAGCAAATATATCTTATGCAACCCCGGGAGATTTTGCTGTAATACAAAAGCAAATAGAATACTTGGGAGAAAAACCTACGGCTGGTAAAATAAAAGAATTGCTGTTGGGGGAAATAAAAAATAAAAAGGATGACTTCAAAGAAAACAGTATAAAAATATAAGAAACGCCCCATTTCGGGGCGTTTTATTTAAAATAAATGCAATGTTTTTTTTGGTTTTTTCAACTCTTTTCCATACAATGATTCAAATTGTTTCCAAACTTTTTCAAACCATTGTGTGTAGATATGAACTTCGGTTTTTGCGGTTCCTCGTTTACCAAAGTTTTCCATTGTCAATCTATACCATTGATGATCTGCTTCTGAATATTGTTCGTTGAAATTCCAATCTTTGATTTTAGAAAGATAATCAACACGCAAATTGCGGATATAAGTCGCAAATGCAAAAATCAAATTTCCAGTTGTTATTTCATCTAATCCATATTCATCTTGTAATCTCGCGGCTAACAAATATGAACCATAAACCATTGGCATTTGTGGCATCAAAACGTTTTTTATATCCTTAAATGCAAAAATAATGGATTTAATGCGTTTTGTTATCAAATTTTTCATCGCCACAGGTACTGTTTTGTTTGTATAATCTTTAACCATGTTATATAACGCATTATCATCAATAATATCAGCGTTTTTATCATAGGCGATTGCATCCAAAACATGTTCCAAATACATCCATCTTGTCAACAATGTTTCTTGTTTTGTATAATCAGCGGTTTTGCTAAATGCCCGAATTTTACCAATGTTGGTTTTATCGTAAATTTCTTTGATTGTTTCAATTGCAGAACCACCTAAAGCATGACGCATTTCTTCTGTTTTGATGCGTTTTCCGTTTTGTAATGCAATGAAAATATCAATTGCAGCAGAATCATTTGTGTTGAACAAATAACGAACTGTAATATTTGTTTCTAAAATTTCACGTTGTTGCTCTTTGGACAGATTTCTAAAATAAATCAATTGCCCATTGCCGGGATTGTAAGCAAATTTGTTTTGAATAAAATTGTAAATTGTTAAAGACCGTTGTTTTCCATCCAAAACTTCAAATTTGTCACCATTACTACGCAAATAAAATAATGGCAACGGAACGCCTTTCAATAAGGATGTAATTAGTTCATGCTTATTTTTTGCTGGCCAATTATATCCACGTTGATAAACAGGATCCGTGTCCCATTTGTTGTTTTCAATGTTTTTTACTAATTTTGATATTGTTACAATTTCCATTGATGTAGAAATATCTAATTTTTCAATGGTTGTAATATTTTTTACTTCTGCTGATTTTGGCATTGTCTACTCCTTTATTTTTTGTGCCGTGTTTGAATTATTCTGGCATTTTTGGCACTTATTGTGCTGTTTTTGCCAATTAAACTATTTAACAGAGCTTTTGCATCATCTTCTGTATCACACAATTCAGTAATAATAACCTTGAATGGTCCCTTTTTTACTTTTTTTATTGCCGATACTTTTGTTTTTTTACTCTTTAGTGTTCTTTTGGGCATATCATATTCGGCATATTTCCAAACATATCCCCCAATAGTGTTGTTTTTGCCACGAACAACATGAGAAATACCAGAAGATGATATGTTTGTCATGCGCCCTGCTTCACCAATGGAACTGAAACGATTGACTACAACACCGTCTTTTATTTGTAAAACCGGTTTTTGTATACCTTTTATTCTATTATAAGGTTTTATTTCTCTCGCTTCTGCTCCAAATAATGTTCTTGTCATGTGTTTTTACTCCTTTTATTTGGATTTTCTACCAGTATAATAACAAAAAAAATCTATATGTAAAATTAAAAATAACATTTGTAAAGTTCTATATATTGAGAAAAAGCGCATTAAAAGCATATCTAAATTATACTAATAGAAACATAAAGCGTAACAGTAAAGAGTAAAAACCATATGACTATCGCAGGACAAGACTTTTTAACACTAATTGTTGTTGCGCTAATTTCTTTCTTAGCAGGTGCTGTAAAGACTATTCTCGCCTATACTAGAGACAGAGTTTTTCCCAAAAAGTTAGATTTTTTAGTAAATATTGTTCTTTCGTTCTTTGTCGGTATTTTGGCCGGGTTTGTTTGCACATATTTCAACATAGTAGACGGCATGTTATATATAATTGTTGCATTTGCCGCCTTATCTGCTGAAAGACTGCTATCTGCCATCCCTACAATATTCGTAAAAAAAGTCGAAGATGTAGTAGGGGTAAAGCCAACACAGGAAGACTATAATAGCGATCCTGTAAACAAAAAGTAAAGAGTAAAGCTATGAACACAAAAACCAAACAGAGGGCAGTAACATTGATAACTATGGGATGTTCTATATTTATTGGTACATTCTGTGGGTTATTTTTAGATTGGTTGTTTCTTCCTCGTATGATTGTTTGTGGTTCAGTTGCAATAGTATCAACGGTGACTGAACATTATCTAACAGTACACAAGGAATATGTTGAAAAGTTATTAGCTAAGTTTATTGGTGAAGATAATGACAATAAGTAAACGAAACAAAAAAAGATTTATCCAAGGATTGTTTTTACTTCCTTTGGTTACTTGTTTGATTACTGTGATTGCAATAAAATCCTATGTCGATTATCGTTTGGGAGGAGTCTGCACGGGTATTGATACAAGAAGAGTTTTTATGTTTATTTCTCTTGTGCTGTTTATAAATGTTTTGTCATCTTTTGGTGCTTTAATATCTTACTGGTGCCTCGAAAATAAAGTAAACAATATACTAAAAAGAGAAAAAGGGGTACAAAATGGTAAGAAAAATAAATTATAATATGCTTGAGGAAAATTTTATAAAACACTTCCAAAAAACATACGAAAGAACACTAACAATAGATCAATTACAACTCTCTCCAGCTTATTTTGGTTTAGACTCTTTAGATGCAGCTGAAATGTTATTGTGGGCTGAAGAAGAATATGGCATAAAAACAACTCCAGAAGATTATTCAGATACAAGACCAATGCTGGAGTTTTTAGAATTAGTTTATAATAGAATTCCTAAAAATAAAAAAATTTAGTTGATTTAATTGTTGGTTTGTAAATCACGATGTCAAATAAAATTAGGCCCAGAATAAATCTGAGCCTTTTTATTATAGATTGTTTGGTGGACATGGTATATAATTTTCACAATGAATTATAATAAACTTTCTATGTGTTTCAAATATTGGTCTATAAAAGTCTAATATTTTTTGTTTATGTTCTTCATCACGATATTGAATACAAGGATAGTTTTTTGGATCTCCTATTTTCCAAAACTTCCCTCCGCGGTCATATGTAATAAGTTTTTCGTTTTTTGTTGGACAGTCGTGAATGAATGCGGCCCCTTTTCCAGTAAATACACCGGGAGCCGACCACACATTGCACGGTTGAAACACTAAAGAGTTCGACTGTCCATTGTATTTTGGAAGATTTGTAATTGGATTTGGACATTTTGGATAGTTTGATTTAAATTCTGCATATCCACTTCCAAAATAAGCAGCTTTCAATTTTTCACCATCATTACAAACTTTATCTAATACTGTAAAAATAGAAATCTGTGTTGATGGTAATTTGAAGTCTTTTCTAAAATCGTCTGACCATATTTCTTTGCTGATATATTTTGATACTTTGCATTTTACATTATGGTATGGCATGTTTGGAGCAATAAAAACACCCATCATGTTATTATCCACACATCTTTCCATCATTGTTCTGTGTAACATATTCTTGTATGGTGTATTACAGAAGAAGTACTTAAATAGTTTTAGATCAAGCGAAAAGAAATCAACACAATAAAACTCTACACCTAATTTTGTTGCCTCTCCAGTATCTTCTATATCAATTCCAACAACATTTTCTTTAGATATGCCAGCTCTAATCAATGCTTTTGTTAATTCACCTTTTCCAAAACCAATATCCAAAATTTTAGAAGACCCGTCATATATTTTTACAAACTCTGCAGCCATAATATCCGCAATATGATCTGGGGTCGAGAAGTAATGATTTTTATTCTCAGCGTTTTGTTTGATTTTATTACCATCTTTATCAAATTTTATCATGCTCATTTTTTACTTTCCTTTACTTTTTTATTTTCATTATTTCTTCAACACTTTTTACAACTACTTCACCATTTTTATTTAGTAGGTAAAATTCTTCTTGTGTCCCGGATCCTTGTTCAAATGTTGGTTTTTTTGTGTACTCATCTAATATAAATCCTCTTTTTAAATCTTCACAACAAAACCTATGAACTTCTTCTTGTATATTTTGAACTAATCCTTTTATTCTTCCGTTTTCTACTTCATGCTGACTCCAAACTTTATTATTTACCCCCCAATCTGTTACCATTTTTTCTGTTGATTTATAAAATGTTGGAGTCTGTAACGCTTTATAATCTGCACCTTGAACAAATCTGATAATGTTATTGTTGTATTGTTTAATGAACTCTAATTTTTCTTCATCATTCTCAAAAAGTTTATTAATTTCCAACCATCTAAATAAAACTAAATCAATAGGTAAATTCTCATACCCTTCTGGTTCTTCTGCGTTTGTTACTATTTTATATACCTTAGATTGTTGTAGAAATACGTAAGGAGATTGTTCGTTTTTATTTATAGTCAACATACCTAAAAATGGCAACTTTGAAGCATTACATCTTTCTTCCATGATCTGTAATTGAAATAAATCCCCCTTATCACCAATACCCCTTCTTCTGTTTTTATCTTCGGCCATAATCCAAAATCTGTCCGGCTGTATCATTTCAGAATCTACATCAATAAAACCAAGCGTCATATAATCTGTTCTTATAAATCTTTTCCATATGGCTTGAGAATCTTTAAATATATTGTTTTGGTGAAATCTCATAATAACTAGAACTCCTTTTACTTACTAGTCTATTATAATACATTTAATCTAAAAAGAAATAATTTAATGTCATTTAATGTAAAAAAATTTAATCAAAAAACCGGTCATTTATTTTCGCTCCTAACTTGATTTATCACATATTTCGTAGTGAGCTTGGACATGACCGGAAGGACCATATTAGCTAGAACTATGATTTGAATATTTTTTTCTTTGTTTTGCATAATTAATTTTCACTCTATAATAACATAGGAATCTAATAAAAAACCGCCAACAGAACTAATCTTGAAGGCGGTTATTACACTTTGTCTTGCTTTCTATTTTTTCTTATTATCATTTTTCCTACAATAAAACTGATGGCCACTTATTTCTTTTACCATGTCCATATTATAACTCCATGATGGTTTCTTAAATGCTGTTCCATCAAAATGAGTTACGCATGCAGGAATTACTCTCTTTTTTTCATTTTTTTCAATCTCATATAGGTGTTGATAAACCATTTTAGTTAGTTCATATACTTTCTTTGGATGTTTATATATGTATTTATAACTTCCGTTGCCTTGTAAATATGAGAATTGTTTATTTTGATGCACAACTTCACAAAATGTATTAGGAAAATCCTTTGATGCAGTTCTGTTGACTATTACTTCAATTATTGCCTTTTGTCCTTCTATAGGTTCTCCAATGGCTTCTCCTGCAATAGCATCTACAACGCATTCAATATTTTGTGAACCATATTTGTCATCAAGTTTTGCATCCATTTTGTTTATCGCTAATGTGTTGATGCAAAATGTATTTATAATTATAGCAAGTAGTGTAGCTAATAGTAAATTGTATAATCTCCGCGGAACGAAGGTTATACCATAGATTTTTGGTTTATTCATAATTTATGTCTCTATCAAAGCTCCGGTGTTATCTATTAAGGATTAGTGATGCTATACGATCTTTGCAGACCCTTACATCACCACAAGAATTCTTTGATATTTGGTAAATTATAATAATTCTAAACTAAGGTCAAGTTTAATATAACCAATAGTATAAAATTAATCATCTTATCATAAAAATTAGATTTGACGACAAGACTTTAAATAGAACTAAAATATGAAAAGTTTTTAAGAAGAATTAGAAGTGAAAAATTAAACGTTGATTTTATATAATCTACAATAACCATTAGTGTTTCTGGTTCCACCGCCTTGACCCCACGCCACTTCATTTCTAGATAAATCTAATACCGCCCAAGCGCCAGAACCTGGAGAACCATATCTGTTACCATTTGTGCCAACGCCCCAGCTTCCACCAGGACCAGAAGTTGCAGCTACAACAGTTGAATACGTTGTGCTTCCTCCGTTTCCATAGGCACCACCCCCACCTCCAGTAGTTCTTGCACCATCGTTGTTGCCACATGCTCCGCCGCCACCACCAGCCAATATTGCTACACATAGGTGAGATACTGAAAATGACCCAACTGAAAAAGAATTGTTTGATGAAAAATTGCGGGTCCAAGCAGAATTGGTAAGAGTAGCCGATTGAACATTTTTATCTATTCCAGCAATAAAACCAGATCCAGCTGCACCAGGACCACCATCATAGTGAGATGAGTTTCTACCATTATTAGCGGCTCCACCACCTCCACCACCACCTTCAGAGTGCCCAGTTGCACCGGTTCCGCCCCAATAATCTGTTGGAGACGGATAGCCCGTTGTTGCCCCTGTTGTTGTGTTGCCATTATGTGAATTACCAGCCCACAATAGGCATTTAGCCCCCTTGTGAAGATAGATTGTTCTTGTTATTAAACCACCAATTCCGCCGCCGTTCCCATCACCAGAATTTCTTGCACCCCCACCCATAACTTCAACATAATACCACCCATCAGCAGACACAGTATAAATCGTATTGTTTGCCCCCGTTACGGATGCTACTTGTGTTCTATTGTCGGCAGATGGAGGTGTTATATTTACTGGGAGTGCGCAACTCAAAGATATGTTTTGTGTTTGCGTTGAATTTACCGTTATATTGCCGGACGATGTTGTGTATGCTGATTTTGAAACAGAATAAGAAACGGTTGTGCCCGGATTTACTGCAATAGAGTTACCAACTTGTGTATAACCAGATGCGGTTAGTGTTACTGTTGCATTTGATGGGTCTGGATTTATTGTTAGTGTATATTGTTCTGCCAAACTTACTGGATATTGTTCATCGTTTATTGGAGTTCTTGTTCCTGTTTGCGTGACATATCCACCTTTTGATATTGTATATGTTATTATTGCGCCATGATAAACAGTAATAGAATTTCCAGATTGTGTTTCTCCAGGGGATGTTAACACTACAGTTGCATCTGATGGGGTTGGCACAATTGTAAGGGTTATTCTTCTGTGATAAAACAAATTATTGTGATAATAAATTCTATTTACAGGTTCATCCCCGTAATATACTTTTTGTACCAATGAAGAACCGAAAGAAAGTTGATTCATGTTTTATGGATTTACTATAAAATAAATAGTATTTGGATCTGGAGTTGTTGGAAGAGCTGTGACAACTTGAAACATTGAAATATCTGCCTTTTGATTAAATGCTTCTGCGTTTATTCCTGCTGTTTGTTCTACCGCTGTTTGTGTAAATTCTCCAATATAGAAATACAGATACATTTGAGTCGCTGGAGGTTGAACTGTTGTGCTGTTGCCATAAATTGAATTTGAATTTGATGCATCTATACCCAAAGTAATGTGGTTTCCACCACCACTGGCAGCAAATGTTCCACCGTCAGAACCGGCTTCATAAAAAGCCCCAGAGTAAGTATGTAAAAGTCCGGACCCAAGACCAGATACTGTTCCGGTAATATTCGGTAATCCCGCTTCAACATAATCTCCAACAGCACCTCTTGCACCAACTATGCCATGTTCTGTTCTTGGAAGTTTGAATTGATTGTTTGTTGTATCTAAAATATAATACCAAGCAACTCCAGTATCTAAAAATATTTGCCCCACATTTGCTTCTTCACTGCTTGGACAAATTTTATGACCATCATCTGCTAAATAAAATTGTACTGTTGTTGATCCGATTGTTTCAGACGTAAGTGTTTTTCCATCAACATCATCTACTAAATGTTGGTAAGCGTCAGAATAAGTAGTTCCATCATGCCAAGTAAAAGTATCAGCACGCAACCACTCCATTTGATTTATTTGATGATCGGACCATTTAAAGTCAAAGAGATATAAAGCACTCTTATTTATTGGTCTTCCACCGGCAATAATTCTGTTTCCTAATCTTACACTCATACATATTTCCTTTACGCTGTTCTTCTCCAAATATTTGCTCGATATGCAGGTGGCTGAACTGTTGAACTGTTGCCATACACCGACGAAGATAACGATGCATTTAAGTTATAATAACCAGACCAAGAACCGTTGCTTGCCGCACCTTGACCCGGTGTGTATTTTGTTGAAGTAAAAGCCCCGCTATAAACACCAGTATCTATATTGCCAATAAATGCGGTTGCAAACGAACCAGTGATGTTTGGCAATCCTGCTTCTATTGTGGTGTTTGCATTTGAACCGGTACCACCCCATAATGCTCTATCTTGCGCTACCAATTCCCAAGTAGAATTAGAAATCAATGTTTCCAAGGGGCATGTTGATTGAGTACCAATATATAAACTCCCAACAGGATATAGTGTTGATAATAATGTATTTATAGCTGAGCTTACTTCTGATGTTTTTGCATAATTACTAAGATCAACCTCTCCGCTGTCTGTTGTAACATCATCTGTAATATAACAAAACCAATCTGGATGTTGATTTTCTATGTCTTGATTTATATATTCAGATTGTGTACCGATCCAATCAAATTTATCTGACAAAGCACCCGCAGCGTGATTTTGGTTTTCTACAGAATCAGCCTGGACATCATATACTTCGCTACCAACTTGTATTTGTCTTAATTTTGGATTTGGCATTTTTCAACCTTAATCTATATTGAATTTTGTTACACACATTACTAATTTTTCTTCTTCCACATCAGATGCTTCAAGACATTTACCAATTACTTTTTCGCCATCCAATGCAATTCGTCCAACACCAGGAGTTTCGCTTAAAGTAATATTGTCAAATCTTTTTACTTTACCAATTATTCTTATAGGAGTTTTTCCACAAAGTGCTACTGGTAATGAATTTTCTTTTCCAGCATCTAATACGAATCCTGGATCAGCAGAGATTACACCATTACACTTATTGTTTTTAGCGATTGTTATATCTTTTTTACCACCAAACTGTATAAGTGTACCTTTTGAATATGTTTTATCTGATTCATACATTTCAGCAAGGTCTGCCCATTTTGCTGAGGTTGATGTTCCGTGAAAATTTGTTCCATAAGTTTCTGCTGGTAGTTGGGCTCTTATATTTCCACTAGTATCCATTCTTATTTGAATATCTGCATATTGCATTGTTCCATTTATAGATCTACTAACTCCCAATCTGTTTGCTATAGTACCATCAGTAAATTGCGCAGGAGCAACATATCCGATTTGTATATTATTATTATCAACACTTGAAAGAGAAGAACTATATATAGTTTCGGATGGATTTGTTGTACTATCAATATTTGAACTTTTATGTTTTAGCGTATCATTAAAAGTTTTTGTGCCACTAATTGTTTCATTGCCTGTTTTATGAACCGCTATAGCATCAGTTTCTGTTTTTGTGTATACACTATAACCACCCTGTACATCGTCTGTAATATAACAAATCCATTCAGGATGAAGAGTTTCTATTTGTTGTGTATTGTATTCTGCCTGAGTACCAACCCAATCATAAATATATGGTGTTGTTGAATTTGTATTATTACTGTTTACCATTGCTTTACCATGCAATGTATAAACGTCACCACCTGCTTCAATTTCTTCTATAATATGAGTGGCCATTTTCCTACCTTTTTATTGTAATATTAGTCTTTTATTTGTGGAGTCATATATTATTTCACTATTAACATTTGGTAAATTTACCCAAAGATCCACACCGTTGCCTACTTTGATAATTTTTATATCTGATGCATAACCCAACTCACCATTTTGAAGTATATAGGTTGATTCTTCCCATTCTTGAGATGTTTTGATAACCTGTTTATGTCTTACTTCTTGTGACATATTAGACTCCTGGTTCCATATTTGAATTTTCTAGAACAACATCCCCGTTATCATCAGAGACCACTGTTATATTTGTTGTCACATTTTCATTTTGTTCGTCATATATTTCATCTGTTTCATCTATATCGGCAGGATAGATTTCATTATTATTATCTAAAACCAATTCATTATTATCATCAGACACAACTACAATATCACCATCATATGAAATATCTCCATGATCGTCTGTTTCATGTCCACCACCCTCTTCGTCATATATTGGTATTATTTCCCCATTTACGCCATCTAGAACTAAATCACCATCTTCATCTGATACCACAATTATGCCGTGGATTTCTAGACCTTCTGTGCTTGGATCGTATTCTTCTATTGGTGTTGGAGTTGGAGGTGTTCCGGTTGTTGATATTACATTATTTTCATCTATCTTTATACCATCACCAGCAATTAGTTTATTAATCAAGTCATTATAATCACCAGTTGTGGCAACATTAGACAGAGAGGCTAATTTTGCAGCAAGAGTATTTATTTGAGTTTGCACACTATTAATTGCTGCAACTAATGAACTTTTATCTGGTGTAATTAGTTTAGATAGATCTTCAGCAGAACCACTAGATCCACTGTAATAATTTAAAGCTATCCAGGGACTTACTCCATCCCCAATTTTCAATTTAAATAATCCCCCGCCCAAAATTTCAATACATTGTTCACCATTTGCGGGTACAGGATTTAGTGTTCTCCAGTTTGCTGTTGTGTCAATCCTGGTAATAATTGGTTTATATATAGTGGCCATTAAAAAAACCTTTGATCATGACGAAAATTGTCTAGTTCGAACTTATCCTATTATAGAACTTAAAACTTCTGGATATGAAAAAGGTTTGAGAATAAATGAAAATCAAACAAGTCTAAAGATTTTGAAGTATTCTTCTTATATTTTTATTTCATTACTTCATTTTATCAACTATATCAAAGAACTCATGAACAGTTTTGCACTCAATTACGCCATTATTCTCCAAGGTCTTTTTTCTAGCTTTATAGTGTTTATTCATTACAGTGTTTACCTCTGAATCATTAAAGTCTATTATAAGAGCTATATTTTCTTTATTTTGTTTTTTTCTAGCTACTCGTCCTGTTTGTTGAATTATTTTTATTGCGCTTTGTCCACCAGTAAATAATACACCAGCCTGAAAAAGAGAAATATCTACACCTTCGTCCATAACTTGAGAGGCTAAAACAATATTATAATCAGAGTTTAGTGCATTTTTTATATCGTCTGTATTTCCTTTTTTTGTGTGTAGTTTTAGTTTTTCATCATATTCGTGTATTTTTTCTCCGCCTTGTAAAAATAAACACTTGACCCCAGATTTTGTTAGTTCTTCCATTACTTTTAATCCATGGCCTTTTACTTCTCTAAACAGCACAAGAGTTTTTATATTATTTTTATTTAGATATTTTACCATTTCTATTCCGGCTTTATTTCTTGCTTTATTATATACAACAGATCTTCTATATTGAATAAAAAATGGTGTATTGGTCGGATAAAGAACAGGATAAGACTTATAGTTGATAAAATAAGAATAAGGTTGTGCCACATTATTTCCCGCGATTGAGTCTTGTAATGAAAATTCTATAGCTGGTTCCCCCAAAAGTCCTATCAAAGTCATATCATCAACATTTTTATATGGATCTTTTGGGTTTTTAAATGGCGTTGCTGTATATCCTACTAAATGCTTGAGATTTGGAGTAAAGAATAATACAGAAAAATGAGATGCAGATTGGAAGTGGGCGCATTCATCACATATTATAACCTCTACATCTTCTAAAAACTTTAAATATTTCTCATCACGTTGTTTTAGCCTAATATAAGAAGTTTGAGATGATATAATAAGAATACGTTTGTTAAGATCTTCTATGCTCATACTTATTTCATCTTCACTTATCCCCATACTAACAAATCTATCATAAATCTGTTTCAATATAAAATTTTGGTTGTTTATGATTAATGTTTTCTTCCTTCTCCATAATAAAGATAACAAAGTCATAGTAGAAGTTTTACCTGATGCTGTAGACGAAACAATCAAAGAAGCATATCTAGAAACAGAAGCCAACACTAAATCTATTTGATAATCTCTAACCTCAAAAGTTGGTAGTATTTGTTTTACCTTTCTTGCAACTTCTAACACATCTTCTTTTCTATAGATTTTTACTTGATCTCTTTTATGTTCTATCTCTATTCCCAAACTTTTACTAACATATTCACATAATCCAGTTGGAAATTTTATAGTCTCAATTCCGTTTATGTAAGAGTGTATGTACCAAAACCTAGTCTCTTTCCAACTCTTTCTTTCATAGTCATAATCAAATTTAGTTAATACTTTTTTAGCCCTTTCTATTATTTCAGGACTTTCATTGCTTATATAACTCCAAAGATTGTCAAATTTATATATCATGTCTTTTAATATACAATAGAACTAACAAGAAATCCACATTAAAATACTCAAATCCCAGTTCTATAATTCAGAGTATTTAGTTTTAGTTCAAATATAAAAAAGATAATCCAAATATGACACAAGAAGTTAGACATACCCAAAGACCTGGCAACATAAATGAAGTACTTGCAGCCGGTGAAATTGCATATTCTGATTCTGATACCATAAAAGTCGGAGATGGTAGTAGGACTTTTGCGGCATTGCCAGAACTATCATCAAACGAATCTCTTGGCGACAACTCTACAATTATAGCAAATTCAGCAAAAAAAATACAAGCACACGGAACATTAAATAAAAACCCCAATGCATCCGGTAATTTAGCAAAGGTTTTTGATTGGATCGGCACAAACCAAGAATTCGTTGATCAAAATATAGCCACAGTACATCCAGATTGGTTATGCTTTGTTACAGATGATGTTAGTGGTACAATGAGTGGAGCATATACTAGAGATGAAATTGATGCGTTTTTGAACAATAAAGCTGATGGTATTGGTGCCGCCGTTATGACTTCTGGAGAACAAACAATACAGGGTGGTAAATATTTTCTTAATAACGGAATACACTCAAAAAGCACAACAGTCGATTCAACACAAACACCAGAATCTACAGAATATTTATCAATGGTTATGGCTCACGATAAAAATGGGCAAAGAATTGGAAATTTAGAAATTTATCATAGAACAGATGGGGCAATTGGTTTAGGCTTAAATGCATCAGTTGGAATAAACGGTACAAATAGTTATTCACCAGTACTTTCAACATGGATTAGTCAAGATGGCCAAACAAAATGGACAGAAGCTGGAACACATCCAACAAGTGTAACGGCAGATAATTATGAAATAGCAACAACAGGCCATGTTATAAATGTTTTAAAAGCAATTTATCCAGTAGGAGCAATATTTATAGGAACAACTTCTACATGTCCAATGGCTCAATTCTTTGGTACATGGGAATTAGTGGCAGCAGATCGTTCACTACAGGGGAGCTCAACAAATCATGCAGCCAATACAACCATAGCAGCCGGATTACCTAATTTAAGCGGAAGCGTCAATGTAGGCATGTTTGGTGATCCAAGTGGAACCGGTGTATTTACTGGTGCGTCTGCTGGTTATAACTGGCCATTGAGAGGAACTTATACTCAGGGATATGGTGGAAATGTACCATTCGATGCATCAAATAGCAATTCAATTTATGGTAGTAGTAATACCGTTCAACCATCAGCCTATGTAGTAAACGTTTGGAGAAGAACAGCGTAAAAGGAAAATAAATGTCTGTAGTAAAAAAGCAATATGCAAAAATTATAGATGAAACAACTCACGAAGTGCAAATTGGTGTTGGTTGTCCTGTAAGTTATTATATTGAAATTGGCATGACATGGATGGAAACAGAACTTGCATATAACAGTAAATGGTATGAAAAAGGATATGCACCGAAAGAACCTGATCCAACACCAAAAACAAGAGAAGAAGTAGAAAAAATACGTGAATCTCTATATAAAGAAAAAGTAGATCCAATAACTGCGCACATACAAAGATTAAGAGATAAAGAGCAAACAGAAACGGTGGTGGTCGAAATAAAAAGACTGATCAACATAAGAGACTATACATATACACAAATACAAATAGAAAATCCGTATCCAGTGGAAGGAAAATAAAATGAGTGTAAGACGTGGAAATGATATTATAGCTGGACTTCCAATTATAGATGGTAGTTTAAATACTTCATCACAAAGACCTATTGCAAATGCCCCTGTTGCTTTGGCTATAAATAATTTAAACGACAGAATAGATACAATTGTTGGTGGGGATGTTTATACAAAAACTGAAGTTGATAATTTGATTGCTGGAGTTTTTGCAAATCTGTATCCCGTTGGAAGTTTATATTTGGGCACCCAAACAACATGCCCACTTACTACACTTATACCTGGTTCAACTTGGGAATTAGTATCGCAAGATAGAAGTATTCAAGGTGCGAGCACTAATCATGCAGCAGGCACAACAATAGAGGCAGGATTACCTAACATTACAGGAATGTTTGCCTTACCTGCAACATATGGGTCAGCCAGTTCCTCAGGTGCATTAATAGCAAGTACTTCAGGAACAACAGGAAGCCCTAATAATATAAATAAAGCCGGAGATTTACAAGTTGAGATAAATGCCTCTAATTCATCATCAATATATGGAAACTCAACTACTGTACAACCAGCAGCCTATGTAACAAATATTTGGAGAAGAACAGCATAATGAAAACAATAATTCTCTATTCTCCGGTTACCAAGTCTGAATATCTTATATGTTTAGATCAAGTAATACATCTTCATGAAATAACAAATAAAAGGTCTAAATATTTTGGTTGTATAAAGATGAGATTTGAAGATGGAAGTACTGAAATATTTAAGGCCAATTACGCAGATGTTATAGAGGCTTTTGTTGTACATACTTGGTTGGAAAGTGTATGGAACAGTATGGTTTGGTGGATAAAGAGTAAAAATTTGAAAAGAAAAGAGAGCAAAAAGAAATGAGTATAAAGCAAGGTGGAGTTTTAATTGCAGGCGGCGGCAATGGTGGCGGACAAGCAGTGGTAAACATGGATAATATTACCATTACAAACAACGCCAATAATGAAATCCAAACTGTAGCAAAAATAAATCAAAATCAAGCTAATGGTGCTGAAGCTTATTTATTTGATTGGTGTGGAACTCTTGCTGAATATAACTCTCAGGCTATTGCAACCACACACCCCGAATGGATTTGTTATATTACAGACGACAACTCTGGTTCAGGTGGTGATGAAACAGAACAAATTGTAACAGTAATATATAACACAACGCCATATGCAAATATAAAAGCTGCTTATGATGAAGGTAAAATAATACTTTGTGTTTATAATAATGCAATATATTATGCTTCTTATTTTCTTCCTGGAACAACATCTTATATATATTTTTCTGCAATAAGATTTAGCTCGACAACAATATATGGCATAAGAGTTTCTTCATCTAATGTGTGGGCAACATACACAACAACAGTTCAAAGTTACATAGGTGGTGCTGCATCAACAATAACAAGCTCAAATCTAACTACAAACAGAGCTCTTATTAGCAATTCATCTGGTAAAGTAGCAGTTAGCACAACAACATCTTCAGAATTAGAATTTTTAAGTGGGACAACTTCAAATATTCAAAACCAGCTAGACAATAAAGTTTCTAAAGGGTATGAAATAATAGATTTTCAACTTCCAACATCTGCTAATTCTTATATGTGGTATAAAAAATACGCAAACGGATGGGTCGAACAGGGTGGTCTTAGTGCAACTGTTGGAACAATAACTTTACCAGTAGAAATGAATAGTATTGAATATTCTCTTGTTGTTACACCAATTGGAACAGGGTCAAACCAAGACGTTCATGCAAATAAAGTAAGCGCAACCCAAATAGAAATTGGAAATGGTGCTGATTGGAGTATGGATTGGGAAGTAAAAGGCTTAGCGGCACAATAATAATAAAGGAAAGTAAATTATGTTTTTAGCTTATCAAGGGGATTTAATATCTTTTGTTGCAAACTCTAGAGAAGAAATAGAAAAAATATCACGTATAAAGTTTACAAAAATAGAAGAAACAAATGAGCCTGTAGAAATGGTGAGTGGTACGTATTATGTTGGAGAAGAAAATATAAAAGAAGCACAAGAAAAAGATGTAAGAAAATATCGCAACCATCTTTTAGAAACAGAAATAGACCAAATAGTTTCAAATCCTTTGCGTTGGGCAGATCTCAGTAATTATGATCAGGAAAAATATAAAGAATACAGAAGATATTTATTAGACTATACCGAAAAAGAAAATTGGTGGAAATCTAAACCTAAAACTTTTGATGAATATTGTGACGAAGATGAAGAAGTAACATTAGATCTTAGTGGCACCAGTTTAAGCAATGCAGAACCAGTGGATATAGAAGAAGAATAAAAGGAAAATAATATGTCAATAAGAAAAGGTACATCAATCATAGCAGGAAATCTAGGACAAAATATAGATGATGCTCTTTCTTTGACTAGTACTAACCCTGTCCAAAATAAAGTAATAACAGAAGAGCTAGAAACAAAACTAGGACAATCTGATATCACAAACTGCATAACCAAAATTCCACAAGATATAAAATTAGAACTCAATGGTGGTGCACTAATACTAAAATCAGGTTCAAAATTTTATTATCCGAATGGACTAGATGGAACTACGCCAATTTTCAATTCTTTTACAACAGCATCTGATCTTACCTTAAGCGTTGGCGGAACGGGGTGGACAAACAAAGAACATGCTATACTCGTGCTAAATGATGGAACCTCTAGTGCTGGTTATGCTTGCCCAGATGATTTATATTCAGGAAGTAATCCTCCAACACTTTCTACTCAATATGCTTGTTGGTATGACACTGGTAGCAATATTATAAGAAGAACAACTGATTCTGGATCTACTTGGACTTCTACACCATATTCTTTTCCGATTTGTATAGCTGTAAATACTGGCGGAAATTGTGATAGTATATCTCAAATATTCAATGGATTTGGTTATGTTGGTTCAACAGTATTTGCATTACCAGGTGTAGAGGGTCTGATTCCAGATGGTAGAAATGAAGATGGAAGTTTGAAAAATATCAGAGTGATCGTAAATAACGTTGTTATAGCAAACACCGATCAAAGGGGTAATGATACAGGATTGCTCAGTATTGACGGCGAAATAACATTTTGGGATACTGGTTCGTTGTTTACTGATTATTACCCAACCCCTGCTACTGGTTATTGGTGGCTTGTGTATGACACAAAGAAAAATACACTTTTTCAATCAAACGATGGCGGTGCATATTTTGAAGTTAGAAGAACAACATTTGGCAATTGGAGAAAAGAAGGAAATAAAATTACATCACTCATCTCAAAAATGCCATTCCATGCGGTTGATTACGATGATACAGAGTATATGGCACACCAAGCAATGCCAAGTAATAGGTATATAGATATTACGCCGGGGGCTTCTGGCACTATTTACAATATGCCGGCAGACGGATATTTAGATGTTGGTGCTACGCACCCTGATAATGCTGACTGGGTGAATATAGGTATTGACGTTTTGGATTCTAATAATAATTTCTTGTTCAATGTAGGTGGCACATATAATTTGAATAATCAGACATACTGGTTTGTTGTACCTGTGGCAAAAGATTTTAATGTTCGAGTGTTTAGTAATAGTTTTAGTATCACTAGATTAAGATTTATATATGCCCAAGGTGCTGTATAATTTCAAGACTCAACTAAAAAATGGTTGAGTCTTTTTTATAACCAACGATGAGTTCTATAGAGAGGACAAGGAAAAATCTTCTAATCTAGGCTTCTATTTGGGTCTAGTTTTTATTTTTTAACAGCAGGGAGATTTTTTGATATGAAATTATTTACCATTGAAGAACCTATTCGCAAAGGCAAGACTTATCAATATGCAGTATTTTCAGATTTACACATAGGAAGTAAAGAATTCGATGGAGAATCATTAAAAAGAGATTTAGAAAAGTGTAAAGATAATGATGCAAAAGTAATAATCAACGGCGACACTATGGATTTAATATTGATGCAAGATATAAAAAGAGCATCTGCATCAAGGATAAAACCAGATGAAGGACAAATTAATCGTTTTATAGAAGAAGCTGCAGAAAATCTAATACCATATGTTTCTCAATTATGTATTATAGCTCAAGGTAATCACGAAACTGCAATGATAAAACATCACGGAGTAGATGTATTGGCTTGGTTGATTGATATACTAAACAGAGAAAAGAAAAATGGTAGAATACAAGAAGGTCATTATCAAAACTTTGTGCGTGTAAATTTTCTTGACCCTAAAAGAGGCTATAAATTAGGGGGAAAATATACAATTTATATGAGTCATGGGCAAGGTAATAGCTCTGCTCCAGTTACTAAGGGTATGATTGACTTTAATCGTATCGCTGTAGCAAATGAGGCTGATTTATATCTAATGGGACATAAACACAATCACATAGTAACAACAATACCTTCCGCCACAATAAATGAAGATGATGAAATAACTGTGAGAAACAGAATAGCAGTACAAACACCGTCTTATACATATCAAATAAATACAGATAAAGATAATGCTTGGATAGATAATTTTTATGGCAAACAATCAGCTCCTGGTTTTGCAAGAATAGAATTAGAACCAAGACTATCATCAAAAAAATTTTCTCTCCCTTATGATATACATCCTACAGTTTGGATAGATAGCAATGATTCAAAACCAGAAATGATATTTAATGGTAATGTTGTAAAAGCTGTAGAAATTCAAAAAGCAAAAGATAAAAAAATAATTGAGCAACTCCAAAGACAAAAATAGTTCTAATAAATGATATACAAGAAAACCATTGAGAAATTCGGGCCTCATAAGTTTTCACGGTCAGTTTCCCATCTATAGCCCGAATCTATAGGTGGGATTTTTATAAAAGGAAACAAATAATGAAAAAAATTCATGTATTAACTGAAGAAATAAAAGAAATTTTTGATGATCAATTATTTGTGTTTACTGAAACAAACATAAAACTAACAGATTGGTATATACATCATAATGAAGATTTTATAAATTATGTGTATGATAGTTTACAAGAATGGAGCAATGGCAATATAGATAATTGGAATATTGACGTTAATAGAGGTATATTTCTAAAAAATAAGTTTGAAAACACTCCAGATATAGAACTATCTCTTTTTAATGATATGGATTGGGCTGTTTATATGCCAAAAGAAGAAAAAATAATGTTATTTTTGTTGAACAGAGATTTTAAGATAAACAAAGAATTTATAAAAAGAAAAAATATGGTAAAACTTGTAATATTACATGAACTAACGCATCACTATGATAATATGTTTCTCAAAGGTAAAGGTATAAATATAGGTAGTAAACGAACAAAAATAAAACATCAAAACAATATAGAAAAAAACGCATACACAAAACAAATAATTCAACAAATGGAGGAAAATATTGTTGATACTATAAAAAAAATTAAATCAAAAATAATATCCAATGTAGAAACAAATTTTTCAACAATTTTACATTATTCATTAGGTGAAGTATTAAAAGAAAATCCAGAATTAAATAATTTTATGCAATCTTTAGATGATAAAACACTCAAAAAAGTATACAAAGAAATTGGAGAATATTTTAAAAATCGCATTGAAAAAGATTATAATTCATATGCATCCTTACCAAGTGCGATTTTTGACAAAATTAATTATAATGATCTACAAAAAACAAAACATAAAAACAGTTCTAAATAAGAAAGGAGTATAAAATATGTTCAAAAGACTATTTAAAAGAAAAAAGAAAGAGGCACAAAATCCGTTAGGTTATCTAAAAAAGAATTACACCAACGAGATTACAATTCAAGACATAGACCATAAAGAAGTGCAATTCAAAATAAGAGATGTTGGTAATGATAGAACTTTTCTAATTATTACTGATCTAAAAACAAAAGAAGAGATGGTGTTTGATTTTGACTCTGCTATTGTTTTGAATGCTATTATTACTGATTATGTTGAAAATGGAAATCTAAATAAAGTAGAAGAAATTTTCAATGAGAGTCAAGAAGAAGAACAACAAGGAGAATAATTATGAGTTTAAAAAGTACACTATATAAAATGTTTGAATCAAATGAGGGCGGAAGTCTTTCATGTGCTAGAGTTATGACTTGGACCTGTGGTGGTATTGGTATGATTTTATTGATTTTACATTTCTTTGGTATTGGACAAAATGTAGATACTGCTTATACCTTATTGGGTGTAGGTTTTGGTGGAGGTATTACAAAGTCAATTACATCTCAGCCAAGCACAAGAGTACATGTAGATATTGAAGAAGAAGAAAAGGTGGAAACAAATGAATAAAAAACTAAAAAAATTACTTGAAGAATATTTGGTAGACTCAGATCGCATGGTTGATGAATATTATGATGAGTTTGGTGAATTTATTATTTGTACAGAATCTTTTACCAAACTAACAACAGTATTGAAAGAAGGTTTGGAGATTTATAACTTAATCATTACAGAAAAACTATACCAAAATGATGAAGATATACAAAAGCTTATGGGTCTAATCTGTGAAAAAAGCAGTAAATTAGAAATCAATGAAGAAAATGCTAAAAACCTAAACACTAAAAATGCTATTGAGGCTTGGTTGGATCTTCAGTCTTATCTTCTTACTCTTGGTGTTATGATTTTAGGTAGTGAAGAAAACGAATAATTTAATTTTGACTTTATTTTTTCTTCTAGTAATATAATTGTATCGTAAAAAAGGAGCGATAAATGAAGAAAATATTATTAGGTGCTTTAGGTGCTGTTGTTATTGTTGGTGGTAGTTTGATTGCTTATAATCGCTATGAAAACAATAAAAGACCAGCGTGCAATAGTGAAGAAACAAATGAAGCGTTGATAGAGTTTGTTGATAAGGAATTTGGAAAAACGACTCTAACAATGGAAGGTTTTTCTATCAAAGATGTTACACAAAGACCAAGTAAAATCTCTGATAACACCAATGTTTGTACTGCAACTGCTTATATCAAATTTAGTTATTATGGTTATGCAGTTAGAGATGGTGAAATAAACATAACTTATACTACACAGAAAACATTGAATAATAAAGTAAAAGTAGATATTTATTCTGTTGGTAGTAAGGATCTGAAAAAACTAAACGACTAAAACATAATTCCTCTTTGTTTTGTTGTATGTTACCCAGTTCTATATAAAAAAGGACTGGGTTTTATGATTAAGCTAAAAACAACATTAGGAAAAACAGGTAAAGCAAATTTTAAAAAGACCACAAATTACCTTTCTACACATGACATAACTTCAGAACATCAATTACAAAAAAGTTGCGTGTCTATTTTACGGGCTCATAATTTTCTTTGCTTCACAACAGATGTCTTCAATGGTATAAGTTTTATCAAAGATCTAAAATCAAAGGCAATTTATAAACAACATATGATAGCTATGGGCGCAACTCCTGGCCAACCAGATTTAATCATTATAGGCAAAGGAAGGGTAACGTTTGTAGAGTTCAAGTTTGGTAAAGGAAAAAAATCAGTAGAACAAATTTCTCAATGCAATCTTTTAGAATCTATGGGGTATGAAGTTTTAGAGTGGAGAAAATTATCTGATTGTCAAGACTGGATAGTAAAACAATTGAATTATAAGAAACAGGAAGAATAAATATGATAGAAAGTGCAAAATCAGAAAGAGATGCATTAGTTGTTGCCGGAAAAATAACTGGCGACATTATCAATATTTTGTCCAACTTATGCCAAAATAAAAACACCTCAGATAGACTTATTGAGCTTGAAAAATCAGGCATATGGGTTGATGGTTGTTTTTTTATTGAATTTACTTATAAAAATAAAACAATATTACTAAAACTATCAAACAAAGATAATGAAAACGGAGATTATACAACACTAGAATTTAGTTTTGGATATTGTGGCACTAAAGATATGCCAATTCCAACGGTAAAAATAAAATGTCTAACTGTATCTAATAAAATTCTTGTGTGCGACATTCAAAACATAATAAAAAGAAATACATCACTGTTACATGAAATTGAACACGCACTATTGAATGAAAAATTACCATCAAAATTACAATTAACACCGCTAAAACTACCAACAACAAATAAAGAATATAAAACATATGTAAAAAACCCAAAAGAATTAGATGCATACACAAAACAGATTTTATTGTGGATAGATCAAATATTAAACAATGAAAATATAAATATACAAACTTTTAAAAACACAACAAATATTCATAATTTTTTAGATTCTCACGGTTTTTATATTCACAGTAAACCAAACAATCAAAATTACAACATACAAACACTAAAATCATTACAACAAAATTGGGATGAAAAAAACAATAAAAGAATACTAAATAAAATATATGAACAACTGAAATATTTATCTGAGCTTCATATGCTAAAAAAAGAAGAGTTGGATGATTTATATGACTATTATCTTTCACTTGGATTACTAAACATGGCAACATTAATCAAAACAGAATCAGAAAAAAGAAAAAACTTAGAAGAAACTACACATATAACTTTTATGAAATGTGGTTATGATGAGTTGATAGATGACACTCTCAACGAAGCAATAAACAAACAAAGCACAAACGAAGAATTCTCAAAAACATTAAATAAAAAACTAAGAGAATATTTTAGTGATTTTGATATATAATATAAGGACTAAAACATGAAATGGGCACAACTCGTAAAGGGAGCAAATCTAGTACAAAATAATAACGTAGACCAATCAAATCACGTGTCTGTTACTAATATTGTTTATGCAGCCGGTGTTAAAACTCTTACATTTTATTTTACAATTAGAGGAAGCAAAGGAAGAAGTTTTGGTGCTATTATAACATTCCTTAGAGTAGAAGAAATAGAAGTGAACTCAAATGAAGAAGCAATGGAAGCGCTATCAAATCGCGAAAATATGATGGTAGAAGATGCAGAGGGACATAAACATATAGTAGAAAAACCAAATCTAATGTATAACGATGTCCAATGCAGATGTTCTTGTGAAAGTTTTAGATTCTCTTTTGCTTATGCCGATAGAAAAGAAAGAGCTATGGCAGGTGCGAACTTTCCAATATATCACAGAAAGACTCCGTTACCACCACTAGGAAGACCAAGAAGAAATCCAGAACAAATACCGGGAGTAGACAAACATCTTATAGTCGCAATGGATACTTTAGCTAGAGAAGGTTTAATAATATGATGATTTTGAGTTCTAGTCTATATAATTCAAGGTAAAAAATAAAATGGCAATAAAAATACAATCTTCTCTTAATGAAATCGACGTGGAAATGGGCAATATACTACTAAAAGAAATGAGAATTGCCGATACACGAACCATAGAAAAAACTCAAACACCTTTATGGGATAGCGATAATGTTATTTTAGTAGACGAACTTGAAATAGAAGAAATATTCCGTGCGTGGCTTATCAAAAATTCCAAAAAGAAAGTAGACGTTCAATATCCAATCTTAGCATACGCACCTAATGATATTGATGAAGTTTTCTACGGAACTGGCAATCGTGTGCAGCAATGGGAATTTGTAACAGAAACTAAAGATGAATCGTGGGCAGTAGGCGATCTTGTTTGGGTTATCGATGGCTTTTATAGAGGAGACCAAGGAACGATTACAGAAATCAATCTAGAAAAGAAAACAGCCAAAGTCAATATGGGTGGCGATAATGTTTATGAATTTCCTTTTGATCAACTAAGACCAACAGGAGAAAAATTACCACAAAAATTCAAAGCAAAACAAATTATCACATCCTACGACTCCGTTATTCTGTGCGAACAAAAACAAGAAGCAAGATATTTTATGAACAATTTTATTTTACGCTGCGCAGATGGACAAATATGGCACCCTTTCAATTCTGATATACTAAATGGTTCTGAACTTCATATCTTTACAGTCTTTGGAATTCCTAATATGAAAAAATACCCAACTTCAGACGCAAAACTAAAAGGTGCAGGTTATATCTATGGTGTTTCATTTAGGACTCAAGTTTGGGCTTATCTTACAGACTTCCCAGTTCCAAATGGCTTTATTGAACAAATTAGAGAAAATATTCATGTTGAAACAGATGGATTAGTACAAAAAATCGTCATCAACTAATTCATACAAAACATTAATTCTAAAATCTCACACCTTAATTATTTTCGTGAGATTTTTTTATTTTGTTGTTAGTTCTATTTTATCAGAAGTACTAGTTTTTATCTAAATTATGAATCCTAGTCTTTGAGTATAACGTTAAACATAAATTTTATAAAAAAGGTATTATAATGAAATATTTATCAAGATTCCGTGCACGTCAAGCATTGGATAAATTGAAAGAATCAAAGGCTTGGATTGCTTCTAAGAAATTGGTTCTTGAAACCGAAGAAGGTGATTTGGAAATCGAAAAAGGTCAAGAAGTTGTACTTGGTGCAACAAAAGAAGGCAATGTTGCAATCAAGGACCCAACTGCAATTGTTGTTGTAACTGATGATGAATTGGCTTCAAAAATCGTTGATGCAATGAAAAATGCAGAAGATTTGGGTGATGTTAAATTCTTAGACCGTCCAGCTTTGGATTCAGCATTAGATGGTGAAACAGTTGAAGATTTGGTTGCTGGATTGGCAGATGCAGAAGAAGATTCTGACGAAGTTGAAGTTGCAACAGTTGACGCAGAAGAAGACTCATCTGTTGAAGAAAAATGTGAAAAGATTGCTGAAAACGTAATTCCATTGACTGGTAAAGTTTTGGAATGTGAAGCTATCCAAATCGCAGAAGATGATGATGCACCAATTAATTTGGGTGATGTAACTGCAGACGCTGGTTGTGCAGAAGATGTTTTGTCTTATGATGACTTTACAGCAAAAGTTGCAGAATTCGGCGGATCAGTTCAACCAGGCGAAAAAGAAATTGCTCTAAATGCCGAAGGCAAGGTTGTTGGTTACTGGGATGCAGAAGCTAATACCGGTAAAGTATTCAACTGCGAATTTGATAATGCTGAAGATATGATGAATGCAAACACAGATCCAGTCGCAGCAATGGGACCAGCAGAATTTGAAGCAGGTTTGGATGCTGATAAATTAGAATCTGTTGAAGAAGCATTGAAAACATATGAAGAATCAGCAAAATCAGCTAAAGATTTGTTTGCAATGACAGAATCCTTAGAAAAAGTTGGGTTAGAAGAAAGCGCAATTGCAACAGTTGCAGGTTCATTTGTTTCTCGCTCAATGAAAGAAGGCGTTGCAGTGTTCGATACCAAATTGGGTAAAACAGTTGCAAAATTCACAGAATCAGTTGATGCTAATAATTACATTGCAGAATCTGGTGAAGAATCTCGCTTTACAAAACGTTTCTTCAAATAATATTGTAAGAAAATGTTATAAAATCAATCCTCCTATTATTTTGAGTAGGAGGATTTTTTTTGAATTTTATAAAATATAATTAAAAACAATAAAAGTATGATTAAGTTTTTTTTAGTAGTTCTATAAATATGTAAAACTTTAGAGAGGAGCAAGCGTGAAATGTATTTAGTACGTGAGGTTAAGAACGGATTTTTTGTAGATTATAAAGTAAAGGGACATTTGGTTGAATCATTTTTTGTTACGATTTCACCTAAGAAAGAGTGTTCCTGTAAATATTTTGCAGAGTCCCACAATCACTACAATCATTTTCACATCAATTTAGTAGAGCGTTGGATAAGGGATGGAAAACCGAAATCAGCGATGTATGAAAAAACTAAAGATGGGAAGATAAGTGTACTATTTGAAGGGATAAAGTAAGATGGAAAAACAACCGCTAATCTATAAAGAATTTGAAGCTCTAATGAAAAGGTATGAACATAGGAAAAAAAATAGAATTCATAAAGAGCACGTAAATCCATTTAAATATAAAAAAGTGTTTAATAACAAAGGAAAATAAACATGAGCAAAATGAGAGAAAGAGTGATGGCGATGCTAGAAGAAGTTCAAAGCTCAGCAGACATCATTGATACAAATACTACAAGCTGGGAAAGCAGAAAACTAGATCGTGGCGAAGGTGCTTTTTCTACAGATGAGGTTACAGATTTAGGAAATATAGATCGTAATCGCATTAATCATGAACTACCAATGGATGTGTCAGATCACAATGAAGATTTAGATCCTGAGAAAAAAGTTGTTGCAGGCATGAGCTCTATAATGATTGGTGTTTCTGAATCTAAATTTGCTCAAGATGTTAAAAAAGTATTACAAGAACAAGATTGGGAAGGCGTAAAAGCTTGGAATCCTGATACTCGTATTGCCGCTTATCAAGTAAAACGTGCTTTAGATTCAGCATGCCCAGGTGTAAAAGGCATTCAAGTTGAAGAAGAATTGGTGGGAGAACAAGGTGAAGGTATAGCTTTTAATGTTACTGGTGGTGTAGATTGGGATCAATATGGCGAAGATCAACAATTACCAAAAAAGCTAGATGTAGAAAATGTACAACTGGAATTAGTAGAAGAGCCTGAAGAATTTGATCACGGCATCGAAAATGTATCCAATAGAAAAAAACATTTATACAGAGTTGTAGGTACTAATTCTGTATTTCCTATTCCAACAGACGATGCTTTATAATAAGGATTGAGTAATGGACGATTTCAATATAGAAGATTACAAAATTCACAATCCAGGCAACGATTTTGAAATGACTTATCGTGATGCTGTTGATCATTTGGAACGTGCTGTGAAATTTTTAGAAGATACACACAAGAATCATTTTTTATTGGGTGTAGCAAGACAATTATTAGATGATGCAAAAGCTAAAAATCCCGATGATCAAGCTGATTTTGCTACTGTGAATTTTATTGCAGATTTTGGTAACCCAGAGATGATGGATAAACTAGCAGGTGAAGAAAAAACCGAAGATACTTGCGATTGGGTTAGAGCAAATAGTGTTTATAGCATGAGAGATGTTCCAGAATCTGCTCCTTCTAGATTTCGTGCATTATGTGAAGAAGAAATAGCAAAATTCAAAGATGTTCAGGGATAAGGTAGAACAGATTTTAAAAGAGTATGATGACTTCAAGCCTGGAGATATAGTCCGGCTTGATCTTTGGTTTGGAAGGATACTAGAACATATTCAACCAGATGTATATAAAGTTTCTGTTGCTACACCGGATGGAATTCAAACAAAAGAAATATCAAAAGACCAAATGCAATTATCTTATCCCATTGAAGTTGTTACGAATTGGAATGGGTGCGGAGGAAATACAACGGATATATTAACAGATGAAGAGTGGAATCAAATAAAAGCAAATCATCCGGAAATATATAAAGATTGTTTAAAAAAAGTAGCAATGAATACAAATTATGGGAGCTTATTGGAAGACTGGATTTTTGAGTTCTTAATGAGTAATAAAAATCCAAAGCAAGGCAAACCAGGAAGCGTTATTGATGCCGTAAAAGATGCAAACTTCGGACCAATAATGAAATATGTAAATCCTGGAGAACAATTACATGATGCGATAATAAGACTTTGGAAAGAAGCTTTATATGTATCAGACGACAAGAGAAATGTTTTTATGTCATACTAAAGGAAAATAATAATGGCATTTATAAAGAAACAAAAATTAGTAGAAGAAACAAAAGAAGAACCAGTAGTAGAAACAATTACTGAGTCCGTAGAAGATAATTTACAAAGTGCAATGTTAGAAGTTGTTGCAGATGAATTATCTTATGTTGCAAAACTAAATCGTATGATAGAATTAGCAGAACAAGCAGATAAAGAAGATTTGGTTGCAGTTCTCAAAAAGTCTCGTGCATCTATGAAAAGCAATATTGCAGAGGTTTATAGCAAAAGTAAAAAAATTCTTGGTCTAACTGAAGATGAAAAAGAAGAAGTTACCGAAGCTGTTGATCCAAGTAAATTATATGATGGAGAAAAAGTAGCAGATATTATTTCAGATTATACTGTTGATCTTATTGGAACAGAAGCAGCAAATGATTTAGAAATGATTGCACATAGCTTTTATACAGGTGAAGATTATACCGCTGAACAAATAGATGCTGAACTAAATAAATACCAAATAGATCCAGCAACTCGTGAAGCAATAGAAACAGAAATATCACAGCTACCGGATGCAAAACTATCAAGACAACAAGAATTCAAATCAGACCTAGACTCAGATATATCAACTTTAGAAAACATTAAAGATGATCTAGGAACATTTGCAGCCCAATCTCGTCTAACCGACCTTATCTTGGCACTAAAAAATATTGAATATGATGGTCGTCCTGGAGTTGCTTGGGGAAAAAATGATTATGGTCAAGGTAAAGGTTCAATTATAGCATAAGGAAGTACAACTATGGCATTTCGTGAATTAGTAGTCGAAGCAATAAAAAAATCTACAGTTATGGCTAATAGTATTATTCGCCGTATGAATGTAGCTGAATGGAAAAATATATCTCGCATGACAGAAATGGATGCAGATTATATTTCAGATTTAGCTTCTTTTCATATGCCAACTTTCGATGACTTAAAAGACGATGAAAAACAAGAAGTAATTGAAAAAGTATGGAATAAACTAAAATCAGGAGAAAAACCAGAAGAAGTAATGGAAGCAAATCCTGAAGAAACACCATTGTCACAATCAGAACTCAAACAAAAAATTATGGACTATGTAAAACAAAATGGTGCTGTATTATATCCATTAGAACAAGCCGCAGAAGAATTGGCAAAATCATTATCAAATCAAAAAGAAGAATGCGGCTGTAATTGTAAAGAAGGCGAAGAAAAATGTAAGTGCTGTGGTGAATCTCCTTGCAAATGTGGACCAGATTGTGAATGTAAATGTAACAAAAAAGAATCTGTAACTGAAGCTGTCATGAACGATATTCCACATGAGATTGATGACCAAATTCATACATTAAAAGATATGAGATTTGAATTAGAACAAACAAAAAAGAATTGGAATATCGCCGGAGTAGAAACACAACCAATGGATCAAGTCTTAAAAGATATTGATGGGCTAATTGCAAGTCTGTATCAAAACGGTGCAAAAATGGCTGATGATGAAATTTCAAAAGGCACATCAGAAACAGAACAAAATATAGAAAAAGATGAAGAATAAAACTCTATTTAGAACAACAAATAATCAAAAAATATCGTGAGTTCTATAGATAAGAGTTATAAAACAAAATAAGGATTTATAAAATGGCAATTGTTGGAAACTTCCCTGGCGTATACCCAACCATTACTGATTTATCTCAGGTGGTTACTGCAAATTCTGTTACTTCATGTGCTTATGTTGGCGAAGCAGAGTTTGGACCAATAAATACACCAACTCTTATAACAAATAAAAAAGGTTATGTAGATCGTTTTGGCGCAATAAATTCAAAATATGGCTATATGGGATATTCATTGGCTGTAGCCGCAGATGCAATTGGTCAACACTACATTGTGCGCGTTGTAAATGAGGACACTGCGCGTTATGGTCAAGCTAGCGTTGCATTAACCGGAGAGTCAGTTGAACAACCAGAAGATGGTTTGACAATTTCTTATGTAAAATCTGCAGATAAAGACTCTGGATATCTATTTACCAATGGTGATGAAACAATAACTTATGATACAAAAACTGCATTCAAGATTGTTTCACAAAACCCAAATAATAAAAAAATAGTTGTTCAATTAGAAGATTCTACAATAAACACAAATAAAACATATAAATCCTTAAAAACAACAATTGCAGATAATCAAGTAAAAGTTACAGTTCAAGATGAGGGCGTTTTTGAGGCAGGTGATACAATTATTGTTACCTGCCCACAATGGCTTGTTGATGTCAAAAATGATGATGGTGAGATTGTTGAGCAAATTCCTTATGAAAAACGTTTTACTGTTGAGTCTATTGGAAAAAGTTATTACTATACAGCAGAAGTAACCAACGGTGGAAATACCGACGGAGAGCATCCATACAATGTTGGAGATATTTTGACTTTGGTTGGTGCAACACTAACACCAGACCCAGAAACACAACAAGAAAGAACATTACAATGTCAAGTTGCAACAGTTGAAAATGGTGTGGTAAAAACAGTAAAAGTTTTAACCGGTTCTGATTATAACAAATTAGAATCTGAGTCTGCAAGCGGATTTTCGACAACTGGCGAAACTAGTGGAACTGGATGTGTTATAAAAATTAATAACAAAGAAAAATCTGATGTTGTAATTTATAATGATACAGAAACACATACGCCAAGTTCCGTTAGTACACTTAAAATATTAAAGTATCCGGAAAAAGAAGATACAACATTTTCAATTTCTGTTTATGAAAATAAAAATAAAAGATTAGAAAAAGTTGAACAATTTAATTATTTGACATTGTTTGAAAACAAAGATCAATATGGTAATTCTACATTCGTAGAAGATGTCGTGAATGGGCGTTCAATATATATAAAAATTTACGCAAATCCATATATTGAAATAGAAAATCCTGTTCCAACTTTTGGCAGTTATAGCGTTGATCATGGAACATCAGGAGTTTCACCAACAATTGATGAATTGGCAAAAGCTTGGGATTTATTCTTAGATCGCACACAAACAACTGTTAGCTTATTGATGAATTGTGGTTACGTTAGTGACACAGAAAATTTATATCAACAGGCTATGCTTAACGTTGCAGAAAAGCGTCGTGATTGTTTTTGTTTGTTTGATGTTCCATCAACAACAACAAGCATGGAAGGGGAAAATACAGTATTAGATTGGCGCAAAAATGTAAGTGGTATGACCACATATCGTGGGGCTTTGTTTACTCCTTGGGTGAAGTCATATGATACTGAGAATGGAAAACGAAACTTCAACATGTGTCCGTCTGCATATATTGCAAAAATCATGGGCGCAGCTGGAAAACCTTGGATTGCTGCTGCTGGTCCGAATCGTGGTTATTATACATCATCAGTGGTTTCCCCAACAGGATTAACGTCTTATTATGATGAAGAAACTGGCGGTGTTTTATACCAGAATCAATTGAATTGCGGAATCAAAGATATTGCTGGTTATGCAAACTGGGGTCAAAAAACATTACAAATGAAACCATCCGCATTAGATCGTATAAATGTTGCACGCACAGTTATTTATATTGAAACAACATTGCGTGATGCTGCAAGATATCACTTATTTGAAAACAATACAGCATTTGAACGTATGCAGATCACACTACAATTCAATCAATTCTTGGATGAGGTTTTGAATGGTGGCGGGTTGAATCGTTATCAAGTTATCTGTGATGATTCAAACAATACCCCATATATCATTCAAAACAATCAATTAGTAATTGACATTTATTTGTGGCCAGTATATACAACAGAATTTATTGCTTTGAATACAATTGTAATGGGGGCCGATGCCGAAATAACAATTTCTTCAAACGCATAATAAAGACAACAAAAGGATAATGAACAATGAGTATTCATACTTTAAAATCTATCAATAATTTGAATGATCCTATTAAACAATTTTTGATAGACTTCAATATTGTATTGCCACAAGGTGTATTTAACTTTGATGCTCAACAATTAGAACTTCGTGCACAATCATTTAGCTTTCCAACAGTACAAATGGATGCTACCGAGGTTTGGTGGGGTGGTCATCATCGCCAATTTGCCGGCAAACAAACTCGTCAGGGGGATTGGAACGTTACTTTTACAGAAGTTTGGTCCGGAGATGTTATTGATGGATTCCGTAAGTGGATGCAATTAGCTCATAACTTCACAGCCGGTACAATTTCTTTGCATGAAAATTATATGACAAGTGCACAAGTAAATTTATTGAATCCTGACTTGTATGACCCAAAACCACAAGGTGCCGCAGCAAAAGCCGTAACTTTGAAAATGTTGTATCCCACACAAGTTCAAGTAGATGGTACAATTAATCCTTCAAGTTCTGAACCTGTAAATATGAGTTGTACTTTACATTATTCATATTTCTTGATGTCAGGAGAACAAGAATAAAACAGACACTGTTAAACAATTAGTTTCTATATTATCTCCTTTTGATTGTCTGTTCACCCCGCTATTAAATAAAGTAAGATAGTGGGGTTTTTCATTTTTTACATAAGTTCTATTAAGTGTTATAAAAATTTCCCCCAAAAAAGAATTTCATAATGGCATTAACACAAATAAGATCTATAAATAATTTATCTGACCCACTAAGACAATATCAATGTAAATTTCATATTTCTAAAGGGCTTGGTACCGCCGCATTAGCTTTGGTCGGAAATGATATGGTAAGAAAAGAAGATTTTGAACTTAGAGCAACTTCTTGGACTTATCCCGGAACACAAATAAAAACTGTTGATACTGTAATTTTTAATCATTATAGAAAAAGACCAAGTATACAAGATAAATCGGGCACATGGAGGGTTAGTGTTGTGGAGGATATGCACGGAAATGTCTTGCAGAGTATTCAAGATTGGTGCGATAATATAATGAACCCAATGACAGGCGTTATGCTTCCATCTGAATTTTATGTTGGCATGGCATCTGTTGAAATTTGTGGACCAGATATGAAATCAAACAAAACATTATATTTGCGTGGTTTTTATCCTACAAAGATCGGTGAAATAAAAATAGATCCAAGTAGTTCAAACGTTGTTACTGTTGATATTGAGTTTAATTATGACTGGTATTCTGAAAACAAAGTATTAGGACTTTAAAACAACATGGCTTATACTCCAACCATTTATGAAAATCCAGCAATTATATTGAGGCGTAGACGTTTTGGCGGAATGACAATAAAACATTTAGACGGTGCACCAAACATAAAAAAAATAAAAATAATAAAAAAACCAATAAAAGAATATAACTATAATCAAGAATTTTATAAACAACTCAACAAACAAACACAAAGAGGCAATATTGATATAACACAAGGGCAAGACTTGACACCACCAGAAAAAAAGATATATAAAAGAGCAATTACTAGAGATATGAAAGGAACAGATATTGTTCAAGTAGAGGCTGATAGAAGAAATCTTTCGGTTACATATACAGACAAAAATGGTAATATAATAATAAAACAAGGTGGAAATAAGGCTTGGAGAACAAACAACCCTGGTAATCTTAGTTTTTCATCATTAGAAAAAGCAAAAGAGTCTGGTGCAATTGGAGTGTGGGAAGATGCAGAGGGACATAAATTTGGCATATTTCCATCAGAAGAAGCTGGCGAAAAAGCATTAAGAGAAAAATTGCAAGAAAGAAGATTCTCATATAGAAAAGATGGCTCAAAAAGAAATATTGCACAAATGATCTCGGAAATATATGCACCAGCTTCTGACAATAACGATTCTTCTGGTTATGCAAGATTTTTAAGAGATCGTTATGGTGTAGATGTGTATAATAAAACTGTTGAAGATTTAGATAGAGATGAAATGGACAGATTGATTCAAGGTATTGCAGCAAGAGAAGGAAATAAGCAGGGAACATTAATAACTCAAAAATAATAAGATAATAGTTCTATGTAATAAAGGATTAAATATTGAGCTTAAGATTTAGATCACAACTTTCAGTAGATTTAATGCCAGATGAACAAATCGATAATCGCTGGGAAGTTATTATGCCCAAAATGAATTTAAAAACTTCAATTGTTGATTATCCATATTATCCAATTGTCGAATCTATTCATTTTGCACCTTTAGGATTTAAAAACTCAACAAACGTAAGGGCTGTAACCACATATTATAATATACCGGTTGACAAAGAAGATGCAAAAGAAGCAAATATAACAATGTATTGTGATACCGGAATGTTGGCCCAATATTATATTGCAGCATGGAAAGAACTTATGTTTGACCAAAAACATGAATATTATTATTATCCTTGGCAATACAAAAAAGATATCGTCGTTTTGTTTTTTGGTGCTGGCTCTGCTGCTCCAACAGCAAGGTTTTTACTAAAAGGATGTTATCCAATAATACAAAATGATTTTGAATTACAATATACGAGAGATCCAAAAAGACTACGTATAACGCAAAAATTCAATGTTGATAGAGTTGTTTATGACCCTGCATATTCAACAAGCGCAATTATATCAACTTTTGCGTCTGGAAATCCTCTTGGAATATTGAGTGATACTGCACTTGCCGCAGCAACAGACAGGGCCTTTGGAACAGCTACAAGCTGGTTCGGAGGAGATAATTTTGAATCAGATAAAAACTTTAGTTATAACGGTTCGCCAATAAATTAAAAGGAGAAAACATATGGTACAAGAAGAATATTATAATGTAGAGCTTCCAGGTAAGAAAAATTATGATCCAAATATAAAAATAGAAATCAAAAAAATAACACCATTTGAACAAAAAAAATTTTATTCACAAATGGTGGCGGCTCAAAATGAAGAAGAACAAGACAAGGTTGTGAAAAATTTTATAAAAAGTCTTGTTAGGTGTGAAGGTATTGCTTTTGAAGATATATTCTATCCTGATTATATATTTTTATTGTATCAAATAAGAGAAGTTACTTATAAACTCTTTCCACTAAAATATCATTATACATGCTCTGAATGTGGACAAAAACAAAGTGTAGAAATAAAAATAGATACTCTTCAAATTGAATCTCTTGATGAAAAATTAAAGGACGTTGTTGAGTTGGATAATTTTGGAGAAGTGGCAATAAGATTTAAAGTTATAAAAGATGATGATATTGTTACAGAATTTTTAAAAAGAAGAGGAGAAGATCCAGAAGATATATTTATGCGCATTTTAGCAGCAGAATTGTCATTACTAGATAAATGGCAACCACTAGAAGAAACTTGGGAAATGGCTAAAACAGGTCAAATCACTTCTCAAGATATTTTGCGAATAGAAGATTTTATTGCAAATAACAATTGGGGGGTACACGAAGAGGTTCATCATAAATGTTCTAAATGTGGTAAGGAGGTGGCAGAAAGCTATTCTATAGACCCTGCTAGCTTTTTTTCCACTAATAACGATTGAAGAAATATTAGAACGTGAATACTATTTAATAACTGAAATGCATATGTCATATAGTGATCTTGAAACAATGCCGATGGAATATATAGAATGGTTCTACAGAAAAGATTACTATGAAAAAAACAAAGATCAAAACAGTGAAGACGCAGTAACAGGATTGTAATAATGGCAACAAAAATAAGCGGAATAAAAGGTATCAATATTTCGAAATCATCTGTACTCAAGGATGGTAGTAAAAAAGCTGGCGCAAATGATAGTTTTAGAGATACTGCAAATGGAACAACAAGGGATAACTCTAAAAACAACAACCAGAGTGCCCTTGATGCCGCTATGATAAAAATGCTTCTTGGACAAACCGAGCTTATGGCCAAAAAGACTCAAGAAATAGAAGCAAATATGCGTAGAGCCGAAAAAAAAGAAGAAGAAAGACAAAAAACAAAAGAAAGGATAGATAGGGAAAAAAACGAAAAAAGAATAGAAAAAACATATGATTCTATTGATGGTGGTCTTGTAAATAGTGCTTTGTCTGGAGTTTTTGGTCCAATTGGTGTTATGCTTGGTAAAGGATTAAATAAAGCAGGGCTTCCATTAAATAAAATACCAACAAAAATTATGTCTAAAGTTTTTGGTGGTGGAAGCATAAAATCATCTGGTGGAAGATGGGGAGGAGGATATGAAAATCAAACAAGTGGCGCTCTAGATGTAAACAGAAGAGAAACAGAAGCAGAACCAATAAATAGATTAAATAATTCTGTTTCATCTCGACTTGATACAATTATAGAATTGCTTGGAGGGAAAAGAAGAAGTGAAAATGGAGAAGATGAAGATGGCAAAAAAAAGAGTTGGTTAGGAAGATTATTGGACAATTTTCTTCCCAAGGGTTGGCTTGGCAGGTTGTTGGGTTGGCTTGGACCAAAATTAGCGTATCTAGCTGGAATTGCAGGCTTAGCATATGGTTTTCATAAGTTTTGGAATTGGATAAAGGATAAATTTGGCACAGATTGGGCAAATAGTTTAACTGCCACATTGGCACAAGCAATAAAAGGTGCATTAAAAGGTGTTGGAACAAGTTTAGAAAACACAGCCAAATCTTTGAAGGCACTAAAAAAAGGTTTTGTTGGTTCAAAAGTTTACGGAGGTTTATCAAAGGGATTACAAAAACTAGCAAACAGCGGTAAAATTGGCAACTTTGTTTTTGGCGGTGCAGCAAAAAGAGCAAGAGCTGCATCAATTGCAGCACAAAAAACGTTTCAATCTGGTGTGCTTGGAAAAACTGGAACACTCTTATCAAAAGCCGGAAAAACTCTGGGTAAGGCTGGTAAGATTGGTGGATATGTTGGCGATTTTGTTATTGCTGCCGAAAATTTATATGATGCTCATAAAAAATATAAAGCAGGAGATAAAAGAGGTGCCGCAGGCTCTGTTGGAAGAGGGGCTGGAACAATTTTAGGCGGCACCATTGGAGCAAAAGGTGGTGCTGCTGCGGGTGCGGCGCTTGGTACAATGATATTTCCTGGTGTAGGTACGCTTATTGGTGGTGCATTAGGTGGTCTTATTGGAACATTTGCCGGGTCACATGTTGGATCAAAATTAGGGGCAAAAATCGGAGAAAAAACTTATGATTTAGCAACGGACACAAAACCAGAAGTTCAATCCGAGGGGCAATATACAACAGAAAACACAAATGGTTATGAGTCGTTACAACTACAAAGCGAATCACTCAATATGCAAAACGAAATATTGAATTCATTAAGGCAAATTGAATATAATCTAAATCCAAATGTTCAAAAAAGCTTGGATCAATCATATTTAAATAACGCCCAAAGAATGTTTGATAGACCACCAGAATATGATGAATACTATCAAGATTATGTTGGTATAAATCCAAATATGACATCTTTGTTGAATAAATAATTGGAGTAAAAAATGGCAAATCCACAAGTATATGCTGGTCCTGGAGTTACAAAAATAGATGATGTAACAAAACAAATAAACAGTAGTTCACCAAATGTGCTCTCTGGACCAAATTGGATTCCAACATTGACCGGAAATTTGGATGCTTCAAAAGCACAAGCTGGATTAAAAAGAAGCAATAGTAGTAAAACATGGTATTGTTTGGATTTATTGGGTAAATACCACAAGGAATCAAAATTAAAACAATTTCATGCCTTAACATTTTATTTTAGAAACACAAAACAACAAAATGGCGCAATAATAACATCAATGCTTCCAGAAAGTTTTACATATGCAATTGGTGGTGTTTATAATAATCCAATAAAACTTATTGGCAATGATATTGTCAATGTTATAGCTCAAAATTTTACAAACGGAAATGCATCAACAAGTTTTAATTTGGATACTGCATTGGTTTGGCAATCGCCCAAAAGAATGGATTTGGTTTTTAAAATTCCAGTGTTTGATGATTCTGCAAGTGGTTCTAATATAAACTATCAAGAAGCAATAGATTTGTTTGGCGAAGCTATATTACCAGAAATTGCTAAAAATGGAACATATGAAAGTATTCCTGGCCCAAACATTAGTACAACTATAAGATATAGAGCAAGAAACGGAAAAGCAATTACAATGTCTGGTTGGGGGCAAAAAATAACAGATGTCACATCAAAAGGTTTTCAAACTGTTTTTAATGGCCAAGAAAGAGAATGGGATAGAATTAGCGTACAAGTTGGCGGATTGCTACTGTTAGATTGGTGTGTAATAAAGGATTTGAAAGTAACATTTCCAAACACAAAAGCCATGGTGCTGCATGATTTTCGCGGAACACATTCTGCACAAATTGATGATACTGGTCGTGAAACGTATCAGGTACATCTTCAACCGATACAGGCAGAATTAGAAGTAACTGTTTCAACCGTTATGGGAATAACTCGTGCAACATTTAAGGATATGTTGTATCAAACAGAGTCCACAAGCAAAGGATACAAAGAAGATGCATCAAATACTACACCAGTTACTTCAACATATAAACAAACAATTGATACATTAAATAATATTGCATTATCACAACGTGGCGGATATCCACAAATGTCATATGCGCCTGGTTATAATGAGCATGATTTTGATCTTTTTCGAGACCCATCAAAATTCATGAGTTATCCTGACGCATAAAATAGGAAATATAAAATGAACAGTTTGAATTCAAATTTTTGTTATGATTTTTCTTATTGGTTTTCTGATAGAATAATTGATAACAATGGAAATACAGTGTCTGATATAAACGCTGGAATAACAAAATTAATTCCAGACATGATTGACGAATTGAATGACACAAGCAATGAACATACAAGATTTATTATTCCTGATTGTCAAGTTTCGATGCCCGATGTAGCAGCAAAATCTTTTTATAATTATGAAAATTTGTGGTGGTATTTGTGTTTATCAAACCTAATAACAAATCCGTTTAATGAATACAATTCAAATTTATTATATTATGCCTTTACCTTGAACATATTGAAATCTCATGACATAAACACAAATAATTCAAACAAAAATACAAAATCAAAAATTGGAACAATTATAGAATTAAACTAAGATATGATAGTAAATAACATATACGACATAAATATATTAATTTCTGATGTGGATATTTTCGGCACTGGAATTGCCACAAGAGTAAATTGCAAAATAGAAGAATCTATTTCTGACGGTGTTCCTATATGCAAAATAGCTTTTTTATCATCAAAAGATTTTTTAGATGGTTTTCCAATTATTGATGGTACCAAAGTTACTATAAATATAAAATCACAATTGTTTAATATAGATGAAAAACTTTTATTTAGGGTTGCAAATATTACAGCAACCCCTATAAAAAATGATATGATTTTTTCATTAGATTGTATTATTGATTTTTATGAATTATTTAGAGCACCAATCAAATATTGTATGAACAATAATTCATCAGAAGTTTTTAATTTTATATTGAAAGAAAACAATCTAAATGGAAGCATACACCAAACACAAGATAAACAATTGTGGGCACCATCTGAAACCAATCTGGGGCAATGGATGACATATGTGGCATCTCATGCCTGGGCATCTCCACAATCAGGTTTTTATTGGTTTATCAACAGAACAAAAAACTTATTTTTTTTAGATATAGATAAAATAATACATGAATCAAAAAATGTTGCCAAATTTTATTATGGAGACATAGAAGAAAACGATATAAGTAATAAAATTATAAGATACAAAAACATTACAACAAAAATAAATTCTGGAGAAGAAAATTTATTTAATAACGGATATAATGGAAATAATTACCATTTTGATTTAAATTCTTATACAACCAAAAAAGAAAATGCAAACAAAGTCAGGGCTGTTAGTGAAATAGTAAATATAAATAAAGAATTATCAAAGGGGCTTGGTGAAAACATATTACAATTTGATGTTGGAAATCATCACAAAAATTTCTTTTTAGCCGAAGCACAAAATAAAAGAGTTTTATCAACATTTTCAACATATGTAGGGGTTACGTGTGAATATTTTAGACCAATAAAATTATCACAGGTGTGTACAATGCAGGCCATGTCACCAACACAAGCAAATGGTGAAATAAACACATTGAATATAAAATATATTGTTTCTAAAATTATTATAAACATTAATAGTTCTACTGTAAATATGGAAGCAGAATTATGTTCACAGGGATATAACGGAAAAAGCACGGAAAGTTATTAAAAATGAAAAATAATAGAATAAATAAAAACATATTTACAAATCCATTTAATGTTGCAACCGTTATTGATAATAGTGATCCAACAAATTCTTATCGTGTTAGAGTTAGAATAGATGTGATACATGATAATATTCAAGATAAAGATTTGCCTTGGGCTGCTCGTGTTGGGCCTGGTTTTATGGGTTTTGGAAATGCAGACATAGACCATGCGATACCAGAAGTTGGAACAAAAGTATTGACATTGTTTATAGCAAACGATCCAAATTCTATATTATATCTTGGAACTCTTTATAAAAACAATTCTGCCACTCCTTCTGGTGGTGATTATTTGGGCTCTTATGGGATCTATACTCAAAATGGTGAATTTATAGGGGTAGATAAAATAAATAAAACACTTAAAATGATATATGAAGGAAAAATAGATATATCAAAAATAACACAGGCAACCATAAGTATAAATGGTCCAGTAACAATAAATGCAAATTCTGCCACAATCACATGCAAAACCAATATAATAAAAGGTGATGTAAAAATAGAAGGTGAATTGGTTGTCACAAAAGATGTTAGAGCAAGAGATGGACAAGTTGGTTTACTCACTCACACTCATCCAGGTATATTCCCAGGTCCAAGTTCAACAGCTCCGGGTCAAGGATAAAAATTATGAGTATGGCTGCAACTTTGGGATTAATAAGTAAATTAGCTTCTTCTATTGGTGGAGCTTCTTCTTTGTCTGCCATTGCAAGTGCTTTAAAGTCTGGAGCAAAATCTAGTATGTATGCTATGAAAGTTGATGAAGGAGAAAAAAGTGATTGGTTAGTGTCTGCAATAAATTCTTCTGGTAATCCAACAATAATAGATCCAAATGCAAATGGTCAAAGTCCCATAACATTTTCAAGCAAATCAGATGCAGAAAGTTTTATAACTACAAATAACTTACATTACGACTACTCTCAAACTGAATCATCTACAATTTCCGTGGCAACTTTGATGGAATATACTCCTGAATCCGATGAAAATGTGGAAAAAATGGCAACAGATCCAGAAACGGGATTGGCTCAACCATGTTTAAATAAAAGAGCAGAATGTATAGCGCAAGAAAGAATGCCAACACCAGCAGATTATATACAAGCAATTAAACAAAAAATGTCTCAATGGCTACCAATATAAACTAAAAAAACCATAAAATACATTGATAATTATAGTTCTATCTATTAGTATAAAACAAAAATTCCCAAAACAATGTATATAGATCTAAACATAAAATTTTCTCCATATAGTAATGAGTATGTTTACGTAGAAGACGTAAAAGACATTGTACAATCATTGGAAAGATTATTTAATACCAAAATAGGGTCTGTTCCTTTTAATAGATCTTATGGTTCTTCTTTGTGGAATTTATTGTTTGAGAATGAAGGATTAGAAACTTACCAAATCGCCATGTTAATGTATCAAGAAATTCAAATGTGGGAACCAAGAGTAAGTTTATCTCCTGCCGATGTATCCATATCAAAAATGGACGAACACACGTATGAAATCAAGGTGATATTTAAAGTTCCGTCATTAAACAACACAATAGGTCAGATAACTTCAACAATAACAGAATAAGCCATGAAATTAGATTCAATTATTTATGATACAGGTACTTTAGCTACAGCGTTGACAGAAAAACTAACAAACGAATCTCCAACTTTTAAAGCTATGTACCCATCTGAAACATCAACAGCATTGGTAAATCTTTTAGCCGGTTATGGATCAATGCTTCAATATACAATAGTTTCAGCATTGGCGAATTGTTATACCGATACAGCTTATTCGCCATCGGCAATATATCAACTAGCTGAAACATTAGGAAACAGACTTCATGGTAATGTCTCATCTCAACTTTATTGTGATATAACAAGAACAACATTACAAAGCAAAAATGGTGTAGTGATTCCTTCTTATAGTATTTTTGAGGTTGAAGGTTTGCCATTTTTCAATACGAGTCCTGTGGTTTTTCCAAAAGGTGTTGATACCATTCATAATGTTTTATTGGTTCAAGGAGAATATACAATAGTTGAATTTTATACGAGTGGAGCTGCCGGAGAAAAATTATACTTTTCGAATGATTTTAAGTGTAATATGAATATGGTAAAGGTATTTGTTGAAGATAAAGAATGGGATACATTAGACACATTCCTTCCACTAAATTCTATGACACTTATTGATTCAGAACAATCTAACACAGTCGTATTACGCATGTCTTCTGATGGAAGGGCGTATATTAAATTTGGAAACAATTCAAATGGTGCCTTGCCACAGGCAGGTTCAAAGGTGAGAATTGAATATGTATCAAACGAAGGTGCAAATGGAAACATTGAAAAAACGAATATGAACGTTCAACTTATGAGTCAAATTTATTACAATGATAATGCAATAAATACACTTTTGGAAGTTGATATTGTAACAAGTCAACCTGCATATGGTGGATATAATACTCAAAGTTTAGAAGTTTTAAAAGAATCATCCCCTTATGTTTTTGCATCTGGCGATAGAGCAGTAAGAAGAGAAGATTATAAGGCAATTTTGTTGAATAAGTGTGGTTATATTTCGGCAAATGCATGGGGAGAATACGAAGAAGCAAAATCTTATGGTGGTTATGATAAAATCATGATGAATATGGTTTATTATACTGGAATAAAAGAAATTCAACAATATGATTATAGACCACTCGGCGGATTGAAAATTGAAGACTCAGAAGAAGGAGTTGACACATTAAACCCCGTATATTTTACAAACTCATTAGGTAGCGTAAAAGGATTTCCGGGTTCTTATGAGGTTGATTTAATAAGCAATTTAGATGATACACAAAAAATAAGATATTCTGACAAAAAAGGTAATGGAATATTGGTTTGTGATCCAAGTGATAATAATATGTGGGATGCAACAGGGCTGGATGATATTCAAGAAAGATCACAATATTTATACCCATATAATGATTCTTTTGATTTATATAAGAATTCACCAGCGACAGAATTTTCTGTTTATTGTTTACAAACAGTAGAAAATTCTAGTGATCATGAATATCAAGGTAACCCAAGAGAATATAATGACAGAACTTTGTTGTTTGACATAGAAGGAAATGCAAAAAATGAAAATTTCATATCGCATGGAACATATGACTCGGGACAAAGTGGTCAAAATCCATCAATGAAAATAACATTTGATACGCCATTGCAAATATTTATGCAGTTTCCTGGTGATGGAGTATCTATATCAATGTTTTCTTTTATGACACCAACAAATGCAACAACAACTGATTTAGGTAGATTCCCAGGATCAATATCTATTTATGCAACAGATACAGACACAAGTCAAGAAAATAGTTCGTTTTTTAATAATATAAAAAATAATAGTGCATGGACAAGAATTGCTGAAGTACAAAAATTAAATGTACCAAACATATCTGGGGCATGGAGTGATTGGGTTACAACGAAATTATTCAACCCGACTAATGGAGGATGGAGAAAATACCCAAATTACATGATTGAAATTTATGATTTACAAAACCTAGATTTAGTAGATTGGGGAACAGGAGAACAAAACTCAGATCAGGGGAAATGTTTTATTGGAAAAATAAAATTTTTATTGAATGAAGTTAAATCAAAAAGATATGCATGGGGTGGACAAGAAATAACAATAGAAGATCCTGCAACAGGAGAAGAAACAACGGCGTTGTCGAATAAATATTATACAAAATCTGCAACATATGACGAACCATATGACCCGACAAATCAAAATCAAAATCATGATTTATATACAATTTACGACGAAAATATGAAGAAAAAAGTTGGATGGCATGTAAATTCATTGGTTTCGGGCGATAATGGTGATTATATAACAATAATTACACCAACCGGGGATATAATTGGTAGAGGGGAAACAAATAATTATGATTGCACCCTGAGAAAAATGGTGTCTGGAGAACAAGAACAATTCAATATTACAGATCACGAAACATCGACGATTGATTATGAAAATAATTCTTTAGCGAATTTGTGTATACCAAAATTATTAGATTCTATGAATTATTATAAATACAACATAATAGTAAGTGGACTAACTGCAGCAAACAATTATAGATCTGGAGATTTATTAAGTTATTCATTTAATAATGGATATTATGTAAATGTTCGAGTTGCCAATATAAATACAGAATCATATGAAATTGCAATAAACAACATTCGTGGATCTGTGGCAAATTCAACATCTACGCAAAGTGGAAAAAGAAAATTAGAAGTGTCAGATGTGGATTTGAATTATATGATTGGCACAACCGGACAAGGTGCAAAAGTCACGGTAACATCTGACGATGCAATAAATGTTTATGGTACTTTTACTGGAAATGCGTATAGTACAGCTACAGCTCAAGCAATAGATTCTCCAATTTTGGAACAATATAATCATTTTACAACATATACGGAATTTAAACAACCAAGGGTGAAAAACGTAAAGGTTGATGTAACGGTAGAATATGAGGATAGTAATTCGTATAAAGACACTCGAAGAAAAGTTGAAGAAGCTATTCATGGTGTTTTTGATATTACTCCTTATTATGTTGGCAAGAGTTTGGATGTTTCAGATATTTGGGCCGCAATAAACAATGTTGCTGGTGTTAAAAGATTTATAGTTACATATCCAACCGAAAATATAGATTGTGAACCATATGAATTTATAACTCTTCAAAAAAATAATTTAACAATAACAGACAAATTTAGCGAAGATTTCAAATAATGACAGACATAAATAAAATATTTTTAGATACAACTCTCACAGTAGAAAGTGGATATAGTAATTCACTGTGTTTTGTTGATGGTGTGGCTATAGATAAATCAAGATACACATTAGAAAATAATGAATTGAACATATATAGAGAAGCATCTAATTATGTTAGTTTATTTTATGATTTAAATATTAGTAGATGTTATTATTTTGAAAGAAACCTAAATGATTATGGAACAATAATTAGCGGACCAGATAAAAAAGGAAACACTATACAAAATCTAAAGAACAAAAATATTATGATTTTTGTTGATGGTATACTGTTAGGAAAAAATGAATATAGTGTGTTAGATTCAGAAAACGTAGCACTACTAATAATAAAAAATGACAATAATTTTCATGATGTTATTATCTATGTATCAAATACAGAACTTACATACGGAATTTTATCAGATCCACTAAATCAATTGGGACCAAACAGTACAATAAGTGATTTTTATGTTGTATTAAATCATGATGTAACTTGGAGACTGTCCGATGTTGATAATTCCATTTGGGTAGATAACAATGGATTAAAATGGACTTTAGAAGATATAGACAAAAATAGAATAAGATTTGGTCGTGGAGATAACAATCATAATTTAAGAACAGAAACAACAATACCAAATTATTTCACTTGTATTACAATAGGTGAATTGTCAATAGCATCTTCTGAAATAATAAAAAAAACTTGGGGACCCGATCAAACAGAAGAATCAAATAATCCTGAAAATAAAATAGGATATAGTCGTTATAATACATTGATTTTTAAGAACGGAAGACTTGTACCAACATCATTAATAAAAACAAACGCAGACGGATATAGTTTTGTAGAATTTGACCCACTACCATCTGATAAATTTGAATATTATAAATTAAATAGTCAAACGTTGTCTTATAATTTTGAAGCCACCCCTGGTATAACAACTTATGGACCCAGGGACGATTATCGTGTAAAACTTCCATTGTTATATGATTCAACTGTTCTTTTGGGTGATCTTGCAAGAGTTGTTGTTGATGATCTTAGACCTGGATTTATTATATGTGAAAAAGATCGTGCCGGAAGATTAATGGTTGTGGATGAAACAGATGAAAGTTCAAGAATAAAAGTTTTAACAATTCATGAGTTTTCTAAATCAGAATATGCACCAGATGAATATTATTTAGAGGTTCCAGAAGCAAAAAATATCGTAGATTATCTTTCTGATTATGATAAAAAATTCATTATGCTTCCAGAAATTTTACGCATCTTCCAAAGAGTGTTGTTAGATGAAGTTCATGATGAAGTAGAAAGAATAAAAAACATAAGAAACTCATCAAAAGTGGATTCTGCGCATATTCATAAATTATTAAGTCTTCTTGGTATGAAATTAGACATAAAGCATTTGAATATAAAACAATTGCAAGAAGCCATTGATGAACTTACTAATTTTTATAGATTGGCTGGGACAAAACAGTCATTAAACTATTTCAATATTGTACAAGACAATACGAAACTTATAAATATCAAACAATTGTTCACATATCACAAACAAAGAGAAAAAGAAGATAGTAAAAAAACTTATTCATATAAATATAATTTTTTAAATGATCAATCACACGGAGAAGGTTATCGCGAAGGAGAAAAGTATAAACTTATAGACAATCATAGTGGATATCCTGTTGATACAGGAAGCATTGTCACTATAAATTCTGTTGGCGAATTCGATGGAAAACAAAATGCTATATTGTCGTTTTCTGCAGATAAATTTGAAGGAAGTCAAAGTTTTCAATATTTACCACTAACTTTGGAAACAATGTCAACAGGAGCAACAGTTGATATCAAATCTATTCCGTATATGTATCAATATGATATAACAATTCCAGAAGAAAGTAGCTCTACTGGTTTTAATGAGGGAGACATATTAACATCACCGTTATTTGATGGAAGGATTTGGGTTGAAGAGGTTGACCCAATAGATGGACGTATTACACGTTTTGATTTTGAACCAAAAAGCGGAACAAAATCATATGAAAATATTCAAAATTCACCACTACAAATACAAACATCTGGTGCTGTTTTGAAACTTATTATAACAGCAACAACACAAGAACAAACCATAACTTATGATACTGTAAATGGTAATTTTGACAGTAGAAGAAATGGTGGAAATAAAATCGGAGTCTTTGATGTAAAAATAAACGAAACCGCAGAGTATGAAATTATAATGTCCGGGGGTGGCGGGTCTGGTGGCGCTGCTGATACAGAAATTGGTTCAACAAACGATTCTCCGGCAGAAAAAGGATATAGTGGTGAAGAAATAACAAAAAGAATTGTTTGTGTTGCTGGAAGTATAATATCATGCAATATTGGGCAAGGTGGAAGGTCAAGTTACGCAAAAGGTGGCGGCGGATGTTATTGTGGTTCTGGCGGTGTTGGTGAAAATAATGGTGGTATGGGATATAATAAATCGGAGCGAATAAAAGGAAACACATCACATGGGACTGGATTCGGAAGTCATTATTCTATTGAATTTTACACACTAAACGGCAAAACAACTAGCGGTTATAGATGGTCAAAAGCAGCATCTGGATCTGGTGGCGGTAGTTCTTCTTTCGTATATAATAATAAAAAATATATAGCAAAAGGTGGCGATGGTGGAAGTGCAACTTGGGCCGGGAAAAATGGCGCAAATACTGTATTACAAGGCGGCATTGGCGGCGGCGGCGGCACAAAATCAGGATCCGGGGCATACGGTGGTTCCAGAAACCCTGACAATAGCAGCTTTACATCTGAAGCAGGTAAAGACGGTTACATTATAATTAGAAAAATAACACAAAATTATTCATCAAAAGCAACACTGGAAAATAATTACAACATTAAAGCGCCAAGCGGTACAGTATTTAAATCAACAGATAATTCTTTTACTCTTGTTGCAGAAACGATTGAAAATGAAAAAATTACAAGTTTTACAATAACCCCAGAATCAGGGATTATGCCTGTGTGTATCACAAACGCAAATGGCGAAATAACTTCATATACAAAATCGTTTGATTTGGTAAATATCGAGAAAAGTGCCAATTTTACTCTTTCACAAAATGTTAGTATATATAATTATAGCGTAACCTTAAGAAACCAAGGGATAAATTATTTAACTGAACAAGTATTGAAAGATAACGATGAATTTGTAACAATAAATGTAACTGGTGTTGATCAAGGAAAAATTACAAATTTTACCTATACACCAACACAAGGGACTAATTTTGTGGAATTTTATGGTTTATCATTAAATAATACAACACATGGAAATGGTGCAATTTTAACAATAGATGCATCATCACCAATAAATATTCAAAACATAGAAAGAGAATATATTGATTTTTACACAATAGACGAATTAGCTGGGCCAGAAGCTTATCATAAAGAGTACAGATTTCCAGTTACGGACTATGGATATGTTAATCAGGGATCACCAAACTCCCCATATCCATGGGCACCAGGAATGGCAGATATTGATTATGGAAGAACATCAGAAGGTAGCCCAAATTCCCCAAATATTACCGAGCCTGGTGGTGCAGATATTGATTATGGATATGTAAAAAATAGAATAAAAGGCCAATGGGTTGAATGGTGGGATTTTGAACGTCCGAGTGATTTATATCCAACGAACCATGTTGAAATAGAGATCAATATTTTATCAAACGAAAATTATGAACAAGCAGTGACGAGATTTTATAAACAATTTTATTCGTTGGCGAGTACTGTTTTATATATACACAGACTTATTACAACATATAATATGGGAAATAATTTGGCAACAGGAATTACTGCTGACAATCCTAATGGTGGTGACGGTAGAATATTAATGGGTATAATGACAACTCAACCATACGTAAACCAAGTAATAACAGTTACCAATGATCCGGCCAGACAACCAGATATATCAAACAACTAATAATGTAACATGTTTTGATTATAAATATTTATAAAAACAAGTTCTATATAAAGATCAGGTTAAATAATTTTTCAAGCAAAGAGTAACAACAAATGAAAGTCTCAAAAAATACACTTCAATTATCATATTCAATTGCAGAGAGTCATTTTTTTCTAACTCGTAATGATAGAAATTCTTATTTTGCTAGCTATCCTGCAGAATTGGTAGCCGGTGTTATGTGCGCAATCGGTGGAGATCCACAAACTACTGCTAGTGATGCAGAGGTTTGGGAAGCAGAAATGTACAACGGAGCAAATTGGACATTGCAAACAATCGATCAAAGTTTTTCTCTTGTTGTTACCGAAGATGGATTAAATGCAATAACCTATATTGGTAAAAACGAAGGATTTTATAAATTAGCAATTTCAGCAATAAAAATCAAACAAAACAATATTATAAACCCACTAAAAAATATCATGCAGTGGACAAAAGAGGATTTTGAGGCGGATGGGGATATAATATTAGATTCAATGACAAATGCTAATTTTACATTGGACAATAATTTGTCTTACAGAACAAATATGTCAAATGGAGGTATACAATTTGCAATAAAAATTGATACAAACACATATGGAGAAATTGGAAGAGAAAGATATGACGAATATACAATAGGTGCAATTGGTTTATATGTACAAGACCCCCAAGAAACAAATAGACAAGTTTTGTTTGCTGTGGCAAATCTAAACAATGCAATCCCAAAATATTCAACAAAAGCAGATCGCGTTGGAAATGCAATAAAAATATTATTGAACACCGTTATTTCAAATCTTGGATATGTATCAGATCTTACTGTTTTTCCGGAAAGTGTAAATAGTATTCCAGAAGTCGATACTGAACAACAGTTGGTGGAAAACTATGGTACGGTTATATCTCCTTATAATTTTTATTTAGTAAACAATTATGCAGGAACTAATCAACCAGCATTAGCAGCAAGAAAAGGAGATCCAACAAAAGAAGATGTTACATGGGAATATTTTACAACAAAAGATGTTGCAATCAATAATATTGACGATGCTATGTTTGATCCTCTCATAGAAGAATATATGGTTGTTACATGGGATTCGAGTGCTGAAAAATTTGTAAGAGCAGATGGCGCAACGGTTGATCCAGCAGTAAATCCATCAAACAATAATCTTACCGGCATTAAAACTGGGAACGGAGTAATTTTTGCTGGAAGTGTTAGCAATTTTAATATAAAAACACAATTCAATATCTCGATAAATGATGGCGGATCAAATTATAAAATAAACGACAAATTATTTTATGCAGACACAGATACAGGACTAATATTTAAAATAAAAGTAACAAATGTAGATGCTGGTGGTAAAGTTTTGCAATTTTCAACAACAAGCATAAGTGGAACTGGTACAATATCAAAAACAAATGTTGCTTTTGAATATGATACAAGTGAACAAACAACAACTCCAACAGGTAGTGGCTTTAAAGCAAACATTGTGTCTGCAGGTGTTGATTCATCTGTATATATTTGGGATTTTCCATCATCTTGGTATAACATGCCATTATATGTTGATACACAAACACCAACATACACAGGAGACGATAGAACCGATGGGCGTGGAAGATTAACAAACGTAGAAACAGATTGGTTTGTCGGTTGGTGTACTGGTACAGGCACAAATAGTTCTATAAGGTTGGCAATAAACCTTGACGATAAAGCGTCAACATCTGATTATGGAACAACAAGATACGCAACAACCGCAGAAATAAACAATCCATATAATAATCAAGGCGCCGCACAAGTAATCACAGCAGACATTTGGTCTTTGAAAAACAATTATTTACAAATAACAAAGCCGGGAACGATTCGTGCAGATGGAAACGGACATGAGGGTGATTCAATAAATAATCCAATACAAGTAGATTCTTTTGTAAAATTCAACGAAACTGTTGTTGGAAAAGGTGTGGCAAATATGCCAATAAACAACAATACAGTAGTGGATCAAAACGTCTCTTTCTTTGGTTTAGCATATCGCGCATGGTGGGGGGACTTGGCAGAATATTATCGATCAGATAAAGTTTATCCTGCCGGAACATTGATTACAATAGGCTGTGGTCCCGCAGAAATAACTCAAGCAATAACAGAATGCAACGGGATTATTTCAGAAAGACCAGGATACGAACTAGGAAATAAAACATCACCAAATGATTTACCCGTAGCACTTGTTGGAAAAGTCCCAGTTATATTTGACAATAGATGTAACCCAAGATTTGGAGATAGAGTGTATTTGTCTTCAATTGAACCAGGAAGAGCATCAACAATTCCGTATGGACCTTGTTTGGGCAAAATCATAGACAAGGGTAAAGATTTAAAAACACAAAGCACTATTTTATGCTCAGTAAGAATAAGTTTCTAAACGCAAGGAAAAAACATGGCAACAACAGCGATTAGTTTTAGACGTGGTGACACAGATGATAATAAAGTTTTTGCAGGTGTGGAAGGCGAAATAGTTGCCGACTTGGGTAATGGTGGCAATATTGATGATGGAAAAGCAACAATTGTTTTGCATCGCGGAGACAGCACAGCCGGTGGTATTCGCATGGCAAGAGAAGATTTTGCAAACATAACTGACGATTCTTTATATAATTTAACAACATATCAATCGGAGGGTGGTGCAATAACGGGGTTGATGTACAACGATCTTCACAATATACAGCACAATAATAATTCTCAATTTAGAAGTGCAACAGAAAGCACATTAAAATATGATTACAATATAGCAAGTCAAGATGGACATGATTTATCTACACGTATAATAACAGATCCAAGTTTGACCCCAGGATCAACAGAAGTACCTGGTGGGGGTCCGTTTGTTGCAACAATTGGATTAAGTAACATAAGTCAAAACGGTATATCAAACATAAGAGATTGGAGTTTTGATTGGTGGAAAATGAGTGTTGATACTGAATTTTTGGCCACCAATGAAAATACACAAGCAGGTGATACACATGGACACAGAGGAAAAAATTTAGCTTATGCAGACATGTCAAACGTAAACACAGCAAATTTGGCAACAACTGGAGCAGGACACTCTGGCGGAAATCTCGCATATGCAGATCTAACAAATGTCTATTATCCAACTATTGTCAATCGCATTGATGATGCATATAGAATCGGTGGAAATAAATTACAAAATTATGAATGGGTTATAAACAAACAAAACATTATAAATCCTTATGAAAGCGAACAAGAGCAGGAAAAAAAGTATCCAAGCATCAAAGCAATAATAAATTATACAGCAACATTGGGTGAAACTTATGTAAATTTAAAATTAGATAATGTTTTAGATTGGAAAATTGCATCAGAAAAAGAGGATTTATATAAAATAGATGTTGTTATAGATAATGGTGGAAGTGGATATGCAACAACAGGATCAACAAGCACAATAGTTACAAATATTGCCCATCCAGATGGAGGTTTTGTTGAAATTTCTGTTTTAGAAGTTGATGATAATGGTAAAATTTTAAAGGCAGAAATTGCAAACGCAAAAAAATATAGTTCATCATCAATAGCCACAACAGCATACATAGACACAATAAATCCTGGTGCAGCAGAATTTACAATTTCATCAACAAATGTGCATGTCGGCAAACTGATGAAATATGATTTGTCAAATTCAGAAGTGGAAAATTTGACAGATACACAAAATGCAAAATTAACGTATAAAATGCAAAGAGATGCATTGAGCAACTCTATAACATATATTGACTCTGTTAGCGGAGAAATGACAGATTTACAAAACAACAGCTCCGGTTCTTTTTCTGTCGACAATACAACAAATGGTGTAATCGCAAGACTAACCACAAATACAATAGCAGAAGTAAATGATGAAATTGTAAAAACAAAAATTTCAAGTATAGACGTTACAAAAACAAATGCTTATTTAAATAAAAATGAAAACATCGGAGATTATATATTAGACACTGATCATGAATTATTGAATCGTGGAGAAATAAATTCAGCAATACAAGATGCTATGGATGCAGCAATTGCGACTGCTGTTGTGTTCAAGGGTATAGTTGCAGACGAGACAGCGTTACCAAGTAGCGGGCAAACAAACGGTGATTTATATTGGGTCACTGCCTTCTCATCCAACCCACCAGCAGGTATGATATCTGGCAAATCTGGTTCTGCAATATGGAATGCAAACGTTACACCGGCACAGTGGGAATATAAATTGGATAACCAAAACGCACCAGATAATCAAACTTTGGAATATAGTGGAGGTAGTACACAACAAGTTTTAAAAGTAAAGATAGCTGGAACACAAACAGAAGGACCTAATGCGTTGGTTGTAAAATCTGATGGCTTATATGTAAAAACACCAGTGGAGACACCAACAATACCAACAGCAGATGGGGTTTATCACCTATATGTAAACAACGGTGTGGTTTCTTGGGTGAACGATACAAGACTACAAGTCACAAACCAATAAAAACAAATTACGCCTGAGATTTTTCTTGGGCGTTTTCTTTTAAAATTAGTTCTATAATGTATCAAAAGGAGATATTTTATGCCTACACCAAAAAAGAATTATTACGCTTTTAAAATTATCAACTGTAAAGTTCCTCATTGGAAAAAAGGAAAAATCATAAAAGAAGATGGTGATATTGTATTTTTAGATAGTGGTGTATTGGGCATCAGAAAAGAGAATTTATATACCAACGAGAAAGAAGCCCTTATGGATTTTGTAAAAGAAGTAAATAGATGTAATAAAAATAACATTAGTGGCATATATGGCTCAGAAGATTTAAAAGCATATCATAAGGGTAAACAGATATTATTAAAAAAAGCTCAAGAAGAATTAGATAAAAATGAACAAACAGAAGATTAGAATATCAATTAATCCTTTGTCAATTTTAGATAAACCTCCGATAGATATAGTAGAATTAGGTGATGTGTTAGACTATATCAGCGTAAAGTTTGATATAGAGAGTTTGAGTATACAATTGAATGAAAAGAAAAAACCATCAGAACTTTATTTTTCTTTATTATCTGGTTTGTGTAAGACTGCATGTAAAAAAATTATTGTAGAAAATTATGTAGGCAGTAAAAAACCAAACACATTAAAACTTGATTCTTTTTCATCTATGTTATTAATAATTGACAATTTGGATGGTTATACTTTGATTTACAACAACGAAAAGCACTCATTTAAAGATATTGAGGCGTTTCGTTCTATTTTAGATATTTTATAAGTTTTAGACATTAATTTGTTGCTTTCCTCATTAAATTTAACTAAAATAACACATATAAGAAAAAGGAGATGTGCATGAATCTAATGTGCAAATTGAAGACTAAAGAAAAAAGTGCCACACTAACAAAACTACGTGAACAAAAAGAAAAATATAAAATAGTAACAAAGCAGATTAGAGGGGCAACACTAAAAACTCCAAACATTAAATACTTTTTAAATTGTGTTCCTGAAATTCCTGCCGGTAGAGATGTTGTTGCTCGTTGGCGGGATTATTTGGTTATGTACGTAAATTGGTCCAACGATCCCAATGTAAAAGGTGCAGATCAACTAAAAAAGCAATATGGGTTTGTTGTACGCGTTGAAAATACTGTGCCACGTGGATTGAGAAAAGAAAAAGACCCAGAAACGTATGCTATGATATTTAATAATGCAGAACGTTGTAAAAAACACTTAGACTGGTTCAATGCGTGTTTTCATACTACAGAAGAACAAAAAGAAATAAATGCCGACAATGAAAAGAAACGCAAAGAATTGAGAAAATCCAGCAGACAACAATTCAATGGATATAACCCTCAATACACATAAAAAGAAGGTCTAAAGTGTCTAATTTTCATTTAAACAAATTATATATTCAAAACTTTCGCAGCATAAAAAAAGTCGACTTAGAAATAAAAGATGGATTATATGCTGTTGTTGGAAAAAATTTAGATCAACCTGCTACTTTCAATGGTGCCGGTAAATCTTCTACTGTATACGCTTTATGGTGGTGTTTAACAGGTAATTCTTTGGGCGGTGAAGTTTTAGCTGATGATGTAGTAAACATTCAAGAAGGAAAAGACTGCAAGGTTGAATGTACTTTTGATACAGACCAGGGTGAAGTGGTTATAATGAGATGTCGTAAAGATAAAGAACACGGCAATAATCTTTTTTTAACAATCAATGGTCAAGACGTAAGCTGTCATAAAGTATCGGACACTCAAGAAAGAATAAATCAACTGTTGAAGGTAAATTTTGATGTTTTGAAGGGGACTATTATTCTTACTTCTGACATGAAATCTAACTTTGCTGACCTAACGCCTAAAGACCGTATATCAATGTTGGAGTCTATTAGGGATTATACTATATGGGAAAAGGTTAGAGCAGAATCAAATGTAGACATAAAAAATCTTGATGGTGAAATAAAAGAAAATACTGGACAAATAAACCAAAAACAAGGCTCAATTGACACACTAAATGGGCTTGTGATTGATTTAAGAAGAGAATATGTTGAAGAGAAACAAAAAATTACAAATGAAAACTCTGAAGAAAAACTAAAAAATCTGCAAGAAGTCTTAGAGCAATCCCAAAAAGAACTATCAGAGATTAAAGATGTAGATTATGATGCAAAAATATCAGAGTTAGATGTACAAATTGGCAAAAAAAATACAGAATTACAAAACAAACTGATAGAACACAATACAAAAAAAGATCAAATCAGAGAAAAATACAAAAAAATGAGCTCTGATGTTGAAAATTTGATCTCAGAACTACAAGCACAATCATCCCAATTAGAAAAAGATATTATGAATGTAGATTTTGAGATTAGAGGTTTGCGTTCTGATGTGGATATAATACAAAAATGGTTTACTAATGATGTTTGCCCAACTTGTCATCGTAAATTAGACCGGACAGATGATGAAATTAATGAAAAAAACAAACAGCGCGATCAACTTCTTCAAAAAATCAAACAAAAAGAAGATGAAAAAGCCGCAATAAACGCTAAATTTTTGACCATAGAAACGCAAAAAGCAAAAAACAAGGAAATCATACAGGAAAATGAAAAAAAGTGTTCTGTGGAGCTTGAAAATGCAGAAAATGACTATCAAAAATTAGTAAAAAACATACAAGACGATATAGAGACATTAAAAAAAGATCAAATCAATATAAAAAACATACAGAAAGAAACAAAAAACAAAATTGACACATTAAATACAAAAATAACCAGCTTACAATCTCAAATAACCATCTTAAGTGAACAAAAAAACACCACAGATGGGAAACTAAACGAAATCCAAGAAAAAGCTGAAAAATATAAAGCACAAATGGAGCAATTAGAAAAAGAAAAAGATGAAATTGTCACCAAAAATGCAAAACTAGAAAAAAGAAAGACATTGGCAAAATTCTTCTATGATGCTCTTGGTCCAAAAGGTGGTTTCAGAGGCGGTTTGTTGGCTAGAGATATCGCATATATAAATCAGTGCCTAAAGTCTTATATAACTAAATTCTTTGATTCTGCGGATTTATATCTTGTGCCACCAACTCCAGAGAAAAATGTTATTGATATAGTATTTGAAGAAGATGGAATTGCAAAACCAGTATCAAATCTTAGTGGAGGTGAACGTAAAAGAGTTAACTTATGTGTTGCTCTTGCTATTTATGATTTGTTGCAGTCTACATCTTTGTTTAGCTTCAATCTTTGTGTGTTCGACGAAATAGAAAGCGCATTAGACCCAGAAGGTGTTAGACAATTGTTGGAAGTTATTGATGATAGACAAGATAATTTCCAAACTGCATGGTGGATAACAAATAATGAAATGGTATCTTCAAATATTCCCAATAAATTAGTGGCAACAAAACAAAACGGATTTACAAGAGTGGAGTATAAGTAATGATAATCAAGAAGCCCTTTATATGCAACCCTGGAGAAATATTAAAACCTATTATTGGATATGAAGGTCTTTATGAGGTATCTAATCTTGGCAGAGTAAAAAATCTAAAAGATAACACTGAAGTAGATTACTATATCCATAATGGATCTAATTATATTCGTTGTTCATTAAAAGATGCAAATGGTAAAAGAAGATATTGGCGAGTTAGTATATTAACAGCAGACGCTTTTATTCCCAATCCAAATAATTTACCAGAAGTTGATCACATAAATGAAGATAAAAATGATAATAGTGTTTCAAATCTTCGACGAGTTACACACAAACAAAATATGCAAAATTATTATAAAAATCATAAAGGCGAGTTTCAAAAAGCAAAACCAATTAGATGCATTGAAACCGATACAATATACGATTCAATTAGAGAGGCATCTAGAAAAATTACATATATTGATAAAAAAACTGGTGAACTAAAACATGGCATAAACAAAAACAGATTACAAGAAACATTGAACGGCGGCCAAAAAACAGCTGCTGGATACCATTGGGAATATGTGGAGAAATAATTATGATTCTATTTTTTACTGATTTACATATTAATGAAACAGCAACATTTAGCACAGCAACAGAGACTGGTTTTAGTGTTAGACAATTAGAAAGTCTTCAATGCTGTCAAGAAGTTGTGGATACACTAAAAGATCCAAATTACAAGTTTGATGCCGTGGTTTTTGGTGGGGATTTGTTTCATAAGGTTGGTAACAGTATTTCAGCTTCAGATCTTGCTTGTGCCACTAAATGCATACAAATAATTCAAGAAGAGTGCATAAAACAAGGTATAATATTTTATTTGATCCCTGGCAATCATGATATAGCTAATAACATTCAAGGGTTTCATAAATTAATTACATTCAAAACATATAAAAACGTAGAAATTGTGGATACCTTTAAAGAAATTGGTGATTATGTATTTATGCCTTATGCTTATGATGATGAAGAGGCTAATAATTTTCTGGAAGGTATAAAAGATAAAAAAAATAAAATAGTCTTTTCTCACCTTGAACTAAAAGATGTACCTCTTGGAAATGGACTAACTTCTTCTCATGGTGCATCTGTAAAAACCTTGGCCCAATTCAAATCAGTCTTACAAGGTCATTATCACGTGCCACAAACACCAGCAGATAATGTAATAGTAGCTGGTTCATGCCACAAAACATCATTCAAAGATCCTGGTGGTGGTTCAATGATTATATATGACGATAAAAGCAATACATATGCAAGAAAACCATTTACAGTCCCTTCTTGGTATACTTTTGATGATGATAATATAGAAGACATAAAAAGTCTAGATTCCAATAATTATGTAAAAGTTGTAATATCATCAGAGAATATACTAAAAATACACAATATAACAAGAGAATATCTAAAAAGATTCAAAGGGGCAGAAATTATGATAGATGTACAAAAAATAAGTCTAAAGAAAAAAATGAACCAACAAGAAAACATAGAAAACGAATCAGAAGAAGAGATTTTGCATAAATTTATTGAAACATCTAAAGTACCAGAAGAAGATAAACAACAATTAATTGAAATAGGACTAGATTTGATAGCAAGAGCACGAAAATAAAAAAGGAGAAAATTACAACATTAAACTTGATAAAAACATTAAAATAAACTAAAATAAAGATATAAACTAAAAACCTAAGGAAACTAAAATGGAAAAAGAAATTAATCAAGAAATGGTAAACAGATACGCAACAAAAACACAAGAAACAACACAACAAAATCAAGAACAAAATAATATCGATTGGGTTAATACACGAGATTACAAACGCATGATTAAATTCCGTGTATTTCCTGCTAACTCAAAAGAAAATAAAAAGATTGGTGGTGCGTTTTCTTCTGGAGCTCATTGGTTAGAATGTAACGGTGAAAAAGTACGCTATCAATGTCCAGAAAAAACCTTCCCAGAATCAGGTGTAGAATGCCCAGTATGTAAAATGTATCGCGAACTGAAAAAGGCAGGCTATACTGAAGAAGAATTATCAAAAGATGGAAGATTTGGACCAGAAAACATTTTTAGACCTCGTTTATCATCTACTGTAAAATGCGTTGTAATTGAAACAGATACTCGTAAAGACTGGGATAAAGGACATATTTCATTGCTTCAACAAAACGGTACAGCTCTTATTACTTGGTTGGTTGATGAATATATCAATCCAGAAAAACCAAACTTTACAGACTGGACAAAAGGTAGCATAATCAAATTCTCACGTGATACCGATAATGGAAAATGGAATCGTGAAGTGTTGCCAGACTCAGTTGCCTTTAATCTTTGGAATGCCCCTCAAGATGTTGTAGAAAAAGTTCAAAAAGAAAATGAAGAAATCACAACATCAGAATTATTCCATATGCCAACGGATGAACAAACACTTCAAGTAAAAGCCATATTGGAAAACATCAAAGCAGAAATCGATGCAAAAAGAGCTTCTGGTTCAACAACTACAACAACAGAAGCAACTCCAAATGTTTCTGCAGCCACACCAGTACAACCATCCACAAATAATGGTGGGTTTGGTGTAGACGATGCGATCCCATTCTAAGAAAATCAAGTAAAATCAAGGCGTTAGACTAATTGTGTTTGACGCCTTCTAAAAAATAAAATCAAAGAAAGGATTGTAAAATGGCAATAAAAAAAGAAGAAGCAGTTGAAATAAACTCTAAAGATATCGGATTGAAAGCAGCTTTATCTGAAATTCAAAAACAATTTGGTAAAGAAGCCATCATTTCTTTTACAGACAATAGTGCCCGTAAAGAATTGGAATATGTTTCATCTGGCTCTTTAAGTCTTGATTTGGCATTGGGCGGCAAAGGTTATCCAAAGGGGCGTATTGTTGAGTTATTTTCTGAACCAAGTTGCGGTAAAACCACAATTTGTTTACATGCAGTAGCCGAAGTTCAAAAACAAGGCGGTAGGGCGGCGTATTTTGATTTGGAAAATGCTTTGGATTTAGAATATGCGGCAAAATTGGGCGTAAAAGTTGATGAATTGATTTTCTCACAACCAGACTCAGGCGAACAAGCATTAGAAATGGCAAATATCTTAATGAAAAATAATGCTGTTGATATTGTTGTGTTTGATTCTGTTGCAGCTATGATTCCACGTGCCGAATTAGAAGGCAATATTGGTGATAGTTTTATTGGTACAACTGCAAGATTGTTATCACAAGGGTTGAAAAAAATTGCACAATCAGCAGCGAGAGCAAATTGCTTGGTTATGTTTGTAAATCAGACTCGTAACAAGATTGGAGTTATGTATGGCAGTCCTTTGACTACATCTGGCGGCGAAGCTTTGAAATTTTATGCAACCCAAAGACTTCATATTACTCGCACAACAAAACCATTAGAAGAACGTGGTGAGGCTGTTGGTAATGAAACTAAAGTCAAAGTTGTAAAAAACAAAGTCGCACCACCATTTCGTATTGCTGAATTTGTAATTGAATATAATAAAGGTATTTCAATTGATTCAGAAGTGTTTAAATTAGGCGTAAAATTGAACTTGATTGAAAAGGCTGGAAGTTTCTATTCTTATGAGCCAGAGTCCTTTAGATGTCAAGGTGAGGCTAAATTCAAACAATGGTTGCATGAAAATCCCGAAATCAAAGAAAAAATTATCGCTAAAATCAAAGAATCAATAGCAAGTGGGGATGCAGAAAATATTGTTGAAGCTGAAGATACTGGAGTTGAAGAATAATGCTTAGACGGACACCTTTGAGACCTAAAAAGAATTATACTTTGAAACGCACTCCTCTAAATTCAAAAAGTGCAGGTCTCAAAAGGTCTCCATTAAAAACAAAATCAACGCAACTAAAAAGAACTCCACTAAAAAAACAAAATGAAGAAAAGAAAAAAGCCTGGGAAAAAGCTAGGGAAAAAAGATTAGAAAAAGATAATGGCAAATGTGTTGTGTGTAAGAAGAAAGCAACAGAAGTCCATCATATACATCTAAGAAGCAAGAGACCAGATCTATTATTGAATCAAAACAACTTACGGTCACTCTGCTCTAAACATCATTTTCATCAAGGCAACGAGAATTATGATAAACAGTGTGAATTATTAGCGAGAGTAGAAGGTATAACAGTAGAAGAACTATTATATAACGCAGAACAACCGGATGGAGAATAAAATGACATTAAAAATTGTACCAAATCCAGATCAAGAATTTTTAAAAGAGATAACACAACGAGTAATTGATAATGATGGTTACTGTCCTTGTCTCTTGTATAAAAATCCAGATACAAAATGCATGTGTAAAGATTTTAGAGAACAAACAACTCCTGGATTTTGTCATTGTAAGAGATTTATGAAAATAGAAGAAGAAACAAAAACAGAAGAACAAAAAGGAGAATAAATTATGGATGCTTCATTATATTCATTTGACAAGGTAAGAGCTTTTAATGATGTTGAAATAAGAAAACAACTTCAGTATATGTTTGTTGAAGAAGATATTGATGCATTTATTCAGTTTCTCCGTAAAATAAAAGACTTTGGAAAGCAATCAGCAGACAAGAGACACATGATTCTTGTTGATTTAGCTTTCTTCAAGTCCCAAATACAAAAATTCGAAGCACAAGTCAGATCTGCAAAAGAAAAAGAAAAACTAAAGCAGGTACAAGAAGCAATCAAAAAAGCAAAAATGACAGGTGCTAAAATTACAGAGAATGCAGTTACAGAATTTACAACAACCAATGCCAATTATGAAAACTTAGAAGAACTACATGCGTTGGCTCAAAGTTGGAAAGATTATATGTCTGATTTATACTTTATGTGTCAGCAAACAAACAAAATCATTGACAACTTTAATTAATATTTATTTTCACTTCACATTAAACTTGTAAAAAACATTAAATATACTAAAATCTATACAACTCAAACAAAAGGAGATGTATATGAGTAATTCACAAATTGATGGCGCACAGTTGTTATCTTACATTGAACGCGTAGAAAAATTGAATGATGATGCTGCTAACATTGCCGCTGACATCAAAGAAGTAATGAATGAAGCTAAGTCTGCAGGTTACGATCCAAAAATGATTAAGTGGTGTGTAAAAATGCGTAAAATGGACAAAGATGAAATTGAAGAACTGTCAGAGTTAGAAAAAATGTACAGCAAAGCAATTGGTCTGTAATATAAAAGTTTGAAAGAAAAGGAAAGAATCATGCCAGTAGTATTTATGAAACAAGAAGAATATAAGTCCCCAGTTGATGAAATATTTGAAATTGGAATTGTAGATGCTACTGGTTTTTCTTTTCTTGAGGCTGAATTTTTCAAAGAATATATTGGTAAAGAAATTGAAGGACCAGATGGAAAGCAATATATCATCCACTCGATTATGAAAGATGTATTTACTGAAAAATTTTATGCTTTGTGTCAGGAATTAATAAATATAATGGAGGTAGGATAATGTCAAAAAAAAGTGAAGATTGTCAACCAAACAAACTATCTGAACTGTCTTATTTTACTCAACAATTTGTCCCGTTAGATACTGTTTTTTATCATCCAACTATAAATGGAGTAGAAGAAGTATCATATAGACAATTTCTCAAGACAGATCAACCTCCAATGACTGAATTATATTTCTCTAAAGCAAAAGCAGAAATTGTATCAGAAAAAATAAAGAACAACGAAACAGACGAAAAAAACAATGAATAATACAACTCTAATCGTAGATGCATCACACTTAATTTATCGTAATCTATCGGTAACTGGAAAAGATCTGTATACAAAATCGAATCTTCCAGTAAAGGGGTTGTATGGTGTTCTTTCTTCAATCAATAAAATACTAGAAGAAAATCCTACAATAAATAGAATATACTTAGCTTTTGATGGATTCTCTAAATATCGTCATGAGCTCTATCCAGAATACAAAGCAAATAGAGAACATAATCCAGAAAACAAAAGATACCAAGATTATATAACACCAGATAGTCACGGTTGGTCCAGAAAAGATACTATAAAATGGACAATGGAAAAAACAAAAGAAATCGCGCCTAAATTTTGTATGCATGTAGTCTATAATGAAGATGCAGAAGGTGATGATATGGGTTATTTGTTGGGGAAACAGCTTTATAATACATCTGAACTTATTTTTATGACAGATGATAAAGACTGGTTACAACTTATCAATCTTTTTCCAAACTCAACAGTATATAGAGCAATGGCAGGAGAAATCGTTACATCACAAAATTTTACTCAAACACAAAATATTCCTGCTAATTGGTTCGTATTTCAAAAAACAATGCTCGGAGATAAAAGTGATAATATTCCATCTGTTATTTCTGGTTGTGGAGAAAAAGCTATAGAATTATTAATCAACGAAGCAATAAAACACAACATCAATCCAGAATCAGAAACATTATGGGAAGAACTTGAAAATATAATAGATGATGTGGAGCTTGGAAGACACAAAAACCTCATCAATATCAAAAATTACGAAAATAAACTAACTTACGAAAGAAATAAAAAACTTGTAGACTTTCGTATGGCACAAATTACTAACACACTAACAGAAAATATAAATGAAACTCTTAGTCTTGATTTTGAAGAAGTGGCAAGTGTAATAAGAGAACTGGAATTTAAATCATTATCAAAAATTATCATACCTGGTAGTCCTTGGTATAGATTGAAATAAAAACACAGGAGGTATAAATGAATGATGACAATACTAAGTTTGATTTCGATGAAGAGTTGCAATTCAAAATACTTCAACTCTGTGTTCAGGATTATCAATGGACTACTTCTGTCGGACTTGAAATAATAGATGCCAAATTCTTCGATAATGAAATGTATGGCAAAATTTTCAACTGGATCAAATACCTTACACAAAAATATAATACAGATATAAAAATGCCCATCCTAAAAGACTGTGCAACCAAGGTATATAACGAACAAAGAATTACACTAGACCAAAAAATTATCTATGACCAAATTATCGAAAGACTTTATGACTCTCTCGACGACTTCACAAATGGAATAGAATATCTAAAAGAAAGAGCTCTCGAATTCGCAAAAAAAGAAAAATTTCGTATGGGTCTTCAACAAGCTGTAAATCTCCTAAAACTTGATCCAAACGCCTATGAACAAGCAATACCTATTATGGAAAAATCTCTTGCTGTTGGTTCTGGACTTAATCTCGGTATGGACTTGAAGCGTGACATCTTAAACCTTCCACAAATATTGGGTAAAAAATACGACAGAGTGAATATGATATCAACAGGACTAAAAGGACTCGATGAAGCTATTGGTGGTGGCTGGATAAATGGGACTCTTAGTTTGATCGCTGCAGCTTCTGGTGGTGGTAAATCTCGTGCTATGTCATATTTTGCAGCTGAAGCACTAAAACAAGGGAAAAAAGTAGTGTATATAACATTGGAATTAGATGAAGATGAAACCCTTGCCAATGTCGTATCTTCTCTTACCGATAAAACTTGGTGGGATATGATGAACCCTGACCCAAACGCAAGATTAGAATATCAGTCGGCAGCAGAAAAAGTAAAAGATACACTTAATGCAAATCTAAAAGTAAAATTCTATGTAAACAAAACTATATCAACCCAAACTATCAATGCTTATTTGATGAGACTTAGAAGTTCTGAAGGGTTTACTCCGGATTTGGTTGTTGTGGACTATATGGACTTGTTGTTGCCAATAGAAAAACCGAGAAGCAGAAGCGAAGAAAGTGATTACAGTTCCCTTGGTATTGTATGTTTTGAGTTGATCGGTCTCGGTAAAGCTTTCAATGTTCCTATTATTTCTGGCTCACAATTGAACAGATCAGCATTCGATATTACAGGAAATCAAGTTGTAAGTATGGCAAGTCTCAGCGATTCTGCACGCAAGGTATTCAATTGTCATAATTTAATTACAATCAACAGAAACCCTTCAGAAAAAGAATTGGGTAAGGCGAGACTTTATTTAGCCAAAGCAAGAACGGGTCATCAAAATGAAATTGTTTATACTAATTATGATCTTGGAAAGTGTAAAATACAAGAGGTGCCTCCATATGATCCCACAGAAGAGGTTGATGGAATGGTAAATGTGAAACAAGTTGGAGGGAAATGATGGTAGGTTTTTATTTTGGGGATTTGAATAAAAGAAAAACAACGACAACACGCGCTTCTATTTCTTATGGAGCCAAATACCCAGTAGAAAAACCAATTACATACAATAAATTTCTCAATGATAACATAGAAAAACTTCACCTTGCAATGGATGATATAAAAATAAAATATGGAAAAAAATGGGGGTTGTGGGGTGAAGATAATAGTAATGGCGAGTTCAATGTACTAAACAATTTGCTCTCCAACACGCCACCGGAAGGATATAAAGTTGCAAGAGTCATGAGTAATACAAAAAAAATTAGATTCTTGTATGAATGGGACAATGTTAGTCTAGATGCCCAAAAAATATTTACACAAGATCTTATTAGAAAGGGTGTATTACAAAGAGCTGTTTTCTCTGGTTCAAAATCTATTCATCATATTATAGAGCTTTGGTCAAACAGAGAACCACAAAACAAAGAAGAATATAGGTTTATGCATAGATTTATAGCTCAACAATTGGGACTTTCGGGTTTTGATACACAGTGCATTGACAGCTCAAGATTAACACGTTGTCCAGGGGTTTTTAGAAAGGAGAAGGGCAAATGGCAGGAACTAATCTATTATAGCAATGAAAACAGATTTAAATGCGATAATTGGTATGAATATTTTTTGGCAGAGAAGAAAAACACAAACAATGACACAACAACAAAATTATTTAGAATTATAGACTCGATAAAAGATTTAAATAAAGGTGCCGATCATAAGTTTGTTGCCAATTATATAAGATCAGAAGAAAAAAAGGGAAGTTTTGGCGATGGTAGAAAACACGAAAATGTACCAAGAATAGTTGCCGCCCTAAAATTAAAAGGTCATTTGTCATTAGAAGAAGTACAAACAGTTTTAGAGCCATACTTGGAACATTTAGATAATCAGGATTTATGGAATAGTATAGAAAAATTATATAATGGAGCTTCTGACTAAAAACATTAAACTTGAATAAAACATTAAATCATATAAAATAAAATGGCAAATAGGAGAATAATATGCCCGACTTACCAAAACTTTATCCTTGTCATTTACATTCTTGGTTTTCATTAGGCGATTCGTGTATTTCTCCTAAGAAATTAGTAAAACGCATGAAAGAACTAGATCTTGAAAAAACAGCTATTACTGATCATGGAAATGTTTTACATGTTATTCGTTTCAATTCAGCATTACAAAAAGAAGAAAAAACACTATATCCGGGCGAAGAATTTTATTATATTGAAGATGCAACACAAAAAGATGCAGAACACAGAGCAGCATACCATCTAACAATTGTTGCGTATAATCAAGAAGGACTAAGCACGTTATATAAACTTTCTTCATTGTCATATATTGATGGATTTTATTTCAAGCCAAAAATCGATTTAAAAATGCTAAAAGAAAACAATAAAGGCATTCGCGTTTCTTCTGCATGTATAAAAGGGTTGATTGCTAGCGAAATTATAAATGATAGATATGAAAATGCAAAAAATGTGGCACAACAATTCAAAGATATATTTGGTGAAAATTTTTATTTAGAAATTATGCCCCACAATCTTGATGAGCAAAGAAAAACAAATTTGGGCGTATTGAAAATATCAGAAGAGCTTAATATTCCACTGTTAGCAACATATGATGCGCACATGTGCAATCAAAATGAAACAAAATATCGCAGATTCTTGATTCAAATGACGAAAGCAGGGTGGGCAAGTGAAGATATGGAACTTGGGCTCACTGACACTATTTATATGATGTCTGCAGAAGAATATATAAACTTCTTTAAAAAATATCATCCAGAATTTCCACAAAACAAGGTTATTGAAGCTATCGCAAATACAGAAAAATATCTTGGAAATGAAAAAATCGAAATGGAAACCGATCAGTGTATATTCCCTAAAATTGATATACCACCTCAATATAAAGATGATTTGGATTATATTCGTCATTTATTGTGGAATTCAATGAAAGAAAAAGGCCTAGATAAAAAACCTGAATATATTGAACGAGTAAAAGAAGAATTAGAAATAATGAATAATGATGGGTTTGTTCCATACTTTTTAGTATTATACGATGTATTTAATTGGTGTAGACAAAATAATGTCATGACTGGTCCTGGTCGCGGATCAGGTGCCGGTTGCCTTATGAACTATTTATTAGGCATCACACGAATTGACCCATTGAAGTTTGAATTACAATTTGATAGATTTTACAATGCTGGTAGAAAAGGCCCTGATGGGTGTCCAGATGTGGATTCAGATTTTGCAGATGCCCGCAGAGAAGAAGTAATTAAATATACTGAAGAAAAATATGGATCAGATAAAATTTCTCAAATCTGTAATATTTCTACTATGAAGATGAAGTCTTGCATTAAAGATTGCGCAAGAGTATTGAATATACCTTTTGCAGAAGCTAATGCACTAACAAACAAAATAGATTGGGATGCTTTCGAATCTTTAGATGAAGCAAAAGAAGATAAATCAGCTGGAGCATTGATAAATAAATATAAAGAAGTATTTGAATATGTTGAATATTTTCTAGACTTTCCGAGACAAACAGGAAAGCATGCAGCAGGCATTATTATTTCAAATAGACCAATTGGAGATGTTTGCCCTATGATGTTGTCTGAAGTAGAAGGCAAGAAGTTTTTGATTTCGCAATTTGATAAAGATGATGTACACAAAACAGGATTGATAAAATTTGACTATTTAGGTTTATCTACTCTTACATTTTTGACACACATCGTTGAAGACATAAAAAGAATGTATGGTAAAGATATAGATTTGGATTCGATTGATATTACAGATAAAGAGGTATACAAACACATTTTGGCTACAGCAGATACAGACAACGTTTTTCAAATGGAGTCTGGCGGTATGAGAAACTATTTAAAAAGATTACAGCCTGATAGATTTGGAGATCTAAGTGCTTTAAATTCCTTATATAGACCTGCTGGAATTAAGTCTGGAGCTATCGATAATTATATAAACAATAAATTTGAGCAACCAAAAAAATATGGTGTCAAAGAGTTGGATGATTTATTGGCTAAAACTAATTATGTTGTATGTTATGATGAAATTAAAATGAGTGTTGTAAAGATCTTTGGTGAATTTAGTCCAAAAGATGTAAATAAGTTTCGTAAATCATCCGGCAAAAAAGATCCAAAATCAATGGAATACTGTGCAGAAATGAAGCCGACTTTTGTAGAAAACGCACAAAAACATGGACTAACAGAAGAACAAGCGTCTATGTTGTATGATTCATTGATTGGTTATGCATTTTGTAAGGCCCATGCCGATTGTTATTCTATTCTTACATATTGGACTGCTTGGTTGAAATATTATTATCCGGTGAACTTTTTACACGCCTCGTTTACATTTAGCACTATGGATGCGGAAAAGGACAAGTATTCAATCAAGACGGCGTTAAAGATGGCAAAAAGAATGGGATATAAATTCGCAGGGGTTGATATAAACAGAAGTGGGTGGAATTTTAAGTTTGATGATGATAAAAAATTTGTATATTGGTCAATGAGGAACATAAAACAAGTGAGTGAAGATATTGCAAAAAAAATAGAAGAAAATCAACCATATACAGATTTTAATGATTTTGTGGCACGTGGTAAAGAGTTTGGTGTTAGTAAAAGAGTTATTGATCCATTATTATCCTTGGGTGCTTTTGATAGTTTAAATTGTGGTGATCAAATAAAAGAGTGGTGGATAAAAAACAATAAACTAAAAAAGGCAGACAGAGAAGCTTTGGGAATAGAAACAAAAGAACAAGAATTAGAATATTTAGATAAGAAGTATGAAGAATTAATCAACGAACCACAACGAGTCAAAGAAAATAAATGGCTAGGTGTGGTTGTAAGTGTTGACGATGATGTGTTTGAATTAAATAAAAAATGTATCGGGCATGAACAATTCAGAAAACTCAAAGAAAAAGATAACTGCATAGTGTGTGGAATTTTGACAAAGAAAGAGTTGAAAAAAGGAAAGAGTGGTAATAATTATGGTGTATATACTGTAATGAACAAAGACTACAATTTTTATACTTTACAGATGCCTGGTAAGACTTATTTAACTTTTGAGGATGGTAATTTAGATAGTGAATATAAGTTTGTAGAAGGTGATTGGGTTATGTTTTATGGTAGCAAGGCTGATGAGAATAGAATCTTTTTAAATGGTTCTATGATTGTAAACTTGGCTGAATACGAAAGAAAAGTAAAAGCAAAAACAATAAAAGAAAAAATGGTGTTTCAGGGATAATATTAAACTTGAAAAACTCTATTAAATATATTATAATTTAATAAAATAAAAAGGATAAATCTTGGCAAACAATACTGGAAGACTTTTTAAGAATCCAAATTTTACTGAGGGTTCAAAATTGCCGAGATATATTGGAGAATGTGAAGTTGATGGTGTAAAAAAAGCAGTAGCAGCATGGATAAGACCTTATAAAAATGGTGGATCCTATATGTATATCAACTTTGGAGAACTAAAAAAACAATCAAATGAAAGAATAATCCCGATAAAGAGTAAAAACAAAGATGGTATAAGAAAGTTGGATAAAATAGCTACAGGCAAAAAAGAAGAAAAAATAAAAACAGAAGATATAGAAGTTACAGGAATACCATTTTAGAGGAGGTTTAGATGTCAGATATATTATTAGTATTAGGTATTTCAAGTTTTACACATTATTTTGGAATATTTACTTTTCATGCTGTTCATTATTGGAGTCTATTGTTCTTTTTGTTTACAGTAGATTTCTTTTTTACAAGTTGGAGCAATAAATTAAAAGAAAAAGATAATAAAAAGGAGTAAAAACATGATCATCGGACTAAGTGGTATTGCGGGGAGTGGTAAAGATACGGTTGCAAATTTGATCATTAAAAACCACAAAAATTGGGTAAAAACATCATTTGCAAAATCTATGAAAGATGCTGTTGCTGGAATGTATGGACTACCCAGAGAAATGTTAGAAGGAGACACAAAAGAATCTAGAGAATGGAGAGAACAACCGGTAGAATTTTGGGGAGAAAAACTTGGAATTGAAAATCTTACACCTAGACAGATTTTGCAATTTTTTGGTACAGGGTTGGTTCGCACACATGTTAATCCTGATTTTTGGGTGTACAGAACAGAATTTGAATTAGATAAACTAACGAGTGGTGGTGGGAATGCTTTAGTTACTGATGTTAGATTTCCCAATGAAGCAGAAATGATCAAATCAAAAGGTGGACAGATTTGGCATGTTTTTTGTGGCGATGTCCCTGAATGGTTTACAAATTATAGAGACAAAAGAATTATTCCAGATGGCGTACATGAGTCTGAATATAGATGGGCAGAAACAACACCAGATGCAATAATTCACCCACAACGCAAGGGATTAGAATTGTTAGAAAAATTAGTCGAAACAACATATAAACACAAAATAGAAGAACAATAATAAAGAGAAGTGGGATGAAAAAAACACAAACAGTAGCATATTTGATTGATTTCATAAATTCCAATGGACAAAACATAGAATCACTAAAGCTCGCATGTGGTACAAATACAAATCTAAAAATCTATTTATGTTTGGACGAAGAAGATCTGATTTCGTATGCAAAAAAATTCAAAAAACACAAAACACCAGCGGATTTATTAGATGTTATGATAAAAAAACAACCATCAATAAATATATCAGTTGAAGTTTATGATCGTGTTGTAGAATCTGTTAGAAATGATATGGAACAGTATTTAAAATATAATGGATTCAAAATGGCAAACGCATGGGAAGATCAGGACGGGTGGGTTTCTCATTTTTTAGTTAAGTATTATTATTTTTCGAACTTTTATAGAGATAGATGGTTTTTCCCAGAGAATCTAAAAAAAGCAACAAAAGTAAAAAAGACCTATAAAAAATATTCGGACTTTTTAAATTTAGCAAGAAAAAGCATCACAGAAGAAAGAAAAGTTCAAGCAAGAAAATGCGCAGAAAATCCAGAAGCAACACTAAGGAAAAGTTCTGTTGACACTCCAATGTTCCAAAACAATCAACGAATTACAATGTTGGATATTACTTCTAGACAAGATGTTAGCGAAGACCAGATGTTTGATTCCTACCACGAGGCATTGTCTATAAAAAGAAAAATAATGGAATATGCAGAGAATTTTGAAGATGGTAAATATGCAAAAAAAATACAAACAATGCTAGAAACTGGAGAATGCAAGGGTAAAAAAATAGAATTGGTACTATTGAAAATCTTTGCTTATAAATCTGGAATAGTAACAGCAAAATCAATAAAATTCATAAATTCACTGTCAAGAACATATAAAGAAAAATTTGGAATTAGTTCTGCATTACTTAATAAACAAATGAGAGAACTTGGAATAAAAAAATAAAAAAAAGTTCTATATAATGGGCACTGTGATTTTATTTTCATAGTCGAGCCCATATCCCGGTAGTATCCAGTTTTCCTCCTTTCCCTGGATACTACCATTTTTATAAACTTTTCATTTTTGCCACTTCAAATAAATCTTTGGCCCACTGTGCTTTATCTCTAAGATAATGATTGTATAAAGTTTTTTCATTGCTAATCATTACGCAATCAATTTTATTATCCAAACACTCTTCAACGGTTACAGGGCCATCATCTATAACTAAATCAATTTTATTGTCTTTGAAGGCTTTTACTTTACTATGAGAATCAGTTACTATAATGTTTTCAATGGGGATTAATATATTATTTGTTTTGAGTTGATTATATGTTTGATATTTTGCCCAACTAATCTTGTTTCCCATATAATCAACATCTGGATAAATACTTTGTCTAGATGTAACAATTTTTAGATTATATAACAGATCCCAATTTGCAATTAGTGACGGGTATTTATTGTTTATCAGTGGAGTTGAATATCCTGGTAAAGTTCTAAATCCCATAATGATTTTTTCTCCAATATCTTTAGGATAACACTCATAAACAGCCCAGGATACTGGAGGATAATAATCTTTTTTATCATTGAAGCCCATCTTATAGACAGGCTCCAAATCAAACACAGTATTATCTAAATCAAGTGCTATATTTTTCATTGCACGATCTCTAAAGCTGATGTTGTTGCTGCATACACATCTTTTCCACAAGCTACAGTAAATGTTTCAGATTTGCGCTTTGTTGTAGATAACATTTCAATTTTTGCTGACACTTGTTCATTCATTGCTCGTGTTAACACATGGGAATTTGTAGAAACACTTACATCATTCCAAGTACCGCCAGAGAACACAGAAATAATTGTTAATGTTGTTGCTATACAAGACATATTACTCTCCTTTTGTTGTTTTTTCTTGTTTTTTGTATAGATTTTTCATGTGAGTATATAACAGTCTTCTGCCAATGATTCTGCCAAGATACAATCCACAAAACACATCCATACAAAACTCTAAAAGTGCCTGAATAAAAATATAATTTCCATCAAACACAATATTCAAAATAGCATGTGTAATTACAACAAATGCAATTATAAACACTATGCTGAAAAAATACAACATAATCACTGGCATCAATAATCACCACCATATAAATAAACACTATTTAAAGATTGTTGCCGTAACGGATTATAGTTGCATTCTACATGAGTTGTGTTTTGATATGTAACATATGTATCATATCTACCAGCAATTGGGTCCCAAGATTTATACGACTGAGGATAATCTCTAACCGTATAACATTCCGGGACCTTATAATATGTTGGACTACCATATCCAAATGGACGACTAATTTCTGGATTCGAACAAGCTGTTAAAATAAATATTGAAAATAAACATAAAAATTTCTTCATAATTTTCTCCTTAAATGTTTCTAATTGATTCTCGTATTGCAACCAAATCTTCATACATTCTTGTTTCAATATTATCCCTGTTGTCACTAGAGTTATCACGCAAAATTCTTACATTGTTATATTTATCAATAATAGAGTCAACATAATTGCCTAGGCTTTTTATATCTTCTTTTATTGAAGAATCCGACTTTTGTATATTAAGCTGTTCCAAAAACCATTCTTTGTTGTTTTCTACATAATTCAAAACATCGTCTGCATCAATAGTAACATCTGCTTTGATTTCTAGCCCCCACGGATATTTCATCTTTTTCTCCTTGCGTTTTATTATATCATTGTTGACATAAATTTATCTGTTCCACCACATAATTCAACAGCAGCATCAAAATTTTCATTTTCAAACACAATCATGTTATGCTCTGTATCAATTGTTTTTGGCGAGTCATTATTATCACTTTTACAAATATAAAAGATAATTCCAGGATATTGCTCTTTAATTTTTTGAATAATATTTTTTCTACCGTCATCTTTCAAATATTTTTCATCTACTTTATAAAATTTATATTTCATATTGATAGAATCAGAAATAACGACAGCAATTTGGGCACCATTTAAGGTTAATTCCGCATCTGTTTCAATATTTGGCGAAACAAAACTTTTATTTAAAAAGTTTTTACGGTTTGCTATTTTCATTTTTTCTAATTCATCTGTTATTTTTTGTATAAAAGTTTCTTTATTCATTTTTAACTCCTTTTCCAATAGACATTGATGATATTATCTCCTTTGTCTGTTTCTATTTTATAACATTTTAATTTGTTTTGCAATACATTTTTGATTATAAAACTGTCAGGCATATAATCAAAAATAGGGTATTCATATTCTCCAACAAGTTTATTATTTACAAGAAACATTTTTATCTCCACTTTGATTATTGCAAAACCATCCAGATAAAAGATAAGTATATCTATCGTTTTTTGCTTGTTTATCGTTAAATATAAATTTTTTATATGCATCAATATATTGTTTTTGTTTTATATCCTCTTTTGTGTCAAAATATACAAAATTTTTACCATTAGAGAACATTGTTATGTGATCTTTTACATCTGTGAAATTATAAAACACATTCAGAGTATGATCATAAATACCACATAAAAAACAAGCATCTTTATTTGTGATCTTTGGAATTGCACATCCTAATTGCTCATCCAAAACTTCAACAACTGCCGGGGATAAATACCATTTTTCATCTGTATCAATAGAAATATCAAAAATATGACAAAAAACTTTGCTAGAACCGTCTGTCATATCAAACTTGTCCATAAATTCTGTTATTGTTTCCATTTTAAAAAACAAAGTCAAATCGTGTTTCATATTAATCCTCTAAAGTATCCAAAAAAGGTTCTATTCCACCAAGTAATTCAATTGTTGTTATCACATTTGGATCAAAAACAACAAAATTACATTGTTCGTCACAGTTTTCTTTACCAATATACATAACGGTATCATATTCTTTTGTCAATTTTTCTCTTATCTTTTCTATGTTTCTATTTTTCCAATCAATAAACCCCTTATAACAGATCGGAGATTCAAATTCTTTATGCTTTTTTCCATATTGCTCAAAAAATATCAAAGCAACTCTGTATCCGGTCCTTGTAAACATTCTATTTTGATATTTTTCAGATGTTTGATCCATAAGAGTTGACTTAAAATTGTTTACATAAGGCTTTGTTGTCTCGTCTTCCGATAAAAAATCTTCAAAAGCTGTAAAAAATTCATTGGTTGTCATATTTTATCCTTATTCGATTACTTCTTTATAGTCTTTTTCTCTTATTAACCACACATTTCTTCTTCTGTTATTCATATCATACATTCTATATCTCCAAAAAACTCTATTACTCAAAACCAAGGCAAGAAAAACACGAGTATCTACATCTACAGTTTTTCTTTCTACAACCTTTTTAGTGCCAAATTTTATTTCTGCATTGTTTATTTCATAGAGTTTTTGGTTTTCTGGCACATCATTGCTAAAAATCACAAAACTAACCTTCACGACTTACCTTTATACCATCAATTAGGCCTTTTTTACCGTATTTTTTAGCGTCTTCTGCCTTCAAATAACAATCTCTTTCAATATCTTGTGCGATTTTGGACTTTTTTTCACCACTGACCTCAGAATAAAAATCTACTAGCCAATCTTTCATGTCTTGAATGTTTTTTGCTTGAATTTGAATGTCGGTAGCTTGTCCCTTTGCGCCACCCAATGGCTGATGTATCATAATTTCAGTATCTTTCAGTGCAAATCTCTTACCTTTAGCACCACCAGCCAACAAAACAGATGCCCCAGATGCACACATACCCATACCCAAAGTAGAAACATCACAAGAAACATAATTCATAGCATTCAAAATAGCACGAGTAGCAGTAACAGAACCGCCTGGAGAATTGATCCACATTTGAATGTCTTTATTTTTATCTTCTGATTCTAAAAACAACAATTGTGCCACTACACTGTTTGCTAATTCGTCTGTGATTTCTTCACCAACAAAGATAATGCGATCAGACAACAACCGAGAATAGATATCACATGCACGTTCACCATCCTTAGTTTTAGAAATAACCATTGGTATCAAAGCCATTTATAACTCCTTTTGTTTACAACTCCATTATAACATATTTAATTCTATTGTAAATAAAAAACCCCAAGAATAATTTCGAGGGGTTACAACATGGATGATTATTATCCATCCGCATTCTAATTGTGTTTTATTGTTTTGTCAAGCATTTCATTTGTTGTGTTATTTTGAGCTTTTTCTTTTTGATCAACTTCTTGCAAACATACTATAATTTGAGAAAAAGTCTTGGTTCCATCATAGCATTGAGAAGTTGGATAATTAGTTTGTCTATAATCATTTACAACTACATAACTATCTTTACTACCAAAACAACCAGTCAACATCAATATAAAAAACAATAAAATCAACACAACAACAATTCTACCAAGCGTTTTCATATTATTCTCCTTTTAGATATTTTAGCAATTCTTCTGATGGTTTTGAGTCTCCACATGAATCTTTTGGTATGTTTTGGAATCTTTCTTTATATTCTTTTTCGATTTTTTCCATTTCTTGAGCTATTTTTTTATTATATTCTTTTAGATTGTTTACTTCTAATTGCGATGCTTTTAATTGTACTTCTAATGATTCTCTGGTTTGTTTTTCCATTTTATAGCTATTTACAGAAGTTCTCCACAACACAAAGAGACCAGAAAAGGCAATGGCAATAATAGCATACAAGATAATTTTAGTTTTTGATAATCCTAACATTTTTATACCTCTCAAAATTTTTCCAATATAATTGTTTACCACATTTTTGTACAGTACTTATATTATAGAACCAGCAATCATCAAAATTACATACAATTATTTCTTTTGAACAATTACCTTCCCATGTGCCATCTTTATTATATCCACCGGTCCACCATCCGAAAGTTTTATATTCTTCACATACCCACTTGATTTGGGCTGGTTTTATTTTGAATCCTGTTTTTCCTATTTTGGCCTCTTTTTCTGTGCAAGGTTTTTTATATATCCCAGGTTCTCTTATATACACCCAAGTTTTTTTATTTGTGTTTTCCATAATATAATTCTCTAAAATGTTTTCTGCAGACAGATTTATAGATTGTATCCCCTAATTGTACTCCTGATCCACCTTTTACAACATTACCTTTGGAATCAAATAATAAATGATGATCCGCTAGTTTCATACACCCTTCTATTTGACAATTTGATTTTAGTTGATGTAATTTTGCTCCAACTTCAATTAATCTTTTAGAAGTTGGAAACATATGCTCATTATAATCCACCAAAAGACCGTAACACATTACTATTTTATTTTCTTTATCTGCCATTTCCACCAATTTGTCTATATCTTCCGGGGTAAAAAATTGAACCTCATCTACTAATATTACTTTTGTTTCTTTTTTGGGATGATAATTTTGCAAATCTTTTAGTGACAATGCTGGAGTTTCAATACCAATACGAGACTTTATAATAACATCTCCAAATCTATTATCAAATGATGGCTTTATACACTCCACCTTGACACCATTCTTTTTCCAATTATAAGCTTGCATAATAAGCTCTGCAGATTTTGAAGTTCCCATGGTACCATAAGTAAAATGCAAATTAGCCATCTTTTTTCCTTATTCGTTGCTCATATTATCAAAATAACCTTAAACCATAAGCTGCTGTTCCGATAGCTCTCGTCATTGTTTTTACTCCTTATTTGATTCTATTGACTCTATAAAACATACCTTGGCGACTAAAAGTTTTTATGTTTTTAGCACCAATGTAACTACCACAACTACGTAAAGACCCACATATATCATTTATAGTGGTTTGTATTGGCCCAGTATATGGAACCAACTTACACTCAACGCCTTCACTTGTACCAGTTGATGTTACTTTACCATAATTTTCTCTTTGAGCTCTAAATGAACTCATTCCATAATATTCTTTGAAAAATTTGTATGTGATTTTATTTTTCAATGTATCTGGATCAACTTCTTCTGTTTTATACCATTTCTGGATCTTTTCCCCGTTAGATTCTTCACATCCAGCAAACATTGAACCACTCATGCACATATCAGCTCCAGCAACCAAAGCCTTACAAAAATCAGCATTAGTTTTGAAACCACCATCGGCAATAATATAACCACCTACTTGATGAGCCGCATTTGCGCATTCGATAATAGCTGACAACTGAGGTCTTCCACATCCAGTTTTGATTCTAGTATCGCAAACGGGAGAAGGACCAATACCAACTTTTACGAAATCTGCACCAGCCAATATTAACTTTTGAACTTCATCACCAGAACAAACATTGCCCACAGCGATCAACCCACCATGAAAGTTTTGTTTGTTCATAAATTCACGCAACTGTTTTACACAATCTACAATTTCAGGAATATAAGCATTTGGAACATCTAACAATACACTTACCAATGCACCAGTTTCTTTATATACAATTTCTACTTTCTTAAATTCTTCTTCCCAATTGCGTTTTCCTACGGTTATAAACAAATTTCTTTCATTACCATAATATTCGCCACAACCATCAATACCACCATAAATAATATCTTTCTCTTTTTGCTCTTTTATAAATTCAATGATCTGATCTGCTTTATAAAATTTATGTAGTGTAGCAAAGAATTCATTTTCCAATAACTTACTAGCAACAGCAAAAGTACCAGTTTGAGTCATGTTAGCTGAAATAATAGGAACACCACAAACTCCTAAATGTTTATACTCTCTTACGATCTCTACATCCCCTCTGTGATTAATTGTGGTAGTCTGTGGAGCAATTAGAACATCATCAAAATCTAATTGAACATCGTTGTGTATTATCATTTTATTTTCCTTTAGATAGATGCAGCCAATAATTTCATATAAGCCTCATCACGTTCTTTTCTTTCTTTTACAACTTTTTCTTTTAGACCCCAACTTTCAATACGTCCCACAATCTTCTCCCAATCTTGATAATTATACCCACTACGGTTGTCGGCTGGATAACAATGTCCACGATGCTCTTTTTCATACTCGGTTAAGAATTCATCATCTAATATAATGTAATCTTCAACAGGGTGTTTTTCTAACATTTCTTTTATAATTCTCAACCTTAGCCATGGTTCCCTTTCTGTAAATCTACCGACTGGAGTATCTTTATATAAATCCAAATCTAACTTTTTGATATTAGCCCATTCTTTCACTTTGGCAATACTTTCTTCTTTATTGAATTGAAACTTCCAAGATGAAATTGAAATAAAATGAACAACAACATCATCTGCAAGGTTTCTACAAGCACGATCAAGATAATTCAATTCATACAGATTTAAATCACGAAGCTCACCCATCTCTTGACCAATTTTAGTATCATTTCGCCAAGTAGTAACATGAGCGAGTGGTCCGTCAAAATCTGCAAATATAAAAAACTCTTTTGCCATTATTCTACCTCTACAATTAGTTTTGGATTCCATTGTGGTTCTGCATAAGTCTCATTACCAGTTACATACCCAAACGGATTCTGATACACTGGAATTGAAACACCTTTGCCTTCTATTTTTCCTTGCCAACGATTATGCTGATGACCTTGAAGGATAAATGCTGTGTTTGGAATGTTTTCAATTATCCATTTTCTCAAATCATTACAAAAATAAGAATTTAGTGGTGATCCTTTGAATTCTTCTGCAGTTGATTCAGGTGTTACGGGGAAATGCGTCATCAATATAAATTTTCTACCTTTTTGCATGGCCCTAATATAAGCAATCTTGATGTCTGCCAAAGTATGTTCAAATTCTTTCCACATGTCATAAGGACTCATAATAACACTTCGATATGTGCTTTCAGGAATAGTATAAGTAAACCTAAAATCACTTACACCATATTCAGCAGCCCTCATCGCCTCTTCCTGTTTATCTACACCATCTGACATAAAATTAGTCCACAATGTAGCACCAAACACAATCGGAGCATGAATATCAAAATCATCTTCTGTTTTTTGGCAACTATAATCATCTCTATTGGCAAACACTATCAAATTACCAGACCCCAAGCAATCATATTCACCTAAAACCTTTTTATATTCTTTATTTAAATCTTCATAACTAGCCTGAAAACCATACATAAAATGATTTCCACCAATAATAATGGCTCTTTGGTTTGGAATATATTTATAACAGAATTCTTTTACTTCATTAGGACTAGAACCAACATCACCAGCAATAAGATTTACACCATCAAAACCATCATTCAACTTAGAAAACATCTCATCAGTGTATTCTTCGTTGTAATGTTTGTTGTAATAATAATGATTATCACTAAAGAGTCTAAATTTAGTCATTTCTTTCTCCAACATAAAAATCATAAAAATCTTCTGGTGTCATTAGTGCATATTTTTCTTCATCAATAGAAACGATAAAGTCTTCATTTATTCTACCGTTTCTGGATGGACTATAATACCAATCCATAAGTGGAGAATCGTCTGTTATTTCTAAACCAATAAGAGCAGACAGATATTTTATAGCACGTTCTTCGTTTATATCAGGAATCGAATGAAAAAAACCACGAATGTAATTATCAAGAGCATCTTCAACAGCTTGTTTTTTCTGTTGTGCTTCAATGATTGCATCTAATTCTTCAACAAATTGTTCTTTTGTGATCATATTATTCTCTTTTTATTGTTGGACCGCGGTAAATGAAAACCATTCCAGCCTTAGGTTGTGTTGGGTCAACTATTTTACAAACAGTGCGTCTCTATCTCATATTCTCTAGGCCACACCATTGTCCAAGGACTATGGAGATTGTATCCTTGGAAAAATCCCTTAGAGTCTCAACAGCTCCACACACATTGGCAGGTTACCCCTATCAATCTCCTTTATTCATTTCATTATGGTCCAACACCTTTATTATAGTATTTTTAATTTAAATCACAAGTTAAAAGACGATCTAATACTAAATTCTAAAGATTCTGCAGTGTCTTCTCTTGAATTTAGAACAATTGGTAATTTAGCCCCCATCAAAAGCCCTCCACAAACCCAATTTTCACTTAGCGCTGTTAGACTTTTCCAAATTGCATTACCTTCATTTATATCTTTTACAACAATAACATCTGACACTGGACCACTTATACCTTTTGATTCCCTAATGTTTTTATTGAGTGCCACATCTAATTGTTCTATTCTTAGTTGTCCTTCTGGGTATTCAAATTTGTTTTTATTCCACCAATCGTAATAAAATGGATTTGTTTCTCTATTGTTTTCGCCGCCGGCAGACAATAAAGATGTATATATTTCTTTTTTCTCCCACACACATTTCAAATAAACTTCTGTAGCATATTGAATCGCTTTTGGTATCAAATCCTCAGCATTCAATAATCTCAAGTTACATGCAGCATCGGTCAATATAAAAGTTTGATTTGTTTTTGTGTTTTTAAATATCCCACAATGAATCAATCTATCACCACCAAAATATTTATTCAACTCTATAATGGGTCTAATAAAGTTTTCTGTGTGAATTTTGCCTTTTACTATAATATATTTTTCTTTTATCATTGTTAGTGTCACGTTTTTATTTGTAGCAGCATCATCTAACTTAAAATGATCAACTAAAGAATTCCTACCAATAACAGGAACAACATAAACTTCACCAACAACATTTTCTTTTTTTAGTTTATCAAAGACTTTAGCATGTTTTTCTGTAATCTGACCCAACAATAATATATCTTTTTTCATAATTATAATTCCTTTGATCTTTCAATTACACTTTTGGCAGCATTTTTTATGGATTTTTTGAATTGTTTCCACATCTTTTCAATATCATCTGGTGTATCTGTTTCTTTCACATGTTCCATACAAAAAGCCAAATACAGTTTTACATCAGACTTTTTTATCGTGTGCGGTACTTTTATGCATTTTAGCTTGCTATTGATTTCCTTCATTTTCATCTTTATAATCCCTCCAGTCCATTTTTAACATTGTATTTAGATAGTCCATAAGATTTCTTGTTTCTTCATCGTCTATACATAAATCAGCAACAGTCCAACAACCGTTTTTCAATACTCTCCAAGCTTTTGACCATCTTGTGTGCTTTTCCCATAATAAACACTCTGGGCACATCCAAATTGTAAAAGTATCATCAAAAGTATCTGGTTCAACAAGTAATGCATTGAAAGTACCCAAATCATGAAAATAAGTACCAAATAAACCTACATTTTTTCCCGTTTTTGGTTTATATCCTGTTGCTTTTTTTAGATCTTTCAACAATTGTTGTGCTCTGTCTTTTGGTAAACATATAACATCTTGCCCTCTGTTTGTGTACCCCTTGAACAATATTGCAAAAAAATCTTTAATCTTATTCCACCACAAATACCATGCAGACCTTTGTGATCCCATATAAGTAAATAATGTCCAATAAGTTACATATGGTACATTATTGGCTGGATTTTTATTTACATCTAATCTCAAAGCATCCATTTCACAACTACAAGAATAATAAGAATTAATCATTTTAACTCCTTTTATTTGATTTTTTCTTCTACAAAATGATTATCTTCATCATAGTATACAACATATTTTATTCCGCATCTACGTAAAAATTCCCAACATCCTTTACATGGTTTTGAGCTTCCTCTAGTATCAGATAACAATCCACCCTTTCTTCTTGCTACAACTATCATAGGAATCTTTAAGGATCTTACAAATTCAAAAAAATACTTTTCTTGGCTTTCTGTTGGATTAGTTATTTTATTTGTGAACATAGCGCCAACCCCAGCAACATCCAATTCCATTATTGTTCTTGAATCTATAACTTTAGTAACATAATTTCTAACAGCATCCAATTCACAATGACTACCTCTCTGATCTCGCCTATATCCGTTTTTTTGCTTCATCCAAAAATATGGTTGTTTGGTATTATGTCCTATTGATAATATATTCCCGTCTTTATCTAACAAACAAGCAGCCATTCTTTGCCGATATTCTGAGTTTACAGTTTCATCAAAAGCAACATTTAAAGCTTTCAACATTTCATGACGGTTTATCAAAATTTTCTCCTTTTTTTAGTATTATATTGAACTTAATAAAAAATGCAATTAAAAAATTTTCTCAAACTAATTAATTTTCATAGTTCTATTTATTAGATATACTATTTGAATGGAGAAACCTATATACAAGAGAATTAGTTAAAATGTCATTACAGAAGATGGATCCAGACACTAAAATGGAGATAATCATCAATATGGCATGGGGCACTCCGCTAAAAATTATTGCACAAAAGTATAAGACCACAGAAAGTAAAATTATAAACCTTAGAAAAAACAACTATAAACTATATAATCAAATTTCAGAAGGTTTTTATATAGCAGATGAAGTTGCGGTTTTAGGTTTATGTCCAATACATGAAAGAGCTGTAAATGTAATAAGAAACAAATACAAATCTCGTTTCAAAATATTAGATGAAAATAATTACTTACTTGATGGTTCTGCAATACTAATGGATAAAATAATAGAAATAGCAGACTCCATTATAGCTTTAGATGATATTCCTCCACTAAACGAAAGTAGATGGTTGAAGAATTTTTATAAAGAATGTAAAAAGTAAAAGGAGCAACTTAATATGCAAACTAAAACAAGAGAAGTAGAAATACCAGAAGGAATGTCTCTAATGGACTACGCAAAACAAACAAAAGGGATATATATAAATCTTTTGAATCTTTGTGGTCGTTCTCCTACAAGTGGCAAGTATGAATTTAGATATATGTTGTCAAATAAAAGTCTGTATGGTGAAAAGGTAAAAATCGTAAACGCAGGACAAGAATTAGATGCAACAGTCCTTTATAGTTGTTTAGGAACTGATTATAGAGACAAAAAACAATATAGGGAAGAATTCAAAAAAGCTGTTGATGAATTAGTAAAAGATTATAGAACACAAGAAAGAATTGATGCTCATATCTCTGGTGAAAACTATTCATTAGAAGAATTGCGCAAAAAAGGACTATTGGATTAAAAATGGATAAAAAAGTTGAATATATTGCTGAATTGTTGGGTATGGAAAATCAAGATGTGGCATTGGTCTTGTATACATATCTCAGTAAAGTATTGGAAGATTTAGTTCACAACAGATACGCAGTTACCATATTTGGAGAATTGGTATTTGATGATGAAAATAATATAGTCTTCAAAAACAACAAATTCGAATTCAACAATAAGCTTTTTGACCGTAAAGATATATTGTCAATTTTACAGGTAGTTGAATATGGACCGGGTGGAAGAGTTTTTTAAGAAGCCAAGAAGAAAATTGTCAATAGAAGAAATAGATGATATGCTGGATCTTCTTGACAAAGTGTATGATTCTGCTCTAAACAAAAAAGAAGATTACTACATTCAAATTGCTCTTATACATCTTCTTGTCGGATACCCAAATGAAAACACAAAATATTCAGAAGCTACACTAAAAATAAATGACTGGATATATCAACTAAGACCAATAATAAACGAATATAGGATTAAACACCACCATGGCAAAGTTTGAAAACCAAAAGTATATATTTAATGAGGATTTTAGTTCTGAAGATTTTGTCTATATGGCTTTTTCTATGCTAGAGACTCGTGGTTATCATGGGCTTATTGAATTGATGTCGATAATAGATGATCCAGATAAAATAATGCAAATCATATACTTATTCAACGGTATGGAAATAAAAATGCCAAAAAGTACCGAATTTGCTGACACCCTAAAATCTTGTGCTATGGCTTATTTTATGCTTAATGGAAATGCTTATTCTAAAAACGGATTTACTAAAAAAGAAGCAATGGCAACACTAAACGTAGAATCAGAAGAAGAATATGAAAAACTTGTAAAAATATATCAAGACTGGGTTGCTCGCATGAAAGATAATGGATTCTACGTACAAGACTACCTAAAATTCAAAAATAATACCGAACTAAACAAGGTAGAAAGAATACAAGGAATATATAAACCCGGCAATAGACTCAAAAAAATATTCTCTATAAAAAAATTTAAACAAGAGGCAAAAAAACCTAAAAAGAGAAAATCACCAACAAAAAAACCAAAAATAATGGAAGAGACGAAAAATGAACAATGACGATATGCCTAAAAAATGGACTGAAATGGCCAATAGTGAAGAAACAGAACAAAACACTTCAATTGCCAATTATGAAGAAGAACAAGTCCCAGCATTATCATACGAAGAACAAAAAGAATTAGTAGAACAAGAATCCCCAGAAGAATATAAAGACATGTTTGGGGCCCTTGTTGAAGTTTCTAATATGGCAAATCTTCTTTCTAAAATTGACACAGACGAAAGCCAATATGTAAGACGTAAAATGTTAGATATCGTGTCAGAAGAATTTATTAGAAAACGTATGAACACTAATGTAAAACTCGAAGATATGAAATTAAGACTTTTAAATAGAGTTTATGATAATATTGACCAATTAGATCTCACAACATCATACGAAATGCTCAAAGGTATACATGAAATGACTCAAGGAGAAGCACAATCCCCAATAGGAAGATATGCAAATCCGTCTATTATACCAACACAAAATACGGGTCCTACAATTAATATATCAACCGGAGAAGGAAATATAAATACAGCAACAATATCTCCAACCCCAGCTCCAACAAGTAACATTAATCTAAAGGATCTTTCCCGCATGAGTGAAGCACAAAAAGCATGGGGGGATCTAAAAGTAAAGAAAAAAGATCCAATAATAATAAATACAGAGGGTAAAGATAAACAATAATGATAACAAAGACTCAATTTACAGAAAGCGAAATAGATCAAAAAATAGATAATCTTCCCTCTATATCTTTTGATGATAATGAAGAATTTCAAAGAGTTGTTATGTCTCAAGATTTTACGGACATATTCAACTATATTATGCAAACAAGAGACATTCCAGATAAAATTAGAGCTTTAAATGAAATAGATCAAAGAATATCACTCTATCTTACATTAACAAGTCAAGATGAAAATTTTATATCTCAATCTGATCAAATACTTTACGCCAGACATTTTCCAGATATTGAAGAATTTTTAGATAATAATTTTTATATGGGATATACATCTGGAACTATTTATCCATACTGGCGTGAAAAAATGTTATTAATGTTTGATAAAGGTTCCACAATCAAAAAAGCTGTTTATACGGGCTGTATTGGATCTGGTAAATCTACAATAGCCAGAAAATGTTCAATATATTCCCTGTATAAAGTATTATGTTTACGCCATCCTCGTGCAGTATTCAATGTAGATAATGATGCAACCTTAGCTAGCTTTATTTATTCTATCACCTTGAAGACAGTGTATGAAACTAACCTTATGCCTTTTGTAAAGATTTTGGATAGTATGCCATGTTTTCAAAGAGTTCAAAAAATAGCAGCCTTCAAAAATTTCGATATATCAGAAGAAACATCACCTATCCCTTATTGTGTTACTGGATCAGGTGGAGATACTACAATTCATTTTGCCAACAATATTATTCAGTTCGCAGGATCTCAGGAAACACACCAAACTGGTAGAAATATTTTTAATGCTTTCTTGGACGAAGTCTCTGAAAAAGGCCTTGAAGATGGTCTTAGAATTATTAATGCTCTTGATGCTCGTATTTCATCTCGTTTCCAAGGATCTAACTTTACATTTTTTAGTATTGTATCATCAGCGAAAGAAAAAGCCAGTCCTATTGGTGCCTATATTAGATCGATTCCACAAGATGATAAAGAAAGTATAGTATTCTCGCCTAAACTATGGGAAGTTAAACCAGATCCGGATTTTCAAGGTGATGGCAGAACTTTTACTGTATTAGTGGGAAATGGAATTATACCATCAAGAATTATAGATAATGAAATAGAATTAGAACAAATTAAGAATGGTGAATTTGTTTTGCAGAATGGGTGTGAAATTATTGAGCCACCTCTTTTCTATAAACAAAAATTTGAAATGAACATAGATCAAGCCATTCAAGATATTGCAGGTATCGCTACCGGTGGTGAAGATCTTGTTTTTAGAGATACATCAAAATTACAAGATACTAACTTGTGTCCTGAAATTCATTTTGTGGCAGATCTAGGTAAAAAAACGGATCTATTCCAATTTTTACCATCTCATTTGTTTACAACAGATTTAAGTGGGAGAAAAAGATTTAAAAGAGCACCAAACGCTGAAAGGGTTGTGCATCTTGATTTAGCAGAAGCATCAGGAGAAACAGAGGCAGGTATAGGATTGATGCACAAAGAATTATATAAAGCACCAAATTCCGTTTTCCCGGAAGAAATATATGTTGTTGATTTTATTGGATATGTAAATTCAAAAACAAGAATTGACCTAGAGGCAATACAAAACCTATATATAAAACTTGTAACAGAATATGGTTGCAATATAAGACTTATGAGTTCAGACCAACATCAAGGCGAATTAATGAGACAATTTTTTGATAATCATAGACTAGCGACAGAAACAGCATATATATCAGTTGACCGTACTTTGCAACCATATAACAACACAGCAAGGCTTATTGAATTGGGTAGAGTAAAAATTGGTAAATGTCCTTATCTTATTGAACAAATGGAAAACGTTGGCATTAGAAGTGGTAAAGCAGTAAGACTAAACGCAACAAGAAAAGATATGACCGATGTTCTTTGTGGTATGATAGAAGGAGCACGCATTTGTAATTTATCAGCTGCTTATACTTATTCGGTTTCACCACAAGAAAAAGAAAACAAGGATACTATACAATCCTTGTTAAAATCTGATCAATTTTTGGTAGATATATTATAGAAACTCTGGCGATGTTAGTGGTAGTTTTTTGATTCTTTCTAATTCTGCCACCATTTTATTTGTACCTTTATTATATTTATCTAACATGTTTGACATTTTTACCAGATCCATATTGTCACCAACTCTAAGCAACCAATCATTAACGTTTTTATTTCTTTTTTCTATCGCTTTTGTTTTACGCGCTATGATTTTATCTTTTTTAGCTTGTCTTGTATCAATTATAGATTTTTCAAAAGCATCAGTTTCATCGTTTCTTACTGGCCAATACACATCATCAGTATCTTCAGTCATTTGAGAAAATAGATTATCAGTAAAATCAACTAAATTATCGGCAGAATCTATAACTATTTTTTTGATTCTAATTTGATCATCTAAAAGTGGCTTTGCATTTTTCTTCATTTTATTTGGATCACTATTGAAAAGACTGCTATCTAATAATTTTTGTCCTTCAAAATTAAAATCTTTTATTTCCGTATTATAAAGATGAAAGACTTTTTCTGTTTCTAATAGTTTTGCTCTATCAATAAAACTGATATTATTTCTTACTTTTTCAATAAATTCCTTGAGTTGTTCTGGAGTTTTACCAATCAGAACCATAAAATTTGTCCCCATTTTATGTAGAAAATACATATATTTAGATGATCCAGCATCAAAAGATATGGTAACAACAGTACTATAAAAACCATATATATCTTCAATAGTCAAATCTGATGTAGTGTCTTCTGTAAGTTTTGTAAATAAATCATTAGTAAAATCAGCTAAATTATCATAAGAACGACCCATAATATCTCTAATTTGTACTTCTTCTTGATCTAATTGCTTTTCGCTTGAGATAAACTTTTTTGGATCATCTACATATAAACTACTATCTAATAATTTCTGTCCTTCAAAATCAAAGTCTTTTATTTCAGTAGAATAAAGCATACCAGTTAGAGTTGTACTAAGAATACATGAATCGTTGCTTATTTGTTTTATATTTTGGTTTATTTTTTGGTTAAACTCATCAATTTGACCTAAATCCTTACCAAGTACTACATAATATTTTCTTATTTTAGTATCAGAACCAGGAAATAATAAAGACAAACGAACAACACAACCATAATAACTATAAATATCATCTATAGTTTCATTATCTTCTTTTTTAGATTTTTTCTTTTTCTTTGAGCCCGGTCGTGGATATTGTGTATGGGTAACGGCTGGAGCAAAAGAAGCAGTAGTAACCCCACCACCAATGCCAGCAGCACAACAACATTCTTCTAAATTTGGGTGGTCTTTCATGTATTCAACCAAATCAGTAAAATAATTATTAGCAAACTCTTCTGGTGTATAATAAAAGTCATATTTCAAAATTGGCAAATATGGATTTAGAGCTGGAATATTTGCTTCTGTTTCTGCTTTATATGCCACCTTTACTATATCAAAATCTGGGTTAAACAACAATTGATCATCAAAATTATAATCTTTAGCTGCAACACTATAAATAACACCTTTATCTTTTGATTTATAAACTTTACATTGTCTGTCTGTTTTTTTGTTTTTATTGTGTTTTTGTACGTTTGCATATATTTTTAGAAGATCCTTTGCCGCCTGTTCTTTTGTTGGAGAGAAAAATGAATACCAACTTGCGTAGTTAAATATTTGCTTTGTTGGACCTATACTAACATGTGTAACGTATATTTTATAATCATCTGCATTTATAGTGTCATCTGATTCTGTTAGTGTTGATTCTTTTAAATATCCTAATTTATATGCTTTTATATAATCTTCAATCATATTATCCATAAATCTATCTTTCTGAGGATACATACCAACAGAATCCATTTTTTGCATTATATCAGAATCATAAGCATACCATCTTTTTGCAAATGCTTTTTCTACTGGTAATTCTAATAATTTTTGTTTTATTGAAAAATTATCTTGTAATACATCTTGAGAATTATAATCAAAAAAACCAGCAACAACACTGTATTCTAAACTTAAATCATATGTTACCACTCTTACCTTATTTTGCCCATCATAGTTATCACCAAATTCTGAAGCAACTTTTGATCTTATTATTCTATCAAACTCGTATCCTTGTTCTTTATCTTTTGCAATATAATACAAATGAAACGCAATCTCTGCAGAGTCACTTTCTTCTGGAGTCAATCCATAAGTTTTCAGTAACATATCAGGGAAAATATCATAAGATGGATCCATATTAATATAAACAGCGCAATGACCAACAAAACAAGCATATTGTGTTTCTTCAATTTCATCAAAAAGATTTTTTATTGAGTCTTCCATTACACATCAAGATCAAATATATCTTTTATTTCTGTTTCACCAGTTTCTACATTTTGAACTTTTACCCTTGGTGCTGTTTCTGGATCTTTTTCATCAAACATAACATCAATCACACGATAAACAGGAGCATCAGGATTAACACCAGCCATAGGATCATCTTCAACGCCCATGTCCATACCTCCACTGATAGAATCAACAGCCCCACCAGCAGGAGAAATATGCAAATCATTATTTTCGGAAGCAAAATCATCTAAATTGAAATCTCCATTATTATCTTGAGTTGTTGTATTATCTGTGGAAGAAGTATCTGTTGATGTTTTATCGCTAGTTGTATTCATTCCACCAACCCCAGCAACAGAAGCATCAAAATTATCCAGATTAAAATCGTCTTCTTTGAATAGTCTTTGATTTACAAGTCCACTGATCCATGGATATTTTGAGGATTCCATCATTGCTTTTAGTGTTACTTCTGCGGATTCGTTTTTGTTAGAATTATAAAGATTACCTATAATTTGTATCCACGTTTGAGATTCACCAGATACAGCACCAGTTTGAAGCATTTTATTACACAATTCAACTTTTCCCTTTTTTTGCAAATTAGTAAGTGCATTATAAAATTCTTGAGGAAAAGATTGTGGTTTTTGTTGAAGTATTTGTGTTAAAGTATCCACATAAGAGTCAATATTTTTATCATTATCAGCTTTTGTTTGTTGTTGATAATTATAATCTCTATTTACTTGTTTTTGAAAAGCTTTGAATTCTGGAGAGTTTATATCAGGCTGCGTGCCAAATTTTTCTTTCCACCTTGTTATAGCATATTTTACACCAACTTCTGTAAGGATTTCTGCCATTTTACCCCTCCAATATTTTCAAAACTTGTTCATCAGTAGATTCGTGTATTTCTACAGCTGGAGGAAGTGGATAATTATGTTCTTTTAGCCAAGTATGCAATTCCGGTACTGTTTTAAATATTTCTATCATACCATCGTGAGAAAGAAGAATATTACCATTTTGTTGAAAAATATGAGCATCCTTGGATTGCAGAAAAACATCATTACCCTCATCATTAATCACCCAAGTATTAGACGTTTCTTCTTTATCGGCCTGACTTATTTTTTTCAATAGTTCGTCAAATTCAGAAATAACATCGGCAGCGTTTTTGAATTTTTCTACTGCTTGAGCCATCATTTCTTCTTTGGTTTGAGGTTCTTCTTTTTTTTCTACATCAACCCCTATACCATGAAGTTGTAATTCTTTATCGGTCTTGATGTCTGTTATAAAATTTCCATCATCATCCATAGCTGGGGAAGTTGCTGTAACACCTTCTTCTGATAGTGAAAGTTTCTTTGTCATTTCAGTAATAGCAGTAAGAAACTTTGATTTTATACGATATTCAACCATTTTTTGAGATCTCTTTGGTTTTTGTTAATCACACTTTATAGAACTCTGCTCGTAAAACAAAATTTGCCCCTATTATCTTTGTATTGTCAGTGTTGCTTCATATTTATCATTTTTTTTGTTTATTTTTACATACGAGATTTTGCCACTAATTTTTTCTTGAGTATTTATTTTTATCACTTCTAAAGTCGGTAAAGTCATTATTTTTTGTTTATTGAAAATTTTTATATTATTATTTACGTTTTTTGTTTTATACCATTGTTCTTTATCATCTTTTTTTCTATATTTTGGATATTTCCCGTTTAATTTGAAAAACCTATAATAATCACTATCTAAGTCTCGAATTGCTTGTTCTAGAGTCGCATTCTCCACATTTTTCAACCAACCCTTTTTAATTTTTAATTTTTTTAATATTTTTTTCTCTTCATCAAACGAAATATTTTTCTTGTTACGCTTCCAAACTTCGTATCTAGTTTTAACAAAGAAGTTATAAACATACCTAGAGTACTTAATCTCTCTTTCAATGAGGATTTTTTGCTCTTCATCGGGTTTTAGTTCAATTTTTATCGTTTTGATGTTCATTTTCTTCTTCTCTTTTATACATTGAATATATCGCAAATAAACGATAAAGTCAAGATAAAAACCAAAGAATAATTTTTGTTATATAGTAAGTAATATATACAATAATTAATTTATTTTTTTTAAATTATTATTATGTTCTTAATTTCTTTAATTACGTATTAAGTACATAATTTGTATATTGTATTTAATATCTTACAAATAAAAATATTAATTTATCTAAAATTAATAACCTAGTAATAAATATTATATAAACGCGCGCACGCGTCTTAATATGTATTTAAATATTAAAGGATTTTGAAAAATATTCTTTTTCTTGATGATTAAGTGTAGTTCTAAAAGATATGATGAGCAAAACCGAATATCTTGTTATTTATTATATTGGTTATTCTTGGAACAAAGAAGAAATAATGAAAGCTCTTGGTATTGACAAAGAAGAGCTTGAACGTATATTGAAAAAATACAATCTCAAAATATCAAAAAATGGTATAAAAAGAGCGGCTAGAGGTAAAAGGATAGAATACACCAAAAAAAATATAATAATCAGACATGATAAAAAAACCAATGACTGCCCATTTATTTGTGTGACTGTTCATAAACAACTAAAAACAGCAAAAAAGACGGTATATTCATTATCAATCAAAGATAACGGTAAAAAACTAAGAAAACGATCTACAAAATTGATAAAAATTCTAAAATGTCGTAATAATTTTCTAAAAGAGAACAACCAAGACAAACTAAAACAAATTAGAAAAGCTGAAATAAAATGGTTCTTGCGACATCCTTTTACAAAATTTACTTTTCCTTGGTTAGTTCAGTTGATTTCCAAACATTAAACTTGTAAAAAACATTAAAAACGCTATAATAAACTCAATAACCAAATCAAAGCATATAGGAGAGATTGGTATGAGTGTATTTAAAATTCGTATGGCGACAGAGACAAGTAATGATACATACTATAGAAGACTCAATATACCCAGAGAATCTTATGTGGATGTTGATGTAATAAATAGAGTTGTTTTAAGACATGGTAGTACAAAAAGAAGAAATATTTTACCGGCAAATGATAAAAACTATATAGAAGAAAAAAAGAATTTGATTTCTGGATTAGTTTTTGATAGTCGTAAAGATGCAGAAAAGTTTATGAGAAAGAAAAAAAGCACATTAGAACGATTGGCAAAACAGAATCCAATTTATAAACAGTATGAAATTTTTGCAATACAACAGCGTTTTATGCCAGATGAAAACAAACTAAAACACTGGGATCCAAATAAAGAAGATTTTTAATTTCCATTATTTTATTTTGATGGTAATATTCTGGTGTAAAAAGAGGTAAAAAATGACAAACAAAGAAAAATATGAAATGATAAAACACTTTGCTGATAACAATGATGTAATAGGTGTTTTAGGTTCTTTTTTGGTGGATGATGCGTATAAGGATATCGATTTTGTCAGATTTTTGAAAGATTCGGATCCTAAGTTGTTTTTCAATATTCACCCAATGATTATGGCAGATCTAGAAAAACATCAAAAAGTTATGGAATCTTGTGTTTATATTTTAGAAAAAACAAAAGTGTCAAACAAAGTAAAAGAACAATTAGTAGTGGTATCAACAGGAATAGCAGAAAGATGTAAGGCCATAGTTGGTGCCGCAAAAGAATTATGTGATATTTTTGATAAGGCTTGCAAATAAAGGAGAAGGAAATGAGCATTAATCCATTCAAAAGAAAAAACACACCAAAACAAGATCCGGCAGAAATTGAAGGAACAACAGAATATCATATTCGCGTTATTAGTAATTCAAAAATGTTTCCAGATGAATTGATTAAACAAATAGGAGAAGAATTGGGACTGAAGACTGTTACCAGGGATCCTAAAGAAAATAAAAATGAAACAAAAAAGGCAAAGAAAGAAAAAATAAAATTCAACTTTGATATGGTTTCTACTTCTACTGATTTGAAGATGTTGACTGAAAAACTAAAAAAGTCAAAAGTAAAAGCTTATAGTCTGTTGCTGTATGGAGAACCAGGTTGTGGAAAAACTTTTTATGGTAATTATTTGGCTCAAGAATTAGGTATGAATGTTATCAAGAAAAAAGCAAGTGATATGTTGAGTCGTTATGTTGGAGAAAGTGAAAAACAAATTGCGGCAGCTTTTCAAGAAGCGGTAGATAACAATGCAATACTTATTTTAGATGAGTGTGATTCTATGTTGACTGATCGTAGTAAGGCAAAGCAAGATTTTCAGGTTTCAAGTGTAAATACTATGCTAACTTGTATGGAATCTCACCCGTTGCCTTTTATTTGCTCTACCAACTTGAAACAATGGTTAGACAAAGCTTCTATGAGACGTTTTGTGTTCAAGATCAAATATGATGAGATGAATCATAAAAATATTCAAGCTGGGATTAATGAATATTTTGGTAAAAAGTTCAAAATTACAGAGGAAGACACCAAACTTTTGAAACATATAACAGCTGGCGATTTTCCAATTGTGAAGAAAAAATTAGACATATTGGAAGATGGTAAATATACAAAAGAAAATATTTTACAGCAGTTATTTGAAGAGCAGAAAGAAAAAGAAATAAACGATATTGGAAAAGTAGGATTCTAAATGTTTGATAATAGAAAGTTTGAAAAAATAAACAGAAACCTAAGTAGAATCATGGAAACGGATCTTGATAATATTGCTTTTGCTTTTGTTGATGGCGAAAATAGTATGGAGATCCCTGATATGTATGAATTTTGCAAATGGTGGGTAAAAAAATATCCTGATAAATTTGCATATCTAAAAGGTAGTTTATATAGGTTTAGAGAAGATAGAGCTAAGTTATTCCATTCTATAGATGTTATACTTAGAAAATATGCAGACAGTAAGAGGGCTAATCCGTTTGTTATCTTTCAGCTTCAAATGTTAACAAATAACTGTATAGACCAAACGAATTCTACATGTTCATTGGTTCAAACTATAGTAAAAATGTGCGAAAAAATATTAAAAGGGGAATAAAAATGTATTTAGAAGTGACAATGAAAGATTTGAAAAATAAAAGTGTATTTGAATATATTGCAACATCTATAGAAAAGAAATTCCCAGATAGTAAAGATGATGCAAATAAAATAAGAAATGCAATGACAAATGAAGAAGTTGCAGAAATTTTTGGGGATTATTATGAAGGATGGAAATATGATAATGTAATTTTTTCTTTTGGAGATATTGATACTATTATTTATTGGATGGATCAAGAAGTACAATTACAAAAGAAAGCATTGGAATATAAGAAATGGCTAAATTGGTTGGCTGATAGAGGATTGAGCCCAAACAAAGTAAAACAAATCAATAAAAAAAGCTCCTAATATTTATCTGGAGCTTCTTTTTTTACTGTAGTATTCTTGTATTATTTCTTTTGCTTTGTTGTATATTCCTAATTCTACATCATCCATCAGTTCTATTTCTTCTGGTCTAGTTTCTTTTATTACTCTTTTTGCTGCATTTAGTATATCTTTTTTATTTACGCGTTCTGTATTTGTCATATTCACCAGCCTTTTTTACTCTAAATCCTTCATGTGTTTTTATTGCATTAATTAGATTTGTTTTTTCCGTTGAAGTGAATTGATTTATAGGTTTATCTAGTGGAATACAAAACTTTCTCATTGTTCTAAAGTAGTCATTTAAATTGTTTTCATGAGATGGTGCAAATTTTGGAAGTAATTGATTGACGGTCATTGTTGGATTATTACCAGTGAACCACCAATTTTCCAATGCTTTTTGTCCTGTTTTATCGTCTGGAAATATTGCGTACTTATTACCTCTCCCTTGTTGATAGTAATTTATTGCACCGATCTTTTTAGCACTATCCATATCATTTACTACCATGTTCCCAGGATTGTGTGCTCTGCTTGATAAATTACCTAACCCAAGACTATAAATCACATCTCCATTTTTGTCTTTATAATCTATTCTTTGATTTCTCCAATGTGGTTCTGCTGATACTATACCTTTTGAATTGTTGTAGACTTCATTTGGTGTTGGTTCATCTATATATTCCGGGGCCACACATTGATCTTTTACTTTATCATCTGCCATTTTATTTAATCCAACATTTGCCACATCAACAATGCTTGGTTCATTAAAAGCTCTATCGTGATTTATCATATTATAGCTGTTTCCTAATCCAGCCAAAGTAGCAAGAGCCAAAGCAGCATTTCTGAATTTACCATTGGCTTCACATATTGTATTATCTGGATCTTCTCCTGGTTCAATCATGGATAATACATCGCTATATTTGATTGGAGTAAGAGTTATGCCATTTGTAAATTGAATACACCAAGAGTCTCCATTGGAATGATCTGAGTGCTCGTTTCCATTTATAAACTCAATTTCCCCTCTTTCTTCTGCTTCTACAACGTCATCTAATTTATAAAGTCTTACCATTGCATTTTTTTCGGCACTATCATAAACCTGAATAAATTTTACACCGCTACCGTAAGTTTGTAAAATAAGATCAGCAAAACTAGAAACATCATAAAGTCTTTGTTCTACAATTTTTTGACATTCTGAAATAAGTCTTGGATCATCTAGTCTCATTTTATAGTCCCATTTGGTTTTCTAATAGTTTTTGATAATCTTCTAAATAGTTTTGCTTAAATTCTTCTTCTGATGTGTAGATTCCAATACCATCCAATAAGGCTGCATTGTATTCCAAATCTTGTGGTGTTGTTGAGTTTTTTCTTAGTAATGGAGTGGCGACACAGTAAACGTTTGTCTTTTTCTTTTCTGTGTATAACATTTTTTCTATAATCTTTGAAAATGCATAAAGTGTATTATCTTTATCAACATCGTTCCCTACAAGCTCTTGTCCTAAATTGAGTATAAGATTTTCAGTAACAACATTTATATCTTTTCCATTTAAATCAAAAGCATAAGTATAATTTCTACCGTAAACTTCATACCAAATCAAAGATATTTTATAATTATCAATATCGTCATTTTCTATTGCTTCGTTTTTATTCTGATACATGTGAATATCAAAAGCATAATTAGAATCAAAACTTGGCTTGTCGTAATATATGTTTTTTTCTTTTGCCATTATATCACTATTTTTTGCCATACCTAATACACTATAATCGTTGATAAGATATGTTTGAGGTACTGTAATCAAGCAAGGAACGTTTAATTCTCTTTTAAATCTTTCTCGCACCATCTTTTTAAAGTTTTCTATTTCTGATGGGGCTGTTTTCATCTTTGATTTAGAGTTTACTTTTTGAGCATATTTTTCTTTCCAATACTCTAAAAATTGTTCATAGGCTTTACCGCCATTTCTTCCATTGGATATAAATACAAAATTATTTTCTTCTGGATTTAATGAGTCATATATTGTTGTTTTATAGAATTGATGGTTTTTATAGACTTCAGGTTCAAACATACCAGCATTTCTTATACTATCTTGGGCTTTTTGTATTTTTTGCTGTAAATCTTCTGGTTCTTTGTTTTGATTATCATTGTTGGAGTTTTTATCATCAGATTGTTTTTGTTTTTCTGCTGCTTTTTTTGCTTTTTTTTGTAAATATTTCCCTCTCCCCCATTTATAAAGCCTATTAGCACCTAACCCTAATAAAGCACCAAAAGGACCACCCAATGCTGCACCAATACCAATAGACCCCAAGTCGCCTCTCGTGTAATCTTTTTCTAATAATATACCTGAATCTTTTTCCATATTATGACCACTGAGCTAAGTGAGAATGAACAACGTCTTTTATTGAGTCTATTTTTGTTTTTAAAGCATCTCTTCTTTTCCCCATATTTTCTGTTGATATTTGAAAATCTGGTTCTAAAACTACTGAAGATCTCATTGTAATAATAGAGTCTAAGAAATAATATTCACAAAAATCACACACCCACTCTTCTCTTGATGGTGATATATAATTCGGATCATCAAAACCTAATCCAATGTCGAAAATAATTTGTCCAATTCCAAAAGGTGCTAATACATGAATTTTTTCTGAGGCCATATCTATATCAAACTGCATCTGTCCATGAGAAAGGTCTTCATAGGTTTCATATGTCAATTGGGTTACTGGATCGAAATTATTAGCCGAAAGATTGACTCCAAGTAATTGACGATCAAACATATTTGGGTTTGAACGCATATTCCATGAAGGCAAATTGCCTCTTGTAACTCCAAGAATATAGGCGTGTTTTCTTTGTTCTTCGTCTATTGTTGGTTGTCCGGATTGCCATATTTCATCGAATGTAATTGTTGTGGTTGTTTGTTGCGTTCCATATGTTTTTGGTAGACGCACACGAAACGGCCAATAACGCCAATATTCACGACAACCCATGCGAATTGCTGTATCTTTGATGCCTTGTTCGGCAACAGAAATTAGATATCCGGGGTTGGCTGTTGTAAGAAACAATCTATCTTCAATTGCTTGAGCCATAAAGTTTTTATTAGCCATATGATAAAGTCCTATTTTATTTACTTTTTATAGAACTTTTTTACCATATTATAAAGTTTGTAGAAAAAGTTTTAGATTTATTTCTTTCCAGCTAATCCTTCACTAACTGTTTTTGCTGCCATAAGGACCACAAGCATCCACAATAATGGTTTAATTATGTGTTTCCATAAGAAGAATAAGATTTTACCAATATGATACAGTGTTTTTGATAGTGCTATAATAAAGAAAAATAGAAACATAGTCAAAATTTTCCAACAATTAGAGTCCACCCATATATTCCAATTTTCTACCCATTGATATTGAGAAACTTTTCTTGAATATGGTTTATTATCTTTGTAGCAAATGTTATGAATTAGTCTCGGAATCTGGCAAATACGATTGAAAGATGCTCTAATTATTGTCAAAAAGAAAAAAATAGAATAAGCCCACATGAAAAACACATTGCGAGCCCAAATTCTCTTGATGGTTTGTTCAAGTTTTTCTGAATTATCTATTATTTCTATGTTTTTTTTCATAATTTTACCTTTTATTTGGTTTAATCATAACAATAAATATAAAAAAACAAAATTAAAAATAAACATGTAAGTTTTTTGATGTTCTAATATATATGGAAAAGACTTGTTTATATATTATTAGCAATGGAGAAGGTGCTATAAAAGTTGGGGTAAGTAAAAACCCGACCAAAAGAGTAAAGCAACTTCAAACTGGCAATGAAAACAAATTAGAATTATTGTTTTTTGAAGAATTTGAATGTCCAAGAGAGAAAGTTTTCAAAGTAGAACATATGGTGCATAGAGAATTGAGAAGAATGTGCAAAAAGAAAGAGGGAGAGTGGTTTTATTTAGATGATTTAAGTCTTGATAAGGTAAAAAATACTATAATTTGGCATAGAATAAGATATGATAACTAAAAACCCCTAGAAAAATCGCAAACTAGGGGTTCTTATATATCATCCAAAATAATTTTACCGATTTTGGGCGGCAGCGATTTTCAATTTCAATTCATTATCTTCTGATTGATCTTGTGTATATGCATCTAAAGCTTTTTGTAGCATTTGCATTTTATATTGGGTTGCATTTAGACGAGATTGCCAGCTATTAATTTTTGCCATACCATTTACAGAGCCAATTTGACCAGCTTTTATTGATTTTTGTTCATTTTCGATGGCTGATTTTATATCTTCTATTGTTGTTTGCATATTAGATATTTTTTTAGCAATCATATCAGTAAAGCTTGGTTCTGGATCTGATTCTGGGGCTTCTGGATTTGGATTTTCTACTGGTCTTGCATGTCTAGCTTCATCATATTCAAAACCTTCAAAAATCCGTTGCAATTCTTCTTTTATAGTTTTTGCCATTTTATTTAGCCTTTTTTAGATAATGATGTTTTATAGAACTAATATGATAATTAAATTTGTTTTTTATTAAACTTTGTGATATAATATGTTTGTAAAGAGGATAAACATGAGAAAAGAAAAATTTTTATATTGGAATTATTATGTACCAGAAAATAATCAGAAAGTGCCTATAATCTTGGGTTTTTTTGATATTGGAGACTACAAAGATAAGTATATTTTTATGCATATAAGTAGTAGATTTTCAATTAATGTTCAGAATGATGAAAAATTACAAGAGCTAGAAAATTATGTATATCCGATTTCAAAAACAGAAGAAGATATGATATTAGATGAGATGGGAGATAATGGAAAACGACAATATATTGAAAGATTGAGAGAATTGAAACTTGATGATGATTATAAACTTTATTCTTTTTCTATTACACCTGAATCTACTTATCTCCTTACAAAATTTTTAGAAGAAACCTTAGAAAGACCAATCAAAATATCATTAGGAAACTTGGAGTAAAAACAAATGAGTTGGAACTGGAACAATGAATCTTTACATCAATACACACCAAGAAATTATATGGCAGATGGTGTTGTTTATATTCAAGATGAGATTAATGAAGAGAATTGTGCTTTTATGATTGGAGATATGCACAAATTTATAATGCAAGAAGATAATAGTGGTAAAGAGCTAAATATTATAATCAATTCTCCTGGTGGTAGTGTGGATGTAATGACTCAAATATCTGCTCTAATGACTATGGCAAAATTGCGTGGTATAAAAGTTGTTACTTGGGTTCTTGGATGGGCTGCTTCTGCCGGATCTCTTATTGCCGTACAGGGTGATGATAGATGGATGTCTCGTAATGCTTTTCACATGATTCATTTTGGGTCTATATGGGAAAATTTTACAAAAGAAAGCGAAATAGCAAAGTCTTTTAAGTTTACACAAGAATACACTAAAAGAATGCAAAAAATATATCTTGATCATTGTCCGAAACTAACATCAGAAAAATTAAAAGAATTAGAAGAAGATGAAATGGGAAGGTTATGGGCAGATGAATGTTTAAAGTTAGGTATTTGTGATCATATTATAGAAGATGATTATGATGAAAAAATAAGAGTCGAAGAAGAAAGCAATCAGTTGTTAGAAGAATTGTTGCAACTAAAAAAAGAAAAAGCCAAAAATAAAAAAACAAAGAAAAAGTGATTAATTTAAATTTTTTTCTGAAGTTTTATTTTTTCCATAGTTCTAAATATTATAACCATTGAACAAAAGGAAAAATAAAATGGCAAATAAAAAAACTGATAAATATGTACAAACAAAAAAGGCTGTAAAACCTCAAGTAAAAGCAACTAAAAAGGCAACATCAGCTCAAAAGGTTAAAAAGGTTGAAACAGTGAAAAAGCAAAAGGCTCAAACAGCTCCTAAAAAGACTGTTCAGACTAAAAAAGTTTCAATCAAATCAATTCCACAAGAAATCGTAACAAAAGAAGAAGCAAAAACATATACAATTTGCGGATATACAATTAAAAAGACTCATGCTTGGATTGCTGCCGCTGTTGTAGTTGTTTTGTTGTGCATCTTGTTCTAATCAAAATATTTCAAAAAAGGAGCCACAATGTCTAAGAAATATGTTGCTTTAGATGGAAATGTGTTCGTAAAAGAAAAAAAGATCGAACACAGAATCGGAGCTTTTACAATTCCTGATAATTTAGATGTAGATTATACTTTTGGGACTGTTGTTTCATCTGGTCCTGGTACTTATGAAAACGGTCAATTTATTCCTAATACTTTGAAGGTTGGTGATGAGATTGTTTTCCCTCGCACGGTTGGGAGCAAAACACACTTTAATAATGAGGAAGAATTGATTTTGGTCCGTGCTTGTGATGTTATTGCTCGCATGGAAGAAGTAAAAGACGAAGAATAATAAAAGGAGAAATCTAATATGAGTCGTAGTGCACTATTTGATTCAGAAGCACAAAAAGCATTAGTAAAAGGTGCTCATTTGGTTCGTGATGCTGTAAAAGTAACTATGGGGCCAAAAGGTAAAACAGTAGTAATCCAACAATCTAACAATAAACCACCAGTAATCACAAAAGATGGTGTGTCTGTGGCAGTAGAAATTCAACCAAAAGACGAAAAAGTTGCTATTGGCTCTCAACTTATTTGTTCGGTTGCAAGAAAAGCGTTGGGTGAAGCGGGTGATGGTACTTCGTCTGCAACTGTTTTAGCTGGAGCTATCATCGATGAAGGAATTAAATACACTAATACAAATGCAGCTTTAAGTGATATTCGCAAAGGTATTTCTCATGCCGCTGAAGATGTTGTAGAAAAATTGGCAGAAGTATCAACACCAATTACTACAGATGAACAATTGATCGATGTTGCAACAATTTCGGCTAATGGGGATCGTAAATTGGGTAAAATTGTTGCAGAAGCTTATTCGAAAGTTGGCAAAGATGGCGTTGTAACAATTGAAGAAACAAAAGAACGTGATATATCTTTGAATTTCACAGAGGGTATGCGTTTAGATCATGGATATTCTTCTCCTTATTTTGCAGTTGGTTTTGATGATGCTACAATCGAATATGACAATGCGGCTGTTATGTTGGTTGATTCTAAATTGACTAATATGCAAGTAACACTAAATCTTCTAAATCCATTTGTTCAAGCTGGTACTCCTGTCGTTATTATTTCAGAAGGTATTGATACTCCGGTTTTGAATTTGTTAGTAAAACACCGTCTGACAGCTGGATTAAATATTGCCTGTATTGATGCTCCTGGTTTTGGTCAAAGAAAAACTGAAATTTTGAGAGATTTGGGTATTTATCTAGGTGGTGAAGTTGGTGATGATATGCTTGGTGTTCGTTTGCAAGATATGAAGCCTGAACATTTTGGACATTGTGAAAAAATTATTATCAAAAAAGATGAAACAATTATTCGTGGTGGCAAGGGCGATCAAGCAAAGTTAGAAGAACGTATTGCATCAATTAAAACAGCTATGGAAAACACCGATGTACAATATGATAAAGATAAACTTAAAGAACGCCTTGGATCATTGACTACTGGTGTTGCCACAATTCGTGTTGGTGGAAGCTCTGAAGAAGAAATCAAAGAATTGAAAGACCGCTTGGATGACACTATGTGGTCTGTAAAATCTGCATTGGAAGAAGGTTTTGTTCCCGGTGGTGGCCGTACGTTAGCATATTTAGCTGATCATATGGAAATGGACAAATACGCAAAAGAGTTGAATGATGATGAACTGATTGGTGCTAAAATCCTTCAAAAAGCTATGCGTGCAACATTCTCAACCATCTTAGAAAATGCCGATGAAAACCCAGCAATCTATCTAAAAGAATTGAAAGATGCAGAAATTACAGACGGTTATGATGTGTCAAAAATGGAACGAGTGAATTTGGTGGAAGCTGGTATTATTGATGCCACTAAGGTTGTTAGAAGCTCGTTACAGGCGGCTACGAGTATTGCTGGTCTGGTGTTGACAACAAACGTGGTGATTACACAAGATCCAGAAGAAAAATCTGGTATCAACATTACAGGTATGATGGCTCCTGGTGTAATGTAGTGTACTAAAAGGACTGGACTTGTTTAATCTCGTCTGGTCCTTTTGAAGGTTTTTCGTTGAGTTCTATAATAACATGAGAAAACTAGAAAAAGTATTTAACTACAGAAATGTTATTGAAGGGAAGCAAGTTGATTATTTGGCAGCCCTTAGAGACTCATCTTTTTTCAATTTATATGGTATTCCTGCAGAAGTTAAAATACCAAAAAAAGAAAACAATTTAGATGAGTATATAAATTATGTAGATGATGAATGGGATATACAAAAAACAGTTGTGGTGCCAAAATTTACAGAATATCGCAGTATTTTGTCTCAACTTGGTCAAACTGCAGAAGATGAATATCCATTAGAAATACTCATTCCATCTGCTTTACATTTACCTAGGAACTCAAGAATAATTTTGGATGAATATAACTCTCACGAAGATAAAATCGCAAGAGAATGGAGAGTTTTATCTACAGAATCCAAACAACTTAGTAACAGTAAAACATATACTAGAATTGCTTATTGTGCTCCAGCTCGTGCAAGTATATACAAAACAGCAAGAGTTGAAAGCACCGTGGTTATAACTGATTTTGAACCCATAAGCGATTATGTGATTTTACAAGATATAACAGCATCATCAGTAAATTATTTAAATGTTATACCTGTTGCTAATACTAAAACAAAAGATCAAACAAGCGCAGAATCAACCAATGAATTTACTTGGAAGGTTCGTTTGCCATCAATATTACACTAAAGGGTAGAAAATGACACCAGGATTGACTAATAATACTAAAACAAATATGTTGAAATACTTTTTGAATGCTATTCCAGAAGAAGTTCCAGCCCCAACTCCTGTTTATGCTGGTTTGCTTATAGACCAAGGTGGACCAGAACCAAATGAGCTTATTATCGGAACTGGTAATTATAATCGCGCCCCTGTTGAATTTGTTGTGGTAGATGGTGTAGCAAAAAACACTTCATCTATAACATTTCCTAAAGCATCAATATCTTGGACTCCTGGAACATCCAAAATTACTCATATTGCATTCTATACTTCACATTTAGATACAGATACTGGTGAATATGTTTCCGATGACACTGATTCTACTATTGCAATTTTACCACTATCAGAAGCAGAAACAGTAGAGGCAAGTGAAACATTCCAACTAAACCCACAAGCTGTAAAAATGCAACTCTTATAAAAACTAAATAACAAAAGGAAAAACAATGGTAGACTTTTTACATTATGGACAACATTCTCAAACCAAAAAACCAGTGCAGGCTAAGGTTGTAATGGCAGAATCAACAGCAAAAGTACTTGAAGAAGAAAAAATTGAAGTAAAAGTTGAAGATACTGTACAGGAAGTTGTTGAAAAAGTAAATAAATCTAAAAAGGTTCGTGCAAAAAAAGAAAAAGACGGATCAGTTAGAGTTAAACAAGTATTACAAGACTAAAATTAAAGAAAAATAAAATGACTAATCTAGGTGAAATCGCTACTCCTTTCAAATGTATAAGTTACTATGTCTCAACAAAATCGGTGGTAGATAATAAACATTCTTATTGCTATTGGTTCAGAGGTAAACTTATCCGCATCATCTCTAATAAACCTTTTGCTCGCGGTGATATGCTTATTGTTAATAGTATAGAAAACCAAAGTAATGGTGGAGTTGTTATAAATGTAGAGGTGGATCCTGGAGAATATCAAAAACTCCCGGTTCTAAGTTTTGTTTCAACTAGATTGGTCTATAATAAATATTCTGATTTTGAATTTTCTTCTACGCCTGGTGTTACAATTATAAAAACAATAGAACAAGTCATGGATGATAATTATTCGGCTTGTTTTGTTGTATTAAGTGAAACCTCAGGAATGATTCACGCAGTAGATAAACATATGAATAACTACTTCGATATAAATATTACCCTTGGTTGGTCTGAATAATATAGGAATAGAAAATGCCATCAAAAAACAACAACAGAGAATATGTAAAATCATTAGCAAAAAGAATTGTTGAGCACTCCTCTTATGATAAGGAAACCAACACTCTTTTTGTTACAAATCCTGGTATAAGTGCAGAATTATTAAAAAGCCTGGCAAAAAAGCAAGGTTATAGAATAGGCCAGGTTAAAACCGGAGAATATATTTCTATTCCTTTAAACTATCGTCAAGAAGATTTAGATGATAAGTACATTTCTCAGTTTGATAATTTCTTAGACACATACACAAATTTCAATAAGAATTATCATACATTATTGACCGCATATAAGACTTTTGATCTTATGGAAGAAAATCTTGGTGAAGTGGATCTTATTTTGTCAACTTATGTGGAAGAAGTTTTATCTACTGGTTTTGTTGATGATCCATTGAAAATTAAAATAAGCAATCCAGATGCGCAAAAAATTGTAGATGCTGTATTATATAAGAATAAGTTTTTTGCTCGTTTACCAATGCTTGTAAGAAACATTGCCAAATATGGAAATATGGGATTTACTCTTTCTTATCCTTATTTGATGACGCAATATGACGAAGTGGATGCTGACATTGAAGAACACAAAATTGATGTGGTAAAAGACTTGGTTATAACTCCGGTAAACCCAAAATTCTTCAAGGTAACATGTGATAATTGGTATAATGTTATAAACTATCAGACTCAAATTGATAATACTTATTCATATACAAATAATTTAGTGTCTGTACAAAATCTAACTTGGCAGCCATGGCAATTTCAACATTTCCTCATATATTCAGAAACAACAGAACCATATGGGCAATCAATGTTATGGTCTATGCGTTCTTCGTTTGATCAATTGACTACATTGGAAGCTTTGTTGGCTGTGTCTCGTGCAAGTAAAGTCCAAAGATTGGTTATTAGTATTCCTATTCCGGTTGGTGCCTCTCAGATGGATGCTTACCAATATTTAAATGAATTTAAAGCTAATTATTTGAGTTCTTTGTTCACTGATGCTCCTGGTACTAAAGCTGGTCGCAAGATTCCTGGAGCCACTAGTATATTTGTAAAACCAGCAATTAAAGATTTTACAATTGATAAGATAGATTCAAACATAGATTTATCGTCAACAGAAGACGTAGAATATTTCCTTGACAAGATTTTACGTAATTCAAAGTTGCCAAAGGGGTATTTAGTAGGGGATGATACAATTACTACAGCCCAAACGTTAGAGTCGCAAGATTTGAAATTGAGCCGTGCTTTGGTTCCTTTGAAAAGAGCTTTGGTTGATGGTACATTGGGATTGGTTGAAAAGATTCTTACCCATGCTGGTTTTGATGTTACTAAGATTAGTGTTGAAGTAACTCTAAACAAACCAATACAAATTTCTAATGATTTGATTGCAAAATATAACGACATAATACAATTAATTGGCAATATTCAAGAAGTAATCAATCCAAAAATGACAAATATTAATCGTTATCAGTTGTTGGTTGAGATGGGAATACCTGTAAATGCTGCAAGATTGATGTGTAGTAAATCTTCCATTTCAGTATTACAAAACGCATCAGACTTAAAGAAATTCATGTTGGGTCAAAAAGAACAAGATCCTAGTGCTGTAGAACAAATACCAGATGCAGGGTCTATGGAAGAATGTACAAAAGTTGATATGATGCTCAGTTCAAAACAGTTCTTAAATGAAAATGTAGAATTGGCTGAAGACTTGAATGATTTTTATAAGGTAATCAAATCAGAAAGCAAAAGTGGAAAAACAAGCCTACATGAAAGCCTTATAAAACCTAAAAACACACCAAAAGAAACAACAGAAGAATAATGTTAGATATAGAAGGTATTTATTTTGCAACTAAAACCGGAACTCTAATAAATCTTGTGAAAGCAGGAGTTGAGAATGAAAGACAAAGTTTGGATTATTTTACCTTCCAATCAATTTTATTTAAGTATTTTGATATAGATAGAATAAATAAAATACTTGAATATCTAAATGAAAGCGAAAAAGTTATAATAGATTTTGATAATGAAAGGGCTATGTTGGTAAAAGACAAAGACCCAAATTTCTTATCAATATTTACAAAAGAAATGAGTCCAGAAACTATTGCAAACTTCTATATGGAAAATGATGGTAATATGGATGACAATAACTACAGTAAACCTAATCTAGGAGATGATAAATATGTTGAATCCATTTATAGACGGTCGACCAATTCCTAACATAAAGGTCAATTTCAAAGTAAAAATAAAAACCAAATCAACTGAAGAATCTAGTGTTTGGAATTCTTTTTTCGCATATGTAATGAGTAAACCTAGAACAAAAATTGAATTTATTACTGTAGCTTTAATGCGTAATTTTTCTCTTTCTTCTATAACCGTTGAAGATTTGAAAGATGTAATAGAAGAAAATGATTATGAAAAGCTTTTGACAATAGAAGAAATTTTCAATGAACGTCTACCTATTGATTTGAAAGCATTTATTTTATCTGTTTTTCAAGTTCCAATTCCATTTATTAAAGAACATCAATAGTCTAGTGAAATTATGTTTTTTGATACCTTCTAATTCAGTTCTATATAAGGATAATAGAAGGTGTTTCACGTGATTTTTGTAGATAAGTCAAATATTAATCTTCTTGAACAACATTTAGGTGATTATGCTACTTGGATGCCCTATGGATTTGGAGAAAAGGGCATGCTTGGTTTATATCCCACAAATGAACACACCGAAGAAGAAATTATTGATCAATTAAAAAAATTTAAAATCCCTTATTATACAGAGGTTACCGAGGCTGTTGTTTTGACCGAAAGTGGAAATGATGAGTCTGATGAATCTTATAAGGGTATTTTTATTGATCGAAAAACAGGGGACTTTAAAATCCTAACAGGTCGTTTTCCAGATAAAAAAGCTATGATAAACAAATATGGCACTCTTGGAAAAGATTATATTGCACGTAAGGTTTTTGAGAAGCCAGTTTTTGATTGGATTCTAAACAATGCAAAATCTTCTCTTGATTCATATTTGATGTTTTCTACTGCTTTTAGTAAATGGAGACATAATTCAATCTTAGATAAATATTATATAAAGTTGATAAACGATATGCCACAATTATTTAAAAACGTTAGAGCCCAGGATAGAATTGGTGGGGATAATAAAGCCAAGCATGCAGATAAAGAAGCTGTTGAGTTAGATGAAGCAGATTATGTTGGAAACTATGATGATATAAACAATGGTAAAATATATTTGGTTGTTTATGGTGAAAATGGTATTTTAGCGGATTTTACAGATAGTGCTCCAATAAAATATTCTTCCAACCAATATAGTTTTGAAAGTGTCGAATTATTTAAATGGCTACAAAGAGCTGTTGATCAAGTTGAAGAAGAAACTGGTGAAACAGTAACAGGAGTAGCGGTAAAAACCAAGAAAAAAGATCCGTCTCCAAAAATGTATTCGCGTAGCCAAATTGAAAAAGGTTATACAAAAAGTGTTGGAAAATCTTGGAGTGATGATCAAGCTTTTCAACAAACATTGGAAGACCCAACAAGTGAAAAATTCAACGCCCTTGTTTATTGTAAAGACGAACAAGGTAGAAGAATAATTCCAAAACCTTATCCAATATCCATAAACCATGTTATAGAGAAAGGCAATGGCATAGATGATCGTCAAGTTTGGATTTCTGCATTGCAAGCGTTGAATACTGTATATGGGGAACCAGAAAACACAGCAGAAGCTCAAATATATGGACCTGCTGCACATGAACAAGTGTATATTCAAGACGCACAAGGTAAAGAATATTATTCAAATCGTGGCGAAGTATATAAAAACGTACATAATATGGAACCAGGACAAGATAAACCATTCTTAACAAAAAGTGGAAACATAGCTCACCCAGAATGGAAGGTATCGCACCCAATCAGATATAATAATTTAAAAGATCTAAAGAATCTAATAAATAATCAAAAATCTGGCAATCAGTCTGTAGTACAAAATATGGTAAAACAAGAACCAATAAATAAACAAGCACATTTGAGTAATTTAGGAAGTCCAGAAAAGAATTACAAACCTGTTACTTATGGTAGTGTAAAAAAAGATATTGATTCTCGTCCAAAAAGAGACCAAATACTATCTTGGAGACATGAATCAACCGAAGAACAAAAGGAACATGAAATGGCAATAAAAGAAGCTATTCAAAAACTGGTAGAAGCGTCCGGTGTTTTAGATTTACCAGATTATGATGTAGATTTGGCAGATGATAATGTAAATAATGTTGTTCGTTTTATTGTAAAGAACACATTTGGAAAAGATGATATTGAAGAAGTATTAATAAACAAACCAATTAGTGCAGATGTTGAATTAGAAGATTTTATGTTGCCAGAAATTGAAGCTGCCGCAGAAAGAATTAAGGCACGCAATCCAGGTAAAAAAGTCTTTGTTCAAGTAAATGACGAAGAACCAACAGAATACATCGACATAGAAGAACCACAAGCCTAATGACAACCAAAATTCCATTATCTTATAAACAATTACCAAAAGATCTTCATGTAAATACTGGAGCTACTGCTTTGGGACATGATGGGGATCGCTATTATCATGCAGCTTCTTCTTATTCTACTGGAGGTGCAACTATTCCTATGGGTGGATATGTTATGGAATCTGGAGAATTTGATGAACTTTTAAATTATCTTGGCACAACAGAAGAATGGTCAGAAGCCGGTTTTATTCTTCCTGATGGTACTTTGATTGATTTATCTGGAAAAGAACAAGGTGGAGATGAAGAAAAAAGAAATCTCCAACACAAAGATGTAAGAGAATTCGGTTTTGATTTGGTAGATTTGTTAGATAAAGGTGTTATAAGGCTTGGATATGGAGACCAACCTATACCTTTTGTTCAAGTATCTCTTAAAAATGGTATGCCAACTTCAAATCAATGGGATAGAATAGATGAATTGCTTTCTATGTCTCCTTATAAATTAGATTTTGAAGCAACAATGGAAGGATCAGATAAAGATAATCCTAAAACAAATTTCTATAAACAATACAATATAGAAAGCGAAATAAAAGATATAAAGCACGACTTGCAAGCTTATATAAATGGTGATAAAACAAACATAGGAATTCCAAGTGTGACAGAAGGAACAATGCCACTAAGTTATCCCAAGGGCCCGTATGGCGTGATGACTAATGGTTCTAATCCACTAATGACAGGCATAGGACCAATGGTGTATCTAAATCAAGGCGGAATGATAGATTTAGATGAACAAAAATTACATGATAAACTTAGTGATTTGCTTTGGGATGAAAATAAAAAAATAAAACCACAAGTAAAAAACAAACTACTTGAAATTGCTCGCTTGTTCCGTGAAAGTCTAAATCTATATACAACAAAAGATATTAGAGTTACCGGATCTTTTGCGAACTACAATTATTCAGATGAGAGAGATGATGACGGAAATTATAAGAGTGATATTGATCTTCATCTTGTGTATGATTTTTCTGAGTTAGGGGTTGATAAAGAAATATTGACAGAGCTATTTAATGCAAAAAAACAAATATTCAATCAACAATATAATTTCCTAATTCATAAAATACCTGTGGAAGTTGGAGTTGAAGATATAAATACCCCTCTTGTTTCTACTGGTGTTTATTCTTTAGAGACAGATGAATGGATAATAGAACCACAAAACGCAAATAAAGAAATTCCAGATATAAAAGAAACAGATTTTGAACAGGTAACACAAAGAATAGAAATTGCAATAGAATCTAAAGACAAAAATCAAATGAAAGAAGTTTGGGCTTGGATTAGAAACTTGCGTAAAACATCATTGGCAGCAGAAGGAGAATTTGGAGAAGGTAATTTACTATTCAAAAAACTTCGTAATGGCGGATATCTAAAAAGACTAAAAGATGCTATAAATGATGCTGTAAGTAAAGATCTGTCCCTTGAAATGTTTTATACCTCAAGATTCTATCCAAAAACACCAATTCCAACAGAACCAGAAGTAAGGCCTTTATCATGTCAGTAAAAGAAAAAGAATTACAAATAAAAGAAGACGAATTAGAAACAAAATCTGGTCATCATACTCCAGAAGGTCTTTTTACGCAACCAACTAAAGATATTGTAGATGGTTTACTTAAAGACGCCAATGGAGATGAAGAACTGGCCCTAAAACGTATCAACTTCTATATAAATCGTGCCGGTGATGGTCTTTCTAATAAAACAGCTGTACATGCCGCAAAAAGAGAATTGGAGAAAAAGGTAGAAGAAAAAATGCAAAGCAAAAAAGATGAAATACATGATATACTAAGCGAATATTTTCAAGAAGCTTATGACACCATGTTTGAAGATGATGAACCAAAAGCGCAAAAACCTAAAAAAATGCGTTATTGGGATGCTGTTGATTCTTTGATTGATAACGGTATAAATCCTTACTGGTTAATTGTTCAACCGCGCCAAGCTTTATATTTTGAACCATATAATTCAATAATGGCAATGTATAAAGTGAATCCAGATAAAACTATAGATATGCTTACTTATAAAAATGGTAAAGTTGATGGTGGTAAAAACGAAGAAGGTAAATTTATTCCAAGTATTACAACCATATCTCCAGATGAATTCAAAGCAGCACTTGAAGACGAAAGGAATGCAAAGGTTGTAGATAATTTTGATAAACACTACTATGACCTTGATACAATTGTTGATATTATAGCTAACGGTGATGAACTTTATAATGCTTGGATAGAAAGATTTTACAATGAACACAAAGATGAACTGGGCCTAACAAAAGCTCATAGTTGGAAAACACATAAAGCATTTAAACAATTTTGGAACGAACTAAGTAACTATGAAAAATCTACTTATGCTAATCCTATGGGCGTTTCTGATAAATATGGACTAGCAACAAAAGATCCAAGAAGGGGAATGCCAGTTGGAAAAATTAGATTTAAACAATCCCCACAACGTCTAAATGGTAAAACAACTTCTGTAATAGGTGATGTGGAGCCGGGGCAATATGAACCACAAAATATAACACCAGACCAAGCAAGAAGCAAGATGTCCGACCATGATTTGGTTTCATATTGGTTAGACAAATTTGGTATAGACTCTAAATATGCAGATCAAACAATAAAAGATCAAAGCGGTACAGAGTGGAAAATAGCTAAAGCTGCAGAAACCCATAATGACATAAGTCCTGTTCGTTTTCAGCTTGTGTTTCCATCTAATCCTGATTTTAAAATGGTAAAAAAACCTGATGAAATTGAAGACATGATTAGATTATACAACAAAGAAGAATCTATTGAAGAAGCTTTTGGTAGATTTGGCTCTAAAATGGCTCAACCAACAATAACTGATTACAATGCTCTATATTCCTATCTTGAACAAAACGGTATAGATCCTAAATTCTGTCGTGGTGCAATATTATATGGAGATTTAGGACAAGAATGGAGAATTACTGGCTATAACTTATCAGATCCAGAAAATCCACTTATAGCACTTCAGTCATTCTCTCAACCAGAAGAAATTATAAATGGTACTTCTAAGGTTTCAAGTAATAAAGTTCCTCTATCTGTTGTTCAAAAATGGTGCCAAAAACCTAAAAATCAACAATCTCAAATCGAATGGAATAATATAATGCTTGACCCTTTCCAAAGACAAAAAGCAAAAGCAAATATTCCAGACCCAGAAAGAAAACCAATGAAACTTAAAAACTTCGATAAGGTAGCAGCAAGAGCAAAACACGGAGTAATGTAATGTTTATAGATAGAATTCAAGATATATTATTCGAAAACGGTTATATGTTCGATGAAAAAAAATCTAAAGTAATATCTGATCCTGAGACTGGAGTAAGTACAAGTAAGGATGAAGAATATATTTACGATAAGCTCAAAGATAAATATGGAGAAGTAAAAAAACAATACAAAGACGAAGAACGTTATCCTTGGGTTGTGGACTTTTATATCCCTTCTGAAGATATGTTTATTGAATACGAGAAACACTGGAGTCACGGAAGAAGAATTTTTAATCCAGATGATCCAGAATGTCAAAAAGATGTAGAATGGTTAAAAGATAAAGCTAAAGATAATGAATTCTATCAAAGGACTCTTACCCAATGGACAGAGAAAGATCCAGAGAAATTTCAAACAGCAAAAGATAATGGACTAAATTTCTTTGTGTTTTTCAATCTTCGTGAATTTGATAAGTGGTTTGAACATCCTGATATGCAATACCGTCAATATCGTGATCCTGACCCTCTTCAATATGACTCAGAAGATTATTTTGCTAAAAAGGCTCAGGGATATGATACAAATGGAGTTGATTCAGATTATTTAGGATAACACAAATAATTACATGTTTATTTAAAGACTCTCTAAAGGCAATTTTGGAGAGTTTTTTGTTACTTATAAAGTTCTATATAATGTTATAACAATTTTATTGAAACATAAGGCCTAATCCTATGAGTAAAACTTTATTTATCGAAAACTCACCATTTTTAACTCATTTGGTAATGTCAGATGAATTAAAAGAATCTATACAAGTAAAACAGAGTAAAAATAATACACTTATTGTAAAAAATTTTCCAGCAACAATACTAAATAGACCAAATCAAAATGGCAGGGTTTACAGTACTGTTGAAATGCAAAAAGCGTTAGATGCAGCAAAACAACAAATTCAATTAAAGCAGTTATTGTGTCAGGCTGACGAACATCCAGAAGGATCTTTTGTTGCCCCAACACATGCTTCTCATGTTATTACAAATGCTTATATAAAGAAAAATGTTACTCTAGAAGTGGAGGGGGAAAAGGGTACATGGGATGTATTATTTTGTGATATTGAAGTTTTGAATACGACAGAAGGAAAAAATTTACAAGCATTAATTTTAGGTGGTTGTGGAATTGCATCGTCAATAAGAGGTTTGGGCGATATGGAAGGAGACCAAGTTGTAAACTATGAATTTCTTGGTTTCGATATTGTTTCAAATCCGTCGTCTGGCACATGGAGCAATATGCCAATCTATGAAGCTAAAATTGAATCCATAGAAGAAAATGCATTAAATGAAGCTACTAAATTTACAGTTTCTACATATGCTTCTAACACCACGCATGATTTGGAGCAGGCTATGGAATTTCAGAATAGGGCTTCTACATCATTACAATATGGTACCATTACAAATATGAACACCAAGATGGACCAAGAAGTAGATCCTAAGACAGGAGTTGAAAAAACCGTAGGCGAAGTGGAAGTAGAGACCAGTGATGATACGAGTGATTTGAAGACTGCTTTAGAGATTGCTGGCAGAGCCTTTACAAACCCAGATAACATCAATGTTACATCTATTACGATTGAAAAAGTAGATGAAGATGATATGAAAGACAGTGTAATGCAAGGTGGGGCTTCTGATACATTGAAAGAAGAGCCGGTTGAAGAAGATGTATTAAAAGAAGAAGAATTGGCTCAAGGTATGTGGATAAAGACAGAGTTGTTAGATCCTACTGCTGTATATTATGTTGATGCTATTGATGAAGGAAGTGTAACATTAATAAAAAATAGTGATCATGGTCCAAAAGTAAAGATAGAATTAGATGGTAGTTTTATATTCCCATGGTCTGAAGTAAAAGATGAATCAGCAGATAAAAAAGAGTTCCTAGACGTAAATGTTGGAAATAGTGATGTGGAAGTAAACGGTGATAATAATACTGTAAATTCCAATGCTGGTGTAGATATTTCAGGACCACTACCAGAAGCAACACAATTGAAAGAAAACGAAAAGTGGGTATTGGCTATTGATTGTGCTGATGGTATTGCTTATGTTCAAGATTTAAGAGGCAACACTGAATATGCTAACGATTGGGATATAACAGAAGATGAAAACATGGCAGTTGTATTTGACTCAGAAGAAGCTGCTAATGAATTCAAAAACCAATTTATAATGCAAGGTGGAAATGAAGAACAATTACCAACTCTAAATATGTTCTATGCAAAAAAACTAGAAAACATAGAAGAAGCAACCACAGATGGAACAATAGAACAAAATGATGAAACTTTAACTATTGATGTGGATGGTAATGAAGTAGAAAAAGAATTTAGAACACCAGAAGAAGCCAGAGTTGCAAAAGCTGGGTTGGAAAATGGTGAACTAACTGCCGATGTGATGTATGATGAGGCTGGTTCTTGGTGGGGATTGAAAGTTTCTGCTGGTGATTATGCTGATTGGTATGTAACTGATGAAGGTAATGGTGTTGATGTTACTGCTGATGAAAATATGGCTTTAGTATTTCCAACAGAAGAAGAAGCTAAGAAGTTCCAACAAGAAAATGGTTGTGAAGAATATGAATATCAAAATGGATTAAGGGCTTCTGTTACTCCTGTTCAAATGGGTATAACTGATGAAGAAATATTTGGCAAACAAGAAGAATCAAATATGGATGAAAAGTTATATGGACAAAAAGACCCGGCATCAGATGAATTTCAACAACAACCAGTAACTGAAGAAATAAAAGATCTAAAAGTTACATTGGGTGATATTGCTTATGATGTAGATGAAGAACCGGACTTTGAAGGCGATCCATTTGAAATAGAAGGTGTACTAAATCAATTACCTGACACTATCGAAGTAGAATTGAATGGTGTAGATGTTCCAGAAGATAATGCTGAAGAGTTTATATATCAAAAAGCATGTGAACAAACAGGATTACCAATCAAAAACGCCACCATAATTGATATTGAAGAAATTGAAAAAGAAGAAGTCAAAGAAGATGGTGAAGAAGGCATGGATATGGATGCTACTACTGATATGTCTTCAAATGATATGGGTGGATTAGAAGGTGACTCTGGTATGGCAGATGTTGGCGATGTAGAAGGTGAAGATGATATTATGGGTACAGAAGCCTAAAATCTAGTAAAACCAATAACAACAAGAAAAAAATTAATAGTTCTATTTTTAGTAGGCAGATAATTGCCAAAAAATAAAATATTCTAGAATATAAAGGAAACCAAAAATGACAAAACAAGAATTGATTCAAAAAATTCGCGACAAGAAAGAAGCCGCAGATGCAACTGCAAAAGATAATTTCACAGTTGCAAACATCGAAGGTAAAGAAGTAAATGGCGTAGCACCAGCAGCAGGTGTAGAACATGCAGATGAAAACAAAGCAGGTGATGCAGCAGAAGTAAAGAAAGAAGTTGAAACAGCTGTAGATCCAGTAGTTCCTGCAGACGAAGATGGTGTTTCTAAAAATGGTGGCGAAAAAGATTTAACAGATACCACTGTTGAAACAGAAAAGAAAAAAGAAGACAACGCCATGAAAGACGTTATCAATGTAACAGATCGTACATATGAAGAAAACAAAGAAGTCCAAAACGAATTGGTAAAACAATTGGGCGAAGCTGTTGAAAAGAATGAAAAATTGAAAACAGAAATGAAGAACATCCAAGATGTTTGCAAAGCAGCATTGGAAGCTCAAAAATCTCAATATGTAGAATATAGCACAAAGAAAGTTCAGGCTTTGATTGAATCAATTGTCAAAATTGGTGAATCAATGGAAGCAGAATTAAATGCTGAAATTGAACGTGGTAAAAAGAACATGGTTCGTATGGAAGCTACTTTGAAAGCAAGCAACAAATTGAACAATATTTTACGCGAAGGTTTGTTGGCAACTCGTGAACCAAAGAAAATGGTTCGTTACGAATCTGTTATGAAACGTTACTCAAAGATCGCTGCATAATTTTTAAAATTATTTAGCATTACCCCAAGATTCCCTCCTCTCTATCTTGGGGTTTTTATTGTCTCATTTTAAACAAGAAATCGTCTCAAAAAATGAGACGATTTTTATTAATAAAAATTTGTTATTTTTGAGTAGTTGAGCCAAAAACAACAAAAAGCTCGCCACCGATATTTAGAATCAGATACGGCAGCCCTTGCTCTGATTCGTATTTTGAGATTTAGCTAGCATGTCTCAAAACTTATTCATCTGATGTTATATATGTTAATGTTACACCAGCTTCTTTAAATATTTGTTCTGTTAGTTTTACACTTTCTTTCCATCTATCAGGTATTTCTTTTTCCCAAGCATATACGTATTTTATACCAGATTGAATTATAAGAGAAGCGCAATGAGCACAAGGAGGAAGTCCAGATACATATAACGAACAACCTTCTAGATTTTGCTTTGAGAATTGAATTGCGTTTTCCTCAGCATGAAGTACGATTTTATATTTAATATCTCTGTTTTCTAATCTTTCTTTTGTGTCTTCTACTCCAACAGCAAAACCATTATATCCAGTTGAGATTATTCTTCTATTGTTATCAACTATACATGCACCAATTTTGCTAGAAGGATCTTTGGACCAGGTTGATATATGTTCTGCCAACTTGAGAAATCTTTTGTGCCATTTTAGTTCATTGTCAACAAATTCTTTTACAGTCATCTTACTTTCCTGTACTTCCAAAACCTTTTTCTCCCCTATCAGTCTTTTCTAATGTGTCTACAATCGTTATTTTTGGCTTCTGGATGGGGCAAACTACTAACTGAGCTATCCTATCTCCTGGTTCAATATAAAAGTCGTCCTTGCCCAAATTTGTAAGCACCACACCTATTTCTCCAGTATACCCATAATCAACTGTTCCAAAATGTGTTAGTATTCCTTTTGAGTTATTTCCACTTCTTCCTCTTACTTGAATTTCCCAAAGATCAGAATCACAACCATCTAACTGACACATAATACCAGTCTTTATCATACCAGTACCACCAGCAGGAATTTTACATCTACGTCCTTGAATATCTACATAACTTACATCAATACCAGAATCACCATCTTTCCAATCCAACGGTTTTTCTCTGTTTTTGTATATGTTTTCTGCTGTTTGGTTTGCGTATTTAATTTTTAGGTTCATAGTTTTTCCTCCTTTGGTTTGTATCCTGTTTTTATTGGGTCTACTATATAACAATTTTTAGTAACTGTCAAACCCTTTTCTTTTGCTTCTTTTCTTCTTCTTTGACTTGTTATTAAAGCGGTTCCATATTTTCTGCGTTTTTTCTTTGCCCTGTGTTGTTTTGTATATTCTGGTTGCACATATGTCTTTTTGTATTCTCTCATATAGTTTCTTAAATATTCTCTTTGCTTAATTTTCTTTTCTTCCGGAGTCAAATCTGATGGTGTTTCTTGATTTATTTTAGTTAATCCTTTGCCATCAATATTATCTATTCCATCTTCCGCTTTGAATCTAACAAGAGCGCCTGATATTCCTTTTTCTCCGGGATTATTTAAAACACATATTGCACTATCTAAAAAATCAGTTAAATTTGACATCTATAACGGATCTCCTAAGCCTTTATAATACCTTCCTATTTTCCCTTGTTTCCAATCGCATTCCCATACATAAAAAACTTTCCAACCCAAATCATATAAATATTGAAATCTTGCCTTTGTTTCTACATACATTTGCCCATAAGTTTTTTTTGTCATTGTGTTGAAAGCTTTTAGGTCCAAATGTGTAAAATGACCGTGCCAGTGACAACCAAGAAATTCAAATGCTACTTTGTTTACAGGATCTACCCCATCAATCACATATATTTTATTATTGAACCCACGAAATACCACTTGGCGCTTTATTACACCTAATTTATTCAACCAATCTTCTTCTGCTTGACTTGTTCCAACCTTCAACCCCTTTACAAAAGTATTCATTACACCTTTGCGGAATCTATTCAATGTTGGTGATTTTCTTTTTTTTGTAAGTTTGAGTGGTCTGTATGTAATTGTTTTCTTTTTCGTTTTTTTTTAACATAATAATTAGAACTGTTTTTATTTATTTTCCACTCAAAAAATCTGCGACAAATTGTTTTTTTTCTTTTACAGACATTAAAGATATTTTTTTATAGTATTTTTTACCCTCTTTACTTAGTAGACACACATATTTATGTTCTTTATCTTTATCGTTGTGAAATACTTGTGGATCATCATATTTAAAATGTAATCTTTGTTGTCTTTTGTTATCAAATATCCAATCTGGTGTATAAGCTATTTCCATATCGTAATAATATTTATAGTACTTAAGATAAAATTGCAGATGTTTCATATTTTTATTATAGTTTATTTTCTTTTTAATACAAGCCAATTAAATCAGTTCTATAATAAGCCAACAAAAAGGAAATTTTATATGCAAATAGTCAAACCACAAGCAATACCTCTTCAAGAAATAAACGGTGATAAAATCCTATTAAAAATACAAGATGCCGCAAAAACATGTTATCAATCTCATAAAGTCACAGATGATATAGAAAGCGCAAAAAGAATAGTAAAGTCTCTAATCAAATCTGGTCATCTTAGTATGTTAGAATTTGGTGGCACTATTGGAATGAGATATATAACAAACATAGCTGGATATAAGGATTTAAGAACGCATAGATTATCCACGTGGGCAGTTGAATCTACAAGGTGGGCAAATTATTCTAAAGGTAAATTTGGTGGTGAATTGACTTTTCTTGATCCAATAGAATTTTCAAAAGACTCTGCTGAATACGCAAAATGGGCCCAGTGTATGAAGATGATTGAAGATAGTTATATGGAATTAGCTAAAATGGGGGCAAAACCAGATCAACTAAGTCTTCTTCTACCTCAATCCACCAAAGCTGAAGCAAATGTAATAACAAATTTAGTAGAGTGGCGACATATACTTTCTCTTAGATCTTCGATAGCCAAAACAGGACACGCAAGAGCAAGCATAGTAGAATTGATGGATCAGACCTTAGAATTGTTTCATGAGAAGATTCCAGTTATATTTGATGATTTATATGAACAATTGCAACAAAAAAGATTAGAAAAGAAATATGCAGAAGAACAGAAAAAACAACTAAAAATACAGTTCGATAATAATGAAAAAATAAAATAAAGGAGTATAAAGTAAAATGAGAAAATGTGAAAAAATCTTGTTTAATACGGTAGATAAAAGAACAAAACATCAAGTCTGTCAAGCTTTTATGGACGAAGAAAGAAAATTACAAATGAAAAATAAAAAAGGAAAGTAAAATGATTATGCGTTGTGATGGAAACTGCGGCGGATGTGGTGGCTGCGGTTTGAAATAATAAAATAAAAGCTCTAGTGTTGATAATTTCACTGGGGCTTTTTTCTTGTGTTCTAACTAGTATATAAAAGAGGTGTAATAATGAGTCAAAACAACAGCACCCCTAATCGTAGAAAAATCGGATTCAGAACAAGTAGAGATGATGAGCCAGAAATAGAACCCATGAAACAATTAAGTACAGCAGAAGAAACAGAAGAAGAGCAAGATGAATCAACTGTTATGCTTAATGATTATATTCCTGGTGCTATTTATGATGGACAAGGAAATATAGTAACTTATGAATCTTTTAGAGCTGCAGTAAAAAAACTAAAAGCTGAAGCAAAAAATCTAAGAAGAACATCTGCAGCTAAATTTATTCTTTATACCACTCTTGCCGCTTCTATTGCATTATTGAGCTACGGAACATATAAAAAATACCTAAGTCCAGCAGAAAAAGCTAAACAAGAAATTATAAACAACCAAAGGCAAAGATAATGGTGTTCAAAGATGGTTCTACAAAAATACTAGTTGAAATTTATAAAGACTATAATATATATAAGATCACTACAAACGCAAAACAAATAATATATAACGCAAATTCTGTCAATCCTAATATACACCAACTTATAACATGCACAGGAGATACTTTAGAACAAATAAAAGCAGAAATAGATAAAGTACACGCAAGAATAAAACTAATAGGACTCTTTTATGATAGAAATCAGGGACTAAGAAGATAAATTAGTTGTTGACTTCTGAAAATTTTAGTTCTATAGTAATATTATGATGAAAATGAATAATAACTTTTGGCATCACTTTCCTAAAACCCATGGAGGTGCCTGCTAATCATATTTATTTTCATATAAAAGATTCAGCCCTCCAAGAATAAAATCTGGAGGGTTCTTTTTGTGGCGAATATAGCTCAGTTGGTAGAGCATCGGTTTGTGGTGCCGAGTGTCACCAGTTCGAACCTGGTTATTCGCCCCACGGGGTGTAGCTCAGTCTGGTAGAGTGCTTGCTTTGGGAGCAAGATGTCGGAGGTTCGAACCCTCTCACCCCGACCAGTTTTAGGCTAGGTAGCTCAGTTGGTAGAGCAAGGGACTGAAAATCCCTGTGTCAGTGGTTCGATCCCGCTCCTAGCCACCATACATCTGTCGTTCAATAGTAGGACTCTGGTCTCCAAAACCAGCAATTGGGGTGCAAATCCTCACAGGTGTGCCATTTTTCTCTTTTTTTATCAATCCGATTTAATTTCACATTGTTTTTTTGGGTGTTATAATAAAAATGTGTAAAAACAAAAGGAAAACTATGAAAACACATAATATGACACTTAAACAACCATATTTTGATTTAATCAAGTGTGGTAAAAAAACTATTGAATTGAGGTTGTATGATTCAAAAAGACAACAAATAGTCCCCGGAGATCAAATAACTTTTCAAAATGGAGATAATTTCAATACAGTAAAAGTAAAAGGTTTAGTAAGAGCTGAAAATTTTGCATCTTTATTTGATTTGATAGATGTACAAGATACAGGTTTAGATACTGTAGAAAATGCTATTAAAATCATGGAACAATTTTATGACAAAGATGCTCAAAAGAAATTTGGTGTAGTAGGTATATCAATAGAAAATCAAGAGAACTAATATGATTCAATATAAAAATTCAATGAAATATAACATTTTAGATGAAAGATTTTATATCCAAGTACGAGATCTAACTAAGACAATAGCTGATTCATACGCAGAACATTTCAACTGGTTAGATAATAAATTCTTTAAAACATTACGTGAAAAGAATAATAATACTAGAGGCTATTCATTCGCTGTAGATTATGATAATTTTATTGATTTTCCATATGGTAGTTTGTTTGATACAGTGGGTACATATAAATTAGCAGGTTGTGCATTACTAAAAAATGAACCAGAAGAAAAGAAATTGTGTTGTTTATTTGTAGATCCTAACTATAGAGGACAAAAGATAGCAAGTAAGTTAATAGAAAATAGCTTTGAATTACTCAATACAACTAAACCACTAATGACCGTATCTCAACAAAATCTATACATGTTACAAAAATTGATAAACAGATACGGATTTGAATTAACATCTGTAAAAGAATCTGTTTATAAGCCTGGCATAAAAGAATACTACTACAACGAAGGCTTGGCAAGATAACATTTGAGTTCTAAATATAATCTAAAAACAAAAAGGAAACAAAATGAAAGTTGATCAGGAAAAATGTATAGGATGTGGCGCTTGTCAAGGTGGATGTCCTATGATGGCTATAAAATTAGAAAATGGGAAAGCTCAAATTGATACTTCTAAATGTATTTCGTGTATGACTTGTGCTTCAATCTGTCCAATGGGCGCAATTTCGGCTGAATAAAGTAAAAATAAAGCTCTAGATACTGTTTCTAGAGCTTTTTTCTTGTTCTAATATACATCTAATCTTGCTTTTTATGGAGATTATTGATTATGAACAAAAAAGAACGTGAACTGCTGAGAGATATAAAACGTAGATGGGCTGTAAAATGTAAAGAAGGTGAATTATTTTGCTTTTTATGTGGTGAGCAAATCAAAAATATGGCAGATTGTAACGCAGACCATTGGATCCCTTTATCTTTAGGTGGAAAAACAACAGAAGATAATATAAAACCAGCCCACCAACCATGTAATTCTGCTAAAGGATGTATGAGTCCAGAAGAATTTTTAGCCCACAAAGACGAAATTCTATCAAAAGTATATAAAAAAGATAAAAAACAGAGAAAATATAAAAAATCCGATACAAAAAAGGTAAAATTAGATAAAAGAAAAACTCAAAGACTACAAAAACGTAAAAATGATGTCTTATATACTGCTTCTTACAGTTTAAAACAACCTTATGACATCGGAACTACAATATATTACATAAAAGAAGATCTAACGCAGAAAAAACCTAAATTTGAAATAAAAGAAGGTGTTATAATTGGGTTTACATACAAAAATACAGTAGAATATGTGTTAGTTAAGGATTTTTTCATCAACGAACAAGGTAAAATAGACTCTGAACTTCTTGATGTAATACCACTAACTAAACCTCAAGCTATTGCAACAAAATTAGAATATGAAAAATTGACAAAACATCTATTCTTACAACTTATCCAACAACAAAAATTATTGGAACATTAAACTTGCATAAAACATTAAATTTCGTATAATATGTTTTGTAATAAGGGTCGCTTGGAATGTTAAAACCAGCTAACCTAAACGTTGAGACCCTTGCCAAGTTTTGTTTCTCATAAAGTCTGGATAACTGCCGAGAACAAAAACTCAAAAACTGCTGAGAGTATAACTAATGCAGTATCTTTTCTTTCATTTCATAGCCTTATAGCTCACCAAAAATTATATTTAGGTGAGTTATTTTTTTATTAGTGGGTTCTTATCCTCGAATCAGGGTAGTGAAAATACCGGGAAAATCTTGGGTATCAATTCTGAAGGTGAAGTTGTACCTGTAAGTGCTTCAGGCATTGTAACACCAGAAGGTGAAGCTTCAATTTTAGATAATTCACAGCCTAAAAATCTGTTTGGTGAAACTGCTGAACAAATAGTTGTACCAACTGAAAATATGCTAAATGATGAATCTGAACATTGTGGTTATAGTGCTTCTCAAGCTGTTGTAGGTCCATTCCTTTCAAATTTCAACCAGACACCGATTAGAAACAAACAGTTAGCTTCGGTTTCTTGCTGTATAAAAACTTTAAGTACAGTAGATAATACTTATCCGTTTTTTATAATCGATTTAGGTACAGACACTTTTCCTTCAACGAAAGAAGCTTTGTCAAGTATAGTACCTGCTTCAAACTGGAAAACCACATATAAAAAATTCTTTGAAGTAACATTAACGAGTTCTGATTTAGGCCATATGGAAAACTTCAAATTAGATGGTTCAGATTCTAGAGTTACTTATAGAAATCCTGATTATTTAGATAGCGAAGGTTATTTGGTTATTCCTACTGGTAATTGGGTAATGCTTGGTGATGACAGATCAGATTACGGTGCATTTGGTTATGATAGAGACTCACAATCTCAAACAGGCTATAGTAAACCATTTTATTATAAAAGCAGCTCCGGTAGTTATGGTTCATCCAAGGGGAACTTTGGTGTATCATTTTTTGAAAGAACTTGGGAAACCGAAACAATTACAAAACAGAATTTTGATGCATATTTAGTAACAGAAGAATCTGGTGAACAAGTTATTCATTCTGATATTATCGCTACAGCTTTATCTGATATTGAAGATTTGAAAGAACGTAATCCAAACTCACCACTACAAGGAAAATGGTTATCAATAATTGGTGATAGTATTTCTACTTTTGAAGGTTGGTCTAATATTGCCCCTGGTTCTACTTCAGCTGCGGTTTATTATCCAAACTCTGGTGTAGCTTCACCAATTTTAGATGTAAATCAGACGTATTGGAAAAAGTTGATTGACAGAACTGGAATGAATCTATTGGTAAACAACTCATGGTCAGGTTCACATTGTGCTGGTTCTAGTACAGGTTCAGTAGTATCTCAGTCAAATGATCGTTGCCATCAGTTACATAAAACTATTGATGGAACAGTTGTAAATCCAGATTATATTTTGATCAATATCGGAACTAACGACTTTGACCATGATTATGAAATGGGTACATGGAACGGTAGAGGTGTTTTATTCCCTGCTAATCCAACTACAACATCACCAAATACTTTCAGAGAAGCTTATGCCGTCATGTTGTATCGGTTAAGACAGTATTATCCACTAGCTAAAGTTTTCTGCTGTACTATACCTTGCGGAAACAACGAAGGCGGTGAGGGTCTAAATGAAATAAATGGTACTGGTTATACCTTATCCGAGTGGAATGATGCTATTAGAGAAGTAGCTACTGCATTTGGCGTAAAAGTAATTGAAATGGCAACTGCAGGTATGGATTATTATACTTTAGCAACTCTATACGGTGACGGTAGAGTTCATCCTTCAGAAGCAGGCATGGAACGTATGTATGAAATCATCAGACCTGCCATGGAAAATGAAACAACTTCTAATACATCAGCACCAAGACTGTCTAAGTTGATGACTGGTACTGCAACTGCTATATCAGACTCTACGGCTTCTGATGTTTCTGGTTTAGTAACTGATTTCAATGCTTTACTTGCAGCCTTGAGAGCAAGAGGCGTTATCTCAGCTTCATAAAAACTTAACAAATAAAAATTACCTCCCAGTTTTATTTCTGGGAGGTTTTTGTATCTATAAATATTTTATGATACTTTTTATTATGCTATAGTCAAAGCTTTAGATAATAGCAATAATTGATCTTTTGTTATATCGTAAACAAATTCACCGGCAGTTTTACCTACTCTATATATTATTGCTACATATTTTGTTGTAGATTGTAAAGTTATATTTGCTGTTCTCCATCCTTGCATTGTTTCGCCAGGTGTTCCAACAGGTGTCCCATTTTCATTATATTCATACACTCCATAAGCTAAATCGCTATATGTTGAAACTAAAGAACTATCAGGATTCCATTGTAAAGTTTCGCCACCATTTACTGCTAATAGATACCCGGTAACCTCTTTTGTTGTAGCACTAGTATCTGACACAACGCAATCAATTGCTGGTGCACATCGGCCTCCGCTTGGTTTATAACCCCAATAACTACTTTGAACACCAAAGCCATGAGCAGTATTTGCTACCAGTGGCATTTTATCAATGGAATCTACAACACGATAATTGAAATACTTTGTTTTACCACCATAAGTACAAGAACAAAGCTTGTAGTGTTCACTTGAGGATGTTATAACACCTCGTTGAGATAAGATATTCAATAAGGTATTTAATTCTTCTCTCAATTCATCAACGGTTGCTCCAGTAAAATCAGATATAATTGGGGTAAAACTTTTCAATGTTTTATCTGACATATATCCAGTAACTGTACCAACATTTGAGTCATCAGATTCCATTGTGTGCCTAATGGTTTGATAATATAATTCCATACCAGCTTCATTTGGATGTAAACTACCATCACTGTAAAAGTTTTGTAATGTATAATAATTCATTCCGCATAAAGCAAGTTCAACTACTTTACAACCAAAGGCAGCAGCAATTTCTCTAATAGCATCGTTGAATTCTACCAATGAAACACCTACTCTGTTTATTTCATCAAATCCTGGAGATAAATTGTTTGTTACTTCTCCGCAAGGAACAGTACAACAGAATATTTTAGCCAAAGGATAATTTCTTTTCAAACGGCCCAACATAACAGCATAAGCTTCACGGAATGTATCTGGAGATGAGTTAAGATCTGGAACTTTTTGACCATTTCTACCATCCCATTTTCCAAATCCCTGTGGACCATAATATGTTGCAGTTCCAGAACCAGAATCTGATATTCTACTAATAGTTTTACTCATGTGATCGAAATCATTAGTGCCAATATTGATCAATATGTAATCAGGATTTACAACTATTCCATCGATTGTTTTATGGAGTTGATTACATCTATCATTCTCGGTATCAACAACATAACCTTTCCAAAACTTAGAAACAGTTGAACCAGACCATGAATTATTCACTAATAGTTTCATTCCGGTTCTATCAACTAATTTCTTCCAGTAAGTTTGATCTACTGTTGTCATACTATTCTTTACAGTTGATTTTGGATAATATATTGCAGAATTTACAGAAGCTGGTGCAACATTAGACCATCCATCCCAAGTAGAAATACTATCACCAATAATTGATAGATATTTGCCTTTTAATGGAGATTCTTTTTCATTGATAGACTGTAATGCATCACTATTATATTCTTTATCTCTAACTATTTCTGAAGTATATAAATCTAAACAAAGTTCATAAGAATTCTGTATGCTTCCAGCAATTCCAGTATCAGCATTTATTACTTGAAATTTTTGATATTGATTTGGTGTTGCATTATAATCACTGCAGAATATAAATGTAGTCACACAATCATCTAATATTCTAGTAGATGTTACAGTTTGTCTTGCCCTACCATCTATACCTATAACCAAAGTACCATCCATATAAAACCCGCCATGTTCAACATCATATATATCTGTAGCATTGATAGTAACATTTGGGTCTGAACCGTCTAAAGCAAAAATCATTGGTTTAGTAGCACCCATACCAACATATGGAACGTTTATTGTGCATAATGTATTTTCATCACTGTTAAGTTCTGGATATGCTGACCCTTCAGTTAATTTACCATTTATACCATTTGTTGTATATTTAATTTTTACAGCATGTTGGCCAGACCCAGGTCTTATACCAATATGCGTTAAATATTTTCCAGTCATTGGTGATTGATCAGCTAAAACATAAACTCTAGTATTCACAGAACCACTTGTAGGCATAATGGAAGAATTTATTACACCAACAGGGATTCTTTTATTTGTGATCTTTTCTAACTTTTCATCTACCGCATATTGATGTTTTTTATCATCAACCAATGTAGAAACCGCTGTGAATTCAATTGGCATACACACAGAAGTGGATGTTGCATCTGTATAATCAGTACCTGCAATTGCTCCTGTTGACCCATTGTAATACAAGAATGATTCTAATTCTAAATTAGTCAAAGTAACATTAGCTGGACGATTTTTTGTACCAAAACCAAATTGTCTGCATGTTGGTTCTGTTTTTGTATCACCTGGTATACGCTGTCCTAATCCCAAGAAATAGTTCCAAGGTATAACAGGATAGGATTTTGTAACACCATTAAAAGTAATTGTTTTTAGAAATTCTTGGTTTATCGTAACTCTAGGATCTGAACCATCTAGTTTGAAAGTATTAATACCTCGTGGTAAATCTTTGGTATTCAAAGTAATAAATTCGTGTAGGTTTGACTCCATTGCTGCTCTTGTTGAAGGCATCATTGATTTCAACAAAAAGTTACCATTATCAGATATTGGTGCATTTTCAATATACAACAAATATAATTTCAAGTTATAACTAGTGATAGTTGGATAATCTTGATTTGCTAAAAATAATGAAACAGTATCTAATAAGCATTCTTTTAATCCGGCGTATCTTTCAATAAAGAATGGTGCTACGCCAAAATTACAATTATTTGGCGAACTTCCAACATCGACTTTGCTTGTATCAAAGTTCAAAGATCTGTGTAATATCATTCCTTCTGTTATTTTAAAGTCAGGAGATGATGTTATATTCGAGGATAAGAACTTGATATGCATTTTTGTGTTTATATAACTAATTAATATTCAGCAAATTGAAAAAACATTAAAAAGCATAAAAATCGTGTCAATACATTTGTATATACAGCATAAAAGACTGAAAAACCGCCATAAAATTTTTCAATTTTCCCATCTAGACTGTTTCAAAAAACTTTTATAAATTGGTTCTATTATACATTCAAAACATTAAACTAGATTTCTATATTAAACAATCTATAATTACAACGAAAAACATAAAAAGGAGAACATCTATGGCTGATAATACACTTAAAAAATGCATTGAAATAAAAACTCCAAATTGTCCTCGTTGTAAACTTTTTGAACCAACCTATCAAGAATTACAAAAAAAATATCCTCAATTTGATTATTCTGTCTTTGTTTTTGGTGTAGATAAAGAAGCACAAGAGTTAGCTACTAAATATTCCATTCGTTCTGCTCCAACTTTTGTAATATTCAATGGTGAAAATGTAGATATAACAAAACAAGAAGAATTAGAATCAGTATTGGAAAAGAATTGTGATTAATTTTGATACAACTTTTTTAGATTATCCAAGCCCAGATGGTATTGCAGTCGTTGTAATTATGTCTGGTTGTTCTCATGGTTGTATTGGGTGTCAAAATCCATTATTGCAAAAAATACATGAAAAAATAAACGATAAACTTATAGAAGATATAATAGAAGAAATAAAAATACGTTGCAAAAGAAATGATACAAACAAAATAGTCTTATCTGGAGGAGATTGTCTTCATGAATGTAATCGTAATTTGACTGCCTCTATTTGTTCTATACTTGGCCCTACGCACGATATTTGCATTTATACTGGGTACTCACATGAAGAAGTAAAAAACATGCAAATAAGAGGTTATAAATATGTAAAATGTGGCAAGTTTGATAAAGATAATATGCAAATCTCGGAAAAAACAGATGATTATATTCAATTTGTAAATAAAACCCAAAATCTATTCGATGAAGCCGGCAATCAGTTATCAGTTGACGGTAGATTCTATTTTAATAACTAATAGGAGCAATAAAATGACCGAAGAAAAGAAAGCGATAAAAATTAAGTTTCCAGAATTCGATAATAACACAGAAAATCCATATCAAGAAGAGATGGAAAAACTGATTGATACTAATCTTTCTGAAGCTACAACAACTCGAACATTGAAAAATATTACTGAAACTCTAACAAAGGCATTGAAATCTAAATATGGAATCACAGACAAGGAAGAATTGAAAACCAAAGTAAATGCAATTCTAAAGGCTCATGGGTTGGCTCCTGAAAATTTTGATCCATTGGCTTTTATTTCTAAACAAGTCTTCGGTAACCTACAATCTGTTAATGATGTTTCTATTGATGATAATGCAAATAAAACTGATACGAATATGACGGGTGTTTGTGTTGAATCTTTCTTGCCGTATCAAAAATTAGCAGGTTACGACTATTTATATCAAACCATCAAAGATTTATATGGTAAAGAAGAAGCTAAAAAGTGCACCGCTGATATGTATGACTTCTCTTTGGCATTGAATGATTCTACTAAAATTCTAATTCCTTATTGTTATTGTGTGGATGCTTCTAAAATTGTAACCGAAGGAAGAAATTTTGGTCAGGTTCATTCTTCTCCAGCTCATCGCATTTCTACTTATATTTCTGTTTTAGGTGATACCATCCGCGAAATGTCATTCAATGTTGCTGGTGCTTTAGCTATTGGTACTTTCTTTATGGATATTTGCCACTTAGCTGTTTATCGTGAAAGAATTCCATTAGATGACTTAAGAAATGATAAAAAAGCTAGAAAATCAATGGCTAATCACTTCCAACAATTCATTCATACAGTTAATCATTATTCCAGAAACGCAGTAGAATCACCTTTCACAAATGTTTCTCTGTTTGATCGTAATAAATTGGAAGGCTTGATTGCTGATGATAACTATGGCTGGTACTTCCCTAAAAAAGCAGCAGCATGTGAAGATAATGGAATTGAAGATAATAAAGATGCCTGGAAAAACTTTATTTTAGACTATATTGAAGAATTACAAGAGATATATATTGACGTATTTGATGAGGGTGATCCTTTGCGTGGTGGTTTACAATTTCCATTCCCTGTAACAACCTGTAATTTCGGAACAACTAAAGACGAAAAAGGTAACAATAAACTAACATATGAAGATAATAAACTGTTAGACTATATTACAAAGCATGCAGATATTTCTCGTTACAATATTTATGCCTCTGAAGGGTCTAAAGTTGCTTCTTGTTGTCGTTTATTGTCCGACTCTGACTTCTTGGCATATGCAGGTGGAGTAAATTCATTTGGTGGTTCACAAGTTTCTTTAGGTTCTCATCGTGTAGTTACTATCAATTTTGCAAGATGTGCCTATGAAGCTGAATCTTATGATGACTTCAAGAAAATTGTTGTAGAACGTGTTGCTAGAATGGGTAAAATCTTAAAAGCACATAAAGTTTTGATCTTGAAGTTAGAAGAATTAGGAAAACAACCTTGGATATCAAATGGCTGGATTGATATGACACACATGTTCTCCACTTTTGGTTGTGTTGGATATGTAGAAGCTGACAAGATCTTGAAATTCAAATTCAACCATGTAGATTTTGATTATATGAAAGACTTTTTGGTATTCTTCAATAACGAATGTCAAAAAGTAGCTAATCAAGAAAACATTATATTCAATATTGAAGCGATTCCAGCTGAAGGGATGGCTCCAAAGTTGGCAAAAGTTGATAAAATACTATTTGCAGATGAAGATGGAAATTATGTATTTGAATAAAGAGGTAAAGATATGAGAAAATTTAAAATGCCAAATATTTATGCAAACCAATGGTGTTCACTTTGGGAAGATTATACAATTGCTGAAAAAATGAAACGTGATGGAGAAATCAATGCCCTTATGACTGGTGGTTCAATCGTACATTATTCGGTAGATAGTAAACTAACATCTCAACAAGCAAAAACTATGATTACAAAAGCTATTAGCAATGGTGCTGAACATTTTGCATTGAATTGTGTTTATAGCGAGTGCAGGGAATGCGGAAAGGTAGAAAAAGGTGATTTTGAAACATGTCCGCACTGCGGCAGCAAAAAGCTGATCCACTTAAGTCGTGTAATTGGTTATTTTTCTATTATAGAAAATTGGTCTCCTGATCGTCGCAAATACGATTTTCCGAATCGAAAGTTTATAAAATCAGAACAGTTGAAAGAACAATTGGAGAAATAAAACAAAAGCCTCCCGTCAGTAAAAATTGGGAGGTTTTTGCTTATTATGTTCATTTAAATTAGCTTTTATTGGTCAACTACAATTGGCACAAATTCACCAGTCAACTTGTCATAGCATCCTTGAGTTGAATCAGATATTCTAGTTGCTGGAACATAGTCTCTAACCAAGTTATCTGATGTATCGTATAATTTAACTTCAATCAATTCATATGCTGTGTTATAATTTTGATTTGTGCTTGAATAACTTCCATATAAAGCATAAGGCCATCCAACGGTTGATGTTCTAGTCGCTGTTCCTAGCGGTGTTGTCAAATTATCATCATTACCAGCATAAATCGTTAGTATTGATGCTGATTGATTTATGTCCGTAAGTGTTGATATGTATTTTGTATTTGTTTGTGGTATTACGCCAGTTACAGCTGATGAGCTAGTACCAAATTCAAAACGGTCGGTTTTATCATATACTGATGTAAAGATTTTACCATAAATTCCACCAATTGCAGCACCGGAACCAGCAACTATGGTATCTGTGGTTCTAAATTTTGTAACCGACTTACTTAAGTTATTTTTAGTATAAGAAGTTGGTGCTGCTCCATTTAGAATACCGGTTTTGGCATTGTGTATTTGATAAGATCCACCAATAGTTTGGGTTGTTGTTGCTGTAATTACAATGTCACCAGTTACAGATGGAATATTTATAAACCCATCTGCATATACATCTGTAGTTACATCAGTTCCGCCCATGGTAACTGTTACAGAGTCTTTGATATAACCTTCATCAGATATCAATTCTGCATTATAAGCAGATTGTTCTGAAACAGTACTATCAGTGTTTGAATTAGTTACATTTGTTAAGTTATTTGTAACACTATAACTAACTCCACTATAAGAAGCTGTAATATCTATATTTCCGTTTACAGCATCGATGGTAATTACCCCAGTTGATGCATTATACACGGTACTGGTTATATTTGCACCATTTTGTAAAACTGTTACATTTACACCTTCAAATGGAGATAGAGTTGTAGTAAATGTCTCGCCTAAAGCTGCCTCTGTTGCATTATTACTACTGGTTACATTTTCAAGTGTTTGAACAACACTCATTTTTAGCTTTGAATCACGATCTTCGTGAGGCAAATGCAAAAAGTCTAACTTACTTTTTAAATCAATTATGGCTTGTCTAGCTAATGCTTTGTGGCCATTATTATTTGTGTGTGTTGGGATTGTTGCACTATCATTTACATAATATGGATAAATGTTTTCGAATGTCATGCCATTACGATCAAAATCTATTGTATGACAACCGAAGAAGCTTGCTGCTTTTCTAATTGCTTCATTCAATTGTGGCATTGAATACAGACCGTTATTTATTGGAAAAGTAGCACAATTTATTCTCTTTATTGATCGATGCGTTGCAATAACAATTTTGGTAAATGGATAGGCTTCTCTTACTTTTTTTACCCACAAACTTAAGCCTTCTAGTATACCCCAACCATCATTGACAACATCGGTTGTAGGATATGTCCAATTCATACTATCAAAATAACCATTTGTTAGTAAACTGTATGGTGCATGGGTCATATCATTTAGCCCACGAATCATAATGATAATATCTGGAGCTTTTCTTTGCATTGAACCTGGAATACGAACACCAAGCTTTCTTATTTGTGCATCATGCCATACATATGAGGTTTTTCTATTTGCATTAGAATCTTCATGAGCAGTAATTGAAGCACCAGACCAACAGACTGGAATAACTGTAGCACCCATATCTTCCAAATATTCCCACCATACTTTTGCATTATCATTGCCAGCATATCGCAAAGCCAAACCAATGGATTTACCAATATCTTCAGCGGTTGGTGTAAAATATACTTGTTTACCTATTTCATTAGTAGTAAATCTATGACCGCCTATAGTAAGTTCAGTTGGTGTAGCTCCAGACAAGCCATAATAATCATAATATGTTAGATATGCAGCAAGTGGAACCCCAACATCTTGTTCTGTAATAGTAATTTCATAAGCGTCTTTATCGATTTTTGTTGAGTTACTGGAGTCAACAACGGCAATAGTCAAGCCATCTTTTACTTTTTCTTCTGAATTTAATATACTATCAATTTCTTCTTCTAAATCAACTATACGACCAGATTCCTGAATACCGCTAGCTAAAACAGAAATATTCCCACTTGTTGTTCTGTGGTTTATAATTATTGCTTTTGTGTTTTCAGGAACATTTACTATTTCTTTTTTTTCATCACCCGCTGAAGTACAAGCTATTGCTCCAGAAATATATGTGGTACTATTAAAGGTATCAAAACTATTATAAAAATATATACAATATGGATTGTTCGATGAGATATTTCCTGAAAAAACATCAACATTTAGAGTATTATAATTGTCATTGGGAATTATATAATATTTCCAACCTGCAGTACTTGCTTGTGTATGCGTACCGCCATACCAAATCCCAGTTATTGATGTTGTTGATTCCAGCGATAAAACATCTAAATCTTGGATAGGAGTTTGTTCTAATATAATATCGAGTTTATCTTGAATTTCTTTGCCTTGGTTCGAGGATAAGAACCCACTAATAAAAAAATAACTCACCTAAATATAA